TAAGTAGTGATGATGTTTTATTGGACAAGGCAGTTTAAATCGGGACACTATCCACCTAATGTATTAGAAAAAATATGGGTAATGGCAACACCTTTTTTCGCAACTGCTGATTATACACCTGTTGAAGTTGATTGGTATGGATTAGAAGATGACTCAAAGAAACCTAATGTAGGAATATACGATACAAGTGGTGATGGTGATTATTTTGTGGAACTTACACATAATACACACAATGGTAACTATTTTTTTAATAGTGTTGATAATTTATTTGATTGGTATAATACGTTTTATTTACCAGGAGTTTATGAAATAATCATGAATGATTTTATATCTGAAGTCCAACAAGACACAGATGAGAGACTTAGAGATAAAAATACTTAAGATACGGACTTAGGACCGTTGTAGTTTAGGCTACATTAACCCCATTGAATTCGCTACTCAGTGGGGTTTTCATTTAAGACATCTTCTACCACTGGTGAATTACATGTACGCGATGTGTGTGTTGTAGTTACCTTATGATTTAGGACTTCTCCCACCTCACTGGGAACAATAGTGGGTCTACAATTGGTTTTAGTTACCTTATGATTTAATACCTTCTCCACCATATTCGGAAACGGCGGTGTATTGAATGATATTGTAGATACCTTATGATTTAATACATCTTCCACCTTTATTTCCAACTGAAAACAAGAATGACCTGTTGTAGATACCTTATGATTTAATACATCTTCTACCTTATGTCCAACCCATCCATCATACCCATCAGTTGTAGATACCTTATGATTTAATACATCTTCCACCAAGAAACCTTCGTTACCGATATCGTTTTGCGTTGTGGATACCTTATGATTTAATACCTCTTCCATCTTCACACTTGCCTTCATGCCCATGTAAACAGTTGTAGATACCTTATGATTTAATACCTCTTCCACCCCGCCTGTAATCATGGTCTGCGCCATGGCAGTTGTGGACACCTTATGATTTAATACCTCTTCCACCCAAGAAGCAAGTATTGGTTCAAAATCTTTGGGTTCCAATGAGAAAATAGTAAAAAAACTATTAAAGAAATAATATCTCCACCACAAACGACCACTCTTTTCAAATTCAAAATACCAATGTTCCTTTTCTCGGTCAATTAACCATATAGAATCTTTATATGGGATTATCTCCGTATTACCTAATTCTTTGTATAGTTGTTTGAATACGACCTGTTTTAATCTATCAGTTACTTTCATTTTCTTTTTTGTTGTTTAATACCTCATCTACCGATTCCGCTCTTCTTGAGATGTATTCTTCCGTTTTGGATACCTTACGATTCAATATATCTTCCACCAAAAAGTTTCCTTCACCTACGTCACGGACTGTTTTGGATACCTTACGATTCAATACCTGTTCCACCGCAATGGTTACAGTTCCTGCCTTTCCTGCAGTTGTGGATACCTTACTATTCAATACCTCTTCCATCATATCATTCGAAGTGAAACTGAATTGCTGAGTTGTGGATACCTTACTATTCAATACCTCTTCCACCCCTTGCTTAAAACTTCTGAAACGGCTTGCAGTTGTGGATACCTTACTATTCAATACCTCTTCCACCCCGCCATCCATGACATATTGAGTGCTGTCAGTTGTGGATACCTTACTATTCAATACCTCTTCCACCCAAGATGAAATAATTGGTTCAAAATCTTTGGACTCCAAAGAGAAAAAAGAAAAGAAAGATTTGAAATAATCATATCTCCAATATAAACATCCACTTTCAGTTAGTTGGAAATACCAGTATTTTTCTTCTCTATCAATAAACCAATAACTGTATTGGGTAGGGATAATTTCCACATTACCTAATTCTTTGTATAGTTGTTTGAATACAACCTGTTTTAATCTATCCGTTACTTTCATTTTCTTTTTTATTGTTTAATGCCTTTTTCACCCAAGCACTATTTAATACTTCTTCCACTGACCTTTCGGAAAACAAGGAATTATTTTTAGTTGTTGATACCCTACTATCTAATACTTTTTTTACCTTTCTTTTTTGGGCGGCGTCTACTTCAAAAGTTTCGGATACCTTATGATTTAAGACCTCTTCCACCCACTTTGCTGTTACAGTAGTTTTCTCTTCAGTTGTGGATACCTTATGATTTAATACCTCTTCCACCAGAGGAAATTCGTCAATTACAAACATTTTTGTTGTGGATACCTTATGATTTAATACCTCTTCCACCTTTCGCGAGAAGTAACCGAGCTTATTGCCTGTCGTGGATACCTTATGATTTAATACCTCTTCCACCCAAGAAGATATTATTGGTTCAAACTCACTCTGTTCCAAAGAAAAAATGCTGAAAAACGATGGGAAGAATGAGTATCTCCAAAATAAACATCCATCTTTAGACAACTGAAAATACCAATAACAATTTTCCCTATCAATGAACCATACAGAGTCTTTATACGGGATTATCTCCACATTACCTAACTCTTTGTATAGGTGTTTGAATATGAGTTGTTTTAGCTTATCTGTAACCATAAGCACAAAGATAATAAAAAATTACTTAATAAACAGGTCCTGATTTGAATTTTTTACATACAGGTATATTAGCTGTGGTTTTAAACTCTCTTGGAATTGCTTCACGTATTTTACCCCATTTATTATACGTATAAACATATTTGTCAATATCATTATATAAATCACCTTTAAATTTATAATATGAGTTTACAAATTGACAAAAATCTTTGGCGGTTGAGATAGTTTTTATTGCTGGAGTTATTAAATCTTCTGAAGATGTTGTTTGAATATCTTTTTTTACTTGATTTGCAGCATAATTTCCATCCCAAGCGTATGTGTCGGCTTTTGAATCATATCTACACCAATTAAATGAATTTACAACAATTTCATAGTCTTCAAATCTTTCTTCACAAAGCCTAATACTTTCAGTCCCCGAATCAGGAAGGCTTGCTCCAAGTGATAATCCCATATCATTGAGACTCCCTATTAGGTTACCTGCTGGTACTCCCCCAATAGTTTGTTCTTTTATTACACGTTTTATTAAATTAATTAATTCAGATTCGGTTAGTCTAATTTTTTTACTCATTTTGTTTTTTTTATATAAATATATTATTAATTTTCAGACGGTAATTTTAACGACCATTGGGAGCTCATTATCTTGTTGGACATTTGACCCTCCAAATTTAGTTTATTCTTAACCCATTGCCCAACAATTCTGGTGGATTGATAACTGTTAAGAGAAAAGAAGGAAGAAATGGCTTCAATTAAACCTTTATAGATAAAACACAATTCATTATTGGAATGATTACCACCATATTGAATTTGAGCTGACTCATCTTCAGGATATGAAAAATATATACTGGCACCAGTTTTAGTTATAATGAAATCCTGACTATCAAGATACCTGAATATTACTTTATCTAATTGTGATTCTGTGATTAAATATTTCATGATAATGTTATACTTCTAACTGATTTAACCTCATAGTCAGGAAAGAACTCATTAAATACATCTGACATAATGAATTTGCCGTGAACTAACCAAATGGGATGAGGAAACGCTGTACCATATATATCGTCAAAGTTCCTATTATAGTATAAATCGCCACTTGGTTTATTATAAACCATTACAGCGTTTTGGTCACTATCAAATAAGTTAAGTCTTAAATCATTTTCATCATATGAATTAACCAAATTTGCAAAATAAGGAACCAATTTAGGTTTCAGTCTTTCGTATTGTTCCGTATATTCAGAATCTCTCCAAGTTCTTTCAAGTTCAGATATTAATTTATGTTGTGACTCGGTAATAATATACTTCATGTAATAATAAATATAATTATATTTATTATATTATGAACCTACAAGAGAATATAAAAAAAGTATTAAGGGAAGAAACAGATTTTTCACCACAGTTCAAAAGAAGACTGAATAGATTTAAATCGTTTGTATGGGATAACAATGTAACTAATTATCCATGTGATTTTGAAAACTTTGAAGCGTTCATGCGTGGTATACAACATGAAATTATGGACATGATTACAGATGGTTCTGATACCGATGGTCCATTGTCTGAGTGGTTAAAATATAAAGATGGTGTTACGTATGTAGAAAACTACATGAGGGATGACTTAGAAAAGTTTTATAATAAAGAATGTGTTGATGTCTTATACGTATAAATCAAGAAATTGTTCCACTGTTATTCCAAGACCTGAGATACCAAATAAATTCATAAATTCAGATTCATCATATCTATCACATCCGTTATTGATAATCCAAGGAATATCTGTAACATAATTCATCTGATAAAGTATATCATAACTATTATCTAATTTTATAAGATACATCGGACCATAGTTATCCATACTAAGTCTTCTTCGTAAACCATCATCAGTAATACAGTTATCAAAAGACATCATTACATCAATCAAATCTGGGTCAATCTCCACACGACCCGTAAGGTCAATATTAAATTTGTCTTTAATTAATGTTTTTAATTTTGATTCAGTGATTAAGTATTTCATTATATATAAATATTAGTTAACAGTTACCTGTATTATAAACCTCAATATTGTGACCTCTAATTAGACCTCCACCGAACTGATATAAAGCCTTAGCAATAGTATCTCTATACACACTCCTATTACCTTCTTCATACATATACCTCCCCACATTTTCAGGTTCCGGCTTAGGTATGTAGACAACCAAATCCATAGAGTTACGAGTGGGGATGATATTATAACTACAATATCTTAAGACGGTTGAAATATCATTTTCAAATATAGTTTTTGTTAGAAAGATAATATCTTCTCTTTTTCCTTCAAGACCAATCTCATCAATAATATCTTCAGGTTCCTTATCAGTCATTTTACACAGAGTACGCATACCAAATTTCTCTAATAAGGGTTTAAGAGTTTTGCTATATTGATTCTCAGTGATTAAGTATTTCATATATTATATTAGTTATTTACTCTTATCCATACATTCGGTGCGGGTTTAGCCCCACGGACTTGTACAACTATTACTTTGAGGGTATTTTCAACCCATCTACGGATAAGTTCCATGGAATCGGAGATACCCAAAGAAAAGAAAGAGGCCACTTCATTAATTAAACTATTAACAATGTAACACCAGCCACTAATTTTATCATATCTAATCTCAGCGTATTCATCATCTTCTAAATTAACTAAAAATATAGTTGCACCCTTTTTAATCTGAATAAAGTTCTTAATATCCAAATATCTAAAGATTACTCTGTCTAATTGTGATTCGGTGATAAGGTATTTCATATATTAATATTCAAAAAACATAACATCAACATCAAATACTTTACTAAACCAATCAGAAATGAATTTACCTGATTGCTCTTTATCAAGTGGATACATGGATGAAAACTTATCTAAAAAAGATTCATCAATAAATAATCTACCATCACTATGGTCAAACTCCATTAAAATAAAAAAATCAGGGCCTCTTTCCTGGCTATATATATTAATGAAATCACTATCTGATGTTCTATCATAATCTAATATATTATTTAACTCAGATATCATTAAATTATTTATTACCGATTTGGCTTTATCTAATTGTGATTCGGTGATAAGATATTTCATATAGAATATAAATATAATCATATTTATAATAATATGGACTTAAAAGAATCTATAAAAAGAATACTGAGGGAAGAACTATCGGCGAGAATTAAAAGAAGACTTTCTAATGATGAAATGGAAAATGAGTTTCTTGAATCTTTTGAAGGTGCTTATCGTCTTACAAAAGACAGAAAGGTTTTAAGTTCACATTTTTTAGATGAGTTAGTCTACACAACAATAACCTTTATGATGGATGGGGTACATTGGAGATTTGTTAGCACATTACCTGAAGATGAATTTTGGTATGATGATATACACCAAGGGTTAGAAAATCATTATAGAAAAAGAATTACACGGATGTATAATGAAAGAAAAGGTTTTTAAAGATTAATTAGAGTTTAAGAATTTAAGTAACGCTCCAATATATTTGGAACGTTTATCATAGAATTCAGTATCATCATCATATTGAAAAAACTCTTCACCTCTATGTCTATCAATGAACTTTTCAATTAATTCATAAGCGTAATCATCTCTGTCGGCGGAATCTTCAAAATCTTCTTCATCCATAATGTAGTTATAATCATCCCTAAGTGCTTCCAATTCATCCATTGTAAACCTCCTAAGTAAAAATACTTCTAACTGTGATTCTGTAATTAAGTATTTCATTATTCGTTAACCATTAATCTGTAACTATTAATCTGTAATCATATGGACCATCCCAAATCGTACTATTACTAATACCCAAAGTATTATTAACCCATTCTTTGATTATATCCAAACAATCCGATTTACCAATGGGTAATAAGGTAGATAAATCCTCAGTCAAACTACGATTTACAAACACCCAATTCCTAACTTCACCAAAGGCGTTGTTAACATAAACACTAATCTGTGATTGACTATCTGACTCACTGTTTAAGAAATATATATAATTGTTGAATCTCTTCTTGTTGTCATATATCACAAAGTCCTGAATATCAAGATACTTAAAGATTACTTTCTCTAATTTTGATTCGGTGATAAGGTATTTCATTATATATAAATATTAGTTAAGGGGTATTCCCAATAACGAATGAATAAGGATGTCTTTGTTAGACGGTATTTTTAACCAAGACTGGGACATCAAAGTAGCCTTGGTGGTATTTGTAACCTTCATTTGTAGGGTATTCCCAACCCACCTACCAATAGCTGATTTAGAATCAGATTCGTCCAAAGAAAATAACGATGAGATGTTCTTGATTAATTCGGGACTTATTACACAACCAAAATTACCATTTTTGATTTGAGCATATTCATCATCTTCAGAGTTAACGAAGTATACTAAAAGACCTATTTTAATTTGAATAAAATCTTGATGGTTCAAGTAAATAAAGATTGCTCTATCTAATTGTGATTCTGTAATTAAGTATTTCATTATATATAAATACAAAGATACACATAAAACTGAACAATACATATTGGGTTAATAATTTAATAAGAATAAGATAATATGGTTTGAGGTCGTTTTTAATACTTATTATTATGGATTTATCAAAGTTTTTAACCATAGTAATCCCTTGTAAGAACGAGGGCAAGATAATTGAACAAACGTTGTCCTTATTAAACTTTCAAAAGGGAATACAAGATGTTAGAGTTATTGTTTGTGATTCATCGGATGATGATTATACATCCTATTCTTTGGAAAATAGGAGAACAGATTATTTTAATCTACAGATTATTTCAGGAGGACTTCCGTCTGTTGCAAGAAATAAGGGAGCAGAGAATGTGGAAACACCTTATGTTCTATTTTTGGATGCTGACATATTCTTATTGGATTTTGACATATTAAACAATTGTATATGGGAGTTCTTATTACATAATACAGATTTGATTACATGTAAGGTAAGGTCAACGACAGGTGAGTATAATAGTATATTCAGATTGTTTGACACCATACAAAAGGTATTTAAACCAATCACGCCATTTTGTCTTGGTGGGTTTATGATGGTTAAGAAAGAAGTATATGATACAATCGGCGGGTTTGATGAAAACGCAAGAGTTGCTGAGGATTATCTATTCTCCAAACAAGTTAAACCAAGTAAGTTTTATATCATGAATACAACAGTATTCACAAGTCCAAGAAGGTTCAAACAGAAAGGTGTGTGGTATATGTTAAAACTTATGGTTAGTTCATTCTTCAACAGGAACAATAAAAATCATTTTGAGGATGATAAAGGATACTGGGAATGAATAATTGGAAAACGATAATCATGAGTGACTTACACTTAGGAGCGAGACAATCACAGACAGATAAGATAATAAGTTTCTTGGATAATAACACAACGGAAAAACTAATACTGAACGGTGATATAATAGATGGTTGGGCTCTCAAAGGTAATGGTAAATGGACAAAGGATTGTACCAAGATATTCAGGAAGTTCATGAAGATGTCCGAGAAGAATACAAAGGTAATTTATATAAGAGGAAACCATGATGACTTCTTAAAAGATTTTATTCCATTTAAATTAAACAACATCAGGATTGTAAGGAAGTATGTTCATACAGGGATAGATAATAGAAAGTATTTTTGTTTTCACGGAGATGTATTGGATTTTGTTATAATGGAAGCAAGATGGCTTGCAGTAATCGGTGGATGGTCATATGATATTGTCATTAAGTTTAATACTCTATATAACAAAATAAGAAAGTGGTTTAACTTACCATATCATTCATTAGCTAACACAATAAAACAATCTGTAAAAGGGGCGATTAACTTTGTATCTGATTTTGAGGATAACGCGAAAGGTTTAACAAAACAAAAGGGATATGATGTTGCGGTGTGTGGACATATTCATCACCCGAAGATAGAGAATGACTATATGAACTCAGGAGACTTTTGTGAGAACTCTACATGTCTTGTAGAAGATTACAATGGGGTGTGGAAAATAATTACTATCTAACTATAACTTCTTTAACTCTTCTATCCAAAGTATTCTCAACCCATCTAGCAATAACATATTTAGAATTATCAAATTCTATAGAGAAGAAATCTTTAATCTCATCAATTAACCCAAAAATTATTACACACTCACCACCTCTAAAGTATTCGATTGATGAGTCGATATATTCACCACCTTCAGAATTGGCGAAGTAAATTGCACTCCCTCTTTTAATCTGAATAAAGTTCTTAATATCCAAATATCTAAAGATTACTCTATCTAATTGTGATTCTGTTATAAGGTATTTCATTATATATAAATATTAGTTAGAAGGGTAACCTCAATGTCAAACTTCCACTGTTTGTAATGGACATTGATTTTTCGTAACTGTATTTTACTTGTAATGTATCACCAATCCATCGAACAATAATCTTCTCAGAATCAGAATCACTCAAAGAAAATAATGATGAAATATCGTCAACTAATTCATAATTCATAAAAGAAAAATTATCACTCATATCGTATCTGATTTGACAATACTTATCACCTTCTGAATTAACAAAGTATATAGTGTCTTTATCCTCAACCTGAATAAAATCTTGATTGTCAAGATACCTAAAGATTACTTTTTCTAATTTAGATTCTGTGATAAGATATTTCATATGATAATAAATATAATTATATTTATAATATTATGAACCTACAACAAAACATAAAAAGAATATTAAGGGAAGAATACACCGTAAAACAGATGAAGTTATTAACTATCGCAAGTCAGGTGGGGTTACTAAAGACAGGAGAAATGTTCGGTGGTATAGAATACCTTATAAATGTGTTAGGTGATGAGTTCCTTACAACAAACAATAAGGTTAAGATTATTAGGGAAGTAGTAGAAACAACCGATTATGAATATATCACACTAATGGATATGAATGAAAACCCAATAGTTCTCAAGGTTGGAGACGGTAAACTTTCACAAATAGAAATGATAAATAAAGAAGATGTTACAGTGTTCCATTATGGTGGATATGAATACTCACAAGATTTAGGTGAAAGTTATATATCTTATGAAGAACTACCAAAAGATGTATTAGATGATATCTTTAATATGGTATTAGATTTCTATACAGATACTTTAGAGAATAAGTAATTATTGATTTAAGACCTGTTCCATCACATAATTCATTACAGACATTTCTACATCCGTTGTACATACCTTATTATTTAATACCTCTTCCACTCCTCTTGTGAAAGGTCCAGAATATGCTTCCATTGTAGATACCTTATGATTTAATACCTCTTCTACCTCAATTCTTCCAACGTAATCAAGTGAATCGGTTGTGGATACCTTATGATTTAAGACCTCTTCCACCAATGAATGTTCGGGGTATTTGAGAATGGTAGTTGTAGACACCTTAACATTATGACTTAATACATCTTCCACCTTCCAAGGAACACGAACTTTAACATCGCACGTTGTGGATACCTTATGATTTAATACATCTTCCACCATCATGCTTTCAACACCGCTACCTGTCACGGTTGTGGATACCTTATGATTTAAGACCTCTTCCACCACGTAGTTCCTAAGCCCTATAGGGCGATATGTTGCGGATACCTTATGATTTAAGACCTCTTCCACCCAAGAAGATAGAACAGGACAAAAATCATCCGAACTCATGGAGAATATTTGAAAAAACGAATTAAAAAAATCGTATCTCCACCATAAAGTACCTGACTCATCAAGTTCAAAGTACCAATGTTTATTATCCCTATTAATGAACCATATAGACCCATTATAAGGAATAATCTCACAATCACCTAACTCTCTATATAGGTGTTTAAAAATAATTTGTTTTAATCTATCTGTAATAACCATAGAGCAAATATAGTAAGAAATTATGAACTAAACAAACTCATTCCCCCATTCCACTATCGTGTCGTTCCATTCCCCTAGCGGGTCATTACACTAATGGGTTCATTCATTTGTTTACTTCTTAATTTCCCCTATTGTATGAATCTATAATTAACGTACAACACTAATCTATAATAATCCCCCATAATGAAAGACATATAGTATGAGGGGACATAACATATTACTGTTAATGGTATTGTACCCATCGGGATAATGAAATACCCTAAAGGGTATATAATATGATATGAGTATACCTGTTAGGGTATAAAATATATGGTGGAATGTGAAGGGGACAATGTCCTTTATAGGGAACATAACCCTACAGGGTTATCCCTTATATAACACATTATGTCCCACTTTTTACCACCACTATAATTGTCCATATCATGTGTCTATATGGTAAGGGGAAATCTTAAAAACCTCATTATATTCGGGTCAAGAACCCCGTTGAAGACACTATAAAATACACTTTTCGTTGAAGGATTTAAACAACTAAAGTCTGTCCACGCCACTTTATTGTTACATCCTATTTTTAGCTGGAAAATGTATATAGTTAAAAAAACCCTTCTCACACTATCAGGAGGACCACTTTTTTCACTTTTCATATAACCAAAAACCCCTCTCACATATATGTCAGTGGTAAAAAGTGGGAAATAAAAACTTAACATAAACTATACATTATACCATATATTTATTATGATTATTAGGTCTAAAAGTGGTCAAGGGGATTATCCCCCATCTGACACTCAACTGACATTTTGACAAAATCAAGAAAAAATGAATAATAATTTATCAACAATTCCCCCTGACGATATGTCTAACCCCATTTCCATACCTGACATACTGAAGAATGTGAGGGTTGTAACTGACCCTTTACGGGATGTTGTTGCGGTGACCCTATATTATAATGGGGAAAAGGTGGGTAAGATGGAGTATAGGAAAGCTTCATCTACATACCAAGGAGACATGAAGATATTAACATTGTATTCACTGACCCCTGAGTTCATGGAGTTATTCAAGGGACAGGAAAACCCAATTAGGATTTTAGACAACCATATTAAAGTGTTTGTTTAAACTGTTTCCAAATAACACTCTTGTATTTTGTTTCATTTCCCCGAGCTTCTATTTCAAAGGGGCAGTCCCAATAACCATGTCTTGTTTGTGATGATGCGTAGTTACGTTTGATACCCCTTTGTATGTGGTGGGTGTATTCGTGTATGATTGTTTTTACAAACTTATCAACAGTCTCACATGTGGATGGGTTTATCACCAATGCTTCATAATCGTATTGGCCATAGAGATTTGTTAACCCGTTTCTAATTTTTAGTTTCGGGGATGGTTTGTTTCCATGACCGAGTGTCTTTCTAACTATGGTTATAAGTTGTAACCCCATCTTACGAAGTTCGGTGGTTGTGTATGTGTCTAATCTATCTTTGAGTTTCATATTAGTCGATGAATTTGTAAGTGATGTTCCCGATGATTTCGTCATTGTGTCTTGGTAATGGGATAGAGGCAGCTTTGAAGAAGGTTGGGATGATTGTGTTGTTGATAAGTTTCTGTGCTCCGTTGTTAGCTGACCACTTTCTGCTCTTGAAGTAACTTGCTCTGTGATGACTACGCCAAGAGTTAACACTTGGGATTGATGACTCAGCGTAACGGTGGCCTTCTTTCTTCATGGTTACCTCTATGTTAATCACACGACCATAAGCGTTAGCGTTCCAACTCCACTTATCTGTCTCACCCACAGATACAATACGAACCGATACCTCACCGAAGTGGTTCCATGTGTCAGTCATAACAACAAGGTTCTGCTTCTTGATGAATCTCATTAACAATTTGGTTGATAGTTTGTCTTGGGTGATTTTCATAGTGGTTGTTTATTGTTCTACAAATATACAACAATTTTCTTCCCCCACAAGAAAAATCTTCTTTTTTTTTAAAAGCAGGGTGGAGTACACACTCCAAGCATTAACCGTGCCAGCCCTTTATCCCCTTATCGTTATAAGGTACAGTTAGGGGGCTAAGTAACAACGAAAATAATTAATAAAAAATTAGGATGTTAACTTTCTTCGCCGTATCTTTGTGTTGACGCTCTATTTTATATAAAAAAACATATAAGGCACCAAGCTAAGTTACGGCGAATATTTTGAATAAACAAATATATTTCCCCAAGATATTATCTTATATTTGTATAATGAGACAGAAGATATATACACTAAAAGATTTTGACTTCAAACCCCATGGAGTGGTAAAGGGTGCGGTACAAGGATTACTTACACTCCCCAACAATATCACAGTATCCATTGTAGGTGGTGGTCTTCAATCTATTGTCGGTGGGATGAATATGTTACGTGGTGATGGAGTGGATACCTTTGAAGTAGCCGCTTGGTGGGGTGACCAAGGTGATTGGATTAAACTATCTGACTACGATGATGTATTATCATATGTTGATAAAGATAGACTACCAATCATACTACTTGACTTATCTAAGAAATAATTTGTTTATGTAAAACCTTTGTCGTATATTTGTAGTCTACACACTATGAAGAAATACATACTATCCCTAATCATGTTAGTCGTTATACTAACATCTTGTTCTACCCCACAACGTGGGTACAACTACAAGAAACATTCTAACACACAACAGAAGATGTATAAACAAACTAAGAGAGTGAACAAAGGTAAGAACCAACTACAACATCAGTGTACCCCTAAGAAACACAGACGATAATATGAAACGATTTAAGATGACCCCTGACTTGGGGATACTAATATACATAGCCATAGTAATTACCCTTGTAGTAATACTAAGAGCTTACCACATACTGTAAAGGGGAGGGGATACTTATCATAAGTTATCAACACCCCCTCCTATACCCCCATATACCCCTACCTATGGGGCCCCTCCCCCCGTATCCCCCCTTATATAGGGGGTTTTTTGGGTCAGAAGGGGGGATAATCCCCTCAAAAAAATCCTGGAAAAATTTTTTAGAAAAGCGACCCTTTGTTTTAAAATGTTCCCTATATGTAAAAAATAAATTTTTGGAAAAATTTTGTATTTATGAATATGAGTAATGTTATTGGTTCGGAAAAGTTTAATGGGTTATTAACTAAGGTTGTTAATTCTGTTATTGGTAAGTATCTTAAAAACGCTACCACTATTGATTACGATTTTAATTTTAGTGTTAAGGTAAGAAGAGGTATGAGTAAACCATATGTTGGTTGTAATGCGGGTTCTCATGGGGAACCTTATAATTACGTGATTGAGGTTTATTCGGATATTGATATACCGAAGGGTTTTACATATAATGATGAGTATAGAAAGAAACACAATAAGATTGCTGATGGGTTTCATAATAGTATAATAGCCAATGAAATTAAAAATCTTATTCCAATGATGGGTTTGGATACCAAGAGTCTTGGTAATGTGTTTGGTGTTTGTTTTATGAATGTAATTTAAGTACACCACCCCTTTGTTTTAAAATATTCCCTATATTTGAAAAATAAATTTTTGGAAAAATTATGAGTATTTTGTCAAATAAGAGAATGGAATTTTTAAAGAATTATATTGAGGGTGAGTTACGTGATTATGATTGGTTTAAGGGTGTTAAGGTAAGTATGTCTGAATGGGAATATAATGATTTGAGATTACCTTGTTATGATATTGATATTGATTCGGGTGGTCAATCTTTGTATAGTGAGTTTATTGAGGACCTTGACACTATGTTTTCTGTATTGTGTCCCAAGGATAAGGATGGGGAGACAATTGCTGTATGGAATTTAATCAGTGAATGAGTATTTATTGTAAACATTATATAATATGAAAAAAGTTGTAAGATTAACAGAGTCGGATTTAACAAGAATTGTTAAACGAGTAATAAATGAGAAAAAAGAAATGATTCGTATTACGGGTGATTATAGTGGGGCTAAACATGTACTTGGTAGTTCTGCATCTCCTGAAGATATTATGGATGAATATAATAATGCAGTTGAAGAGGGAACACCTCTTGTTAGTTATTCTGATGGTGTGTTCTATAATCAGGATGATAAAGAGATTCCTGTAGACGTTGTTTTGGATGAATTGAATTATGCAATTCTTGGTTATGAAGAAGAAGATTATGATGATATGGGGGATTCTCCAAAACAAAAAAGATTTGGTGATGGTAATGAAAATGAAATGTATTTAACCGATAATGTAAGGTTCCACCGTAAAGGGGGGAGGTTAACTTTAAGTTACACTCCGACTAAGACTATGGGAGGACTTACTATATCTGATAAACAGAAGAAGATGTTAATTGATTTTTTAAACAGGAATTAACCTCTCCAATGATAGTATTGTTGGACCGACCCCTTCTTCAACGGAGGGGTTTTTTATTTCATTTTTTTTTCTTATTATTAATATATGGAAGAAGAGAAATTATCAGTTACTGTGGATGTAACATTAAAGGACAATAAGTTTTTTTATAACATAATGGCCATGAAGGGTATGAATATGGATGATATTATGTCTGTATTGTGTGGAGGTCTTGCTTTATCTATTCGTAGTAGGGAAACCCCTGAGTTACAGGGTCAGACTCTTAGGGATATTATTGGTCATTTGGAATCTGAGTTTATTAATGTGGATTCATTTTCTGACGTTAAATAATTTTTTGGAAAATTAAGATTATTGTTTTATCTTTGTAAAAAAAATATATATGGAACCTGAAGAAGAAAATATTGGTATGATGAATATTTTAGGAGATAATGTTTTGTTAACAAGGGATTATGGTAATTATACTATAACTAATGGAGGAATGACTGTTAATCCGTATCTTGATAATGATTATCGTGTTTCTTCAATGAACAACAGAACGTATAATAAAGATGGTGAATTTGTTTTTCCTGAGATGTTATTCAAGGTTCTTAAGAAGAGTTTACCTGGTATTCATTCAATTGTTATTAATAAGTTTGAAACTAAATTTACATATACTGTTGATAGTTTTGAATCTACCCCAAAGTACTTGGTATTTGTTGATGTTATATACAATTGGGATTCAAGTGAGGTGTTATCTCCTGAGAAGTTGGGTGATAAAATCAACATGTCATTTCCTATGATATATACTGATGTTAAGTTTGTCACCTTTAGTGTAAATACCGTTAAGGTTGAGAGACGTGATTACGAGAAAGAGTTTATGAATATCTTTGGTAAAAAATAATTTTTTTCTTCGTTGTTCCAATCCCCCCTACCCCCTTTTTTGTTTTGATGTATTTATTGTAATATGAAATACCAAATCACAAAGGAACAATATTCTAAACTTGTCTATAAGTTAATTGAAGCATTTTTTAAGGATGTTAAATTTTACAAAGATGATGGTGGGGGTTATTTGACTTATGATATTACTGTTGATGGTGAGGATGTTGCTTATATTCACACGAAAAAAAGTCCTCATATAGCTAAGGGATGTGAATATGAACTTGTAATATATGACGATACTATATTAAAGATAACAGACTTTGTTCCGATTTTTAGGAAGAAGGTATTCTCAAAAATACTCATTAAATATTTTTCTGATATTACTGGCGAAGATATTGATTGTATTAATTTTGATATGAAACATCCTGGAAGTGATGATACAATTATATATACAAAAAAATTCAAAAAGAAAAAATAATTTTTTTTCGTCGTTCAATCCCCCCTACCCCCTTTTTTGTTTTTAGATATTTATATATAATATGAATACAACAGAACAAGAGCTTAAAGAAATACTTGATTATCAAATTGAGACAATAATAAGAAAGGGAACAACATATGAATTTCAAATCATTGACTCACCATCAATTTTTATTGATGGGGAAAGTTTTTTATCTCGCACAAATACCGTATCTATAATTAGGGAACATCAATTAACCTCAAAATTTAATTCTATAAGAGAAGAATTTGTGAGCCGAGATGAATACGAAACGGTTGATTTTATATTAACGTCCATGGAATTTATTTTAACATTCTTGGAGGAACATAAAGGTAAAAGGATATTTATTATGGGTGAGTCATTTAATTCTGGACCAAATCCTTTTTTTGTGAGAACTAAAACTATTAGAGCAATAGTGGTTTAATCCCCCTACCCCCTTTTTTGTTTTTGGATACTTATTTATATGAAAGAATTTTTAAAATATCTTATCATATGGATTGCTGAGAATCTATCTATTCCATTTTGGGTTGTTGGTCATGTCCATCTATCACTTAATGTTTATAACGACATTTATGAGGTTATTGCATCTTTTGGAATGAACATAATTGTTGGTGTAGGTTTTTATTTTGGTTGGAAAGAATCTTTAAAGAAATAAAATTTGAGTATTTATAATAAAAAACTATTATGAAAAAATTATTAATTATCTTATCTATTGGTTTGTTTAGTTGTGGGTCATTAAAGAGTTCATCATGTTGTGATACTCATAAGGATTGTGTTAAACAGACTGAGTGTTGTGGTATGGACCACTGTGATAAAAATCATTGTGAGGGAAATTGTTGTGATTCATCTTGTTGTAGATAATCTGATAATTTTATTATCTTAAACCCCTTTTTAAACGGAGGGGTTTTTTATTTGTGTAGTATATTTATAATAAAATATTAATATGAAAAAAGTTGTAAGACTAACCGAGTCTGATTTGGTTAAAATAGTTAAAAGAGTTATTAGTGAACAGACACAACCAAAAAAATTTAGAATTGGTACAACAACTTACCAAATACAAAAGATAACACCTGTTGATAATATGTGGAATCAATTAGAGTATGTAAAAGTACTATCTAATGGAATGATGGAAAAGAGATTAATTACGGGATTTGTTAAAAATGGTAATTCTAAATTTATTTATCAAACTAAAAATGATAAATCCCAAAAGATGGGGCCATCTGATATCGAATTAGTTGTTGGACAAAATAAACCTGATAATAAACCACAGACTCAATCACAACCTACGGTTAGTCAAAAGGACATTAATGAACTTAAAAATTTTTATAAAAACTTAACGGATTATCTAAATGACTTTTCAGGAGAGTATAAAACAAAACCTGAGAATTCTACCGAAAGTAATAAAATAAATTTTAAATTATTTAGTAGTGAAAACATAAATGTTGGAGGATTAGTTACTTTGTCTTCAGAGTCTGGTAAAATAAAAGTATTGTTTGGTGGTAGACCTATATACGATACTGAGCCAAATGACCCAAGAGGTATTGTTTTAACATCTAAACGTTTAGTAAAAGAATTGTTTAAACAACAAAATTACTAAACCAATATTGAGTTATACAACCCCATTCTTATGAGTGGGGTTTTTTATTTTATGATATATTTATATATAAATTAAAATATTATGAAAAAAGTTGTAAGATTAACAGAATCAGATTTAATTAGAATTGTTAAAAGAGTTATTAAAGAAGAAACTTCCCCAAAAGAAAAAGGAAAAGATTTATACACATTATTACATTCATTGAGGAATTCAATTAACGATGAAGATAAGAAAGAAGCGTTATCTAAACTTGAGGATGTATTTTCTATTGTTAGAGACATGGATGATAAAGATAAACCAAAACGTAAGGTTAATGAAAATAGACATGAAGAAAAAGATATTTTCATATCTAAAGGTTTTAAGGGAGTTAGAATGGAATTTGGAGGTGAATCGGCATCACCAAGTGATATTATTGAGTTATATAATGATTATGTTGAAGAGGGTACCCCGTTGGTGAAATATCTTGGACGTGATATCTTTTTGAATGTTAATGATGAGGAGGTTGATAAGTATATTGTTCTTGACGAATTGAACTATGCCATTCTTGGTGAAGAAGATGAAGAAGAAGATTATGATGATGAGGAAGAAGAGCAAGATGATGATAATAATCGTCAAAGCTTTGATGATACCGGTAGACATCTTGGATGGTTTAATCCCAAACGTTTGAATGATATGTAAAACAATATTTCTAAATAAAATTAAAACTCCTTATTTTTTAAGGAGTTTTTTATTTTTTAATATATTTATAGTAAACATAAAAAAAATAAAAATTAAACATTATGAAAAAAATTAGATTATCAGAAAGAGAATTAACTAATATTATTAAAAAAGTTATCCGCGAGGGTGTTTATATTACAATCCCAATAGAGGGTGAACATGACGGAGTAAAATATACAATACAATTCCCTGACGGTTCAGGAAACCCTGGAACTTTAACATACGGTGAGGAAACATATACTTTAACTGAATTAAAATAAAATTATTATGAGAAATATTGAGGCATATAAGAACAGATTTTATAACTTGATGGAATCAACTATTGGTAATGTAAAACCATTAATTAGTGAACAAGAGGAAACTGAACCACAAATTTTTGACAAAAATTATTTTATTACAAAAAAAACGGGCACATTATCTTTGAATGATAATAGTATAGTTAACAAAATAGATGATGTTGAATTAACAGATGCTGGAAGTCAATTCTATGATAGTTTTGAAAGACAAAATTTTGGTGGAAGAGGGAGCTCATCGGGAGACTACCAATGGTCATACGGGGATACCCTTGACATTGGAATTAACGGAGCTCCTGGACAACCAGGTATTTCGATAAGTCAAAATGGAACCGAATTAGGTACAATGATATTTTAAAAAATATCAATACTATAGTACAACCCCTCCGATGTGAGGGTTTTTTTATTTGGTATATATTTATTGTAATATGAAAAAGATTGTAAGATTAACTGAATCAGATTTGGTTAAAATAGTTAAAAGAGTTATAGAAGAAGAACAGTCGTTCTCAGATAAATTGAAGCAGAAGATGTTATTCTTTAAACCTTTAAAGTTAACGGATGATAGAAAACTGAAGTTGTTTGAGTTTGTTGTTGATTCTATTGATTCTGGTGATTTTAGTACAGATGCTCGTAGAACACATCAAAAGGATGTAAACCTTGTAATTTATTCTAAGGGTGAGATAGTCATTGATGGTATCAAGACAACTGCAAGTGTTGTTGTGTTTAATGTTAGAAAAAATATGGATGTTGGTCGTATTCCATCTTCTGATGTTATTGTTCAGATTCCAAAACATACAAAGGGTTATGGTGATATGGGTTTTATGGATGAAAATAACCCTCTGTTTCAGAAGTTTGTCGGGTTATGTAAAAATATATTTGAAACCGACAAAAAATTACATATGGAGTTGGAAAAAGCTCAAATTAATTTATCTCGTGTTTCACCACATAAGAAGAAAGAAGACGAACCAATTCCCCGTTATGGAGTTTATTATGATTTTGATGATGATGATTACACCAACAATAATGGTTTTGGGGGATTTGGTGGAGGTAGTTTCGGAGGTGGTGGAGCTGGTAGTGATTTCTAAAGTATTTATTGTAATATGAAAAAGATTGTAAGATTAACTGAATCTGATTTGACAAGAATTGTTAAACGTATTATTCGTGAAAACGAGGAACAACAAATAACTGACGAGGTAACCAATATAATTCTTAATAACATATCAAAAGAAGATTTATTAACTCTTGGGAAACTATACAACTCTATTGGGGAAGATGAATTTAAAGACGTTGTCGAAGATGTTGTTGATAGTGTTATTGAAGGTGATACGGTTAGTGAATCAATAGGTTTTTCTAGAAGGGGTATTACTGTTGACACTCAATCTGAAAAAGATAAACTTGATGTTGCAAAAATAATCACACGATTTGCAACTACAGTACTGTCGTTACTGACAGGAGCGGTTACTATTAATACCTTGAATCCACAACACCAAGACATTGATAGTGCGATGGTTGCCGGTATAATTACCGCAGCATTAGTAGGAACAAATCTATTAACAAGAATCCCACATAAAATTGGTACTAAACCGTTATCTAAAAAATTAAAAAATTCAAGAATGGTTGGATTGGTTGACTCTAAATTGAACAATTTTGATAACCCAAAAAACACATTAATTGATGATGCAATTGAACATTTAATGGATAGTGGAATTCCTGAAACAGTTACAAGACAATTTATTGAGGATTGGGAAGAAACAAATAATATTAAATTTAAAAGACCTCCTGAAAAAAGGGTAAAAAGGGCTAAATAACATTAGTTTGAAAATGAAATATATTATCACCGAGTCTCAAGAGATGTCAATTAGAAAAGTTAATTTCTTTAAAGAATATCTTGAGAACCTATTATCTAAATACGAATGGTTTAATGGTGATGTCTCGATAGAAACAAAAAATTGGAAAGTTAAAGATAAGACATATCCTGTATATCAAATTATACTAAATACAGGTGGTCGTAGTTATCACGCTTATGACGAGGGTTCAGAGATTGATGATAATATTGACACTATGTTTAAATTATTATTCCCTAAAGACAAGAACGGAGATTCTACTGCGGTGTGGGATGTTATTTTTATATAAAATATTTTTTCCCGTTGTTCCAATCCTCCCTACCCCCCTTTTTATTTTCTGATGTATTTATAGTATTATGAGAAACATAGAACAATATAGAAAAAGATTTTTTAATTTAATGGAATCAACCATTGGTGATGTTAAACCATTGATTAATGAAATTTTCGAGACGGATACAAATGGAACTTTAAACTATCCTGATGGTACATACACCGGAGACTATCATGCTAAACCTTTCAATCAACCTGTACGACGTGGTTATGGAATTATGAAATGGAATAATGGTAATATATACACCGGTAATTGGGGTAATAATACGATGGATGGTTATGGAACTTTTATATATGCTAATGGTCAAAAATATATAGGGGATTTTAAAGAAGGGACTTTCAGTGGTTATGGAAGTATGACATGGCCTGATGGTCAAAAATATGTGGGATATTTCGAAAATGATTATGCCAATGGTTATGGTTCTTATACAGAAAAAAACGGAACTATTTACAAGGGAATGTGGAAAGACTTTGAGTTAGTAAATCCTGACATTGTTGAAAGTGAAGTATCGAGTACTGAATGTAATACTTTAAAGGCGGAAGCCGATAAACAAACATTATATAATCCGACTAATCTTAGTTCAGGTAAATTATCTATTGGTTTAAAAAATCAAGGACCTCTTGTAAAATATGTTCAGTGTTTATTAAATGGAAAAAACAAAGAATTAAGTCTTGGTCTAACTGACCTTACAGTTGATGGTATTTTTGGAAATAATACAAAGAAAATGGTTAGAAAATTTCAAGAAAAGACTGGAGGATTAGGTAATGATGGTGTCGTTGGTAAAAATACATTTTTGAAATTGGTTTAATATGAAGTATATCATTACCGAGAGTAAGTTAAATGAGGTTATTAAGAAGTACATGGAGGCCACCTATGGTGATGTTGAAATGAACATTGACAAAGATGATGGATATATTCATTTCTTTAGTAGGAAAGACTTTGATAGTGATGGTTACCCTGTAAGAATTGCCCACAGAAATAATCACGGGACATTATGGATTGATTATTCTTTTTTTGAAAAGATGCGTGTTTTATTTGGAAATTCAGTGGGTGAAGGTATTGAAAAATATTATTCCGATAAGTTTGGAATAGAAATTAAGAGAATTAACATGGAGTTTTAGTATTTTATCAAAAACTTTTTATATATTTGTTCTATGGATTTATCTAATTATACAATAGAACAACTTGTTGAATTGAAAGACAAGATTAGTAGTCAAATTTATTCTTTTGAAGATGGATATTTTTATATCTGTAAAATTAATTCTTATGGAAGAAGTTGGGAAGATAAAGGTATAACAAACCCATATACTCTTCAAGAGTTATGTAATCAGTATGATGGTGATGAGGGTATTCTTAATGTTTATACAAACAACCCTGATTTGAATATTTATAACTATGGTGACGTTAAATTCGTTCCCACACGTGAGGACTACGAGAAGTGGTATAAATATTCATATGTAAAACGACAAATCCCTAATATAGAAAAAGAATTGGAGGAGTGGAAAACCCGTGATGAGGTTCCATTTAATCGTCGTCCATTATTTGCTCCCATCTATTCAGTTGAGACTGTTGAGGAGTATAAAAAAGAAATGTCTGAACTTGAGGGAACATTTGTGGAACCTGTTAATATTGAGAGACATTTTGATGGAGAGGAATAATTTTTATACCCCATTCATCTGAGTGGGGTTTTTTGTTTTATAATGTATTTATCTTATATGTCTGATAATTTTTCACAAAAAGTAATTAGTTTAATAGATAAGGGAGGGTCTGTTTTGGATATTGCCAAGTTTTTCGGTGGGTTAGAACAATTCATTCAAAAAGTTTCCCAATATCCATATTTAAAAGCATTGGTTGATTCAAAGTTAGGAGGTAATATTGAGTTCTATCTTGACGATTTGTCCAAAAGGTACCGACTTCCTGTTCAAATAAAAGCTGTTGAAGAGGCAGATGACTACTTTGGAGAAATGTATGACGTTTATGTTGATGTAATAATACCTGAAGTTACTGATGAAGTTGATATTGCAATCTTATATAATTATTTGAAAATGTATGAGGATGATACTGCGGATGAATGGGCATTACTTAACGATAAAAAACTTAATTCAGGTATGACAATGGTACATATTCTATCAATCAATGGTATTGATTGGAGAGATATGAAACGAGTGATTAATACGACAGAAGAAGACGTTGAAGAAATAATCCCTGACGAATACGAAATATAATATATGAGTAATTTACGTCCCAAATACAAAGCGTTTTCTAAAGTAATGTCCGTCTATTTTAAGTCAAAAGAGATTTACGGATTAATAATTTATCATGATAACGAATATACTGGAGTTTATTTGGATAATGAACTAGTTAAGGTCCCAATCTTAAAGATAAAAAATCCAAATAACATTCCGTTTTCATACAATGCACTCAGCTCTTTACTTGATGATGAATTAGATACTGTTGGAAATTTTGCCAATGTATCAATTAAATCATATCAACGTCCATCACTTATAGTATTAAATGATTTCAATAAAGGAGAGTTTTATATTCCTAAAGAAAATGAAAAAAAATTAAGGAAATGTTTAAATACAGATACCGTTGAGATAAAATACAGAGATAATAACAGCATAATATATACAATATATGGAAAATATATTGTTGATGATAACTTTGAAATGTATTGGGAAAGTAGTGAATCTTTTAGAATAGACATCACTTTTGAAATTGAAAAAATATTTGTTGATGACCTTGTTAGAAAGGTTCATCATTTTATGAAAAACTATGATGAAATGGTTCACTTGGTTTATGATATAAAGTATGATAATGATGAATTGTTTGAAAACCCTGTATGGGATTGTATTATAGAAAATTTGGGTCAATATAAAACAATGATAAACAGAGACTGGCAATATGTTGATGTAAACATTATCGTTGCGTAAGGTATATATAATATATGAAGTACATCATAGACCAAAAACAATTAGAAAAGACAAAAAATTTAATTCAGGGATTAATTAATTCTAAATTAGATAGTTTAAGAGAAGAATCTGAAGAATGGGGAATGGGTGAGATGGATGAATTACACGAAGTTGAATCTGTTGATAAGATTGAGGTTGTTGATATTGTAATGTCAGGTAAGATAAAAGTTCTTATTAATATTTATAGAACTCAGTTAAGAGATGATTTTGATAATATTAGGGCGGAAATTCAATATAGATTAGAAGATTTGTTACCCAATATTGAATTATACATAAACGATATTATTGATGAAAGGAAATTTGGTCCTGGAATTGATTGGTAATTTTTAAAATAAGTCAGATATTTATAAATAAAAAACACAATGAAAAAAATTATTAGATTAACTGAATCAGATTTAACTCAAATTATTAAAAGAGTTATAAAAGAACAAACGTCTTCTAACGGTCCAATACAAGGAGATAATGCCATAAAAATCACAATAAAAGGTAACGAAAAAAAAGTAACACTAAAAGGTGGGTATCAAACTAAAATTACTGACCATAATTATGGTAACGTAGAAGTAACTAATGCTATCCCTCAATCAGGTAAATACATTAAGTTTGTTTTTAATGGTTACACTTACACTTGTAATGGAACACAAACTTGTGTTAAAGGTTAATTAAAAAAACCAATAATTGAATTTTTTCACTATATTTGTAATCTAAAATAAAAACACTATGACACTAAACAATTTCCCCGATGAAGACTATTACGACCAAGAAGTTTATGATGATGGAGAATTGTTAGATGACTGTGATGATTATTGCGGAAGTTGATTATATTTATATAGTATAAAAACTTATAATTATGAAATTCAACAACTTTTGGTTAAAATTACAGGAAATTGATGAAATCAATATCACTGTTAAAGTCTTAGCATTTACAATTCTTTCAATTGAATTGGATTGGTCAGCAAAAAAAGTTTCTTTTACTGTATTGAACTTTAATTGGTCAAACAAGTAATTTTAAACCCCTTGTAAAAAGGGGTTTATTTTTTTAAATTTATTTTTATTTTTATTTTATGACACAAGAACAAAAATCACAATTGTATAGTAATCTATTATTACAACATACTCGTTTAGATAATCAAATTAATGAGATTAAGGCAGAACATTTTGAGATGAATGATGAACAGATGGGTAGAATTCGTGTATTACAGTCTAAACAAGGACAACTTGTTGGTCAGATGCAACAGTTGATGCAGGGTTAAACCATTCAGGAATATCTTTATTTTTCCATTTAGCAAAATCTTTCTTAGCTCCGTTATAATAGTTTCTATATGATTCTATAACGTCTGTTACTTTGTATTTATCGGGCATTGCTTTTGGCGGTTCTGTAAAACCTTTGTCATGAATGTTTAATTTATTTGTTAAACACCATTCAATCACATCCTGTGATTTATGACGTTTTCCGTATCTATAAGTGTATTCCTTACATAACTCAAGTCCTAAGTCACATAGATAAAGATAGTTTGATAATGACTCTCTAACCCATATTGAACAAGGGTGGTTTTTGTGTGATAACTTATACGGTACTTGGGCGGTACTTGGGCGGTACTTGGTGGGTGCTTGGTGGGTCACATGGTGGGCTCCACATAATAGTTGTGCAGTCTCAAGTATCATCTTAACCACGTGTTTATCACAATGGTATTCTGCGCATTTTTTTGTGTTCCAGTCTAAAAAGAAAATATTCATAATGTAAAAATAGTTATTTTTTTTCATTGTTTGATATATTTATAGTAATAAAATTAAAATTAAAATTATGAAAAGATTAGTTATAACCGAATCTGAAAAACAAAGAATTTTGGGAATGCACCAAACTGCCGCAAAAAAATTAAACTTATTAGAACAAACAGGAAATCAAACTCTTGATAGAATACTACAACAAAATAACGATGCTGCTTGGAGATTCATTGATGGTGTTACCGCAGCTGAAAAGGCGGGTACGCTTGGAACTGTTGATGAAGAGGCAATTGCTAACTTAGTTTATGGTATTAAAACAGTTGACTTATATATTGCTATATTGTGGAATGTTAGAAATAATGTCAAAGATAATTATTGTGATGTTACTAGCTTCTCAGTTAAAACTATGTTTAGAGGTGAAGCCGGTGCAGCATCCGATGTTCCATACTATGTAGACCCTATTAATAAACAGTTAAGAGGATTATGTACTTCCGCGGAAAAATCTTATGGTGGTGAGAATGGTAAACCTGAAAAAGGTGGATTTGAATTTACGTGTCGTGAAACGGCTGTTTATACTTCACTTCCTGCTGGTTGTAAAGGAAGTTTTAAAGTTGGTGCAACTAAATCGATTAATAGTGGTGGATTAAATAAGGTGTTTAATCTTATAGGTGACGGAGGAATTAATCCTTAAATATGAATTGAATCTGTAGTTAATATACTTTTTAAATAAAAAAGGAGGGATAGTTAAATCCCTCCTTTTTTATTTGATAACATTTTTTGTTGAACGGTAAATAGTAATCATCACACTTGGAACAACCAAGAAAATAAGAGTTAGTTTATTTAACGCTGAGATTAAATTTACAGTATTAATGAATTGAACTGGACATCCCGTACCTAAGAAGTTAACTAACAATGTAGAGATGATGAAGAGGGTTACGATTACGAAGGTGAATTTTTTCATTTTGTTGTAAGTATTAGAGGGTTATTGTTTGATTATCTTCTACAAATATACACATGTTTTTTGATTATACAAATTTATTTTAAAAAAAAATCCCACAAAAGTGGGAAATTTTTAAAATAAATGAAATTGTATTAGTTTACTGACACAACTTCTAAATCAAAGATAAGTTTCTTACCTGCTAATGGATGGTTCATATCCAATACCGCAGTACTTTCTTTAACTTCTGTAACTACAACGTTTACAGGACCAAATTGGTTTTGTCCTTGTAACATATCCCCAGCTTTAACACCTTCAGGGACTTGAGATAGTGGTACTTCACTCATCATTTGAGGTTTAATATCTCCGTAAGCATTTTCTGGCTCAATTTCAATTGTTTTCATTTCGCCTGCGGTCATATCAATTAATCCGTTTTCAAAACCTGGAATTAATTGACCTTGACCTAATGTTACTGTAAGAGGTTCTCTACCCTCAGCTAAAGATGTGTCGAATACTGAACCATCTTCTAATTTACCTGTATAATGAACAGATACATTATCACCGTTTTTAATTTTTGTCATATTTCAATATTAAATGAAAAAAAATCACTTTCAAAGTGAAAAATCAAAATTTCTTAATATTTATTACATATTAATGTGATTAATACTTAAAATAAAAAAAATATAAAAAATGAAAAAAATTGTAAGATTATCAGAATCAGAATTAACTAACTTAATTAAAACAGTAGTTAAAGAAACAAAAAGAAATAAAAGAAATGGTGTTAACGAAGAGCTTCAAAACTACTTTAATCCTGAAGCTATGGAGACTGGTAGTGCAATTGTAACAATGGTTGGTACGGTTATAGGACTTTTAGGTATTGCTGGATGGGATTATCTTAAAGAACTTTATAGTGAATTAAGAAATACTAAAGGGAAACAAAAAGAAGCAATGGAACTTAAGTCTATTATCCAAGATTACGAAAGTAATAAAATGGATTCAGGTGAAGAAATGGATTCTGAAGTTGAAGTGGATAATATGGATATGGAAGATGAAGAACCAATGAATCCAATGGCTGAGAGTATCAGAAGACACATTAGAAGACGTTAATTTTTTAAAAAAAATAATGAAAAACTCCCAATCGGGAGTTTTTTTGTTTATATTTGTAGAACAATTAACACCAACACGACTATGAAAAACTTAAAACTAAAATTGACTTCAGCAATGTTCGCTCTTGTATTATCAGTTGTATTAATGGTAAACTCACCATCATTACCTGTATTCGTTTTAAGTGTTGGTCTTATTGTATTACAGACGGTTTTGTGGGGTAAGTTGATGAAAGAGATTAAAGAATAAAAAAATCCCCTTATTTGGAGGGGATTTGTAATTTATACTGTTACTTCTTGTTGTAGTAGTTCGTAAGCTCTTGATAAACGAGTCATTCCTATTCCACCACCAAATCGTGGGAAGAAATCGTGTGATAAAAACTCTTCCAATTCTTTTTCTACTCTTTCTTTTCCGAATAATTCAAAAAGTTTTTCAGAGTATTTTCCATTTTCTATTGTGTAGAAGTTATTTCTCATTTCTTCTACGTTAGAACTTCTTTCAGCAGAACCGATAGTCTCTTGTCCGTAAAGAATTACATCAACTTTGTTGAATATTTTGTTTTTACCTTCTCTCATGTTCCAAAAAGGATTTGTTCTGTAAGGAAAGTTTTGTAGAGACACTACTGGTCCTTTTTCTTCCCACATTTTTGTCTCGTGTTCGTTCTCTAAAATGGATACTCCACCATATTCTTCACAAACATCGTCGTAGTTAACTTCTACCTCACTATCAAATCCAAGATAGTCTAAAAGTTCTGATTCAAGTTTTAACATTTCTTTCATTCCACCTTTTGATTCAAACTCAAACATTGGAAAAATCATTTCATGACGACCTGGGATTGGGTCTTTTTCTTGTCTATACGACGTTGAAATACAATATACACCATTCCATTCAGGATTTTTAAGAAGTTCGTATTCTAACCACATTTGACCTGTCTGTGGTAGTGGCCACACTTCTCCTTGATAATTAAATGTTGTTATTGAGTGTGGATTTTCACACGCTGCCAAGATTGACAATCTTGATTGGGTTGGAACTTCTTTAAAACCTTTGTTTTGGAAGAATGTTCTCATTTTTTGAACTAACTCGTTGTAAGTTTCTGTGTTTTTCATTTTTTTGTTTTTTTTGTTTTATTTATTAAAAGGGCAAAAAAAATCCTGACAAATGTCAGGATTTCTTAAAAATATTATTGTTATTTAAATTTCGTAATTTTCTTTTAACTTTTTTTGTAGTCATTAAAATTAAATATATGCGTTTTATTAAAAATAATCAAGATTAACAAAATATTTATTAAAAAGTATTTATCAGTATGAGGAATTTATTGACTGAAGTTAGTAAGATGAAAAACATGATGGGTTTACAAGAGGCAGATAAGCCAAAATATAACCCTGAAGTAAAATATCTTGTTTCAGTTTTAAAAGATAATAAAGTGTATAGTGCTCAAATCCAAAAATTCATTAATAGGATTAATGAATTTTCAAAAGACGGTTTAGTTGATTTTGGATTAATTACCCGAGGTATTTTAAAAACTTTAAAGTTAAAAGGTAACAAAGATATTAATGTTTTTGAATTTTTCAAACAACTAACTAAATCATTAGAAAAAAGAAAAAATAAAAAAGAAGTTGTTAATCCTGAAGAAGAACCATCAATTTTAGATAAAGACATTTATAAAAAAGAAATATTTTTTCTACAGGTTGAACTTTTAAAGTTACAGGAATGGTTAAAACAAACAGGTAAAACTGTTATAATTGTTTTTGAAGGAAGAGACTCGGCAGGTAAAGGTTCTACAATTAAGAAATTCACTGAAAATTTAAATCCAAGATATTATAAAGTTATTGCTCTTGGTATCCCAACACCTGATGAAAGAAAGAACTGGTGGGATAGATACAGTAATCAAATTGAAAAAGGTAAGATAAACTTCTTTGATAGAAGTTGGTACAATAGAGGATTAGTTGAACCTGTAATGGGTTATGGTTCATCAGAAGAGTACGAAGACTTTATGGATAATGTTCAGGATTTTGAAGAATCATTGGTTGTTGATGGGGATTACTTATTTAAACTTTGGTTCTCAATAGATAAAGAAACTCAAGCTAAGAGATTTGATTTCAGACAGAAGTCACCATTGAAATATTGGAAGTATTCTGAGAATGATGAGAAGATGCAAGATGTGTGGGAAAAGTTTACAGAGTATAAACAAAAACTTTTTGATAAAACATCAACCGTAAACCATCCGTGGGTTATTTTGGACGCTAACGATAAAAAGATTTCAGGTTTAAACTCAATTAGATACGTTTTACAAAATATTCCTTATACAAATAAGGATGAGGATGTTTTAAACAAAGACTTCCCTGAAGCGATGACGGTTTTAAAACCAAATATTAATGAGCAATCAGTTTTTGATTTCTATAACCAATTAACGGGTAAATCACAACAAAAACAAGAACCAAATTTTATGGATACATGGTCATCTATGGGACAACCAAAAGACCAAATGACACCAAATTCAGGAGGTGCTGTTGATGCAGTTAAAGCTGGTGCTAAAAAAATTGCAAAAATTGCAAAAGAAAAGTCATCAAATTCAAATACAGTTGGGGTCGGAACAGTTTCAGATAAACTTGTAAATTTTGTAGCGAATATTGAGTTTTTTGTTAAGTGTGTTTATGACGACGCTAAAGGTGGTAAATGTGTGAGAAAAGAACCTGATTGTTGTTTAAGAGGAAAATCCCCAACTCCCGGAGCAAAGGCAACAATAGGTTATGGTACAACGTATTATCCTGGTGGAATACCTGTTAAACCTAATGACCCTGACATTACTGAAACAAGAGCAAAAGAATTAATGAGAAATACATTAAACAAAAATGCAAAAAAAATACTTAATTTATACCCAAACTTAAATCAACAACAATTAGATGCGATGGCTTCATTATGTTACCAAATGGGACCTGATGGTTGTACAACAGAAGCTCCAAATTTATCAGCAGCCTTAAAAAGTAATCCAAATAATTTACAAAATGTTGGACAACATTTTGTTGATTTCCCATTCAAAGACAGAAGAGAAAAAGAGTGGAAAATTTATAGTCAAGGAATTTATTCTTAACCCTTATATTTATAGAATATGAAAAAGTTTATTATCACAGAAAACCAATTAGAATTTATCGTTAAAAGATATATTAACGAAGATGCAAGATACGTAATGTCTTTTGACGAATTTATGAAACATAAAAACAAAGACCAACAATATAAATGTGGTTATGAAAACTTATGTTTTATCATTCATGATGGAAATCACCAAATTGACTTGGATGAAAAATTCCATGAAACACACAAAATTCCTAATGGAGTTGGTGGAACAATTTACCACGATGGTAATAATACTTATTTCTGTCCTGACTTTGGTGATGATAGACCACAAAGAACTATTCAGGTTTATTAAAATTCAAATTGGTGTTTATATTCGTAACCTGTTGAAGATTCTTCAACATTCATACGAAAATCTAATTCTATAATTTGGTTTTCATTATCAATTGTGAACGTTCCCTCAGAACCTTCATTTATTTCCCATCCACCATGATTTTGTTCCAAAATGTTGTATAACTTACTTTCCCAAACCGCTGTAAATTCATAATGTTTGTCATCAGTATCATTGATTAGACCAACGTCATCAATATAACCTGAATCACCACCACCGCTAAAATTAACTCTAATTTTAAGTTTACCATCTTCTTTCCACTGAACCATATCCTCAAGTAATTCCTTTTCGTCAATTTCAAACTCTTGGTAATACGATTCATAACCCATAGTTTGAATATTTTCTTCAATTATTAAAGTTTTGTCTGTTGTTGAATACTCACATGACACCGTTGCTCTAGAATCACCATCACCTTCTAATGAATCTAAAACTTCATCTTTAATAGAATCAAAAAAATTATCTAAAAAATCAAATAATTTATTAGGTATAATATCATAAGCACCACCTTTATTAGTCCAAGGTGAAAAGTGATAATCAACATTTCCATCATAATCAACATAAAAGTCATTACTCATACGAGTAACACCATTACTTAATAGGATATAATGTAAAAGTTTAAAATTTTTTATAGTTTCAGGGTTATTTAATAATTCTTCCATAACAATAAATATCAATCATTAATTTCTAACTTCATCGTTTTAATCATCCATAAAGGTCTTTGTTTATTTTCTAATGCTAACACCCATTCTTTTCCAGACGGAATATATCCGTTACAATCTTCCATTACATGTTGTTCACCGACATAACGGGTATATACAGTTTTTCCATCACTATTTTTGAATTCAGGACCAAACTTTTGTTCCATTTCAAAGATACCCTCTGAATGATGTCTCCATATTCTGTGTAATGAATGTCCATACCATGATTTCGTATTATCAAACCATTCATGAATTTCAATATAATCTTCCCATTTTCCTCCGAATTTTTTTGCTGAGGATTTAGCGTGTACGATTGGATGTGGCATAATTTAGTGTTCTATAGATGTTGTTAATATATAATCCTCAGGAAGTGAAAGACTTTTGATAGTATGTAGGATAAGAATTTCCAGGCCTTCCGGAAAAAGTTCAATAGCATATTCATAATTTGATGGGTATAATTTTACTGATAAAATGTTTTTTTTCTGACTAATTGAATGAGAAAATTCCGTAACTTTGATTTCAGAATTTTCACCAAACCATTGGTCGATGTCTTGTTTGTTTGTTTTATTTAAGACTTTTTCAAAAAAACTCTTTTTCATAATTATATATACAAAAGAAATATAAGATATTTATTGTTAATATGAAAGTAAATTTATATGATAAATCTAGTGGACTTAGTTCTGAGCAGATAAATGTTATTCAGGACTTCTTGAGATTTTGTCAAAAAAACTCTCCACTTAAGAAAGACGTTGACATCCAACTTCTTGGTGAACGTTTTGGTAAGATGACTACAGGTAGTGAAATACTTGGTAGAATTAAAGTTCTTGCTGGTGGAAGAATGTTAATTGACATTTTAAGAACTATTGCTCACGAGTGGGTTCATGAGTTTGCTCGTCAAAGAAATATCAAATTGCAAGGGTTTAACACCGTTTCTCAAGAAAACTTTGCAAATTCTGAAGCAGGGATTATGATACGTATGTATGAAAAAAGTAATCCACAATTAACTGCGTTGTTGTATAATTAAGAAAGATTATGTATATTTGTCCTATGGATAGGGACTTTCAATGGATACGTAAGGTAATTGGTTCGATTACCCACTTTGGACAAATTCAATCTGCCGAAAATTTGATTGATTTATATGTTAAAAAGTATGAAGAATCTGAAGAATTAACACAATATTCTTTGGACTTTGAATGTAGTATTGTTTCCTTAAAGAAAAATTTAATTGGTAAAAAAGCAATTCTTGAACTATGAAAGAAAAAATAAGTGATTTTATTTGGAAATATTTTAGAAATCCCGTTAGAAACTTTTCTACATCTGTTGGTAATCTAATCAAGTGGTTTCCTGTGATTTGGAAAGACAGAGATTGGGATGACCATTATATTTTTGAGGTATTCAAGTTCAAGTTAGAGAAACAGGCTAAGTACATTAAAGAAAAAGGATTTCACACTAATTCAGACCTTGATTCTAAACGAATGATGTTGTGTGTCAAATTGATGGAAAAAGTTCAGGAAGAGTTTTATACAATGGAATATATGGACTATGAGGACAAAGATTTTTTCTTTGTTCCGACAGGTGATGATATTGAAGATGTATTGGGTGGTTATTATATGGAGACACGTTTGAAAAAAGAAAACTTAAATGACTTTTTCAAAAAATATCCATTGGTATATAAGAAAATTGTTACCGATAAAAAGTATCATATTTTTAAAATGGACAACGAGGACTTAACTTCATACGAGGTTAAATCAAGAATCGCTTTGAATATCGGAAGATACAATCACGAAAGGGCAAGAAAGTTACTTTTCAAAATCTTGAGTGAGAATATTGAACGTTGGTGGAATTAACCGTTAATCTCTTCTTCAGTAGTTTCTGTAACTTCTTCTACCGTAGGTTCCTCTGTCTTATCTTTTGATTTTCTATAACCTAAAAGAGTTGCTCCAATACCAACAAGGACTACTGATTGTGTAATAACGTCAATATCCTTGTTTAAAAACATTTTATCCACACAACCCATGAAGAATGTCAAACCTCCAATAAAGACGATGTAAAGACCCGCCGTTCCACTTCCTGATGTCTTCCCTGAACTATTGGAAGTCATCTCTGCGAATGAAAACTGTTTGATGTTTCCGATTTGTTTTTTAATATATTCTTTCATCTTTTACCTCCCTTGACCTTTATAAGGTTTTTTGTAATTCTTACTTGTTTTATTGGATGTAAACTTCTTTGAAGATTTACCTGATTTCTTAACTCCGAATGATAACTTCGTTGAACCTGTTGATTTAGCTGCCATTATTTCATTTATTTAGCAATAAGTATATACGTTTTTTAAAATGACATATATTTATTAATAAAAATTATATTATGAAAAAACTATTTGAAATTTCTTCGGAAGAAAAACAAAGAATATTGGAAATGCATGAAAGTGCCACCAAGAGAAATTATTTAAGTGAACTAGACACAACACAAGCAACTACTAAACCAGTTAAAACAACACAAATTATACCAGGTGCGGAATCAGTTGAATCTTTTATTATACCAAGAGATTTTTGTAAAGTTCAATATGGGATTGATTTACAAAAAATTATTGATGAATATAGACAAGGTATCACTCAAGGATATTTGATTGGTAAAGATAAACCATATTTATGGTCTGTTGAACAAGATGATTCCAAATTCGTACAATTTCAGATTAACGAATTATTTAAAACAGGTAATTTGGACCGAGTACAAACGGTGACTTATTACAAAGATTCAAAATCATGGGGACAACAATATTTACGTCCAGATTCCGAAAAAGTTAATAACGATAAAGTTACTGACGAATATTGGAAACCTACATTTTTTTGGAGAGGAATAGTTAACGATTTATCTCAAATAACGAATTCTTTAGTGTTAACTAGATTTCTTCAGGCTAGTAAACAAATGAATCAACCATATAATTTAAAAGATATGATAAATAAAAAATCGCAATTGTATGTAAATCCTGAAAGTGATATTAGTCAACAAACAATAGACAATATAAAATCATCTTTAGTATATAAGACTCTTGCAACTTAATTATTTTTATTGTAAAATTGAGTATGTGAGGGTATCTACAAAAAATACAAATCCTGATTGAGTTTCTAATAACACTATTGTATTATATTGATTATCATTTAGGGTCTCAACAATTTGAATTGATTTATATTTACCACCATAAAGATTAATTTTTGAAAAACCAATTACTTTAAAATTAAGTTCTGAAAGCATAGAATTTGTAAAAGTTTCATCACCTAAAAAAACAAGTGACTCTGAAAATACCCCCCAATCTACTGAAGGGGTATTTTTTGTTGGGGAAAAATCAAACTCGTATTTACTAAAATATTTGTTATGTTTTTTAACACTTCTTTCAAATGGTCCATCAGAGTAAATTGGTTCAGTCCCATTTCTTTGTGGAATTGGTACATATGGTATGTCTAAAGAATCTAAAACAAATTGTGACTCGTAGTTAGGAAAAAAATATTTTGATTCCTGAGCATTGGATACCAAACCAACCATCACTAAAACAAGAGAAAGGAATAAGTTTTTCATAGGACTTGATTATTTAATTATTTCTACAAATATACACAAAATATTCGTCTACACAAACATATTTATAAATAAAATATTTTATTATGGCAAAAATAGTTAGACTAACTGAAAATGATTTAGTTAAAATAATCAAAAAAGTTCTATCTGAACAAGAGACTCAACCAACAACTCAACCTACTGGAACAACTCAAACTACGACACAAACTACAACTCAAAGTCCTGATTTATCTAATTTAGGTATAAAAACACTTAATGGTGGTGTTAAAGTCGTTGAGGTTCCTCAAAAACAAAGTCGTAATATAGAAGAAATTGCCAAACAAACTGGTGATAAAGTTTATGGTGTGGGTAAATATGAGATAATGAGTGACGTGGGTGGAAATTATCCAGGAATGCTTGTAGTTAAAAAAGAGGCGTATCAAAAATTATTATCAGACAAAGGTATTACTGTTGTGGAAGGGGAACATTGTTCTGAACCAAAATGGACAGGTAAAAAAGATAAAAATAATCCTACCGGTTGGGTATACACATTTAAGGCAGGTAATGATTCTTCTAATTACGTTGTTAAACCATTACCATGGAATTTATTTAATAAAATACTTAATGAAAGAGGAACACCAGGATGTCCTGACGATAGAGTGAATAGGCACATTCATCCTAAAGTTAAAGGGGATTATTCAGGAGGTAATTTTATGGACTCTGATTACAGTCAAGCCTCAAAGAATTTCTTTGATAACCCGAATTCAAATCAAGCTATGAATGCTTTTTGTAGTGGTTTAAAGCCTACAAGTTTTTATCGTATAAATGGTTTTCCAGGTGTATCGGCAAAATGTCCTGTATTTGTTGATGGTAACGAAGATATGGAACGGGCATTTTCTACAAATGATTATATAAGGATTCAAACTATCTAATTAAAAAACCCTCTAACGAGGGTTTTTCTTTTTACATTTAACATCAAAACACATGTAACCTTCAGTGGTTTCATTATTAATGTCATACTCAACTAACATATTAACTGATTTATTATCATTTTTGTAAACGACTACAACACCTTTAAAACCTTTAGTATCGACACATTCAAAAGAAACTAAAATATCGTTTGATGGATTTTTGAATACCTCAGTGATTACAAAATTAAACACCACACCCTCACCATTTTTCATAGTTAAAGATTTATTGTCGACATCAATAGTGTAAACAACTTCCCCCTGACCAAGAGTAGTGTATGTAATTAAACCATTTTCCAATGATGGAATAAAATTAACTTCTTTTGGGTGTTGGAATTTTTGAATAGTATCAGTTTTTACAACAAATACTTGTGAGTTAGCCACCAAACCAACCATCACTAAAACAAAAGAAAGAAATAAGTTTTTCATAGGACTTGATTATTTAATTATTAATACAAATATACACAAAATATTCCTCCACACAAATATATTTATAAATAAAGTGAACTTTGTTCATAAACTTTAAACCCACGTTAATGGATAATGACAAAAATGAAACGAATTCTAAAGGAAAATGTTGCCACTTACTGCCTTATGCTCGCAATGTTTTTCAACCCACTAGGATTCGACATAATGTTCAAAGCAATTTTAGACTACACAAGTTCTTATTGGATTACCACAGGAATTTTTTATTGTATATCGGGATTGTTCTTTGGGTTGTATTTCTTATTACGAAGTAAAAAATGAATATCAAAAAACTTATCAAAAAAGTTCTTACAGAATCGGTGGAAAAACCACTTATTTCAGAACACCTTAATTATCATATAACAAATGAAGTACCATTGAATGATAATATCTTCAGATTTGGTTCAGAAGAGTTCTTTAATGTTATTAACGAAGCTCGTGAGTTGTATTACGAAGGAATGGTTGAGTTAAATGAAGATGATGTTGAACTTATTGAATCTGATTTTGGAACACAGGTTAGATTATCAAGTGGTAGAGTTATTTACTTGGATACTCCTATGGAAGAATCATTTATTTCTGAGGCGGAACATAATGGTAAGAAAGTTGAACTTGGTAAACCAAGAAGAAACAGTGGTGGTGGAAAAAAATACGTTGTTTATGTTAAAAACCCATCGACAGGTAGAGTTAAAAAGATTTCATTTGGTGATGTTAAAGGTGGATTAACCGCTAAGGTATCTAATCCTAAAGCTCGTAAATCATTTGCCGCAAGACATCAGTGTTCTAAAAAGAAAGATAGATTAACTGCGGGGTACTGGGCATGTAGACTCAATCGCTTTGGTTACCTCTGGGGAGGTAAAACTTATCCAGGATTTTGGTAATATGAAACCGTATAAAGATAGAAAACTAACAGAAACTTCAAAGATTAGAGTTTTTAAATCCAATGTTGATAGTGGTGAACTACAATGGCATCGTGATAGAGAAGATAGATTGGTTGAAGTGGTACAAGGTGATGGATGGAAATTTCAAATGGATAATCAACTACCTATAGAGTTAACTGAAGGACAAGTATTATTAATCCCTGAAGGAACTTACCACAGAATATTCAGAGGAACGTCTGATTTGGAATTAAAGATTGATTTTATTTAGTAATTCTATCAACGATTAAATCCATAAGTCGTTTTAAGAAATTACCCGAAATTGTTATTAATCCAAATGCCGATAATGATTTAACCAACATTTCAGTATCTTTCATATCCCATATACCTTCAGAGACAGCGTCATATATCATTGGTATAATTGGAACCAAGAATGCATAACTTAACATATTTGTCACACTGAATGCTGATAAATTCAAACTCTTTAAAAAACCTGCCAAAACAGTTTTAAGTTGATTAGCTTTAATTGCTCCCAATTTAAATGGTTCTTCAAGTCCGTCTTCTTTAATCTTTTTAATAATTGATTTGGTAAAACTTCTTTCCTGAAAGAATATTACTGAAGCAATACCCGCAGCAATCAATGATGAATCTTTTTCTGTTAACTCTGGTACCTGTCCATTTAACCATTGCATAATTGGTCCCATAAACCCTCCAATTGCCGCACCCCATGTAAGCATCATCTTTAAGTTTATTGAAGCATGTGATTTAGTGTCTTCAACAATCTTTTTAGTTAGTTCAACACCATCTTCTTGAACTTCTTTAATCCTATCATTTATTGATTCAAGGATAATTTGCTTTTGAGATTCTTTAATTATATATTTCATTATATTTATAAATATATGAGTAAGAAATTAAATCCTGAACTTAAACCTGATGATAGAATTGTTGTCATTGAACTATTAGGTGAACCTCAATTATCGTTTGGTGACAGAGGAACTGTTAAAGGAATTCAAAAAGGACCTGGATTTGTTCAGTATGTTGTTAAATGGGACAATGGGTCAAGTCTTTATTTATTGGATGAAGATAAATGGATGTATGAATCTGAGTTTGATGAAATGAGAGAAAGAAAAAGAAAAAAAAATATTCAGGAAAATAAATCAACTGATTTAACACTACATTCATTGTTAGTAAAACATTTCAACATGTTGTATTTAAAAAAATATCTTAATAAATTAAGAGAGACTAGTGTTGTTAATATGTTTGCAGCGGCACCATATCTTTATATAGGTAAAGAAAGATTGGCTCACGAACACAAATATAACGATACTAACGAATCGTTTGATGAGTTACTTGATATGGCCGATAAGGCTCAAGGTGAAATGGTAAACGGAGTAATCAGTATTATTGAAGACGAAAATAAAGAAGTAACCGTAGAAAGAATCAATGCTTATTTAAGAAGATACTCTCCAAAAATTATTTCATTTTACGCAAATTACTTCTAAAGTAAAAACAAAGGATTTCTTTCACCGAAATGTCCACCAACAATGTTGTAGTAGTAATATTCTAAAGCATCTTCATAAGACATATCTTTTTGTAATGACTCAAGTATTTTATCACGTGAATAAAGTATTCTTATACCATTACCAAACTCTTCAACAACTCCTGTAATACAATCATCAAATCCGTCTAATAGAATTGCTCCTTCAGCTAATTCTTCTACTTCTTCTTTTGTCATTTGTTTTTGTATTCTTTCAGTGTGATTCCTTCGGTGTCTTTATCACTAATCTTAACTTTAAAGTTAAATCCTCTCATGTATTTTGTGATAATATCTTTCACTTCTTCTACGGTATCCCATTGAATACATCCTTCATGTTCTTTTGAGTATTCATTGTCAACCAAATAGTTAACGATTGTTCCACTTTGAAGTGTTAAAAATCCGTGAGCGTATCCTTTTGGAACATATACCGATTCACCTGATGTTAAAATGAATGTTTCTAACTTACCGAAGTCTTCACTGTCTTTATCTAAGTTGATAACAAAATCAATTACTTTTCCTTGAATAACTGAAACTAATTTGGATTGAGCCATTGGGTCATCTTGATAATGTAATCCACGAAATACGAATATATCGTCGTTTATGCTAATGTTTGATTGAACCCACTTGTCAGAAAGTTTAATTGGTGTAAAAGACCCACGATGGTCTTTAAAAACTGGTTGTAATAGTTGATAAGGTTTTTCCATGTGTAAAATATAATAAATTAATATTATTCAATCAACCATATATTTATATAGAAAACAATTATATATGAGAAACGCATTTTTTTTGAATATTACTAAAGAAGAAAAAGAATCAATACAAGATAAACACAGAAGTCAATATGATGGATATGTTACTCGTGGATTTAACACACCAAAAGAACAAATCCTTAATGTTGAAAATTTGGCGTTAGATGAAAAAGGAATTACTGTTAATAATAAAGGTGATGTTACTGAATATAGAAACACGAACATTAATCAAAAACTTAAAAAAGTTTGTGAACAATGTACTGGATTATATGAAGGTGATATGTGTGAACAATGTTCATCCATGAAAGAAGGTGAAATGTGTGAGCAGTGTGGTGGTGGAATAAAAGAGGGAGAACAATGTGAACAGTGTTCAACTAAATCATATTCTATGGAAGAAATTGAAGAAGGTATTAAAGTAAAATCAAAGGCTTATTTAGTACAAGAACAAATTAATGAATCACTTAAGTGGTTCAAGAAAATCATTTAATGAAATGAAAATCAAAGAAATCGTTGATTACTATTACAATCCAAAATCTGAAATCATACAAGTTAGTTTCAGATTAAAAGAAGATGGTGAAGACGAGATAAGAGAACATGAATTTGAACTGGACTTTGTTGAAAAGTCTGGTTTTTTCATTTTAGAGAACTATGATTATGAATCAAATGATTTACCAATTATATATGAAGAAGATACTGACGAGTTAATTATTGATGAAGAAGCGTCAGATGAAAAAGAATACGAAGTAGATGTAACTGAGTTAAAGGATTTTATGGAAGAATTCTACAAATTAAATCCAAAGAAAATTCCACCTTCGTTTTTATTCTAATAACTACATTTTTTTTATTGGTTGTGTTATATTTATGTAATAATGACACAAGACGTTGATTACATAATTTCATTACTTAAAGAATTGACTACCAATAACAGAAAAAAAGGTAGTAAAGATGAGTTAGGTGAACAAGACGCCGCCGCTGGTGGTGGAGGGGGAACTGCTAACACAAATAAAAGAGGTAGTAATTGGAATGAATTATATGTAACAACAAGAGGACCTGCAAATATGTTAGGTAAGAAAGGTGAGAAATGGGACTCAGGAGTTAAACGTGGTTCGGCAAATCAAGTTTGGTAAATATGGATAGTAAACAAGAATTATTAGAAAGAGTGTTGTTGATGATGAAATATGACTCATCAAGAACTTTAAATGAAAATGTTCAAATTATAAATGAACAGTCAGATGCAAATTGGAAAACCAAATATGCGTGTGTTCCCAAACACTATGGTGCTACAAAGGATACTTTAAAAGATGGCTCTACCGCATATAAAATTAATGGACTTTATTATTACAACAACGGAAGAGCTCAACCGTCACGAACATATTCATGTAATGACGCTTTTTTCAAATATCCTAAAAATCAAGTCGATGGAGATGCGTTTAGAAAATGGTTTTATAAGAATTATAGTAATGACAAATATTTAGGTAACATTGCAAAAAAATATAAAGTTTCACAAACAGGTCCTTACAATTCACCTGAATTAAGAAATGCTTGGGAATCGTATGGGTGGGAATTTTTAGAAGGTGGAGGGAAATTAACACCAGATGAAGTAATTGCTAAACGAAAAGAAATAGAAAATTCTGATATTGATGGTTATATGAGAAAGGTATGGGGAACAAGTTTTTCTATGCCTAACGCTAAATCTAAACAAGAATGGATTAATGGTTATGCTAAGTACGCGGCTAAAGAAATTGAAGGAGCTATTTACATGGTGTGGGGTACTAATCCTGATGGTAAATGTTCTAGAAAAGATAAATCATTTTTGGATGATAAACCAATCGGTTTAAAATGGCCTTCATTATGGGAAAGATTAAATAAAAAAGGAAGTTACAATGACGGAGGTAGTACGGTTAACGAATATAATACATGTTATAATGAAGATGTTGCAATGGGATTAAAAGATGCTTACAAACCTTCTTGGGACCATGTCGTTAAAGCTTACGGTATCAATACTACAGTATCTGTTGAAAAGATTGTTGATAAATTATGGAAAACATATACGGATGGTCATGGAAGTATTTCAAACGTACCGTCATATAGTAATCGTAGAATTTATAGAAATACGGGTTCTGTTTCAAAATCGGGTGGTATAACAATGGAAGAATTCCATGAAATTATGATGTATTTAGAAATAGGTTCAGCGTTTATACCTGGTATCGGCCCTATATTATCTTTCGGATTTGGTTTTGGTGACGCATTATTTTATATGGATGAAAATCCGGAAATGGGGGCCTTTGTTTTACTTTTAACTGTATTACCTGAATTAAAATTGTTTACTAATACTGTAAAATTAGGTAAAGCAACAGGTGTTTATGCCACTACCTTAAATAAACTCGCCAAAGGTGATGTTAAAGCGTTAACGAAACAAGAGATTGCGTTTGTTAATGAAGTTAAGACATTAGTTGAAACAAATAAAGGTGAGGTTAAATCTGAAGTTAAAAAGGTTGTAGGTAAAGAAGCTGATAAAATTTTAAATAATCCAAGTGCGAAAAAACAATTAAAACAGGAAGAGATTAAAGCTTTAAACACAGTATCTGCTGCGAAAAATTTAGAATTTTTAAAATTAGATACTTTATTTGGTATTGCTTTACCATTTACAACAAAATATGGTAGAGATATATTAAAACGAATTTTTGGATTATATGAAGAAAATTTTGGAGGAATGACGGAAGCTCAATGGGTTGATTTAGAAAGAAAACTTAATAAAGTTCCTAAAGAAGTAATGCCTCCAACTGTTACCGCTTTTGAAAACAAACCTGAGGAGTTTGTAGCGTATGTAAAAGAAGAAAAAGTTTCTAAAGCAATTAATTCAAGATTACAAAACTTAACACTAAAAGTACCATTAAACCAATTAGAGACTAAAACAACTGAAGAAGATATTGCTGTTATGATGGCACAAGAACCAAACAAATAATTTTTTATCAAAACAATAATATTTATAAAAAAAGACAAAAATGAAATCAGAAATTTTACTTGAAATAAATAGAGTTAAAGAGATTATGGGGTTATCCCCATCATTACTCAACGAGCAACTTGCGTTTTTAAAATCAATTGCAAAATCAGGAAAGGCAGAATTAAAGGCAGAATTAAAAAATTATTTAGATACATATGCAAAGGCTATGAATGTAAGTACGGACACCGCTCTTGAAGCATTTGAAAAAGACTATGCTGAGGCTTTGTTAAAAAATGACGATAATGTAGTTAATAAAGTATTTGATGATTATTTTAGTATTGTTTCTAAAGATTATGCGGATGATTTAATTGAGATGTATGCGAGAGTTTCACCTATAGAATTTGGTAAAGAGGTAGTCGGTGCTCAGTTAGGAGTTCAATATAAAGGAGTGTATGCTAAATATATTAAACCAGAAACTAAACTTACCGACGAAACTTTTAACAGTGTTAGAAATATGTTATACGATGTTAAATCTAAAAAATTAAATATTGTTGGAGATAGTTCTGCGGACATATTAGCAAGAGAGTCTCTTGCAGAATTTGAAGAAGCTCTTGAAAAGAAATTTACTGATTATAACGATGAGTATATTAAAAGGGAAGAAAAAAGAGAAGCTGAGGAAATACTAAAACAACAAGAAAAGGAACTGGCAACAAGAAGTTTAGATGACTGGTATGATGATGTTTATACGGTTGATACTAAAAATGCAAGTAAAAAGCCATTAACAAGAGAAGAATTCAAAGCTCAGGTAAAATCAGCTCAAGCTAAAGTCGCTGGTGCAAAACCAGTAGACATTGTAAAAGAGTTAATTGAAAGTGCTCCGAATAAGAAAAATGCGGTTGAATACATTAATAATGCGTTTAGAAAAAAAGGAGGTGTTGGAGATGTTGTTGACATGGCGGCAGATGGTAGTATAAAGACAACTAATAAATTGGTTGAATTTACAAAATCACTTGGAGCATTGGGTTGGGGAGGGTTATTAGTTATAGGTATTGCGGTTGCGGTTTTTGCACCAAGTGTTATTGAGTCTATTTACCAAAAATATAAAGAAATGAGCACTAAGTATAATGATGTTTATGATGCTCTTGGGGAAAGATTATCTGGAAATTATTATGATTTACCTGATGATGTTAAATTTTTTATTAGTCGGGAATTCACAATTGAACAAGCTAAAAAAAATGACACTACACCATATATTAAAAATATAGAATATAAAGAAAATACGGACTCTGAGGCAGGTTCAATAACAATTAAAATGAGTGATGACTCTATTGTAAAATATGAAACCTCTGATGGTAAAACATTTAATAAAGTTGGTGGTGAAGGTGAAGTTGAAAGCGGAAAAAAAACTGAAGAGGAATTTAAAGCCGCCGCTATAAAAGGAGGTTTTGATATTGGAAAATCATTTGTTAAACAAACAGACACAAAATATTGGGGGGTTGATAACGATGATACAGAAAGTACTACTGAATGGAACGGGACAACGTTTATTGTAACGGCAGGACACATTTAAAAAAATATTATGAAAAAAATAATACTAGAACAGGTTGATAAATTAAATGTTAAAGAAAAGAGTAAATACGATGCCGCTATAAAGTCGGGATTTAAAATTACTACTGTTAAAGAGTTTAATAAGGATACTGCGAATTATGAATATAAGTCGTTTGGAACGGGATATAGTCCCGCAATTCAGCCTGTTTATGTTAGAAAAAAGAAAACAGTTAGCCCCCCAAAACCAGTTGAAACTGAAAAAGAAAAAAAAGACAAAAAACCTTATAGTGAAGTAAAATTACCGTTTACAAAAACTTCAGAGAGTGATGAGTTTAGAGCTTGGTTATTATCAAAATTTCCTGATTATGGAGATGAGGTAAAAATGACCAAATTATTAACTGTCGCTAAACCATCATCAAAATACAAAACATCAGACGCCCTTAAAAACGCTTATTTTGATAAAGGTGCTGAATATGTAAAATGGGTTACTGGTGGTGGAAAAGTTGATAGTAAAACATTTGCAGTTACTGACGGAACATATATACCAACCAATGACAAACCAACTGAAATAGAAAAAACTACTAAGAAGATAAAAAGAATGGGATGTAAAAATGTTGGTGATACTAGCAGATTTAAAACCTTATCCTCTGACGATTCTCAAAGAAATGATTTTGTTAGAGATTTTTTATCGTGGTGGAAGAAAAAATTCAATAAGATATTTTTTGTATCAGATGGTAAATGTGGTATGTATCCTAGAACGGTATCCAGTTGGATTTATGGTGTTTTATATGATGAAAACGGTGATGAGTATTACGCATGGCAAGATGAAAATATAAATAATCTCGCAAATGTTAAAGATACAACTGAAGAAGGAGATGATACTACATATTTTGATATGTGGTTAAGAGATAGAGAGTTAAATATAAGAGCTCAAGAAGAAAAAAGAAAAGAAATACAAAATAAATACGGTGATAAAAACGAAAAAGAAATATCAGTTGTTAAAGATTTTGAAGGTCTTAAACTAGCGGCTGGTAACGCCAAAATTAACCCTACTAGACAAAATTGTAAGGTGTTATTCCAACAAACGAAAGGTTACAATAATACTGATAAAACTATTAACGCAACCATTGAAACTTGTAGGTCAAAATTCCCATTGATGGACATACCTGAAAGTCTTGAAAATAAAATATCCGGAAAATTAAAACTAATGAAAGAAAATAAAAGTTTAAGTGAATCTATAACTAATAAGATTAAATCAAAGAAATATGAAAAAACTTTGGGTGGTCTATCAGAACAGTTCGACAAACAAAATTACAGAAAATTCTTTGATACGTTAACTAAATTTAGAAATAACAATATCAACGAAGCGACAAATTCAGAATTTGAAAAATCATTTGATGTTATTTTCCAAGGTAAAGAAACAGAGTTTAAAAACAGAGCGATAGAATATATCTTAGGTAAATTGGAAGTTTCACCATCGTCTGAACTTGGTAAAAGTATTAAATCAGAATTAGATAGAGTACCAGCTAAAGACATGTTTAGAAATGAATATGATGTCCCTGAGGCAATATCAAAGGCTATTGAGACATCTTCACAATCAAATAATGGTGAACAAACAGGATTAAAAGGTATTGTATCTCAATCAATTAAATTTGACGATAAACAAATCAAACAAGGTGTTAGACAACATCTTCATGATTATATCGAAGGAGTTAAAGATGATATTAAGTCTTTGGAACAAAAATTAAAAAGTTCGATAGTACAAGGTCTTTAAAAAGACTTTTGATATTCAGTCCAAACTTTTTGTAAAGATTGACCCACAGAATCCGAAAATATAGAAGGTTCTGTGGGTTTTTTCATTAACCTCATATTGGTTTCACCCAATAACTTGTCCCCTTTCTTCGAATTACACGTTATACAACACGTAACTAGGTTATCCCATGTGTTACCCCCACCTTTTGATTTAGGGATGATATGGTCTATTGTAAGGTCTTTTTTACTACCACAATAAACACAAGCGTTATGGTCACGTCTCATGATTCTATGACGATTAACACGAATACGTCTACGAGTGATTGAAACGTAGTTTAAAAGTCTAATAATAACGGGTCTAACGAGTTTTATAATACCGCACACGACTGGCTCGTCAGATGATTTTACAACCTCTGCCTTCCCTTTATAGACTAAATTAAACCCACGATTAAACGATGTTACATTTAAGGGACTATAATCTGAATTAAGAACTAATACTCCATTCATATTCATAAAGATATTAATAAAAATTTATTAGGACAAATTGAATTTACCAATAAGTATTATTATACTTAAATTGTTATGTCAGAAAACAAAATACAAATATCAGAAAAATATAGAAATGATGTTAAGGGATTGACTCATGATAAACTTATATTAGTTCCTTTGGAGGTATTAGAGAGTTTATGTGATTTTTATACATGGAAAGAATTTATGTCAAATCCATACTTTATTGAAGAACAATCATCTCCAATCATTAAAAAATATGATAAAGTGAAGTTTTCGTTTGATGACGAATGGGATAATTATAGTGGAACACATTTTGGGTATTAATTATGTTTGTAATCGTTAAATTTATAAAAAACAAAAAAGGAGTTGAGATGCCAGTCATCCTTCTAAACATCCATGATGAAATCTTGGAGTTTAATACCTATGAAGAAGCTGAAATAACAAAAGAATTATTTGAGAAAAATTCTGATTCAGGTCATAAGTATATTGTCAAAGAACTTTAATATTGTCACAAATTTAATCTATATTTGTGACAAATAAATGCCTTCGTAGCTCAGTAGGATAGAGCAACAGATTTCTAATCTGTGGGCCAGGGGTTCGAATCCCTTCGGGGGTACTATTTAAAAAGGGTAAATTTTTACCCTTTTTTATTTTTACTAATATTTATCAATTAGTGATATAAAAATTTAAAGAAAAAAACGGTGAAGGAAATTATACCAACAATTATTACATCAGTAACATCTATCATTATAGCATTAATTACCGCAGGGGTTTTTAACATGATGAAAGAAAAAAGAGCGAAACAAAACTCAAGAAACAAACTTTCACAACAAATAGAAACAGACGAAATTGTTCATTCTACGTTAAGAGAAATAAGAAGAAAATATAACGCAGATAGAATATATGTCATCCAATTTCACAATGGTGGTAATTTTTATACATCGTCAGCAATGCAAAAAGCCTCAGTTACATATGAAAGATGTTCTGACGGACTTGAAAGAATAACTGAAAAAATACAAAATGTATTTGTAAGTCACTATAATTGGTTGATTAAACAAACTATGGAGCACGGATTGTTTATTCACGATTGTGAGCATATTTCCGATATATCAACAAGAGCATTAATTAAAAAGTTTGGAACACAGTCTATGGTAGCATTACCAATTACGGATAAAGATAATCATTTGATTGCTCTTCTTTGTATGGATTGGGTATTCAGTGAGCATGTTGAGATATATTGTGAAAATGAGGAGTTTACAAAGACTTTTGTTGAAGAATTTAAAACTGATACCGAATCGGTTAAAAACTTTTTGATTTAATAATCTAAATCAAAGTTTGGGTTACTAGCCCTATTACCAACCCATCCAGCGGTATCTATTTCATAAAAATATTCGGTATTATATTCTAAATCTTCAGTTGTCTCAACTTCTATTGCTATTGGTAGTGCATATATAAATATAGTTTCATTTGTCTCTTCATAATCTGTGATTGTGTCAGAGTCAATTTTGTCATATCTGTTAAGTTTACTAACTTCTGATTTTAATTCTTCATTAATACTAAAATAAATGTCTAATTTTAATTCGTAAGCATCGCTTTTTTGTTGTTCACCTGTACCACTACAGTCATAACAATCTTCATGACCGCTACCCCCACAGGTATCACAATCACTTTTACCACCACCATCACAATTTCCACATGTTTCACCTTCTTCGTTTTCACCTTCACCACCACAATCAGAACATTCTACTTCACCTGAACCATCACATTCACTGCAACTAATCTCACCATCACCACCACAGTAATCACAGCTTTCCTGAACTTCAGTATCAAATACATTGGCAATTGCGTAGGTAAATCTTTCATTATCTACTTTCCATAATATTGATTCAAATTCTTTTTCACCATTATTAATAGCACCGATTAAAAATACCAATTTAACAAAATCCCATCCTTCTAACACGGACATCATTTGTTGATACGGGCCTTTACTGCTATTTAATTTTCTTGATATTTGTGCGACATTTGTATCTTTAATCGATAAAGATAACTTTTGAGCAATTCTAATTAATTTATTGTTTTCCATAATATTTATAAATATACCATTTTTATAATGAATAAAAAACAATTACACGAACAATCGTTAAAGGAACTACGTAAGTTAGAATATATCTTTGAGGAGGAATCAACTGCAAGACCTGTTGCAACAAGTGTTAAAAGTCACTTGGAAGGTTTAGGATACGAAACTAAAAGAACAATGGCGGAAGTTGGTGATTTAACTCCTGAATTTGGGGACACCTTAAAAGATGTCGGAAGTGCATTTAAACAAAAATTACCTGATTTAAAAATAAAGTTTGGTTCAGGTAGAGATTTATTTCATAAAGCATATCCAAATAGTAGACACAATAAAGGTAATGCTATTGATGTTGTATTCAAAGGAATTGAAAAAGGTGATGATGATGAATTAAATAAAATCTCAACTTTACTATGTGCGTTAAGAAAAAAATACCCCGGATTTACATTTATTGATGAGTATAGAAGACCAAGTAGATTCTCAACAGGAGTTCATTATCATTTATCATATTCAGATAGTAAAACAGATGAAGGTGGTGGAACCTCTCAATTTTGTTCGTCCCTAAAAAACTTAGATAATTTAGAAGATATTGATTTTGAAAAAATTGATAACCTACAAACAACAGAAACAACAAAAGACCCTAGTAAATTAGAGAAGTTCTTAGATTATATTGGATTAGGAAGTTTAACTGATATTAAATCAGGTGATAAAGAAAGTCAAAAAGAATTGGTATCAAAGGTTCAAGATAAAGAAGATGTTAAAGATACTGATGACGGATTTGAAATCTTTGGATATAATGTTGACGATATAATAAATAAAATTGATGACATTTTACCTCAATTTGAGTCGGAACAAAAGAGAAAGAATATTTTAGAAACTCTTGCAATTAGAGATATTTCAGGAATGTCAACTTACGGAAGGAAAAATGAAAAACTTAAATCAAGAGATTTTTTTGTTATCCACCATACCGCAGGTAGAGGTGATGCTGAAAAAGTTGTTGGTATTCTTAACAGTAGAAAAGGTGGATTAGGAGTTCAGTGGGTTATAGAAAGAGATGGGTCAATTGTTAGAACATTACCAAGTGGAAGTAGAGGCGCACACACTTTAAATTCAAGTGATTTCCCATCGGCACCACAAGGAATTAATAATTCTAACGCTGAAGGTGTTGAAGTTATTGGTATGAATGATGAGGACATTTTACCAGTACAAGCGGTTTCAGCACTTAAATTAGTTAAATCTTTGGGGTATAGTCCTGATAGTATTTACGGTCATGGTGAAATAAATCCGGGGCATAAAGCAAAAACTGAGGGTCAAACAATCAAACAATTCATTTTAAAAAATTGGGGTAATAGTGAATCTGATTATGATTATTCTATGTTTGAAAATAGGGGAATTGATGTTGAGGCGGAAACAAAGAATATTAAAGAACCAAGTAAATTGGATTCATTTTTAGATGCCGTTGGATTAGGAAGTCTGACAGGGGCTAAAGCTGGTGATAAAGAAAGTCAAAAAGAATTAGTTTCAAAGGTTGAGAATGAAAAAGACGTTAAAGATACTGGCGATGGATTTGAAATTTTTGGATATAAAGTTGACGATATATTAGATAAAATTGGTGATTTATTACCTCAATTTGAATCAGAACAAGAAAAAAAGAATCTTTTAGAAGATATTGAAAGAATTAAATCAAAAATGATTAAATAAAAAAAGGGACTGAAAAGTCCCTTTTTAATTGGTGGAGGTGCTGGGTTTCGAACCCAGGTCCAAAAATGTTTACGATAAAACACTACACGTTTAGGTCATTGTTTTTCTAAACAATCCGAAACTTCACAATTCCCTTATTTTATAGTGGTTCGGTTTACTGAGAACTAATCCTCCACTTTGTTCCTTTTCGGATAGAAACCACACCACGGTACGAGCTTCTGTTTCAAGGCGTATGCTTACCGGCCCATTGTATACTAATCTTAGATTAGGCTACAGATACTTCTTCAGTACGGATTAAACCGAGTGTAGAAAGTTTTGCAATTGTGTTGCCGTTTGTTTTTTAAACCAGTTTTACAGGGTTAGTTTAGCCCCGACGTGCGTTTTATAATAAATTCATTCCTGTCAAATCCAGAAACACCCCCATAAATCAAAGAACTATGTTACAAAGATATAAATATATTCTTCTTTTACCAAGTATTTATTTAAAAAAAGTTTAATGAGTCAACTTTATCAAGCATTAAAAGATTTTACGGAAGGTTTAGCTACTGCAAATTTTGTTAGATACGAAGACGATGAAGATATTTTACGTATTACAAGAATAAATGAAAAAAATCTTGGTAAATCTTTGGTTTATTTAACATTTGATACTGAGGATTATGTTGACCTTTTCACTAGAAATAATGATGAAACTAATAACGGTTATTTAATTAGAGTTGCTTTCCAAGGGGGGTATTATGGAGATAATGTTTTCGTTGATGATTATTCCATGGATTATGATTGGGATGAGGGTTATTTACTACATTATTTCAATAATGAGAATTTAGATAGGGTCAAACAAATAGTAAAAATATTACGACCTAGTCTTTCCGTAGAGAATTTAACAGAACATAACGATAAAATTATTGAAATTTGTAAGTGGTTAAAAAATGATTTTTCAAATGAGATAGATAGTATTATTTACGATTATTCAAGTGAATATGATGAAGCACTCGTTAAAGGATTAAGACAATATGTTACATCTAAATTATGTAACGCTTTACTTCCTTTAAATATCTTTGAGAAAAAATGTACTAATCTCTACATGACAACTGTAGCAATTCTTTTAAATACTTGGGATAAATCTGGTGAAGACAAAGACGCTAAACTTTCAGATATGTTAAAAACAAGTATTGACCAATTGGGAATACAGTTTGATGAAGATTTATATGAAGATTATTATGCTTATTTTGATAGTCAAAATTATGATGATGAAAGTTTTAACAGAAGTGTAACTTGGAATCTTGATAAAATCATGGAAAAAATTGAAGATAGTGATAATATTGATTCTTATCGTAAAAACTCTGAAGTACTTGAAAAATTGTCAAATTTAAAGTATGGTGATATTGGTAAATGGTATGAATTTCCTCCACAAAAAACATTTGGCGAAAAAACACCAAACAAATTCATAATTCAAGATGTTAATGACGGAAAAATACTTATTACATATACTGACTATGAAAAAAATCAATTTAACCAAACCGTTAAAATTGATTATGATACTTTCTTAAATTTTTTATATCATCCTGAATTGTTTTAATAGAAAAATGGCTTATCTTTATAAGCTATGATAGAAAATGTTGATTTCTTAAAAAAGGTATTGTCAATACCTACAAAATCATTTAAAGAAGATTTAATGATTGAATTTTTGGTTGAATATTTAACCGAAAAAAAACACAATTTTAAAGTTGATGACTTTGGAAATGTTTATGTCACAAAAGGTGAAATAAACGAGGGTGAATCCTACCCTTGTATTGTTGCACATACCGATACGGTTCATAACATTGACACAATCAATATCCATGAAGAACAACTTAAAGACTCAAAAGGTAATCCAAGTTTATCACTTAAAGCATATAATGATTTGGGTAACCCGACAGGTATTGGTGGTGATGATAAGTGTGGAGTGTTTGCCTGTCTTCAGTTATTGGAAGTCTTTGATGTAATTAAAGTTGCTTTATTTGTATCTGAAGAAGTTGGTTGTTTGGGTTCAAAAGAAGCTGACAGGGATTTCTTTAGTAATGTGGGTTATGCAATTCAATTTGATGCTCCTGACGATTACATGGTAACAGAATATTGTTATGGTGTTAAAGTATTTGAAACGGATTCTGAATTTGAGACAAAGGCTAAAAAAGTTCTTTCTGAAGGTATGTTGTCTGAACCAAAATATATGCAACATCCTTACACTGATGTTTGGCAACTTCGTAAGAAGTTTGATTTCTCTTGTATTAACTTTTCAATCGGATATCACAACTATCACACACCAAATGAATATGTTGTTGTTCATGAAGTTTTTGCTGGTATGAATACAGGTAAAAAACTAATTGAAGAACTTGGTAAACAGAAATACAAATTCATACATAGTTCACAAGTTTTTAATTTTTAATCATAAAAAAAGGGGGTTTATTCCCCCTTTTTCTTTCTTGGTCTTTTCACTTTTGATGTTTCATCAGGTTGAATTTCAATTTCTGATATTGACACTTCTTCCTCATTAATTTCAATATTGTAGGTTTTATCCATTACAATTTTTTCACGTAATACTTCATCTGAAATGTAGTCTTCAATCTTTTCTTGAATTGCTCTCTTCAAAGGACGCGCTCCGTAAACATCATCAAATCCAACTTTTGAAACAAAGTCAATTACTGACTGACCGAAGTTAATGTTATATCCCAATTTTGACAAACGAGATTTCAATTTGTTAACTTCAACCAAAACAATCTTTTGAATATCGTCATTTTGAAGTGTATTGAATACAATTACCTCATCCAAACGATTGATAAACTCAGGTGCGAAGTGATTCTTCAATTCTTTGTTTAACATTGTTTTCTTAAGTTCTTCGTTGGTATAAACATTACCTGTCTTACTAAATCCAACACCTGCTCCAAACTCTTGCATCTTTTTCACCCCAAGATTTGATGTCATAATGATTAGACAGTTCTTGAAATTAATTTTTCTTCCAAAACTATCCGTCATATAACCTTCATCTAATAGTTGAAGTAATGCTGAGAAGATATCTTTGTGTGCTTTCTCAACCTCGTCAAATAATACCACAGAGTATGGTTTAGTTTTAACTTGTTCTGTAAGTTGTCCACCTTCATCGTATCCTACATAGCCAGGAGGAGAACCAATCAAACGAGATACAGTATGTTTATCTTGGTACTCAGACATATCAACTCGAATAAGATTTTCATCGCTACCAAAGATTTGTTTTGCTAATTCTTTTGCCAATAATGTCTTACCAACACCTGTTGAACCTAAGAATATAAATGAACCAATTGGTTTATTTGGGTCCTTGATACCTAATCTATTTCTACGAATAGATTTCGCAATCTTTGTAACCGCTTCTTTTTGTCCGATAACCGATTTATTTAATTCTTCTTCTAAATTAATAAGAGCAATCTTATCATCTAAATTAAGTTTTGTTAAAGGTATTTTTGTCATTGTTGACACCACCTCGTAAACCAATTCTTCAGAAATTGTTTTTCTATTATCTAATAAAGTTTGTTCAAACTTTTTCTTTTCAATATCAAGTTGTGATAAAACTTTCTTTTCTTTATCTCTTAAGTTAGCAGCTTCTTCGTAATTCTGTTTTTTAACAACAAGTAATTTTTGTTGTTTAATCTCTAACGCCTGACGTTTTAATTCATCAATTATCTCAGGATTTTTTACATCCACCTGAGCTCTTGCTCCGACTTCATCCAAGATGTCAAATGCTTTATCAGGGAACTCTCTGTCCGTGATATATCGCTCTGCTAAGTCAACACAGATTTGTAGAATATTATCGGTATAATTTACTTTGTGATAATTTTCGTATCTGTCTTTAACATTTTTAAGGATTTGTAATGTTTCTTCTTTTGTTGATGAACTAACAATTACTTTTTGGAAACGTCTATCCAACGCTCCGTCCTTTTCAATTTGTTTTTTGTATTCGTCCAATGTAGTAGCTCCAATACATTGTATTTCACCTCTCGATAATGCTGGCTTTAAGATGTTGGATGCGTCCATGGAACCTGAGGCATTACCCGCTCCGACAATAGTATGGATTTCATCAATGAATAGAATAACATTTGGGTTTGCTTGAATTTCTTCCAAAATAACCTTTAATCTCTCTTCAAATTGACCACGATACTTTGTTCCGGCAACAACTGAATTCATTTCTAATGAAAGAATACGTTTGTCAACCAAGTTTCTTGGACAATCACCTTCAAAAATCTTCATTGCTAATCCCTCAACAATTGCCGTCTTACCACAACCAGGTTCACCGATGATAATTGGGTTATTTTTCTTTCTTCTTGAAAGAATTTGAGCAATACGTAATATTTCGTCTTCCCTACCAACAACTGGGTCTAACTTACCTTCTTCAGCAAGTTTAATAAGGTCACGACTAAAATTGTCTAAAACAGGTGTACTTGAGTTAACCTCTGCTTTTTTTGGTAGTTTCCCACCTTCTTCAACTGAATCTGTCATAAAATAGTTTTTATTAAAATTAAATGAATTTGTTCTTAAATTCAACTACAAATGTAATTCAAAATTATTTATCATTAAAAAAAAAGTTATGGCAATCACAAAAGAAACAATCAGTGGAACAAATATTATTTGTGAAATTGAATCATCAAACATTACTAAAACTGATTTCAACACGGAGAGTAAAAAACTAATTGTTGATTTTAAAACAGGGGCTCAGTACGAGTATGAAGGAGTCCCACATGAAGTTTATACAAGATTTAGAATGGCGGAATCACAGGGAAGTTTTTTTAATAAAAACATTTCAAAAACATACAAATATAAAAGATTGTAATTAGTTGATATTTATTATTTGTGAAAGATAATAATATAATCCAAAGTTTTTTTTCTAAAGATGAACTCAACTCAAAAATTTGGGATGAGAATCAAAAATTGAGAAAAGAAGTAAGAGAAAAACTACTTCAAACAGCCAATGAATTTATTGATTTTATTGGTGTTCCTTTATTAATTGAAGATGTTATTTTCACAGGTTCTTTAGCAAACTATAATTGGTCTGAGTATTCTGACATTGATTTACACGTAGTTTGTGATTTTATTCAATTTTCAGATACTGAATTATCACTTTACGAAGAATTATTTAAAGTTAAAAAAACTATTTTTAATACCAATCACGATATTAAAATCTTTGGGTATGAAGTTGAACTATATGTTCAAAACGCATCTGAAGCACATTTTAGTTCAGGGGTTTATTCAGTTCTATATGATGAATGGGATGTAAAACCTGAAAAAGAAGATTCAAATATTGACACTAAAATTCTTAAATCAAAAATTAATCATTGGAAAAGTCAAATTGATACTGTTGTTGATAACGCAACTGAAAAGGATATTGATGAGGCTCGAGAATATATTAAAAAGTTTAAAGAGAAACTTAAAAAATATCGTAGTTCAGGTCTTAAAAAAGAAGGTGAATATTCTTACGAAAATTTGGTGTTTAAATACTTAAGAAGAAGTGATTATTTAGAAAAATTATTTAATTTAGAGAATAATCTTTTAGATAAAGAACTTTCTTTAATGGAACAAAACATAGATTTTTTACTTAATCTAAAAAAATCCTAATTTTCTGTATATTTATAAAGAAAAAATAACATGGCAGTATTTTCGTCGGGAACTTATACTTATAAGTTAATTAATTACACAGGTGTAACTAATTGTGAAGCGTGTACTTCATCAATACAACCACACCCAATATATGGTAGTATGTCAAATTCTGCGGACACTATTGTTCAACTAACTGCAATAACCCTTGGCGGATTTAATGGATTAAATAATTAAAAAAAAATGAGTAAGATAAACCCAATCGGTAGTGAAAAACTACAAGGAATTGAAAAATTACAAAGAATTATGGAAATTGCAAGATATAAAGAAGCAATCCCAAATTCTATAAATGAAACATCATCAATTGATTACAGAATCACATTGGCTGATGGTAATACCTATGAGATTGTTAAAGAAAGATTAGGATACATTATTAAGAAACAAATTAACGAATCTACTTCAGATTATATTGATGTTATTAAAAATAGAAAACATTTTTCATCATATTCTGCGGCAATGAGAAAATTAAACTTAATGGCTGGTGAACTTAACAGAGTTAATGGTATTAGTGAAGGTATATCTTTATTTACTGAAGATAAAAAATATATGTTGAAGGCACCTCAACCAAAAATGGAAGCTCCAACTGAAGAACCTTCAGATTTACCGCCACCATCTCCTGAGCCAGCTCCGGCACCGGCTCCTGAGGGCGCAATGTCAACACCTCCATCAGATGAGGAATTACCAATGTCTCCTGAAGGTGAAGAGCCGGATATGGACATGGATTTACCTGATATGGAAGATATGGGTGGAGAACCGTCAGAAGGTGGTGAAGGTGAACCTGTTACATTTAAGTCTATCCAAAAGTTAACTGGTAAGTTGGCTCAAAAGATTAGAGATTATTCAGGTGAAGACGAGTTATCAAGTAAAGATGTAAAATATGTTATTAATTCAATATTATCTTCTTTAGATTTAAATTCATTAGATGAAGAAGATAAGGAAGAAATCTTAACAAGATTTGATGGTGAAGAAGATTCTGACTATGGAATGGAAGATATGGGTTCAGAAGAAGACGAAATTGATATTGATACTGAAGAAGAACCAATTGAAGAACCTGAGGGTGAAATGGCTGAAGGATTTATGGATGAAATGGAATTTAAAGAAGAAGATTATGTTAATTCAGCTTTAAACAGTATTTTCAGTGAATCAACAATTGAAAAAGTTCTTAAAAGTTATGTTGTAGTTAATGAAAATGAAAAGAAATTTGTTAATAACAAGAAAAAAGAACAAAAAGTTATTTCAGAATCAAAAAAAATAAGATACTCAAAAGAAATTGAAAGATTATCTTTAACTGAAGCACAAGCTGAAATATCAAAAAAGATTGTTAATAATTTCCCATATATAACTTTTGTTGGTAAGACTAATAAAGGTAATTTAGTATTTGAAAATAAAAACAAACAACTTAAGGTATCCCCACAAGGTAATATCCTATGAGTTATTTAGTTTTTGTTAACGGATTAGGGGCAAATTATAAAGGGAATAAAACTTACGAGTTTATTTTCTCAGAAACCACTGATGTATTTGGTGATGATTGGGACACAAACCCCGCAAATGGGAATCCAACACCACCTGATACTGAAGAAATTAAAAAAGTAGGAGTATTGAATAGAGACGGAATAGATATGGAGCTCATTCAAAACTCCGATTTTTTTTGTATGAAAGATGCGATTGATAAAGTAATTGCGTTGGCTTGGGAAAAGGATAGTGATAAAGATAATAGATTAGTATTTCACTTTGGAATGAGTGAACAACAGGTTAAAGATAAACTATACGAAAAGGACATAATCCTTGAGTATTACAAAGAATTTGAAGAAAATGGTAACAGAAAAACAAATCCAAGAAATAATTAAGATGGGTGTTAGTAAAAACACTTTATCAAAGATGACATTAAAAGAAATTAAAAACTTACATGAGAGTATGGTAAATTCTCAAGGGTTTGTCGGAATGGATAAACCAATCGGAAGAATGGAAACTAAAGAACAAGTTACATCAGTACCTGGAAAACCATCATATAAGATTGGAGACAAGGGTGGAGTAGTTCCCGCAAACGATAAGGGGTATTCAATAAAGAAAAATACTGATAATACGGTTACCGCAACTCCAATGGAAGAAAATAAAAAACCAAAGAAAAAAGTTGAACAAAATCCTTTTGGTATTTGTACGACATCATTAGGTTTAAAAGGTAAAAAGAAAGACGATTATACTAAAGGTGAAGAGAAAAAATTTGAAAGATGTGTTCTTGATGTCAAAAAGTCATTAAAAGAAGGTAAAAATCCATATGAAGTAATTTTGGAACAAAAAATGAGAGAGATTGTTGAATCAAATTTAAGACCCACTATGACAAAGAACGATTTAATCAATAGTATTTTGGAATCAAAAACAAAAGAAAAAACTAAAGAGAAAGAAAAAACAACTACTCCTACTAGAAAGAATCCTTTCAAACCGGCTCCTGATACTGAGCCAAGACCAAAAGGTTCAGGTACTAAGGAAAAAGAAAAAACTAAAGAAAAGGAAAGAACAACAACAAATCCTAGAAAAAATCCTTTTCAACCAGCTCCTAACACAGACCCAAGACCAAAAGGTGAATTACCATCATATTTGAATTTTGGTAAAATGAATATTAAATTAAAAGGTGAGTAAGATGAAAAAAGAACAATTAGTAAAAAGATTGGTTAGTCGAATTAATGAGGCTCCTATCGGATACGAAGGACCTGAAAGAATGGCTCCTGATATCCAATCTAAATTTGAAAAAGGTGAAACTCCTCATTCAGGTAGTAAAGCATTTCCTGAAATTACACCTGAAGGACCGGATAAACCATCTAACTTTGAGCAACTTATTGCTTCACAAAGATTTAAAGAGGTTATCAACAGACTAAAAAGATATACTGGTCTTCAAGATGTTACATCACAAAACGCGATGATGCAACTTCAAATGATGGTGATGAGTGCTATGCAAGAGATTGCTCAGATTGAATCTGAAAACAAAGAATACTTGGAAGAACTTGCAATTGAAGTTGTTCAAAAAGAATTCGCAATTCCTGAAGGTTCATTACAATATGATGTAAAGTTAGTTCAACCAAATGATATTGACTCAAGTAAGTTATCACCTAAAGGTGAAGAACCAAGTGAAGAAGAAATTGAAAATATGTTTGGGTCTGAAGAAGAACAAGAACAACTTGAAGATTTCATGGACTCATTCGAACAATTTGACTTAGAAAAGGCAAAAAGAAGATTTATCAACTCACTTATTCAAGGAGCCGCTAAACAATCTTCTTATATGTTTGAATTGTTAAACAGAGAGTTAAATGCTATTAACCCAAGGTTATTAAATTTGTATGGTGTGTTTATGTCATTTGCTGATTCACTTTATTGGTTAATGCCTGACTCAATGGTTCAAGGTATGGCAGGTGATGGAGAATCTACTTTTGGTATGTCTGAATTGGATGCTAAAACTGACCCACCGACAGTAAAAGCTCGTGGTGTTAACTTACCAATCCTTATTCATGAACTTGCTAAAGGTGTTATGGAAATTGCTGGAACATACGGATTACCAAAAGATAAAACAAGACAAGAGGCGGTGATTAACTCACAAGATACTGTTGTAGGTGAAATTTGGGATATGAGATTAGGTCCTGTTATTTGGCAAAAGTTCCGTGAGTCTTATCCTGATGAGTTATTTGATGACGATAAAAGAAACTTACAACAATATTTTCTTGTAAAGTTTGCAGAACTTACACCAAACGAATTCTTTGCTATGGCTCGTGAAATTTTATCAGGTTCACCAAAAGGAAAGAAAATGGTAAAAGACATGGTTGATGAAATTGTAGAGGAATTAAAAGGATATGAGTATGAAGATACTATGAAGAAATATGAGGATGATGATGACGACGATGATGATGAAGATTTTGATGACTTCTTAAAAGGATTAGGTATCAACTAAAAACTTTAAAACCCTTCAGAGATGAAGGGTTTTCTATTTTACGATAAATTTTATATTTATAGTATATGAGTTTATCTAAAGAAGCCGTTTTAATGGAGTATGCCAAGTGTATGAAATCAACACCATACGCCCTTAAAACTTATTTACAGACATATGACAACACTGTTTCAAAGTATGTCCCATTAGAGTTATTCCCTGACCAAATTAGTCTGGTTGAAGATTATGAAAACTATAATGAAAATATTGCACTAAAGTATAGACAAGCTGGTGTATCTACGGTAACCGCTGCTTGGTCATCAAAAAAACTTGTTTTTGCTAAAAAGAATAGTCCTGAAAAGGTTTTGATTATAGCAAATAAGTTGGATACTGCGGTGGAGGTGGCGAATAAGATTAGAGGATTCACCGACCAATGGCCTAGTTGGGTTGGTGTTGGGTTTTCTGCTGAAAAAAATTCACAAAGACATTTTAAATTAACTAACGGATGTGAAGTTAAGGCAGTTGCGACATCTAAGGATGCTCTTCGTGGTTATACACCCACAATATTAATATTTGACGAGGCTGCGTATATTGAAGCTGATGGGGATTTTTGGGCGGCTTGTATGGCATCCTTATCTACAGGTGGTAAAGTAATAGTTGTATCAACACCAAACGGATATGACGCAATCTATTATGAAATTTACGACCAAGCATTAAAGGGAATGAATGAATTCAAAGTTTCCGAAATGGTTTGGTGGAAAGACCCAAGATATGCGAAAGATTTATCATTAGTTAATGTTAAAGATATTATTCATTATTATTTAAATCGTAATGAATACCCGAATGTTGAAATTATTGAATATAATAATAAAGAAAAGAACTTTGATGAGATAAGACAACTGATTTCACAGGGTTATAAGCCAAACTCATCTTGGTATGAGTCAATGGTAAAGAAACTTAAATACGATAAACGTAAAGTTAACCAGGAGTTGGAATGTGCGTTTCTTGGTTCAGGGGATAACGTATTTAATTCTGATATGTTGGAAGATTTAAGGGTAAATATGGTTAAGGAACCACCTACGAAGATGATGGGTGGTGGACTATGGATTTGGAAAGAACCTGAAATAGGTAAAAAATATATCATGGGAGTTGACGTATCTCGTGGTGACAGTGAAGACTTTTCAACATTTCAAATTGTTGATTTTGATACAAGAGAACAGGTTGCTGAGTATGTTGGTAAACTTCCTCCTGACACTTTGGCTGAAATATGTTATAAGTGGGGTAATATGTATAATGCGTTCATTGTTGTGGATATTACTGGTGGTATGGGTGTTACAACATCTTTAAGATTAAGGGAACTTGGATATAGGAATGTGTATGTTGATGGAGTTGATGTGTCAAACAAATGGCAATACGACCCAAAGGCAACTGAAAAAATACCAGGAATTAACTTTAATGCTAAAAGAGTTCAAATTATAGCAACTTTTGAAGAATATCTAAGACATGGATTTAGAATAAATTCAAGTAGGTTGTTAAATGAAATGAATACATTTATTTACATGAATGGAAGACCTGACCACCAAAAGGGACAACATGATGACTTGATTATGTCTGTTGCGATGGCACTTTATGTTGGTGAAACATCATTTTCATCACTTAACAAGGTGACAAATCAAACAAAGGCGATGATTGACTCGTGGACTGTTAACACTAATGAATTTAATAGAAGACAATTTATGGACCCGGTAATTTCACAACAACAAGAAAACTTTAAACGAGAGGCAACAAAAAGTGACTACGAAAACTATTTATGGTTATTCGGTGGTAAACGATAAAAATATGGGATTATCTAAAAGACAAAGAACGGGAACATATAACGCGACTGGGTCAAGAATGATTGTACCTGGACTGGGTGGATTAAGTTCTAAAATACAAAATGGAGATAAAGTTTCTATTCGACCAAATAACACAATTATTTTTGAACCATCTCCGACGCCTTCGTCAACATCTATACCAACATCTACACCAACTCCAACACCTTCTATAACTCCAACACCTTCTATAACCCCTACTAATACTGTTACGCCAACAAATACAATTACTCCTACTAACACTCAAACACCAACTAATACTGTTACACCAACAAATACTCAAACACCAACTAATACTGTTACACCAACAAATACAATTACACCAACAAATACAATTACTCCAACTCAAACACCGACTAATACTGTTACACCAACAAATACTCAAACACCAACACCTACTCAAACTCCTACTAATACACCGACACCTTCAATTACCCCAACTAAAACTGTAACTCCAACGGTAACTCAAACACCTACTAATACTATAACTCCAACACCTTCAATTACTCCAACTAAAACTGTAACTCCAACGGTTACTCAAACACCAACTAATACCACAACTAAAACACCTACACCAACTACTACACCTACACCAACAAGATTACCAGCATTAGTTTATGATTTAGACGCCGCTTATTATTCCGCAATGCCAACTAATGGTTCTGTAGTTTCTGGAACAGGAGCCTATAGTGTTACAGTAACTAATGCAGGAAGTAGTATATCTTGGAACAGTGCAAATGGTGGGGTATTTATTAAATCAAATAATGTTGGTACAGATGCGATATATGGTGGTCCAAACTATGTAACCAGTCAAAGTTACACAGTATTTATGGCCTATAAACTATCAGCAACATCTCTTGGAAGATTGTTAAACACTCAAAATGAAAGTATTAAGGATTGGTTGATGGGGGCATACAATGGTAATCCAAATACTTTTTATCCAAACTTTAGTGTAAACTTACCATCATCAGGAGCTGATACAGTTTGGCATTTAGATTGGGCAACTTGGGATACGGGGACTAATACAGGTACACTGTATACCTCAACAAATACCGCCCCAACTAATTTCTCATATTCTGCAACTAATGGTGGTGGAGGTGGATTTAACCAAATAAGATTGTTTAGTCGTTCATCAGGTAGTGAAGTACAAACAGCAAACATAGGATTTGTTAAAGTTTGGGATGGGGTATTATCATTATCCCAAATACAGGCTCAACACGCTTTATACAAAACTAGATTTGGATATTAAAAACCATTCTATGTGTCCATCATGTTTTGATTAAACTTTAATTTAATTTAAAAGTATTTATATTTTAGTATGAGTGAAAATAAACTAACGGTATGGCAACGGTTATCCCAAACATTTGGACCCAATTCTCTTTTGGGGCAGGATTATCCTACGTACAAATATGATAAAAGTGAATTATTAAAAACAACCTCTAAGTCTGAATATGATAGAGAAAAACTTCAGGCACAACAAACATATTATTTAGCTAACCAATGGGGTAGAATTGAAAATAATCTATATACACAGGCGGTTTATTATGAACCAACTCGTTTATCATCTTTCTACGACTATGAGTCAATGGAATTTACCCCTGAAATTGGTGCCGCTCTTGACATATACGCTGAAGAATCTACAACCATTGACCAAAATGGTTTTATGTTACAAATTTATTCTGAATCATCGAGAATTAAATCAATTCTTGGAGATTTGTTTAATAATGCTTTAGATATTAACACTAACTTACCTATGTGGATAAGAAACACATGTAAGTATGGTGATAATTTTGTATATCTTAAATTAGACCCTGAAAAAGGTATTATAGGATGTATGCAATTACCAATCATTGAGATTGAACGATTGGAAGCGGGTATGGGAGCACACTCAACAGACTCAACAACTAATCCTGAAAAGAAACATTTGAAGTTCAAATGGAAACAAAAGGATTTAGAGTTTAATACTTGGGAAATTGCTCACTTTAGATTACTTGGTGATGATAGAAGACTTCCTTATGGAACTTCTATGTTAGAAAAGGCTCGTCGTATTTGGAAACAATTATTGTTATCTGAAGATGCTATGTTAATCTACAGAACATCAAGAGCACCTGAAAGACGTGTATTTAAAGTATTTGTTGGAAACATGGATGATGCGGATGTTGAACCATATATCCAAAGATTTGCTAATAAGTTTAAGAGAAGTCAAACGGTAGACCATAAGACAGGTAATGTGGATATGAGATTTAATCAGATGGCTGTTGACCAAGATTATTTCGTTCCAGTTAGAGATACCGCACAAGCAAGTCCTATTGAGACATTGGCGGGAGCTCAAAACTTATCTGAAATTGCCGACATCGAGTATATCCAAAAGAAATTGTTAACGGCTCTTCGTGTTCCTAAAGCGTTTTTAGGATTTGAAGAAACTGTTGGTGATGGTAAGAACTTATCATTACAAGATATTCGTTTTGCAAGAACTATTAATAGAATTCAGAAAAATATGATTTCTGAATTAAATAAAATTGCAATCATACACCTATTCATTTTAGGTTTTGAAGATGAGATATCAAACTTTAATTTAAGTTTAACAAATCCATCAACTCAAGCTGATTTGATGAAGATTGATGTATGGAAAGAAAAAATTCTTCTATATAAAGATATGGTTGCTGACCCTGGTAGTGGTATTGCCGCAGTATCTATGTCATGGGCTAAGAAACATATTCTTGGATTTTCTGATGAAGAAATTAAACTTGATTTACAACAACAACGTATTGAAAGAGCTGTTGGTGAAGAACTTAAGAAAACTGCTGAGGTAATTACTCATACAGGATTATTCGATAATCTTGATAAGTTGTATGGTAAAAAGGAAGGTGAACCTGCTGCTGCACCATCAGAAGGAGGGGCACCACCAGATGGTGGAATGAGTGATTTTGGAGGTGGTGAAAGTGCTCCACCTGAAGCTCCGGCCTCACCAGCTCCAGCACCACCTGAAGCCGCTCCAACAGTACCTGAAGGGTCGTATACCCGTAATTCTGAACTTAATATAATATTAGAAAATACAGGAATGTTAAATGAAGATGAATTAATTGATTTAAATCGTGTTCAAGAATCTTTAGGGGAAATGGGTAATCAATTAGATAAACTACTTAAAGGTTGATATTTATATAAAAAAATATAAACATGAGATTCGGATTAATAAAAACATTAGTAGAAAATAAATTAATTGATTCCTTTGTTAAAGGAACTCTTAAAACTGATATGAGACTTTTTGAAAGAAAATTACTTAAAAATAGTGATTTTTGTAAATTAATGTCGATATATGATAATTTAAAAGAAAATAAAGAATTAGATAAAGAAACCGCAACTTATTTGGTTGATGATTTATCTAGTGAATTTAGACAAATTAAATTATCTGAGAATACAGTAAGTTTTATTAAAAGTTGGACTAAAGATATTGTTCTTGAAAACAAATACAAAACAATTGATGAGTTATTTTATGGTGACTTATTAAAACCTGAAAAGAAATCAATTGCTAAAAAATCAATTGTTGAGTCTTTAGGTAAAAAACCAATAATTAAAGAAAGTAAAACTCAAAACGTCCCAATTAGTTCAATGTTAAAAGTTGCTAATAAGACTGCTGAAAAATATTTAGAAAATTTAACTGAATCTGAAAGAAATTCTGTTAAAGAAATTTTAACTGCTGGTGATGAAAATTTAAAGACAAAATTTACTGAATTAAAAGAAACAGCAATTAAAAAAATTGATACTCTTATTTCAGAATCAGATGAAGAATTAACTAAAGTTTTACTAGAAACAAAAGAAAGACTTACAAATACAAAACATTCTAAAAAAGAATATATTAAATTAATGAATTTAACTCAAAATTTATAATTCAGTATTTTTTGAATTTTTATAAATAGCATTATTTAAAATCTGACGTTTCATGTCAGATTTTTTTTTATACTCTTTCCTGTCTTGTAATTCTTTTATCATTTTAGTTTTTAAAACTTTTGATTTGAATTTTTTAAGGGATTTTTCTATATCCCCTTTATCAACTGTGATAATTAACATTTTTTTGACAACTATGCTTTTGTGTGTTATTATTAATGTATAAATAAACGAAGATATGAAAAGGTTGTAAATGAAAAAAGGAAAAAGTTGCTCTATCAAAGGGTATAAAAAAATAAAATGTTCTTATGGGACTGTGGATTCTAAAAATTTTAAATCAATATACTTAAACATTCAATCTTGGGTTGAACCCAAATCTATTGAGGACTCTTGGATAAGACTTGTGTCTTACTTTAATAAACAAATAAAAAATACTATTGGGGATTATATTGATGTGGAATTTTTTTATGACAATTTTATAGTTGATTTAGACTTACGAACTTCAGGAATTGCATTAAAGAAAAGGTCTTTTATGAATCTTGAAATTACTTTTTTTATTAAAAAACCTATGGATTTTAAATCTCTTGAAATAAAAAATTCACTTAAAAAAATTGTTAGTTGTTTAGAATCTGATATTTTTAACAAATCTAATCATTTTAGTTTTCATTTAAGTAAAAACGATAAAATCAAAAAAGAAAGTAAAATAGAATTTGTATAGTATTTATCTATAAAAAGGTAAAATGCAAAATTACAAAATATTAGGTCCAAAAGAGACAGGAAAAGGTATTTTAATTGAGATGGACGCAGGTTATGTTTCTCCAACAGAAAAACATAATCAAACATTCTTACAAGAAAGTAAGGATTTTAAAGATTATTCTAAACCATTTGAATTTTATGCCGTTCTACAAAAATATAATACACCGAATAGAAACGGTAGAATATATCCTGAAAGAATTTTAAAAAGAGAGTCCGAAAATTATATAAAGAATTATATCGGTAAAAAAACCTCTTTATCTGAACTTAACCACCCTGAATCTTCATTAATAGATTTAGATAGAGTATCACATATGATTACAGAGATGTGGTGGGATGGTAATGTTCTATTAGGTAAATTGTTACTTCTAACTTCACCAGGGTTCCATGAAAGAGGTATCGTATCAACAAAGGGTGACCAAGCGGCAAACCTATTAAGACTAGGTGTGACGTTAGGTATATCATCAAGAGGGGTAGGTTCCTTAAAAAAAGTAGGTGAACAAAATGAAGTTCAGGATGATTTTGAATTAATTTGTTTTGACTTGGTGTCATCACCATCAACACCAGGAGCTTATTTATTTACTGAACCTGATGGAAGATTTGCGTTTGAGGAAAACCTAAAAGAAGAAAATGATATGAAAGCTGCAAGAACAGTTAACAAATCGCTTGATTTAATGGGAAGACTTACCGATTATTTAGGAAAATAAATAATTATGGAAATGGACGAAAAATACTTTGTGGCTAAAATACAATACGATTTGCCAGATGAGAACACAGGAAAAATTAAAAAAGTAAGAGAAGAAAAACTTGTAAGAGGTTATTCTGTTACCGATGTTGAAGCTAAAGTTACTGAAGCTTACAAATCATTTAGTTATGATTGGAGAATCACTTCAGTAAGTGAAAGTAAAATTGACGAAGTGTTTGAATAATCACAAAGTTTAAAAAAAATTTAAAAGGGGACATTTTGTCCCTTTTTTTATGCCAATTATATTAAAAAACTATTTTTTTAGAATATCGATATATTTATCAATAAAATAACGCACAAATGGCAGAAAAAAACTTAGTTGAAGAGGCATTAATCCAAATACAAAATTTGGAAGAAGCTATCAATGAAAACGCAAAAGAAATACTTCATTCTACAATGAAAGAAGAAATTAGCGAATTAGTAAAAGAGTCTATGAAAAATGAGGCTGAAGAAGAAGATGAATTTGAAATCGAAGACGAGATTGAATCAGATGATGAATCAGAAGAAGAAGATGAGTCTGAAGAAGACGAATCGGAAGAAGAAGACGAAGATTCTGAGGAAGGATTCGATATGATGGATTTATCTGACGAAGGTGACGAAGATGAAAATGAATTTGATGTTCAAGATTTATCTGACGAACCGATGTCGACAGTTCTTAAAGCATTCAAACAAATGAAACCAACTGATTCTTTTGAAATCAAGAAAGAAGGTGATTTTATTCATTTAAAAGATGAAGAAGATGAATACCTTATTCAAAACGGTTCAGAAGACGATGAGTTTGGTGAATTTGGTGAATCTCAAGAAGAAGAAACTGAAGAAATGGTTTATGAAATCGAAATGGATTCACTTGAAGAAGAAGAAACTGAAGAAATGGTTTACGAAATCGAAATGGATTCTAACGACTTTTCATTTGATGATGATGAAGAAGAAGAAGAATCTAAAGAAGAAGATTTCTATATGGAAGAAGAAATGAATCCTGTTATGGAAACATTTAAAGCAAAATTAGGTAACGGAGCCGCTAAAGTAGGTAATGCTAAAACAGCATCTACTTTTAAGAAAACAAAAGGTGGTTTTAACGAAAAGAAAAAAGCCGTTAATCCAACTGCTCACACAGGAAAACCTAAATTTGAATTTAAAGAAGGTGATGTGTTTGAAATGCCAAGTCAACGTGCTGAGAAATTCACTAAGGAAGAAGCTAAAGAAGCTGCACGTACTTATGGATTCGGTTCTAAAAAAGGACGTGGTTTGAGAAAAGCAATTACACCTAACAGAAATCTTACTTTTGAAAACCATGAAATCATGGAAGAAGTTGAAATGTTGAGAGCTAAAAATGAAGAGTATAGAAAAGCTTTAAATATGTTTAGAGATAAACTTAATGAAGTTGCGATATTCAATTCTAATCTTGCTTACGCTACAAGATTGTTCACAGAACATTCTACATCAAAACAAGAAAAAATTAACATTTTAAGAAGATTTGATTCAGCGGAATCCCTTAAAGAGTCTAAAGCCCTTTATAAAAATATCAAAGACGAATTATATATTGACAACAATAAGAAATTCGTTAATGAGTCAATCGAAAGAGTTATTGAAAAAACTCCACAGTCAGGTTCAGCAGTTAATCTGATTGAATCTAAGACTTACGAGAATCCACAATTCTTGAGAATGAAAGACATTATGTCAAAAATAATAAAATAAACTTAAAAATAAAAAACCTATAAAAAATGGGAGCATTATTAGAAAGTGGATTAGTTGGTAACATTGGTCTTAAGCACTTGAAAGTTATCAAAGAAGACACAGTAAACAAATGGGACAAATTAGGGTTCCTTGAAGGTCTTAAAGGCCACCTAAAAGAAAATGTAGCACAATTGTATGAAAACCAAGCGTCACATTTGATTAACGAAGCATCTTCTACGGCAGATTCAGGTTCATTCGAGACTGTGGTATTCCCTATCATCAGACGTGTGTTCTCTAAATTATTGTCTAACGAAATCGTTTCTGTACAAGCTATGAACTTACCAATCGGTAAATTGTTCTACTTCGTACCACAAATCCAAGGTTATTCTGGTGGTTCAGCTATTAACGGATTAAACGTTACTTCTGGTGACCACTACCCGCCTGTAGGTTCTCCTGGAAACTATCCTGGAAGTCCTGACGCAGGTTATGGTTCAGGAACAGGAAGTGCTAACAACCCAACTTACGCGAAAAACCTTTATGATTTATTCTACGAAGGAACTGAGCCAGGTCTTAACCCAGCAGGTTTATTTGATTATTCTAAAGGACGTTTTGTAACACTAACAGGTTCATGTCCAACAGTTGCTTGGTCTGACGGAGCGTTAATTCCTTCAGGTTATACTGTACAAGGTGGTTCTAACACTGAATTTAGAAAAATTATTGTAGCACTTTCAGGTTTAACTTCTGCAGGTAATGGTAAGTTAATTGGACCTGACGGACAAGAGCAGGATACTGAATCTTTCTTATCTGGATTGGTTCTTTATACTAATAACGCAACTGTTGCGTCTAACTTAGGTACTAATACATATACACCACTTTTATACCGTGTTGTAACTCAAAAGTATGGTCAATCAATATACGGTCCGAACTATACTAGTACTCAGGCAACTTTTGGTAGTACTTTCGCAAGTACAACTCAAGGTAACGGTGGTTACTATGATAACGTATGTAATACACAAGGTTATATCTATTTAGAGATTGACACTCAAGTTCCGGCATGTATTGCTTGTGGACAGTCAACTCCTGATGGATATTCTGGAGCAACATTAACTGCTACACAATGGAGTGGTTCTTCTGCTAATACTAACATCCAAGCAGCTTGGAGACGTTACGAAGAGTTAGAATTTGAAGATAAAATTGGTGAAGTTTCTTTTGACCTTGAGTCAGTAACTGTATCTGTTACAGAAAGAAAATTAAGAGCACAATGGTCTCCAGAAATGGCACAAGACGTTGCAGCGTTCCACAACATCGATGCTGAAGCTGAATTAACAGCTTTATTATCTGAACAAGTGGCGGCTGAAATTGACCGTGAAATCTTACGTGACTTACGTAAAGGTGCAGCGTGGACATTACGTTGGGATTACAACGGATGGAAGCGTCTGAACAACCAATCAACTCCTTACACTCAAAAGGACTGGAACCAAACGTTGATTACTGCAATCAACCAAATTTCAGCTCAAATCCACAAGTCTACTTTAAGAGGTGGAGCTAACTGGATTGTTGTATCTTCTGAAATCAGTGCAATCTTTGATGACTTGGAATACTTCCACGTATCAAATGCGGCCCCTGAGCAGGACCAATTCAACATGGGTATCGAGAGAGTTGGTACATTAAGTGGTCGTTACCAAGTATACCGTGACCCATACTTCCCAGCTAACACTGTGTTGATTGGTCATAAAGGTACTTCTTTATTGGATACTGGTTACATCTACGCTCCATACGTACCGTTACAATTAACTCCAACAATGTATAACCCATTCAACTTTACTCCTATCAAGGGTATCATGACAAGATACGCGAAGAAGATGGTGAACAATCGCTTCTATGGTCGTATCATCGTTGATGGTGTTCGTACATTCGATTTGAATGAATTAAGATAATCTTATCTTAATAGATAATAAAAAAGGGACAAGAAATTGTCCCTTTTTTTATTTAGATAAAAGTCTAAGTGATTTAGATAATACTTCAGATTCTTCTAATGAATATACTCCCTTTAAGAATGAGTATTTAACGGATTCAATTAAACATAATTTTGCCTGTTCGTCAGTTAGATTAGAGATAAAATCATTTAAACCATCTGATGATTTATATTCAATAGAATTAAATAAGATACCACCATCATTTAAATTGTTTAATTCATTTAAAATTTCTGATTTTAATTTGTCTTCTTCTGAATGTTCCATAGTATTAGATATTTATGTAAATATAAACAATTTTTTTGGTTATGAAAAGTAATATGATTTTAGAAATTCTTAAAAAACTAACTGAATATGAGAAATATTTAAATGAAGCATCAACTACATCTACTGTTGGTGGTACATATAAGCCTCCGATTAGACCAGGAATTAGAAAATGGTTTGATGAAAATTTAAAGCCATTTATTGAACCTGTATCTGACTATGTTGATGCTGAAATAAATTACGATTCTTTAGATGGTCATGTTAAAAAATCTAAAAAAGAAATTTCTAAAAAAGAAAAAAATGCTAAACATATTAGAGATAAGGATTATAGACAAGATGCTCCTGATGAAGGTGATGATGAATATGCTTACGCACCATTTAAAATGTATAAACCAGATTATCAAGTGGATAGTGTAAATGAATCAAAAAAAGATACTAATGAAGATTTAGGTGTTTGGTTTGGTACAAAGAAAAAACCAAAGGGTAGTAAACAACCTAAAGGTCCATGGGTAAATATTTGTAGTAAAAAAGATGGTAAACATCCACCATGTGGAAGACCTGAGGGTGATACAAAGGGTTATCCTAAATGTAGAGCGGTAGGGGTCGCAGCTAAAATGACCGATTCTCAAAAACAATCTGCTTGTCAACAAAAAAGAAAGGCCGAAAAAAAAGATACTCAAACAGGTAAAGGTCAAAAACCTGTTATGACATCATACAAACCTAAAAAGAAAAAGACCAACGAATCGGTCTTAATATCTTTAATTAGAAAATCTTTAGGTTAATAAATACTTTTACTAACTCTAATACCTGGTCTAAGAGGTTCGTAAGCTCTTTCAGGTCTTGAGTATTGTCCTGTATTATATTCAGAATTTAATTCTCTCAATGCGTTTTTATATTCACCTGTTTCATCAGATAATATTCTATCAATAACATCTTGAACTAAGCCTCTATCAAGTCTTCCGTATTCTGGTTCTTCTGACATTTCTTTTAATACTTTTTTAATTTGCGTATCTAATTTTGACATGATTCTAATATTAACAATTTATTTTATTATAAATATTGTCAAGAGAATGATTAATTTGACTTTCTAATTCTTTTTCAATTTCCATTGCTCTATATTCCATTTCTCTACGGAACGCACTAACCAATTTATCCCATTGAGTTTTATTTAATTTAATAAAATAACTGTATGTATGATTAGTTACAGTAACTTGTCCACCATCCATTGTAACAAAAATACCTAATTTATCATTACGGATATATTTCTTATCTGATATGGGTGCGATTATGAGTTCAGAATCTTCCGAATGAATGAGTTTACGACATATGGTGGAACATTTCCTCACGTTAGACATATAGATGTCAAATTCGGTATCCTTTCGGTCTAATCTACGTAAGTATAGACGATATTTAATCCACAGTTTTTTTATTATAGTCATGTCATTTATGATTTGACTACAAATATACTACGATTTTTTAATAATCCAAAATAATTGATTAACAATATGCTCCTGAACAATGTTTTTTTCCATCAAGACCTTTGATTTTACCTTTACATACTTGAACAGCGTGACCATTTGAATAAGCGGAAGGGTAAACGTCATATTTTGATTTTGCAGATGCGACACCACGAGCACATAATTTAGTACCAGCCTTTTTACGACCTTCAGTCATTTGATATAATGCCAATGCTGTGCCAGGGTCTCCATTTACATCATCTACCATAGCTAAATCGTCGATAATATTGTCATCTTCCATTACCTCTTCAGAACTAAAATCATCACCTTCAATTTCGTTCATTATAAAATCAAAAACTTGGTCCATATTATTTTTAGATTCTGCAATGTGGTCTTGAGCCCAATCATGACCATTGTCTAAAATAGATTCTATCATTTTTTTATCCTTACCAAGGAGTATTTCACATTGGCGTTTCATTTGTTCTAAATTACTGAAGAACATATATCTTTGAGTTTCCTCTTTAAGTACTTTTTTAATTATGTTATTTAAATTTTTCATATTACGCAATCATATCATCTTCTTTTAGGTCATTACAGACTACATCTAAAAACACTTCAATATCGTGTTCAATACCTTCATAATCCTCAAATACATTATTTCCTTCAGTTGTATTTTCAAACATACAAGTTTGAAAATTACCTTCAGTATCACAGTAAATTTCACCATAGTAATCACTATCATCAACTGTTAGATATCCTGTATGTATTTTTTCATCTTCAGTATCTTCAGTTGACTCGTATCTAAATTTAAATGACGGCATACCTGGAAATTCAAAAGACCAAAAACCACCAGCTTTAGTCATAAAATCATCTTTAGATGATGGTTCATCTTCTATTGAAATACCTTTAGTGAATTTCCCAAGAATTTCTCTTTCTTTAGGAGTAATTGATTCCATACCTGACTGACTAATCTTATCTAAGATTGCGTCAATTTTATCTTCACCTGGTGTTAACGCTTCAGATAATACAAATTTTAATAACTTAATATATTCGTTTTCTTTTAATACTACTTTTTTCATTTCTTATTAACTATTTGGAATGTTAGTGTTTTTTTATAAGTATCTACTTCTCCTGATGTTAGTACTTTAATATCAACATTATATTCATTTGGTATTTTATCTTTTGTATCAAATATAAAATAGTATTCATTAGACGCTCTATTAATTTGAGTCCAGTCTTGAACTTGTACTTCAGTCGTTCCCTCGTTAACATATATTCTATAATATGCGGTAACAGGTGTTAGTACTTCATTTGAAGTGTATGCTTTTTTAATAACCACACCAACTTTTCTAACATCAGTATTGAGTATTTTTTCATCTTGTTTGATACCGTAAAAATCAAATCCAAATAACTCAGGGTCCCTACTTTGAATACCTAATGTAAAATAACCTTGATAAGGTAATACAGTTAAATCATTAACTACATCAGGTAATGAAATGCCGTTATAAACTAAATTAGACCAAGTATCCGTAAACATACATGGGGTTGTTACAGTTATCCCACTTGTTGTTATTTGATAAACACCTTGTGTTATTTGACAACCTGTGTATGTTCCAACAACATTACCCTGATTATTCTCAAGAGTAACAACAGGTAGATTATCTAAACTTGTTGGGACCCCTCCGATATAAGAATATAAATAAAGACGATTATTGTTATGAGAATAAAATGAATTTCTATTATCTAATATTAAATCATTATATGAAGTTTCTAAAAAAGGTTCGTAAAATGTTTGAGTGTGTCTTGTAAAGAATCCAACTGAATAATTTTCAGTTAACCCTGTTAAATTTTCTAACTGAGGTAAATAAGCAATTCCCCATCCTGTAAATCCTGATGTCGAACCTGTAAGATACTGATTAATTTCATTTGTCATGTCAAATTCAATATCCTCATTACCAAATTCAAAGTGTTGTGTATCAACGATGATTAAATCAGAATAATCAACATTACCTCCTGTTGTGTTATTGTATATTCCATTAGTACTCCAACCACTTAATGTTGTTCTTTGATACCAATTTGAAGGTCTTTGTGAATATGATTTATCTTGGGGTAATGTAATTGGTGTTAATAATCCATTAGATGTATTAAGTGTATTTTGAACATCGTAATAGTCGTATCCAACTCCCTCATCCCAACTTTGAGCCACCCCTGTACTACCTGAAGTTAATGGTATTCTAAATAAAATTAAATCAAATGAAGTGGCTCTTAATCTACCCTGAGATGTATATTCATTTGATAAACCTTCTTTATCAAATGAAGATGTATTTGTCATTCTCAAGGTATGTGTTATTCCTGAAAATCCAGTACATCCTGTAGATATTGTTTTGGTTTGAATTTTCCCTACAAGTTGTGAAAGGTCTAAATCAAATATGAATCTGCTAAATCCTGGTGAAGCAATTACATCTGATGATGAACCAAAATAAAGTTGTGTCCACGGAGACTTACCAGTGTTAGTAAAACTGTTGGATAATAACGTATTATTACGACTAAAATATGAACGATGAATTGACATTATCTTTTTTAGATAAATATCAATTTATTCGAATATTTTGATTAATAACTTTTTGGTCAAATAAATTGAATTCTTCTAAAACTTGTTGACTGGTTATTGGTGCGGTTTCAGTAGTTGTTTCATAAGGTGGGTAACGGTTATACAAGTGCTGGTGATTTAATAAAAATCTAACCATTAGTGATAATAATTTCTTTAAAGACTCACCCCTAACCATACCCTCAGTTGCCTCCATGTAGTTTGTTGAAAGTTTTGACTCACCAATGCCATAAACATCTTCATCATCAACAATTATACTTGGTTTGTCAGGTATCTGTGAAGTTCTTGAGATAAAAAATACTTTATCCGACCCTAATACAGCGTAAGACTGTTCAGTAATTTCTTTATTAAGACTGGTTATTTTTTGTAAAGAGGTTTTTAATAACTGTCCAAAATAATTCTTTTTGGATATTAAACCCGCACCAGGATTTTCTTTTCTAGATTGTGGAAATACTACTCTTGAGGATAATGCATTTATAGTTTTTCTTTGATTTGCATCCCCTTTATTTAATAAATTTTGGTTAGTAACACTTGGTCGGTAAAAAAATGGAAATCTATTATCTAAAATTTTTTGATAAACTCTTACTTTTTGTTCCTGCCCATCAACTATTGATGTATATTCAAAATCAATTTCACCCTTGTTTAACCCTTTAAGGATTGAATTCACAATAAACGACACTGTTTCTATTGTATATACATTAACAAATTCATGTATAAAGTAAGGGAAAAAAGAAGTATAGTCATCTAAAACGGTATCACTTCTAAAATTTGTAGTTGTTGTTTTGGAGTTTCTACCCGGTAAATTATATATGTTAATATTACCTGAATAAGGTCCATCTGTTCCCTCATTAAATCCGTAATCAATTTCATACTCAACTAATTTGACAATTTGTTGGTCAACAACTTCCTCTTTAATAATATTTTTTGGAGGATTTTTGGTTGTTTTAAATTCAAAATCAGAAAGTTGTAAAAAAGAACGATTTTTATTAACTACAGGACTTTCATTATTTTTAAATTCTTTAGTCTTTCTAGCTCTTAAAATAACTTCAGTATCCTTAAGAATAATATCTGACCTACCTTTTGAATAAAGTCCAACATCTTCAACTTCTGCCATAACACCTTTTGTTGAAGTGTTAAAATATCCATTACTATTTTTTAAAGGTTTACCCGCTTTAACATTAGGTAAATTACCTAATATACCTTTTGTTTGGTTACTATCTTCAGCTTTTAATGCGGTTATTGTTGAAATTGACGCTTTAATAAAAAATTGTTTTTTTCGGCCAGAATTATCAATCGAATTAAAATAAATTAATAATACACCATCATTAATTGCTGGTACGATATTAATATTCATTGGTAATAACGGAAAGAAAACAAAAGGGTCATCCTTTGTGAAATACAAATCTTCTCGGATATCGTCTTGATTAGGATTTAATAAAGAACCTTTTAAATCAGTTCTATCTTTGTATGACCCAATTATTTCTAAAAATTTCTCATGTTCCGGAACTACTCTAACCCTTTCTAATAAATTAGGGTCATCATTATCTTTTACCGTTCCAAAAAATAATGTTCTATTAAGATTTGGATTAAACGTTACTTCTTGACTCATATTCTTTTAATATTTGATTGTATAAAGATTCTGCTTTATCTAATTTTTTCGTTAATTTAATTACAATATCTTTTGTTTCATCAAAATCTTTTGATAAAAAATCCAAAACAATTATTAATTCTTTATTAGATTTATTCTTAAAATCAGATATAATTTCTTTTATTTTATTTTCCATTTTATATAGATTTTCCAACTATTCTAACAATTCCTGTTGGTTGACCTGTAGGTGAAATAGTTTCAGTATATGCAACTCCCTCAACTTTTCCATTTTTGGCCCTTTCATTAAATATCGCTTGGAAAGTAGCATAAGTTGCAACGGTTGCAATATCAGGTTCTCCATTTATACCTCTACCAACAGGTAATCCTAAACTCTGCATTTGTTCAATATACTCAATTAACTCTCTATCAGGGTTAGAGCCTGATAACGTTTGAGATAAAAAAAGAATTGGGGTTGGTATAAGTTCTTTTTTCTTTAATCGTTGTAACGACGCGATTCCACCAATAGAAAGTAAATTAAAAATGTAATCCAAGAGTGATTTACATTGTCTATAATCATTTATGGCGTTTAATCCCCCTTGAACTATTAATTTTGTTTGTTTGATAATATTTTCAACTAAGACGTATAGATATTTATTTTTATTTTTTATAATATCTAAAACAATATTTTCAGCCAATTTAATTAAATCCTTTCTTAACCTATTCATTAATTCTTCAATAAAAACCGCACCTACACGAGAAATTACGTTAATCATAAAAGACTTATTATTTCGAGCAAATGCCATGGCACCTGGAAATTCGTCAGTAACAGAATTTTCAACTGTAGAACCAAACTGAGATGCCGATAATAATAATGATTGAGCGACAACAAATTGAGGAAACAATACTTTTGGTGATAAAATTGAAGCGACTACACCTGAAATAAAATTTTTAATAATGTCTTCATTGAAAGATGCGTTAAAAATTTGAGGTAATTGTAAATTCCATCTTCTATCATTTGATAAATTAAAGAAAACTTCCTGTATAATCGTGTCAACGTTTGAACCATCGTCATTTGTTTCAGTAATAATATCTGATATATATTCAGTATTAGTTACTGGTAATATTATATTGTTACAATCAATAAACTCAACAACCCCTCTTCGTATTAAATCAATTTCATTATCTATTTGTGATAATTCTGAAGGTGTAAATTCAAATAAACTATTTGTAGTGTCATCATATTCAGGATACTTAGATGTTCCTCCGACATCAATTTCTTTATCATAGTCAAAACACATACCTAATATTCTTTGTAAAATAACATAGAATTTTTTTTGGTCATTTAAAGAAACAGGACCAGTACCGGCATTAACTGTAAAACTATTTAAAACTAAATCAACAATTTTAGTAATTGCGTTCTGAAAATCAAAGATTTTTAAACTTTTATAGTAATCAACTAAAAATGATGAAATTAAGTTAGGGGAATTTAATCTATCTAATAAAATAACTTTAAAGTAGTTACCTTGTTCAACACCATTAAATGTTTCATAACTTATGTTGAATAACGGTTGACCTGACGCTCCATTATACTGAAAAACTAAACCATTCCCTTGTATTACTTGATAGAAAAATCTATTTGTGCTTTTAGGCGGTGAATCGGTTTGACTTGTATACGGTTTCTTTTCATATATTGTTGCTCCAAGTTGACCATCAGGGTCAAGTTGTAGTTGTTTCCATATATCAATTTTAGATATTGGAATGTATATTTCTTGATTTGTTGGGTATGTTTCGTCTTGGGGACATCCCGAAGATTTTAAAATTTCTTCCTGAATAATTTGTTCAACTATTGAGGGTAATTTCTGTAAGGATTCTTTAAGAATTTTTATTAATTCATCTTGTGTTGAACCATCATTAGATGTTTTAATCATCTCTATTAGTTCATCAAATGATGTTGTAAATTTTTCTTTAAGTTCTCGGGCCTTTTCAGCACTATCCAAATTAATTTGAATATTATCCGCTTTTTTTTGAAAATTATTAGTGAACTTATCAATTCGATTATCATACTCAGTTTTTACCTCATTGAGTTTTTTAAAAGAATTAATTTTTCTTTTGGCATCATCATATGATTTACTAATGTCTATAGCCATTTTTTATATTGAGAAATTCTCGTTACTTGAATTTATATCTTTATCTAAAAGACCTTGTAAAATATCGTCATCCATAGATGAAATATCAAAACTTGATTCGTGACTTTGTTGTTTTTCCCATATACCTGACTGTAACTTTGAAAGAGTTAATTTCTTTTCAACACAGTCGTTTACAATTTTTTGTTGTTTTTCGATTACAGGGCCTATTAAAGTCATATCTTCAGGTTCTTTCATCATTCCAATCATTTTATTTTGAATTCTGATGGCGGTAGTCCTTTGCTCCACTAATTCATTATATATTTCTTGCATCAAAGCAAGAATAGAATCTTTAGTAAAATTAATTTGTTTCTTTTTAGGTTTTGTCATACTAATAAATAGATATTTAGTGGAAATTTACTCTTCCTTAACATCTATTAACGAAGAGTAAATTTTCTTGAATTTTTTAATTGAAGCTCTAATCTCTTTAGTTGACATATTTGTCATTTCACGAATAGATAATAAAATTACATTTTTATTAAATTTATTATTATCTGTTGCCGGAAATATCGTTTCGTAATTGTCTAAAATATCGATAAGTGCAAAACCTAATTTTAATTCATTATCATTTAATTCATCTTCTTCTATTGTTGTTTTAATATAATCTTTTAATATCGGAATTACATTATATTCTTGAATAGGTTCAATTTCTAAATAATAAATCATTTCAGGTCTATTTTCTAAATCACTTGAAATATCCTCATATGAAATTTTTCTATTTGTTTCTTTTTGGTCTTTTAATATTTGGCCCATAAGATAATTCTTACAAATAGTTCCAAAATATGAGTAAGCTTTCTTTTCTTTTGAAGGACTAAATTTTTCAATTTTTGTCATCAAAAAAGAATGTGTGTCGGTATGAATTTCAGTAAAATTCATATCTTTTCTATACAATTTATATCTTCTTATTATCGAAGATATCATCTTATCTAAAGGGAATCTTAAAAATTCATTATAAATTTTATTTTTTTCCTCAGAAGTAGATGCGGTTAGAAATAATCTAACAGCATTTTCCTCTCTTATATCAAAATAATTTTCTGTGGCCGGTTTTTTCTTCTTAGTTAAAGAATCTTGAACAGACGTTGCACTTAAAATCATTAAACATTTTCAGGTGTATATTTTATGTTTCTGTCTTGGCTAAAGAAATATTCTTTTTTTGCAGTATTAACCCAAAACTTAACTTCATTTTCTGTTAACACATTTTCGCCATTTTTATAATCCCAAAAAATAGAACCTTCTCTTAAATTCATATGTTTATAACCAATTCTTGGTATTGTCATGAATTTAACTGAGTTATAAGTCATTCTTAATAAAAACTCGTAAGCAAATGTTAGTTTAAACCCTGGTTTAAATCCTCCAAAATCTTCAACAATTTGTTTTTTAAATACCATACCTGAAGTTTGGAAATTTTGATAACTTAATAATGTTTCATTTGTTAATATTCCCATTTCTTGTGAGAAATTAGCAGCAAATGTCGCTTCGTTTGTAAATCCAGCAAATACTGATTTATTATCAACATCAACAACGATTGGCATAAATACATCTACATCAGTATAAATTTCTGAATATTTTCTAACATTTTTAAACCAAATTTTAGAAAACTCATCGTCAAATTCTAAAATACTATTCCATTCAGTTTTTGAGTTTTTAATACCTGTATTAACTTGTTCGCAAAAACTAAGCTCACCGTCAAATTTAATCTTATTAACTTTTAAATCACCAAAATCAAAATTGTTTAAATAATTAATTAAACTTTCTTCTTCAGAGTGAACAATTATAAGTTCGGTGGGTAATATATCTTGTATAGTTAATGACTCGATACTTTTTTTAAAAAACTCGTCAAAATCTCTAACTACTGAGGTTTTTAATGGTAATATAACACTTAATTCAAATTCTTTTTTCATATTATTGTTCAATTAATTGTAATTTATTTATTTCTTCTTGAAATCCTTGAGTTCGTTTACTGAAGTAATCTGAAAATAATTCAATAACGTTCTTTTCAAATTTTTGAAAATCTGAAAACTCAGATGAAGTATCTAATCCATTTTGATATAATTTTTCAGATATATTATCTTCTAACCAATTTTGGATAAATTCGGCAACGAAATCAACTAATTTAATTTCTTCTTGAATCCAAATACCATTTTCTTCATTTAACCATGAGGGAACCATCTTAGGTAATACACCTAAAACAGGAACATTAGATTTCATAGATTCCAATGGGAAAGTCCCAAAAGAACTTGTTTTATCAATCCAAACTGATAACATACAGTCCTTTAAAGTATTAGCAAATTCTTCTTCTGAAATTCCTCTCATGTCTCTAAATGTTACCCATCTAAATTGTGGATATTTTTGATAGAAAGTTTTAATCAGATTAATTGCCTCACGTTGTTCTCTTGAAGAGACTGCGATGATTGGTTTTGCCGGAAATTTAGATGTTGTAAATACAGGTGAAACAACAGGTTCTAATATATCAATTGAGAAGTTTCTCATAATATCCGAGATATATTTTTTCTGATTTTCAGAAGTTGTTATACATTTTGTAAATCCAAATTGACTCCATACTTGTCCTGGTTGTAAAGTTTCGAAAATATGGTCGTAAGCTTGTGATAAAACAACTTTAGTACAAGGTAAATTAGTTAATTGTGACATAATATACCCAAAAATTTCAGGAATAATAATGAAATCTTCAGGTGAAATCCCTAAATTTTGACCTTCAACAGACTGATGAGGTAAATTAGAATATTTATCACCTAACCATCCTGAAACACCAAAATAATCTGGTTTTTCATGTAACATAATCGGATTGTATCCGTTTTCTTTTAACGTTAATCCCATCTGGTAGATATATCTTACCGACGCATTAGCATTTCCCTTTGTGTCCTGAACAAAAAAATAAATCTTTGATTTTTTATTTTTAAGGTTTTCAATAGAACCTTCAATTTTTAAAACTCTTTCTTCCATATTTTAATATTTGTTTATTATTTTATTATTTAATAAAGTGTTGAATGCCAATTTAAATGGTATTGATAAATTTGATTTATGACCAAGTTTTTCATCAGTTTCTTCACTTTCTGATAGAACAACATCTACCATAATTTTTATTAGTTCATATTTTACAACACTAATATGTTGTTCACTATCTCCGCTAATACTCGCGTCATATGTAACACTGTCACTAATTAAATCTAAATCAATGTAATAGTGTTCATTAAGAATTGTCAGCATCTAATTTATTTTTTAAAATTAACTTTAGTTCTTCGATAGAATTAATTGATTCATTACAATTAATTTTTTCGTTATAAATTGTATTGAATTTAATACAATTATTATAATTAATAAGAATATTAGGGTTAGAAGTAACTATTAAATCAAAATCTCCTAAAACTTTGGACTTATTTGAATCATTATAGAATAAAATTGATTCTATTAAACATCCGAACTTTGATAGGAAAAATAAAGTTGCGGGTTTTGTTTTACCTATTTCATCTGAAATTATTACGATATCATTTTTATCTCTAAAATCTAAATAAAAGTCATTTAAATAGTTAAAACTTAACAATTCAGTTGAGGGTGAATGACCAAAAATCTCCATGGGAAATTCTTCGTATAAAAAACTAAAAAACTCTTCTTTTGATTGAAATGAAAAATGATTCATTAAATCTAAAGAATTAATTGGTTCATTAATTACATATTCAAACGGGTTTTCAGATTCAGAATTTTCTAAATTATTATCTATTAAAAATTTTTCGTAAGTGGTTTTAAACTTACCTATAGTATCTCTTAAAACTCCATTAATATCAATTCCTATCTTCATATCTTTTTAACATTTCAGTAATTAATGGATTTCTAACAACATCACCATCACCAAACTCATGAACACCAATTTCGGAAATATTTTTAAATTTTTCAATAGCATCCCATAACCCTGAATGTTTTTTATCTTTATATCTATCAGTTTGTTCTAAGTCACCTGATATGAAAAATTTACTATCAGTACCAATACGAGTTAATAATAATTTCATTTGTTTAGGAGTTGCGTTTTGAGCTTCTTCAAATATTAAAATAGAATTATCAATATTCATTCCTCTCATATACGCTAAAGCAAATACTTCAATAACCTCCATTTGTTTTAATTTCTCTCTTGCTTCTTTACCTATGATTTTATTCAATAAGTAATATGATGGGAAAATATACGGGTCTAATTTTTCTTCAACATTACCGGGTAATGAACCAAGTTTTTCTTCAGCCTCAACTGCTGGTCTAACTATAATAATCTTTTCGTAAGGTGATGTGTGGTCAGCTAATAAATCAACAGCCGCTTTCATTGCAATAAAACTTTTACCAACACCTGCCGGACCTGAACAAATTGTAATTTGATTTTTAACTAATTTATCGTAATACTCTCTTTGACTTTGAGTTAAGAATTTATCTTTACTCTTTTTAATCATAACACTAATTTGGTCTTTTTTAGACATTCTTGGTTTAGCTTCAGTGGAAATATACTGAGTGTCTTTGATAATTGTTTTTTTTCTTGTCATTATTTAATTTGTGTGTAACTTTTTTGAGAATAATTGCATTTCAATTATCTGAAATTCCAATTCAGGTATATCATATTTTATATCAAAAATTGTTGATAATGTTCTATCAACAATATATTCTGAATCAACTGGATTAATTTCAATATTTAAATTGTATGAATTTGACAACATTTTAACTAAATCATATTTTGAGACTTGAGTTGGTGAGATGAAATGTTTAGTTCCCTTCCAAAAATCTTTGTTATTTATAATTTTTTCTACTAATTTAGCCCATTCTAAACAAGTTATACCGTTCCAAAAATGATTCAGAAACCCATTAACTTTATTATTTTTTTGACTTTTAACCCATTCAACTAAAGACCTATGTTGATTAATTTCTTCCCCAATTATTGAAGTTCGAATTATTGTGCAATTTTTTGGTTCCCCAATAGCCTTAGACATACCATATACATCATCAACATCATATTTATCTTTTTCATTATATTTCCCTTTTTTACCTGAATATACACAATCTGTTGTTGGGTGAATCATGTCCCATTTATTTTTTTCGCAAATATTTGATAACATTCTTGGAAATACTGAGTTAACTAAAATAGCATTTAAATCCCCTAATTGGTCAACTCTTGGTTTAATAGTACCAATACAATTTATGATAACGTCTCCCTGATTTACACCACAATTAATTAAAATTTCTTCTAATGTTTTTTCTGTTTGTTGAGAGGCGTCAAGAACATCTCTATTAATTTCGTTAACATTAAATTTTTCGGATAAATAAGTGTAAACATATTTACCTAACATACCTTTTGAACCTAAAATATAAATTTTCATAATTTTTTTTATTTTTTTTATTTTTTTTATTTTTTTATCTAAAATCTTCTTCCCATATATTCCAATTATCGTGCGGTAATCTTATATCGTCACCTAAACTTTCTTCTAATGAAGTAGTTGAAAAGAAAATAACTGAAGTGTTATCTTCTAAATTTTTAAAACCATTATAATGGTTTGGTGGAATAAATAATACTTTTGGTTGTTTTGAACTTAAAATATATTTTGTAATTTCTTCAGTTTCCATGTCAACAATCCCAATAAGGGCGGTTCCACTCGAAACATAAACATATTTCCCTTCTTTTTTGTGACCATGCCACGCTCTTATAAAACCTTGCCTATGATTTTCAACTTGATAAAATCTTTTTATATTTTCAAAATTGAAGTCATTAACAAATCTAACCGAACCCCTGTCATCAACAGAGATACCACCATTCATTAATTTTTTTGTGTCCATAATAATTCTTTTTGATTTTTTTTATTTGTTAAAAACGCTCCATTGTGGTAAACTTTATCTTCAGGATTTTCAATTCTATTTTCTTCAAATAAAGTTACCATTCTTAATACCTCATCTTCAACGGTTGTAATTGGTTTATATTTAAAAACTTTTAAAGATTTTGAATTATCAACACGATAATTTCTAGCATCTTGAAAAGATATTTCAGTGTATGTTACTTTAGTATTAGGTACTATTTTAGCAACACGTTCACCTAGTTCTTTAATTATAACATTTTCTTTTGATAAAACAAAAATTCCGGGATACTTTTCTTTACATGCCTCTGTAATGTATCCTGCAATATCTTTAACCGCAATTATTGGTCTCCATTGTTCACCTCCATTAATAGTTATAGTACCTTCTTTTACCGCTTTCATAGTTAAAACATTAACAACTAAATCCATTCTAATTCTAGAATATGTGTCACCAAGACCAAAGACAGTTCCTAATCTGAAAATTGTCCCATTTTTATCTAAAATGTGTTTTTCGGCTTTAAGTTTTGTTGAAGCGTATGATGATAATGGATTTGTTTCACTTAATTCATCTAATATACCATCTTGAGCTCCGTAAACTGAACACGTAGACATAAAAATTAAATGTTTATCAGATGGAACAATATTACAAAAATTTTTGATAGAATTATAATTAATTTCTTCAGTTAAAAATGGGTCAACACTACAAGCCGGGTCACCAACTAGAGCCGCCATTAAAACTATAATATCAAAATCTTTAGATACTTCATAAAGTTTATTAGTATCTCTAATGTCTCCATAAATAAAAGAAACATCTTTTAAATATCTATTTTCATATAATAAATTATCGTAAATAGTTATATCAAACCCTTCTCTAATAAGATAATCTGATGTTAATCCTCCGATGTAACCGGCACCACCGACTAATAAAACTTTTTCTTTCATTATTTTATAAATTTATATTTTTTTACTTTTAAAAAACAGGTATTGTTTCAGCTTTACATCCTCCAAACCACCATATACATTCTGAAAATGTACTGAGACGATTGCAAACCAACATATCACATTTTGAGGCTATTAACATACTGGCTGCGGAATATTGCATTTGAGTAACATTATTTGGTTTAGTATAAGTTATTACATTATAGTCTTTTAAGTATTCTAAATATTCAGGTAAAACACTGTCGTTATCTGAAGTAAGAAAAATAGTTTTTACTTTTGGTAAAAATTCATTAATTGCATTTTTATAAGTTTCAAAATTATAATCTCTAATAACACCGTCTCGAATACTTGTACAGTTTGGAGGGTCAAATTGATGAGTCCAAGTTCTTATTTGTATGGTAAGTAATGGGTATTCAAAATCTTTTGATACTCTCTCAACTTCAGATAATACTTCAGGTCTCCATTTAATTTTACCAATTCCTTTTTGTATTCTATTAAATACTGTATTACATATTAAATTTCTATTAAAAAACCAATCAATTGAATGTGTCGAAAATAAATATGATAAATTTTTGTTGACGATATTTGGATGGTCTCCTAATGATTTCGCATCATTTATTAAATCCGGTTGTTCATTTTCTTCTGATTTTAAAATAAGAAATCTTGCAGAAATAAACGATTGACCAAATTCATGAGAACCATGACAAATTAAACTATCGTCTAAAATTTCTTGATAATCAGCATCAAAATGAGCATCAAATCTAGGTAAAAGATTAGTTTCACCTATACTTAAAGCTGTAACAAAAGATTTTAAAACATTACATAAACCAGATTTTATTTCTACTGTAAATTTCATATATATTTTATTTAACAAATTCATTAATTAAATTAATCCATTTTTCACGACAACGCTCTAATGTGTATTCTTTTGAATAATATTCACGTGGTGTAAATAATTGACGATTATTTGTAACATATCTTATTGTTTCAGGAAAATCTTCGTCATTAGCAACTAATCCCCATGTTTCATCATCTTTTCTATCTAAATAACACCCCATAGGTCTTGCGACCATTGGTATATTACACGCACCTATTTCTATCCCAGCAAAATGACCTTCTTCATTTCCCGATGTACAAATACCACATACTGATGAATTAATTAAAAGTCTAACTGTAGTTGTGTCAACTCTATTAAATATTTTTACCCTATCTTTACTATGAGAAGGAATAATATCAATTGTTGTATTATCTTTCATTACTAAACAAAAATTAAAATCAGGCATTTGCTCAATTAGATTTAAAACTCTATGAAATCCTTTTTTTTCATTAGAAGAATCACCTATAAAAATAATTGAATTAGGTAAAACATCAGGATGTTTTTCAGGGATGGGTTTAAAAAAATCAAAATCAGAAGATTGTTCAATTATCCTTACGTTTTTTGGATTAATTCTTTCTTTGTATATATTATACGTTTCTTTTGATGCAAATACCACACATGTACATGAATTTATGACTTCAGTCTGCATTGGATTGTTCATAGTATCTTGTATTAAACAAAATGTTGGAACATCAATATTAAGTTTACGAAAATAACTACCGTTTCTAATTATATAATCTGGGCGATTCTCAATTGATTCTATTCTATCTGCTAATATAGAATAATCTGTATATCCATCGCATTTATCTTGAAGATTGGGAAACCAATCTAATAAGTCATGCCAAAATGTTCTTGTATTAGGAATACAAGTCAATCTATCATTAACTAACCACCCAATTTTGTTTTTCATAATATATTTTATTTTTTATTTTTTATTTTTTATAAATGTCTAACCAATAATTTATCATTTCGTCCATCATCGTTTCAAAAGTATATTCAGGTTTCCATCCTAAAGACCTAATTTTACTTGAGTCTCCTTTAAGATATGGTAATTCTTCAGGTCTTAAAAACTTATCATTTTGAACAACGTAGTTTTTATAATTTAAATTTAATTTACTAAAAACATATTCACACATATCTCTAACTGACCTAGATTCTCCAGTGGCAACAACTAAATCGACTGGATTATCTTGTTGTAATATTAAATGCATTGCTTTTACATAGTCTTTTGAATGTCCCCAGTCTCTGTAAGAATCCATGTTACCAAGTTCTAATTTATCAGATAAACCTAAACTTATCATCACCGCGGCTTTAACTACTTTATTGGTAACAAAATTAGAACCTCTACGAGGAGATTCATGATTGAATAAAATACCATTGTTGGCATGTAAATTATACGCATTTCTATAATTTCGAACAATGTTATACCCAAATACTTTACTACACCCATATGGTGAAACTGGATTCATATGAGTTGTTTCTCTTTGATATCCATCAGGGTCTACCGAACTTCCAAACATTTCCGAACTACTCGCTTGATAAAATTTTGATTTAGGACAAATTCTACGATAAGCGTCTAAAATATTTAAAACACCTAAAGAATTAACTTGTGATGTAAATTGTGGGATATCATAACTAATACGTACATGACTTTGAGCTGCTAAATTGTATATCTCATCAGGTTGTATTTCATTTAATAATCTTTCAATATTAGATTGGTCTAATAAGTCACCATAATATATATTTATTTTGTCTCGAATTTCGTCAAGTCTACTTTGTTGATGTTCAGGTGTGGAATTTCTTCGTATAATACCATGAACTTCATATCCTAATGATAAAAGATATTCTGCTAGATATGACCCATCTTGGCCACTCACACCGGTTATAAATGCACGTTTAATCATATTTTATTTTTAACTTTTAAAAAAATTCATTTTAGTCAAATCTGGCCAATCCTCATATTTCCATTTTTTAGGATTTGTATTAATAGCGTTAGATAATTTATCTAATCCTAATTTGGCAGTCTCAGGAGTCATATAGTAATGGTAACCCATAGTATCAATATTTTGTTCTCTCCATGGAATATTGGGTAGTCTGCCGTCATAACTCATTTTTTTTAACTGAATAGCATCTTGTTCGTTGTCCAAAAGAATCATACCACCTCTACCTAAACTTAAATGTTTTTGAAATTGAAAACTTAAACACATATATGTGTTTGGAATATAACTGTCTTTTTTCCACAATACTGCAGCGTCAATTATTCTTTTTTCTTCGTAATTTAAAGTGTAATAATCTTCCCATTTTTCATCTCTCCAATTTAATCCAATTCCCAATTTTTTAGACAACATGGGTATGGATAAATAAGTTCGTAATGGGACATTAATTTTAGTAGTATTTGTTAGTCTTAAACATAACTCGATACCATGGGTACAACTATCTACAGCAACTGCATAAGGGGCATTGTAAAATTGTGATATTTTTTTTTCAAATTCCGTCACAGTATCCATATTCACTTGTTCCATAAGATTAGTAATCATATCCTAATTTTTTTGCATTGTAAAGTATTCTTGTACTATCTATTTTTTTAACTAAAATTGCTGGATTTCCTTTATATACCCCCCATTCTTCAGTATCACCCATTAATAAACTACCTGCAGATAATAGAACACCCCGTCTTAATCTTGAGCCGGGTAATACAATAGAATTTGTTCCGATATTAGAAAATTCTTCCATAAAAACAGGTTTAATTATTTGAGTACCTTTTAATTCTTCAGGTATCATTGCTCCAAATAATCCACTATCATCAAATCTATCTGAACCACATACAATTCTAGCTCCGGCCATTATGTTATTAAACCCTTTAGCCGTAAAATCTGAGTTTTTACCACCTATAATTGTCACATAAGGACTAATATGTGTATAATCACTAATATATAATTTTGTGGTACAATAAAATCCTTTATCTATTGCAACATGATTACCTATAACACAATTATTTTTTTCTTTTATTATTATATCTAAATCTAAAACAACATCATTACCTATTTTCATCAAATAAAAGTTTTATCAATTGTTTGACCAAAATACGGCCCTGTTTTATATTCATATACAATAGTATCGTCTTCTAAAATCAAATAATTATGACCACCATTAAATGTAAAACTAATATCACCTGCGGATAATATAGGTTCTGCAATCACATTATCATCAATGTCATAGAAAATACATTTTACCTTTCCTTTTATAACACACCAACTTTCTTGAGGTATATAATTTTCGTCATGTCTTGGGATTATGTTATGTTTGTGAGGTTTAAATGTGTGTCCTTTAGATAATTTTAAACTGGCACACTGAAGATAGTTTTTATCAGTACTTAAATCGGTTCTTTTGGAAATAACATCAGATAATCTCACAACTTGATGAAGGAGTTCTCCATTAATTTTAGAATATATTTTTTCCATATTATTTTTTTAATTTTAACATTTTAATCATCTTTTTCACCTTCTTGTATGTGGTATACTAATGAATCAAAAACAGTTACGTGTTTCATACCATAGTTTGATTCAAGTTTTCTAAAGTACCAGTCATCTCCACTTTGTACGACCCAACCGTTTAATGTTCCAATTCCGTCAGGGTAAATATTACCTTCAGGGTACTTACCACTCTCTAAAAATCTTGTTTTTTCAAGTATACATGGCATATATAATCCACCTGAATAAATTTTATCTTCTCTTATTGTTGTATTTACCTTTTCCCAAAGTTCGAAATCAATATTATTTGGGTGTTTTCCACAATTAATACTTAATCCATATGTTCCACTTCCCATTTTTCCGCTTTCAACTAATCTAGATGTCGGAATATTAATTCCATCATGATGTTTTAATAAATTTTCTAACCAACCATCACTAAAAACCATATCAGAATTGACGAAACATATATTGTCATATTCACTGGTTTCACCCGCAAAATTCCAACATCGATATACTCGATTTAAATAATAATCATTAGGTTTTGTGTCATTATAAATTGTATATGGAATATCTAAAGTTTTTAATTTATCTAAAATTTCTTGTGTTGCGTCATTCGCTACAATTCTCAAACTAACATCCCACCCATTAACCTTACATTTGTTACTTTTTAATTCATTATAAATTAATTCTAAATAGTCAATTGATTTAAAAATTAATGAAATTATTTCAACGTTTTTTTTCATGTATTTATTTTTTGTATAAAAAATCAGGATATAATTCTAAAAATTTATCCATAGATTTTGGTTTATCTTTTGTTATATCAACAATTTCTTTTTTAGCATAATCATCGGTACGATTCCATAAGTCAGTTTGATTTTTCATTTTACTTTCTATTTCAGAAGGATTACCAACATTATCAATTATCAAAGATGATTCTGCAATATTTTCAACTTTATATCTAATTCTCTCAGGCCCTCCCATAAAACTATAATGCCATCCTCCGTGAAATTTACTATTATAACCATGTCTTGCGGTATTTCTTAATTGTTGTGGTGACTGAAAAGTTCCGTAATTTGCCATTATTGGTCCATCCCATAAACAATTTTGTTTACAATTTACATAATAATAATACAAATTTTGTTTAAAAGTTACCCACTCATTATTATCAATATTATTAACAATTAAATCAGTATTTGGAATTTCATCTAAATCTGAAACAATTATTTTATCACCTATTGACGCATGGTCAACTAAACCTCTCATTATACAATTTCTTTGGTAATTTTCAGGCACCCATATATTATCTGAAGAATATACCGGTAAATCCTCAACTTTAACATGTATTATTTTATCAAGATATTCTTTAAAAAGTTCTTTATTTTTTTCAAAAATAAATTCTTTAGGATTTCCGGTATGTGTTTTATTAGATTCAACTATTACAAAATAATCTACAACAGGATTTAACTCCATTAATCGTAGGTGTAATAATTCTATTTCATTAAAAAATTTAAAACAATCAAATATTTTTTTAGACATTATTTATAGAGTATTTATTTTCAATTTTAGTAACATAATTAAATAAGTAATTATTTTTATTCCACATTTCCCAAAATTTATTATCCATATTTACTCGATTTGTTACTGTCGCATTTTTATCATTTCCGTAATGCCATAAATGAAGTGCTACAAAATCATCAATGAACCTAACATTTAATTTAATACGAATTCTATGTATAAATTCATCATCATCAAACGCCACTCCAGATGCAAATCTTTCGTCAAATCCTCCTAATTCTTTTAAATCTTTTTTAGTTATTGCGGTACAAAAATGATAAGATTTTGGTCGATATAATGAATGATTATACCATCCTTCATCACCATCATTAACTACTGATATTTTTCTATACGTTGAGGGGTTAATAAATGATTTAAAATCATTCAGTTGTAACACTGCTGATGTTTGAATTTCACTTAAAGAATAACAAGCAAATGATAAATAATCATTATCAATCAAATTCTTGTTTACAAAATTTAAAATATCATCTGAATGTAAACATTCAGGATTTTGTATAATAATTTTATCACCTAACGCTTGATTAAATCCGATGTTAAAGGGAACACATGGATTTACATACCATTTATCTTTTTTTTCTAATCTAATAATTTTTAAAAAAGGAAATTCGTTTACCAAATCTTCTAATCTTTCATCTTCGTGACTACAGTCATCAACTGCAATAACTTCAAAATCAGTAAAACTACTTTTTTTAAAACTTTCTAATGTTTTAATAAATATTTTTTTTCGATTGTGATATGCGGTAACGATAGAAATCATAATTTTTCTTTTAATATTTCAATAATTTTGTCTGATGTTTTACCATCTCCTAACCAATCTGTGTTTGAGTTATAATTTGATAGATAATTAAATGAATCAATCCACGAAACATCTAATTCATTTACATTAATCATATATGAACATCCATACTCAACCGATTCAGGCCTTTCAGTAAAATCTCTCGGTACAATAACTGGAGTGTTAAATAAACAAGGTTCTTCTTGAGCTGTGCCTGAATCTGAAATTATAAATTTAGAATGATACATTTCATTTATATAATTTTTAAAAGATAATAAATTAATTACTTTAATATTTTCTAAATCTAAATTAAATTCGGAAATTTTATCAATAGTTCTTTTAAATGATAACATTTCAATAGGTATCCCAAATCTTTGGGAACAAATATTAGCGTAGTTTAATATGTTTTTTAAACGTTCCTTACTATTAAAATTTTCAGGTCTATGAATATCTAAAATTATTTTATTATTTTTTTTAGATTTATTTAATTCTATTTTATTTGCAACCTCTTTAATTGTATTTCCTACAACATAAATTGATTTTGGATTAATTGATTCTCTAATCAATTTTTCTTTGTAATTATCATGATAAACAAATAAAAGGTCACTACAATGGTCACAAACAATTCTATTAATTTCTTCAAGCATTCTTTTATCGCCCGACCTCATACCCGCCTCAATGTGAGCAATTTTATACCCCTCTTTTTTAAGAGGTACGGATGCTAATGCTGAATTTGAATCACCTAAAAAAATTATTAAATCAGGATTTATATTTTCGTTACGAATTAAGTCAATTATTTTGACAGATAAGTCTGCCTGTTGATGAAAATGTTCTTTTCCATTTGAACCAATCTCTAAATTAAAATCAGGTTTACGTATTGATAACTCATCAAAAAATACATCTGACAACATTTTATCATAATGTTGTCCAGTATGTACTAATATATGATTAAAATTATTATCTAATTTTTTAAAAATTTCAGACATTCTGATGAAGTCAGGTCTAATACCAGTAATAGTTATAATTGTTTTTTTCATTTGTTTAAAATATCAAGATATGTTTGTCTTATTGTTTTGGAGACATTTGACGATTTAAATTTATTAATATCGTCAGGAATATTAAATAATTCTTTATTAATAATGTTTCCTGTATTATCTACATTATATATCCATCCTGGTTTACCACACATCCACCCCTCAATAGTTGTCCTACCTAAAAGTATTCCGGCAGTTTCAAAACATTTATGAATATATTTGTCCACATCTAATGTGGGCCCGTGAAATTTAACATGAGAATTTTTAGTTATTTCTGAAAGAAAATTTGATTTGTTTTCACCAACTAACCATAATTCTTTATTGTTTTCTTTAGTGTGGTCAACTAAATCTCTTATAGTTTTTTCTCGTAAATAATCGATTGAACCAACAAATAAAACGTAATTTTCAGAATTTAAATTTTTATTAAAAAATTTAGTTTCATCTATCGGATTATAGATAACATCAACCATGTTATCAGGTATATTAAAATTAGAAATAATGTGTTCTTTAATCTCAGGTCTAATTGCAATGTATTTTTTAATTGATTGATGAACAACTGGATTTTCTAATTCAATAACCTCAGAATGTATTGTGGATATTTTATTAACATTTGGATATAACATATTCATTATATCAACAATAGGTTTATGTTGACAATGAATGATATCGAAATGTGTCTCTGAAATTTTATAATAATTGTTTGGCATTGATGGTTTAGGACCTTCTGGTGTCATTACAATCCATTTACCATCACCTAATTTATATCCCGGTGTTTCTTTTATATTTTTAACTTTAATCCCTAATTTAGTTGCCATTAACACTAATGGACCATTAGTTTCGGACGCAACAATTGTAACGTCACAGTTTTGTTTTACCAAATTTTTTGCAAGTTCAAAAACATACATTTCAGAACCTGTAAATTTCTGAAAAAATAAACATGATATTAACACGTTTAACCTACTATCTTCGGTAAACTTTATTTTTTTAGGTAAAAATTCTGAATATTTCTCAACAAATAAATTTCTATTTTCCTCCCACTTTTCATTCGTCATTCCAATAGATTTATGTGTTAATCTGATATTAGTTAGAACACCAATTTTAACATTCTCTAAGAAATTTTTAAAACAAAAATTAACATCATACATGTGAAACCCACTAACCGTCTCATCAAAATTAAATTTAATCTTTTGTTTGTTAATTGCTATAAAAACACCGTCAACAACAACTACTTCTTTAATATTATTTCCTAATGAATCAGAATATTTTGATTCCCATTTTTTACCCTCAGATTCATGATTTACTATACCATACATCTTTGACCTATCTTCCCACCACATTCCACTTATTGGCATTTCTGTTGTACCTGCCATACCAAATATTCCGTAATCAGGATTTTTATCAAATTGTTTAACTAATTTTGATGCCCAATTATTTGTGTCAAAATAGATGTCGTCATGACATAATACAATTATATCAAATTTGGATTCAGATATAATTTCGTTATAAACCTCAGAAAGATTTTTTTCACCATTATTGACTTTTTCAATAATTTGAACTTTGGGGTGACCCGAAGATTTTTTTAAATACTCTTGAAATTCTGAGTTAGAATTTCGTGTGCTATATCCTATTGTTATCATATTCCAGTACTACCAAATCCGTTTTCACCACGGTCTTTATCATTTATTTGATTAACCTCAACTAAATTAACCCATCGTCCTGTAACACATCTTGCGACAACTGCTTGGGCTACTTTCATTCCCTTTTCAATTTTAAACTCTGACTGATTTGTATTAAAAATAATAACTTTAATCTCTCCTGTATATCCTTCATCTACGGTACCAGGTGAATTTAAAACCATTAAACCTTGATTAATGGCTAAACCACTTTTTGACCTAACTTGAACTTCAAAATCTTGAGGTAAATCAAAATATATACCTGTTGGAATTAAGGCTCTACCAAACGGAGGTATAATAATTTCTTCATTTGAATATAAATCAAATCCACTATCAGATGGGTAATTGTATTTTAATTTTTTATTATTATTTGATTTATATTTTATAGTGATTTTACCATCAAATATTTTTTCAAAATCACCTTCAATTTCACCTATATCTAAATTTAAATTTTTTTCACCTTCATTATCTATTTCTTTTAACATTTTTGAAAGTTCATCTAATTTTATATTAAATTGTTCTTGATTCATAAATTTGTTAATTTAATTAAAACTTTTATTAATACCTCAACATCTTTTTCACAATAATCTTGTATCTCTTGGTATTTGTTTTCATTCCAAAATGCGTTATGGACTTTATTACCTGTTACCTCCATATTTTTAGGACTTTCAATACCAAGAGATACACACATTAATTCTAATGAACTGATAGCTCCAAATTGTCCGTATTGCCAAATTTCTTTTGTGTCAATCGCTTTAATTTCCCACGGTTTAGTATCGTAAGACGGTAAGATAGATGATGGTAAAATACCATTTATTAACATTCTTTTTGCCAATACAGGAATATCAAAATTCTTAAGGTTATGTCCGCAAAGAATAAAACCTAATTTGTCAACACGATTTAATAGTGTGTTAGCGTCTTTAAGTAATACTTTTTCGTCTGAGTTAAAGAAACTTTGTTTTTTAATATCACCCTTTGGGTCAACAAATCCTACTGAAACACAAACAATTTTAGAAAATTCAGGAACTAATGCCGCACGGTTAACAAAAATTTCGTCCAAACTTAATTCACTATCTTCAGGAAACCTTTTTTTAAACCAATCTAAATAATTAATAAATTGAAAATGAAGTTCAGGATAATCCTTTTTGAAATTTTCATAATTACTTGAAACTCCTACAGTTTCAATGTCAATAAATAAGATTTTGTGTAATGGATGCTTTATCATACGATTGATTTATAAAATTCTGCTCTTGTTTTTGTTACGACATCTAAACTATAGTGTTTAGAAACATGTTCATATAGTCTTTCACCCATATCAATTCTCATATTTGGATTTTGGACTAATTTCTTAACATATTTTGCCCAATCACTGTGATTTCTTGCGTCATCGACTAGTAATGCGTTCCCATCAGTAAACTCACCATTCTTCATTGCGTGTTTTAAGTCAATTGTATAAGGTCCGTAATTAGTTGCAATTAACGCTTTCTTATAAAAACCTGCTTCAATAACTTTAAGTTGTGATTTTACTTTGTTAAACATATGTTGTTTAATTGGTGCCAAAGATATATCAAATTTAGAGTAACTACGGGCGTAAGATGTTACGGGTTTTGTCCAAACTCTTCTATAAGGTTGGTTTTCCTCATTTTCATATGGTGTTTGAACAAATAATTCTAAATGGTTTTTATATTCAGGTGTAACGATTGAATAATTATTTGTAAATATTTTTTCGTAATCATACCATACGGTTTCGTGTGGTTTAATTGGTCTTCTTGTTTGTTCACCTGTCTGTTGGTTAATTTCTGTCATCATACCGCGAGTATCAAAACCACAAACAACAAACTGTAAATTTTTCTGAATATCAGAAAGTTTAGATACCATACCATCAAGTAACATCAAATCATGTAGGTGTGAAGAACCTCCTAACCACCCAACTCTTACCAAGTCAGATTCTTCAGTCGGTTCATTAAATTGAGCCTCTTTATGGTCAATTGCGTTAGGAAAAATTACAACATTTTTATTATGTTTTTTTATTTCATCAGCAAATAACTCAGTTGTTGTAGTTACATATTTTGCTACTTTTAAATTCGCAACAATTTTTTCGTGTATTTTTTCTTGAACGATTAGTTGATGAAGTGGGTGTTCTTTACCAGGTAACCAATAGTCATCTAAATCACATACTGTAATAATACCTAAAGCGTTAAGAATTGGAACTATTTGTACTGACTTATCCATATCTTGACCAAGAGAACGATGGTAATGTATAATTTGGTAGTTTTTAAAATAATTTAAATTAGTTAAATCAGGATTGAATTCAATATCAATGTGAAAATCGTCTCCATATAGAGTTTGTAAATGTGTATGTGGAGTTATTGACCTAAATCTACCGACACCAGTAGTATCAGACGGGACTACTAAAACTTTTATCTTTTCTTTCATAAGTTAAATGATAATCAAAAATAAAAGATATTTCAACAATAATAAAAAAAAAGTCCCATAAGGGACTTCTATAATTTTTTAGGTTTTTTTATTGGAGTTTTTTAACTTTAGATATTTTACCTTCAAATATATGTTTACCAACTTTGATTGTCATAATTTCATTAGATTTTTGAGTTGATTCAACCATTAATCCATTTTCAGTTAATACCTCCTCAACAGTTTCTCTAACAATTTTTCTTATGTCATTAGCACTTAATCCAATACCACTATTTGAAGGTTGATGTTGAGGTTGTGGTTTGTTTTCTACAACAGTTTCTTTACGGGTGCCCATTAATCTTGACGCCTTTTCAATAATATCATCTGATATTGTTGCTTGATATTGTTGAGCTTGTTGAATTGGGTGTTCCATCATTAACCTTTTAATTGCGTCAGGTAATTTAGAATTTTTTATTCTATCTTCAGTTATTACTGCCGTAGATGCTTTTGGTGTTTGAGGAGATGAAGACAAATACTCTTCAGGTATGTTATAAGTTGACGGGATTGGAGTCTCATCATATTCTCTAACTAATTGTTGTTGATTTGATTTTTTAGGTGTTACACCTCTATCCATATCATTATGTCTATCCATTATCTGTTTAGACACCATTAATTTCTGCATTAAATCATTCATTTTCTAATTCAAATTTTGTACAAACTTTTAATCCTACCATTCCTTTATCATCAGGATTATAATTTGGTCTGATTACGTCAAATTTATCTCTAGGGTCTACTGAAAAGTTACCTATTCTATCAATCCTAAATAATCTCCACCCCGGTAATGGTTGGTCACCAATTTGTGCGGTGTGAGACGCTCCTTCTCTTTCCCATGCTCTTATTACTTTATTTCCTCTTTTTGAGGTTCCGTAACAAAAAGGTTCAATTACACGAAGTCCTTTACCCCCATTATCTTTACCATTGTAGTAAATTGTAACCAAATTTCTATTTTTAATAGCATTGGTTATTTCATCGCTACTAGCTTCAAAAATAAGTTGTTTTATTACGTTGTAAAGCTTCATTCTGCAGATGGAAACTGATATGGTTTACTTGAGTTAAATTTATTAATTTTAATATCGTCTTTTCTTTCGATTTGGTCTTGTCTTGAACCTCCATTTGCGACATCTAAGAAAATACCTGTTCCTTTTCCTTTATCATCCCCATCAGCAATTGCGTCAGGATTTGTAACCCCATATTCATTTTTTTCGGGTTTGTAGTCATTTCTAACTATTAAATCTTTTCTAATTTTATCAGCAATTGTTGATAAATTATTTGATGGTTGTTCTAAATTTATTGGGTCTTTTGATGCCATAATTTTATAATTTTTTCATTATTTCGTTTATTCTTTTTAAACTATCAACCACTTCTTGGTCATAGTTTTCGTATAATTTTGAATGTGGTTTATTCGTTATATTTCTTGGGTCACTCTTTTGGTGAGCAGATAAAAATTGGTTTTGCATACCTGAATCGCTAGCATCTCTTTTTTGTCTATGAACACTTCCTCTATCTGAACCTAAATTTTGTGTGATAAAAGATTTTAAAGTACTCAAATTTTTATCACCAAATTTACCATTATCAATATCGTGAAGTATTTTTTTCATATTTTGATATGTTAAATAACCATTTGTAAAAATATTATGAATAGTTCTTTCATCTTTAAAATTTTCTAAAGACGTTAATACGTTGTGTGGGACTTGGTATTGGTTCCCGTACATTTCACTATTCATTTCTTCAGTATTTTTACCAAGTCATTTATTTCAATACCTTCTTTATCTGCTAATTTTTTAATATTTTCTAAATTTTTTGTCAAAATTTTACTTAAACCTGTTTTTTTTGAGATATCTTTATCTGAAGATTTTTTTTTCATAACAATATCTTCCACCATCTTTCTCATCATTTCTTTTTTTTCTTCTTCTAAATTTTCTTTTTCGGAAATTGTCATTCTATCAATAAAACCTTTTTGTTTTCTAATTTTTTTAGGAACCATCTCTAATTTTCTTCTATGTTTTTTAACATCAGGTTCTTTACCTTGTTGTCTTGTTCTATCTGCTGCTTCATCTTTATCTAATCCTAATTCTTTAACAAATGTTTTAAAAGTTTCAGGACCGTTTTTGTCTTTTGTTTCTTCATATCCGAATGCATCTGAAAAATCTGTTTCATTAATTACCTCGTCAGTCTCTTCTTCACCCTCACCCCAATACACACGATATCCACGAGTAATAGGGTTGTTTGTTTGTCTTGTAGCAACGACCTCTTGGTCCATTGTACCCTTTGGTGAAAGGTATGGGTTATGTATTTGAATTTTTGAACTTAAAAAAGAACCGTCATAGTCAACTAATTCTCCAAGCTCGTCTTTCTTTTTTGTTAGAGTTTTTTTAACGTCAGAATTATTTTTTAATTTTTTTTCTTTTTGAATCTTTGAAATTGTTTTTTCAACCTCTCTTCTATTTTTTTTATCAAATTTTACAATCTCATCTTTCTTTCTAGCTTCACTTAAAGTGTTGCTGACACTAAAATAAACGGAAATAGTATCTTTACCCTCTTTGATATAGAAGTAATAAGGTGACAAAAAATATTCTTTATTAAATTCCATTTGGTATTTTACATATAAATACTTTGATTTAACTATTTATCAATAGAATGGCTCAACAGAATATAAATCAGTTCAATTTTAAAAAGTGGTATGTTAAACCTGTCCCAAAAATTTTTGACATTTGTTTAGCATCAGATGAAAAAGATTATAACGAAGAAGTTGTATTTTCAACTAATCTTATTGGTTATAATGATGGTAATAGATTACCTATTTATTTTGATTTAAACAATCCTTTATCATCACAAGAACTAACAATTAATTATGGTGATTTTTTATCAGGTAATACTTTAGTTTCATTAAATTACTACAATCCACTAAATGAAGATTTAAATTGTTTAACGGCTTCTACATTATGTGATATTGGGTTAACAGGTATAGATAACGGTTTAGTTCCGCAGATGACTGGTGAAACAATCAATTATACGATGGGGCTATTTACCGGGTCGAGTAAGTGGGATAGATATCATTTTGATAGAAGAACAAAACTATTTCAAGTAACGGGTTATACAAATCCTCCAAACGAAAGATTTTCAGGGAATACAAAACAAACTTTGTATAATATGGTTTCAGAATCAGGTTATACTATAACATATTACAATCAATTATATGGTGGTTTTTACCAAGGGTTCTTTAGTTTGTTTGGGTATGATTACGAAACATTCCCAAATAGAACAAACGAAGGGTGGACTGTTGAGATGTTGATTAGACCAAGATATGTTGATGAATTTTATCCAACCAACACTCAAACAACTTTAAATTTAACATATCCTGAAAATGAAAATACTTTTTTTTATTTTGGGGCAAGAGCTGAAAATAAATTTTATCATCATGCCTCAGGTTCACCATCTTCAGATAGTGGATATACAAGAGTTACAAGTGTTTTAAGCGGATGTTTAGAAACTTGTGCATGTTCAAACACAGGTGTTACTAATTCAAGGTGTGTTGAAGTATATGAACCTTTAGTTTATAAAGCTCAGCATAATACCGATTGTAACTGTGGGTGTAACGCAACCACACAAGTTCCAAATAGTGATAAAGACCCGTTATATGACTCAATGTCAAACTCGTTTTCTTTAAGATTGTCTGGTGACCCAAAAAACCCAAAAGTTTGTGTTAAAGTATTAACATTTACAGGAGGTTGTGTTACAACGGGGACATGTCCAACAACGGGAATTACATATCAAACAGGTTATACTATTACAGAATATTGTTCATCAAATCAAATTTTTGATTATTGTGAAGATTTAAATTCTGATTATACAACAAAAGAACATTGGATTTTAGTTGATTGTGTGTGGGAAAGAAGTACTTACTTTGATACTTGTGATTTATATTACAGGGGTGGATTAGGATTGATTAGTGATACAGAGTATGTTGATAGTTTATCAAATAATAGTATATTACTTATTCAACCACCTATTACTCATGAGGGTTCGGCACCTGCTGAAGAGGTTGAAATTGTTAACCTAAATGAAAGATGGTTAATTGAGAGAGAAGATAGATTAGGTGTTTTAAAAATTTATATTAACGGAAGATTATTTTATGTCATTAATGGATTTGAAGAAGTAATTCCAAGAGCTCTAAACACAGAAAAAGAAAAACAATTAGGTGTTCCGTTTAATATATCTTGGGGTGGCGGCACACAAGGGTTAAGGGAAAGTTTAACCTTTACAGGATGTCCAACAACCTTAACAGGATTGACTTACATGCAAGACCCTGAGGTTATGCCAAATCAAACATTATCAGGAACATCATATTCGGCATTAACAACTAACATATTATTAGAACCAACATTTGGTGGTACATTTGACGGGGCAATTTCTCAGTTTAGAATGTATACTGAACCATTAAGTTATCCTGAAATTATACATAATTTTGATATTTTAAAAAGTCCTTTTTTACTTTTTGATTATGGATGCCCCGACTGTACAGACAGTTTAATCAATGATATTTGTTTATTAGTATCAGGCAATAATCTTACAGTTACTTCAACCACTTTTGCAAATAGAACATTTAATTTGTATTACGAAGTTTCTCCTGAAATACCAAGATACTTAATAACATCTGCTCAAACTTTTCCATTTACTGTGGATAATACAACAATACCAAATTGTTGTTATAATAATTTTTATCTATATCTTATAGAAGATGACCAAACATTTATTTTAACTTGCTTTGACCCAAGTAGACCAACACCAACCCCTACACCAACAGTCACACCAACCCCATCAATGACTCCGACAATTACACCAACACCATCAATTACACCAACAATTTACGCATCCCCAACACCAACAACAACACCTACACCAACTAATACTGAAACTCCAACACCTACACCAACAAACACACCTACCGTAACTCAAACACCAACTAATACTGCTACGGTTACACAGACTCCGACTAATACTGTAACACCTAGTCAAACAGCGACAAACACACCAACTGTAACGCAAACACCAACGGTAACATCAACAGTGACTAATACACCAACGGTTACCAAAACACCAACGGTAACTCCGACAACTAGTTTAACTCCATCACCATCACCGGCGGAACCTTTAAATATGTATGTGATTGGTAATGAAAAAAATGGTGACTGTTCAGTATCAAGTATGGTAGTTCAATATAGAAATATTAATGGTAATTATGTAAGTCAAACTTTAGGTTCACTCACAGATATTGGTTATATGACGGTTATATCTTATGCTAGTTATCCACCAAGATGGATATCAGGGCCAGCGTCACCTGATGGATTTGATTTAATTGACTTAGGAACTTATACATCAACAAGTTGTTATAATTTCCAATTAACAACTTATTGTCAAACATTACCACCTGACTTAACTTTAAATTATGTGGATTGTAATGGTGTGAGTCAAACTATAGATTACGCAGGTGAAAGTGAGTATTCTTTCTCGGCAAGAACATTTACGGCTGAAAACAAAATACAAATTCAGAAACTACCTTAAATTTAATTTGACTTATAATATTTAATTGGTTAATCTTACCACATAAGGTAAATTCCGACCTTAATTCGGAAGCAAATACACCATTTTAAATTTTATGATATCAAACGAAGAAATTGAAAATTTCCTTCAGGGAAATGATGACGAAAAATATATCGTCAGTGTTGAATACGATTACGTCAAAGATTGTGTTTGGAAAATTCTTGAACACCCAATTCACGGAAAACAAATTAAAAAAGATACCTTCATCCCATTTGCTTGGGTAGGTGACTTACGTGGATTAAACTTTTATAAATCCTCAAAAGCATTACAGAAAGAAGCAATGACAAAACATAAAATTGTCATTGAGAAATTAAGAACAGATGGTAATGAACGATTAGAAAAAGGTTTAACTTTTATGGTTAAGTCTTTAAACGGATATCGTTCACTCATTCAGTTTTTTAGAGATGGTGGTGTTGACCCATGGGGTGAAACAACTAAAGGATTGGTATTAATATTACCACCTGTTGAACAATTTTTGGTAACCAAAGAGAAACGATTATTCAAAGGATTTGATGACTACAATAGTATCACAAGATTTGTATTTGACTTAGAGACGACTGCATTAGAACCAAAGGATGGTCGTATATTCATGATAGGGATGAAAACCAATAAAGGTTTTAGTCAGGTAATTGAGTGTTCAGATGAAGACCAAGAAAGAGAAGGTATCATTAAATTTTTTAATACCATAGATGAACTTAAACCAAGTATTATCGCGTCATACAACGGATTTAACTTTGACTGGTTATGGATTTTTGAAAGAGCCAAAGCCTTAAAATTAGATATTAAAAAAATTGCCAAGACATTAAATCCAATCAACCCAATCAAACAATCTGAAAGTATGTTGAAATTGGCAAACGAGGTTGAAAGATTTAATCAGACATCCATGTGGGGTTATAACGTTATTGACACGTTACATGCCGTTAGAAGAGCTCAGGCAATCAATTCATCCATCAAATCAGCCGGTTTGAAGTATATTACCCAATACATTAAGGCAGAATCACCTGACCGTGTTTATATTGACCACACAGACATTGGTTCATTTTACTCAAAGAAAGAAGATTTTTGGTTAAATATACAAAACGGAAAATATAAGAAAGTGGGTGTTGACCCAAAGATTGATGACGCTTGTTCCAAACACTCAAGTATCTACATTAAGACAACAGGTGATGACTTGGTTGAACGATACCTTGACGATGACTTAGAAGAAACTTTAACGGTTGACGAAGAATTTAACCAAGGTTCATTCCTACTCGCATCTTTAGTTCCCACAACATATGAAAGAGTTTCAACAATGGGAACGGCAACATTATGGGAAATCCAAATGAGAGCTTGGTCATATAAGAACATGTTGGCAATTCCTAAAAAGAATGAAAAAACAGAATTTGTAGGAGGCTTATCACGATTACTTAAAGTAGGATTTTCAACTGATGTATTGAAACTTGACTTCTCGTCACTTTATCCTTCAATTCAACTTGAACACGATGTATTCCCAACTTGTGATATTACAGGGGCGATGAAGGGTATGTTAAATTACTTCCGTAATACTCGTATCAAATATAAAAACTTGGCAAAAGAATATCAGGATATTGATAAAAAGCAAGCAACATCATTTGACAGAAAACAATTACCAATTAAGATTTTTATTAACTCCATGTTTGGAGCTCTATCGGCTCCACAAGTATTTCACTGGGGTGACATGTATATGGGTGAACAGATTACCTGTACAGGACGACAATACCTTCGTCAGATGTTACGTTTCTTTATGAAGAGAGGATATGTTGCGTTAGTGTGTGATACGGATGGTATGAACTTCTCATTACCTGAAGGTGGTGTAGACGATAGAAGATATATCGGTAAGGGAAAGAATTGGTTAGTTAAAGAGGGTAAAGAATATAAAGGATATGATGCCGATGTTGCCGAGTTTAACGATATGTTTATGAAAGGAGCCATGGGGTTAGATTGTGATGGGACTTGGAAATCCTGTATGAATATCGCTCGTAAGAACTACGCAACAATGGAACATAATGGTAAGATTAAACTTACAGGTAACTCAATCAAGAGTAAAAAACTTCCACTTTATATTGAGGACTTCTTGGATAAAGGAATTAAAATGTTATTGGAAGGTAACGGACAAGATTTTGTTGAGTGGTACTATGAATATTTGGAAATAATCTTTAACCAACAAATCCCTTTAATGAAGATTGCACAAAGAGCAAAAGTAAAACTATCTATTGACGATTACAACAAACGTTCAAACGAAAAAACAAAGGCAGGTCATATGATGTCAAGACAAGCCCATATGGAACTTGCAATTCGTGACGGTATTGCGGTAAGTTTGGGTGATGTAATATTTTATGTTAATAACGGTCTTAAAGCATCACATGGAGATGTTCAAAAGGTAAATGAAAAAATGTCTAAGCAAGAAAAAGACCAGTATAGTTTATTTCATGGTAAAGAACCTGTGTTAGGTTCACACGTCCAACTTAATTGTTATCGTATTGACCCCTCAGATTTAGAGAATAACCCTACTATGACAGGTGAATATAACATTGCAAGAGCAGTTGCTACTTTCAACAAACGTATTGAACCATTATTGATTGTGTTTAACGAAGAAATTAGAAATAATTTAATTGTTACTGACCCTAAAGACAGAGGTTTATTTACCAAAGAACAATGTAGACTAACCAATGGTATTCCTTTTGAATCTGGTGACCAAGATAGTATTGAAGATTTGTTAACTATTACAGACCAAGAAATGGTGTATTGGGGTAAACGAGGAATTGACCCTGAATACATTTACGAACTTGCAGAAGAAGGGTGGGAAGAGATGGTATAATGAAAAAAGGAATATGTTAAAAATACATATTCCTTTTTTTTATGATTGTTTTAATCCGTCTGAGGAAACTACAAACCATGAACCAAATGCATAATATAGTTCAACACAAGCGCCTTTTTCAATATTAATTTCACTATACTCTTCATCAATCAAACCTTCAATGGGTTTGATTTTTGTATTTGTAAGTGCTTTAACAATTACGTGGTCAGTATTGTTATGATTTAAAATGATTTTAATTTCATCTAATTCTTTTGTAATAACTACTGATTCTCCTTCTGTTGTATAACTTTCATCTGAAACCATACATACTTCAGATGTTGTTAAAACTTGGTTCCCGATAACACGTCTCATCGGAATTGATTTTTGTATACTCATAAAATTATATTACATACATATTTCTTGGGAACGCTCTGAACTTCATTTGTTTGTTAAGATTTTCAGCAATTAATGCCTCACGTTCCATTATTTTTTCAGGTCTTAATCTTGTCAATCTACCATCTGCTCCAATTAACTCCTCAATCAATTTTGTTTTTTCATCTTTACCCTCAGTGGCTAAAGTAGCGTAATCCATAGTTAATTCAGAGTCAGGTGTCTTTAAGTTTCCTGAATATTTTCCTCTAACTTTTGATAATGTTTCTTTACAACTTGCTACAAAATATCTTCTAACCCACTGTTGTGCGGGGTCATTTAAGTCAACCCAACCAATTGAATTCATCGGAACATCTGAAGGAAGTTTAATAATATCAGGATTTGCAGCTAAACAAGCATCTCTATCCTGAGGTCCAACATCGTAATACCAATACCATACTTGGTGATGGTTTAATGATGAACTACCAAAGTCAAATTTACCACCAGGTGTCTGCATTAAATGAATTGCCTTTTTACCATTAGGTAATCCTGTTATTCTATAAGTTAAATCACCACCAATAATTCTTCTTTGGATATTAATTTCTTGCATTCTTAATAACATATCAAATGCGGATGTCATAAAGTATGAACCCGAACCACCCATTTGAGCAAAACCACCAGGTCCACCAATGCCTGTACCACCTAAAGCCCCAAAACTCCATGGGTCAAATAATACATTATTTAACGTTGCCGGTGTAAACCATAATAATTCATTGATTTCACGACCTGCGGGTATTTCATAAATCTGTTGGTTTGGAACTAATGTGATATAATCTTTTTTAAGTTCCCAATCACCAAGAGGTGATGATTGTAAACCAACTATTTTAGAGTATGCCTGAGCATATCTGTTTTCGTAATCTAAACTCTTAGTTACAAATGCTCTTGATAATGATTGTGTATCTAAATTTAAATTATATAATGAAGTCCATTGTGATTCAATTAACCAATCTTGAACATATTGGGAGTAATCCCCGATAGAAAATTCCAAGATTGAATCCATTTGTTCATCTTCTAATTCAATTGAACGAATTGGTGCTCCGAGTACGTGTCTAACTTTTGTATATAGTTGACTTCTGTATGGTTCTGCGATTATTGTATTCATGAAGTGATATTTTTATATAAATATCAATTCACAGTATAAATTAAATCTTGTGTTGGGATTTTAAACATACTTGAACTAAAAGCGACAGTTTTGTTTTTAAAAATATAAACTTCTTTATTAATATTTGAGAAAATTAATAAGTCGGTATTAAACTTTTTGACAAAACCTTTAATTTTAATATTATAGAAACCGTCAATTACTTCCATACTTAAAATTGGTTTAACTTGAGCGTTTTGTATTTTGTTATCAAAATTCACTGTTAAATCAGTTCCCGCAAAATCTTCTTTTGAACCTAAACTACCAACTACAACTGCAGTTCCTTCACCAAATTCTTGATTGATTTTTTTTGCGACATACTCCTCAAGTTGACCACCTTTGTCATGTGTTCTTTTTAAAAGTTTCATAATCTTATCAAGAGTTTTAGACCCTTTAAAAATTCTTTCACCAAAAAACTCCATATAAGAACAAAATTTATTTATTTCTTCTACTTGTTGTAAAGGTGTTACCCCAATAAAATTTAATGTGGGTTTATTTAGTTTCGTAAGGACTGCGTTTAAATCATCAACTAAAATCTTAAACCCAATATAATTTGTATTTAATTTATTAATTACTGAACGACCTGGTTGTTCTAAGTCGTAAATACCTGAAGATGAACCTTCGGAGTGTTGATTGTTTTCATGCCACTTATCAGACAAAACCGTTTTCAACGTATTATCAATACATCGTCTGTAAGTCCAAAGAACATTTTTGTTGTTACTAAAAATATCTGAGTAATCCGACACGTTTTCGTATAACAGTTTTTTTGGTGAAGTTGATTCGTTCAATTTTTTTTCAGTTTTTGATTTGTATAACTCATTAACAAATTCCCAGTTGATTACTTCCCAAAAATTTTCAATATATTCGTCTCTTTTGTTTTGGTATTTTAAATAATATGCGTGTTCCCATAAATCCAAACCTAACAACGGAAAACCACCTTGATTAATTATATTCATAAGTGGGTTGTCTTGATTTGAGGTGGACATTACTTTTAATCTACCTGTATCGGTTAGAACTAACCAACACCATCCTGAACCAAATCGTTTTTTTGATATTTCTTCAAATTTAGTTTTGAAATTACGATACGTCCCAAATTGTTTAACAATTTTTTCAAACACTTCACCACTTGGTTTTTGCGGTGTGGGTGATAACATCTTCCAAAACAATGCGTGGTTAAATGCTCCACCTGCGTTATTTCTTATTGTTGTATTATACTTTGATATCTGTTTAACAATATTCTCCAATTCAACATCACCATAATCTTTTTTACGAAGAGCTGAATTTAATTTTTTAACATACCCCTTGTAATGTTTTTGATAATGAAATTTCATTGTCTCAGGGTCAATAAATCTTCTTAACGATGCGTATCCATACGGTAGTTTATCAATACCAATGGTTTTCATTTCATTAATAAAAAATTTGGTTTCAGGTTGAGTTTCCTCACCTAACAAACGACTAACTAATGACTCTGATACTATATTTAACGATTTCATTAATTATAAATACTTACTTACTATTGATTTCGTTAAGTATTTGTTCAACAATATCTACAGAACTTTCGTCAATATCACCCATAACCGTACCAATTATCTGTTTCTTCCTTGTAAGAATATCATAAATAACTCCTTCAATAGAGTTATCAAATAATGGATAGTATATTGAAACTGAATTTTTTTGTCCATATCTATACGCTCGGTCTTCGGCTTGAGCATGTTCAGCGGGTACAAACGATAAGTCATTCATAATAACGGCCTCACCAGCGGTAAGTGTCAATCCAACCCCCGCAGCTTTCATGTTACCACAAAAAACTTGTATTTTATCACTCTCTTGGAACTTGTCAACCGCATCCTGTCTTGCGGGTTTTGATGTTGACCCATCTAAATAAACAGACTTCTTACCAAAATGTTCGTGTATCTTTTTTAAAGGTTCAGTGAAGTTACTGAAGATAATAACTTTTTTACCCTGTTCAATAATGTTCTCAGCAAGTTCAATTGTTATAGATATTTTTTCTTCAGCAATTACCTGTCTTACTTTCATAAGTTTTGAAAACTGAACTGAGAGAGACCTTGACTCATCTTGTCTATTATTATACCAATCATAATACTCACCCATCAACCCTTCATACAATCTTGATTTTAAACGAAGATAAACAGGTGTGATAATTTTTTCAGGTAAATCTAAAACTTCAGTCTTTAATCTTCTTAATATTTGACGTGAAGTTCTTTCTCTTAATTCTTCTAAATTAGATGCTCCTGTCACATTCCAAATCTTTTTACCACCAACTCTAAACTGATACCCACCACAATATCTAATTGCATATGCTTGCCAGTTTTGACTCACAGGACTATCAATAAGTTTTAAGATATTATAATAATTCATGGGACGAGAAGTCATTGGTGTCCCCGTTAATAACCAAAGTTTTTTAATGTTTTTGGTTACATCCATTATAATCTTTGTTCTTTGAGCCTGAGCATTTGAAACATAATGGGCTTCATCAATAATAACCAAATCAAATTTTGAATTAAGAATTGTTGAACCATTTTTATCTTTTGGGTCGTGAAAGTTTTTCAGGATATCGTAATTTACAATTACGTAATCCGACAATTCAAACTTTTTACCTTCACAGATATAAACTGATTTGTCGGTATAGTTTTTAATTTCTCTTTCCCAATTTATTTTAAGAGATGCCGGACATATGATTAAAATTCTATTTGTACCGCTTTCTAATGAAGCAATCACCGCAGAAGTGGTCTTACCAAGTCCCATGTCATCCGCCAAAATGAACTTATCGTTCTTTAATAATTTTTCTATCGCTTCTTTTTGATGAGCAAGTGGTGGTCGGTTTTCATATTTTGTATAATCAACATCAACCAAGTTTTCGGTGTATTGTTTAATAACCGCAGCTCTCGGTATCCAAAAATCATGGATAGTCTCTCCACTAAAAATTTTACCCCAAATGTGATATGACTTATCTTTTTCAACTAAAATTTTTTCAACGTATATTTTATCAGGTTCCTTAATAAAAGGATTGTCAGCAACAAGTTTTTGTGAAAAGTATGAATCAATCTCAACCCATTTTTTAGCAACTTTTGGAACTACTGAATTGTAGTCAATAACATAATCACATTGAGCTCTTGTTGGAAGATACTTTTTATTTGAATCAATCTGTTTTTTTAATTTGAGGATATAGTTATTTGACCCCTGATAATTTTCAAGAATAGATATTGCTTGTTGTTCAATACTTAAATGTCCTGTAGAAGTTGTCAAATTATTTTAATTAACTATACAACTATAATAATAATCAAAAAAGAAATATTTATCAATATGTCAAATAGAATAGTTCCAATAACAAGGTTAGGTAAATTTTTCGGTGCGGAAGATTATAATTTAGATATTAGTATGGGAAGAGAATGGTTAGAAGGCGATATGAACTTCACTCTTGTACTATATCGTATTGACAAACAGAAGACAAATGTTGATGATGTGTATGGTGAAGCCTCCGTTGATGGTGTTAAATTTTTACCACCTATTGAGTTTAAAGCTTATCTACAAATTGTTGCCCCTGAAAATAAATTTCTTGGGACAAGTAAGATTAATCAAATGGAGCCGGGTAATGCTAGAATTTCGGTTTATCAAAAACATTTAGATGAATTGGAAATTGACATTGAATATGGTGATTATATTGGGTATTACGAAACTGAAACTCAAGTAAGATATTATGTAGTTAATAATGATGGTCGTGTTGTTTCAGATAACAAACACACGTACGCAGGATATAAACCATTTTATAGAACAATAAACGCATCTCCTGTAATGGAAAACGAATTTAGAGGATTATAAAATGAAAATTATTATTTCTAAAAAACAATTGAAAATGATTGTTAAATCAATAGAAGATGGTCGGGTAATTTGTGATTGTGGTTGGTCTTGGGACTTATCTGACGGAGGAAATGACCCATATATTTGTCATAAATGTGGTAATGATAATGAAGAAAAATAATGGCTTTACCAAAAATTAAAAAAACTTTACCTCTTACATACCCTCCTATTGGTTATGAAAGAAGAGAACAACTTCTTGAAGATATTAACAAGGATGGAACTTACTTGCCTAAGTCTATTTTACATGAAGATTTGGATAGGGGGTTTTTGGACTTTGTTAAAGATGATTTAAAAACTGTTGTTGGGGGAAAGATTGTTAAGGTTGTAGATATATTAATGACAACTCAGAATTGGTCTCAATTTACACAGACTTGGGATTTTAATAACATTGATAAAAATGTTCAACCACCAATTATTACAACAGTAAGAACTCCTGAAGTAAAATACGGGACATTACCATCATTAAGATATAACATACCAAATAGAAAACAATATTATTATGCTGCGGTTCCTACATGGGACGGACAAAGAAAAGGTATGGACATTTACACCATTCCACAACCTGTTCCTGTTGATATAAAATATTCAGTTAAAATTATCTGTAATAGAATGAGAGAATTAAATAAATTCAATCAGATTGTTATTGAAAAATTTGCATCTCGTCAGGCTTATACACAAATTAAAGGACATTACATTCCAATAACACTTGACGAAATATCAGATGAGTCGGTTATGGATGTTGAAAAAAGAAGATATTATATACAATCGTATGCTTTCACTTTACAAGGGTTTTTAAGTGATGAAGAAGAATATGAAGTTAAACCTGCAATCAGTAGAAGTTTAATGTTAGTTGAAATAGACCGTAGAAAGAAAAAAGTTAAAAGAAAACAATACCCACCAAATCCTGACCAATATGTTTTTAATGCGAACTTTCCTATAGGTATGACTTCTTATACTCAAACATTTAATTATTCGGCCAATATTAATATTAATGGTGATGTTAATATTAACACATATGAATTTTTAATTAATGGTTTGTATTATGGAAATGATATTACAACATTACCTGCCGGTATGATACAAATTAATACAAATGATATTTTAACTATTAATATTGTTAAAACAAATAACGCTCAATCATCGTCATTTAATTTAGTATCAACAATAGTTTAACGTTCCCCGTAGATATCTTTTTTTTCCTCACAATTATCCCTAATTAGTTTTTCTAAAAACTTGTGAATCTTCAAACCATGTTTCATACAATAGTCCTTTAGGGTTTTATGACTGTCAGGGGATATTTTTATATTCTTAATTTCCAAGGTAGAAAAAAGGTAGAATTTATTCCTACTGATTTATAAATAGTTAGTGACCCCATTAGTTTTTGATTAAAATGACAATATTTATCAATAAATAAATTTTTAAAAACATTTAAAATAAACATGGCAACATCAAACAAAGTTTTCGTCTCGCCGGGTGTATATACATCAGAAAGAGACCTATCATTTGTTTCACAAAGTGTCGGAGTTACTACTTTAGGTATAGTTGGGGAAACCTTAAAAGGTCCTGCGTTTGAACCTATATTTATCTCAAGCTACGGAGAATTTGAAACTTACTTCGGTGGTACACTTCCGGAAAAATTTGTGAACACACAAATCCCAAAATATGAAGCGGCATACATTGCTAAATCATATTTACAACAATCAAATCAACTTTTTGTAACAAGAGTTTTAGGTTTATCAGGTTATGACGCAGGTTCTTCTTGGTCTATTACTACTGTCGCGAATGTTGATTGTAATACAGTAGGACTAACTGGAGGAACTTCGTATAGTTTTAATTTTACAGGTTCAACTGCTTCAACAACTTCAATACAGTTTACTTCAGCAGTACCTTCAGTAATTTCAGGTAATACTTACTACTCAAATAATTACACAGCATTAGATGGAACTAATTCATCAATATTGTCAGATTTAAGAAATCAGATATCAAGTATTTTATCAAGTAATTCATTATCAGCATCATCGGCGTATTATTTCGGACCTGTTTCAGGGACTCAAGTTAATGCGAATGTTGTTGCTGGTTTAACTGCTGCGACAAACGTATTTGATGTAGATAGTATCAGCGCATCAACAATAGATTATTGTTCAAGTGTAAACGACACTTGGTTCTACGCTAACTTTGTACCACCTGCAACAGGTGAGGCATATTACGGAAATTCTTTTTATAGTAGAATCGGTTCTTTATCAGGAACTGCATTTGGAACCTCTGGAAGTTTTACAGGAACTGTTTCAGGGTTTTATTATGGATTTTCAGGTTTAACTTATTCAGGATATAATGATTTAGTAATTGCGACACTTCGTTCAAGAGGTGTTACTAATTATTCATCAACTCAACATGGTCCTGATTATCAAGTAACTGGAACATCTAACGTTCAAATGGTTTGTACTGGAAGTTACTCAGCGGTAACACAAAATCCATTTGCAACATTTGTAATTTCAGGTTTAAGTTACGACTCTACGTCGTTTAGTTTTGAAACTTCGTTTACACCGTCAAATGCTAACTTTATAACTAAAGTATTTGGAGTTGAAAACTTCGCTAAAGACCAAACTGAAGTTCCTTTATTTACTGAAGAAAGATATTCTACGTTATTATCTTATGGATATAATAAAGGATTTATTAGAGGTTTAAATTGTTCTTTAACTGCTTTACCTGAAGCTAGAAATAATAGTGTGGATTCAATTGCATATTATTTAGAGAGATATCAAACACCTCAATCACCATGGGTTGTTTCAGAATTACGTGGTAATTTAGTTTATAGATTATTCAGAGCAATTACAATTTCTGACGGAAATGACGCTAACGCTGAAATTAAAATTTCAATCGCAAACATTTCATTTAACAACGGAACATTTGATTTGATTGTTAGAGATTTCTTTGACACGGATTCTAACCCTGTTGTTTTGGAGAAATTTACTAATTGTAGTATTAATCCTGGTGAAAATAACTACATCGCTAAAAAAGTTGGTAGTTCAGATGGTGAGTTTGCAATTAAGTCGAAATTTATAATGGTTGAAGTTAACACGGAAGCTCCGGTTGACGCACTTCCTTGTGGATTTGAAGGTTTTGAAACTCGTAAATACACAGGTGCTAAATCACCATTCCAAATTTATAAGACAAAGTATGATTACCCAGGTGAAGTTATTTATAACCCACCATTCGGAACTACTTCAGGTGCTGATAACTCTGTACAAAGTTCAGGTGATAATATAAGAAGAACTTACTTAGGTATTTCTTCAGCAGTGGCGTTCTCGTCGGATTCACCGGGTTATGACCCAGATTTCTTCCAATACAAAGGAATGCCAAATCCAACAACAACTACTTGTACTGAAGCAAATCATGTAACTTGGGGATTACAAACTAAAGGTTTCCACATGGATAGTGGAGCAACTTCAGTAACTATTGCAAATGTTTACTCAAATAGTGGACAAACAGCGTTTTATGTTGGGGCGGGAGCGTTTAGTTCTGAACCTACTTCACAAACTAGTCCATATTACTTCTTATACTCTCGTAAGTTTACTTTCTTGGTACAAGGTGGTTTTGACGGATGGGATATCTATCGTGAATACAGAACAAATGCTGACCGTTACAGATTAGGTAATACTGGTTACAAGCAAGGAGCGTTAGCGGGTTGTGTACCTTACACAGATGCAACAGGATGGGGAGCGTTTAAACAAATCACAGTTGGTGATAACACTGTTGATTACGCAAACACTGACTATTACGCATACCTATTAGGTGTTCAACAATTTGCAAATCCTGAGGTAACAAATATCAACGTGTTAGTAACACCTGGTATTGATTATGTTAACAATGGTGATTTAGTTGAACAAGTAATTGATGTTGTTGAGAACGACAGAGCGGATTCAATCTATATCTGTACGAGTCCTGACTTCAACTTGTTACAACCATCAACTTCAATGGATAATTTAATTTACCCACAAGAGGCGGTTGATAACTTGGAAAATACTAATATCGATTCTAACTACACCGCAACTTACTACCCATGGGTTCTTACTCGTGATACAGTAAATAACACTCAAATTTATATTCCAGCAACTGCTGAAGCGACAAGAAATTTCGCCTTAACAGACAACATCGCGTTCCCTTGGTTCGCAACCGCTGGTTATACAAGAGGTGTGGTAAACGCAGTTAGAGCTCGTAAGAGATTAACTCAAGAAGATAGAGACACTCTTTACAAAGGAAGAATTAACCCAATTGCTACATTCAACGACGTTGGAACAGTTATTTGGGGTAATAAAACTCTTCAAATCAGAGAGTCAGCTCTTGACAGAATTAACGTAAGAAGATTGTTATTACAAGCTCGTAAGTTGATTTCAGCAGTAGCCGTAAGATTATTGTTCGAACAAAACGACAACTTGGTAAGACAACAGTTCTTAGATTCTGTTAATCCAATCTTAGATGCAATTCGTAGAGACAGAGGTTTATATGACTTCAGAGTTACTGTTCAAAATACACCTGAAGACTTAGATGCTAACCAAATGGTAGGTAAGATTTACATCAAACCAACTAAAGCTCTTGAATTCATTGACATTGAGTTCTTAATCACTCCAACAGGAGCGTCGTTTGAAAACATCTAATCAACGATAAAATAATTGAAAACCCTCACGAAAGTGGGGGTTTTTATTTTACATAATATTTATAGATATGAAAATATTTTTAGTAGAAGAATTTGATGAAGAAATCACACCCGATTTAAAATATTACGCTTTTGACTGGGACGATAATATTCTTACAATGCCGACACAAATAATACTTCGTACAGAGGATAATGAAGAAGTTGGTATGTCAACTGAAGACTTTGCGGAATATCGTGTTAAGGTTGGAGTTGAACCTTTTGAATATAAGAAAAAAACTGTTGTAGGGTTTGCTGACGACCCGTTTAGGAACTTTGGGACTAAAGGCGATAAAAGATTCATCATTGACTCTATGATGGCAAAACCAGGTCCTGCATGGGATGATTTTGAAGAAGCAATTAATGGGGGTTCTATTTTTTCAATAGTTACTGCAAGGGGACACTCACCATTGGCTTTACGTAGGGCAATTGAAAATATGATTGAAACTAATTTTAAGGGAATATCTAAAAAAGAATTGGTTAAAAATTTAAGAAAATTTAGAAAGTTTGCGGGTGAAGAGGATATGAAGGATAAAGAACTTATAAATGCTTATATGGATATGAATAAGTATTATCCTGTAACATTCGGAGCCGGGTCAGCACAAAGTCCTGAGGTTGGTAAAGTCGCAGCTTTAAAAGAATTTCAACAATATGTAAAATATTTAGCTGGTAGATTAAATAAACCAATAATGTTTAAAGATGATATTAGTAATAGATTCATACCTAAAATAGGATTTTCAGATGATGATTTAAGAAATCTGGAAAAAGTTAAAGATGAATTATCTAAAGACCCAGAAAATATTATTCAAACAATATCAACACATGGAGGAGAAAAGAAATTATACTAATATTTATAAACTGGACTTATAGCAAGTTTGACTAAAAAAAAGTTTAAAGTAAATAGAAAAATATTTAGTTGACACTATTTATAATAAAATAAAAGAAAATTTAAAAACAAAATGATATGGCTGATTTACTGATGAAAATGCCTTTTCCGTATGAACCCAAAAAGAAAAATAGATTTATTCTAAGATTTCCTTCTGAATTGGGTATAAACGAATGGTTTGTAGAAACAACAAATAGACCTAAAATAACAATTGGAAGTATTGATATTCCTTTTCTAAACACTAAAAGATATGTTGCAGGAAAATACGAATGGGGAACTATCGGTGTTACACTACGTGACCCAATTGGACCTTCAGCGGCTCAAGCAATGATGGAATGGGTTCGTTTACACGCTGAATCAGTAACGGGTCGTATGGGTTACGCGGCAGGATATAAGAAAGACGTTGAACTTGAAATGTTAGACCCGACAGGCGTTGTTATTGAAAAGTGGTCTTTAATCCAATGTTTCTTGACTGACGTTGATTTTGGTTCTCTTGGTTATGCAGACGACGCATTAGCTAATATTACATTAACACTTCGTCCTGACTATTGTGTATTACTTTACTAATACTATTACAAATATTATAATAAGACCCACAGAAATGTGGGTTTTTTATTTACAATAAATTAAACTATTATATGTTATAAACAAAAACGAATTTATGGAAGAACAGAATATTAACCAAACTAATTTTAATTTACCACATGATGTATTAACTTTACCAAGTGGAGGTAAATTTTATAAAAACAAAAAAAAATCGGTTAAAGTTGGTTTTTTAACTGCTGCTGACGAAAATATTTTGGCAAGCGCTTCTAATATGTCTGGAGACCAAGTTATCCAACAATTAATTCGGGCTAAAGTTTATGAACCTGATTTGAAGGTTGACGATATGTTAGAAGGTGATATTGAAGCGATTTTAGTTTTTTTAAGAAATACTGCGTTTGGTCCTGAATATAACGTTAATTTAACTGACCCTGAAACAGGTAATAAATTTGAATCAACTTTTTCTTTGGATGAGTTAAATTTTTCTAAACCCGAAGTTGACCCTGATGAAAATGGACACTACACTGCAACACTTCCAAAAAGTGGAAAAACCGTAAAATTAAAATTATTAACTTTTGGTGATAAAAAAGAATTATCGGATAGAGAAAATTCATATCCCAAAAACATGGTAACACCTAAAGTTACTTGGAGATTATTAAAACAAATTATTAGTATTGATAATAATGAAGACAAAACAGAAATTGCTAAATTTGTTGAAAAAATGCCAATAATGGATTCTAAATTCATTACCAATTTTATAAACAAAAATCAACCGTCATTAGACTTAATCAAAGAAATTATAGCCCCATCTGGAAAAAGTGTACTCACGCGAGTTACCTTTGGGGCGGAGTTTTTTCGTCCTTTCTTCTGATTATACCAAACATCTTTTAGACCAATATCTTTTATTGAGTAGGTTTTTACATATTCCGTATTCGGATTTTATGTTAATCCCTACGTCTCATCGTACTTATTTGGTTAATACTGTCATAGAAATGAATACTCCTAAAAGTTAAACCTAAAGTATTTATTTAAAAAATACGTATGTTACTAGAAGATGCTTCAAAAAAAATTGCCTTAGACGCTGAGGAAACTAAACTTATAGGTTCTAATTTACTTGATTTAGCAGCAAATATTAGTAACGTACTAAAACCAGCTCAAGATTTAATCGTTAGTTTTGCTGAGGTAGGTAAAAGAATTGGGGAAGCTGACAAAGGTGCATTTCAGTTGGTCGGAAAAATGGGGTTAAATGAAAAGGCCGCTGAAAGAATTAAAAGAACTTTTGGTGAAGCGTATAATGAATTAGGTTTAATTGGTGCTGATTTTGGAACTTTCGTTAAAACACAAGAAGAATTTAACACCGCGACAGGACGTAATGTAATTCTAACAAAAGAAAATTTAAAAGACTTAATTTCTACTAATAAAGTTACAGGAGTTGCCTCGGCAACTTTATTAACAAGTTTTCAAAACGCTGGTTTTTCAATGTCACAAATTAGTACAAATATGGAGAAAGTGGTTACACTTGCTTCAAGTATGGGGGTTAATAGTCAGGTTGTGTCTAAATCTGTAACTGAAAATTTAGAAAAATTAAATAAATTTGGTTTTGGTAATGGGGTGGAAGGTTTGGCAAAAATGGCGGCAAAGGCAGCATCTATGAGAATAGACATGAAATCAGCCTTTGCAGTTGCGGATGACATCTTCTCGAGAGGACCGGAGGCTGCTATAGAAATTTCTGCGACTCTACAACGGATGGGTGCAACATCAGGGGCGTTACTTGACCCATTAAAACTTATGGATTTGGCTCAAAACAATATTCCTGAGTTACAGAACCAACTTGTTGATTTATCTAAACAATATACAGTATTTAACGAAGATACTAAACAATTTGAAATCATGCCAGGTGCCAGAAAGCAATTGAATGAAGTTGCAAAATCTTTAGGTATGAGTTATGATGAATTTGCTAGAATGTCTTTGGAAAGTTCAAAAATGGAAAAAAAACTTTCTGAAATTGATTTTAGCCGATTTAACATGAATATGACTGAAGAACAAAAATCTTTGATTACAAACATGGCAGAAATGAATACTCAGGGTGAGTATGTTGTTAAAGTAAAAGATGAAAAAGGTGTTGAAATTGAAAAAGCTATAAGTGAATTAAACCAAGGTGATTTAGAAGAACTACAAAAACAAACTTTAACTGAAGGTGAAAAAATGTATGATATCGCTTCACAAAGTTTGAGTCAACTTGAAAGAATTGGGAATTTACAAGAAACTTTTGCTAATTCTTATAGTACTATGTTGGCAACAAGTGAATATGGAAATACCTACTTACAAACATTAGTTGCGGGTAATGAAAAATTATATGGTGTAAATGACGCTTCAAAAAATGAAACTTTAAAACTTTTTAATTTAAATAATGAGGCCATGAAGCAAAGTAATGCTGATATTGCAAATTTAACTAAATTAGCTCTTGAAAAAGCTCAAGAGGGAAAATTTGCTGAATCTGCGGTTCTTTTTAAAGAACTTGGTGAACAAAGTTTTGGTCAAATGAAAAAAGGTTTGGACGCGAGCTACCAAGACAAAACTGTTGTAAGTATCCTAACTGACGCTGGAATTAATGTAATAGCTAAAACAGGCGCGGAATTAGTTAACACTTTTGTAAATTTTTTAAAAACTGGAGATTTAACTAGCTTTATACCTAAAAAAGACATTGCAATCACCGCTGACGGAATGCACTACTCTTTAGATAAAGGTGATATGTTGATGGCACTTAACCAAGAAAAATTAGCTTCCGCAATCGGAGCATCATCACCTTCACCAATCTTACCAACTGCGGTTGAAAATAATTACGCTTCTAATGAAGTAAAAAAAGAATCAACTCCAAAAGAACTTAATGTGAATATAAACTTTACACATGAGTCTAAAGGTGCTGATATAAATGTTGCTCAAGAATTTTCAAAATCTTTAAGAGATAATACATCATTACAACAACAACTTGTTCAACAGATAAGTGAAAATATTAAAAACTACGGTTTGACTGCCTGATAAAATCTGTTTCATTCTATTTATTATAAAAAGATTTGATGCAAGAAAATATTCTTTCTTTTAACGGTTCGGAAAATTTTAGAAAAACACTTGTTTCTCGAAACTTAAAGCCTTATAAAATTGAGGGTTCATTTTCCAGTGCCGAATATCAACAAAATTATACTGCAAATTTAACGGATAGTTCACCTGTTGACACCCCTGATATAAGTTATGATATATATGAAGAGCCGAAATTAAATACAATTATAAATGTTTACGGACCGGCTGGAAATTTCATTGACGGTGCTGAAGTAGTAAATTCTCTTGATATACCACAACCACCAAGACCTGTTTCTACAGGTGAGGAAATTGGTCAAAACGAATATAACCCAAACTTTACTAAACTCGATATAATAAATGAAACATTTATTGATAATGTTGCGGTTGTAAATCGATATACTCCTGAAGGTAATTATGATGATTTATTTGTTGTTGATGAAAAAATATTGGCAAAAACATTACAACAAAGTGGAGTTTATGGTGACGGTATTTCATCTCCAATAAATTTTGTTCAGGGTGATTATACTGTAACTGAAATATTAAATAACGACCCTGAATTAATAAGTGATTCTTATATTCAAAAAATTGGCGCGGAAAGATTAACATATGCGTTCCAACAAAGAATTGCTCGTGAAATCGAAAGAAATACTGTTGGGTCAATTAATTTAGGGATTTTAACAAGTCCGTTTGAGGCAACATTAGTTGCTACAGGTCAAGAACCTTTTATACAGAGAAACTATACAATTACAGTTCCTAATGGTGTCATAGATTACGCAGCATACTTTTTACAAAGAGTTGCTGGTTTTTTATTACCCTATTCACCAATCGAAGGAAGTTATTTTTCAGATGTTGAAAGACAAAGAATTAAACCACAACAAACATTAGGTAATTTAGGTGGTAATATTTTAAATAGACAAAATCCTTCTATAATTTTTTTACAAAATACAGGTTCAGGACAAAAAAGTGTTTTATTTAATACTATTGCTTATAACAGATATAAACCTGATTATACATTTTATCTAACTCAACTTGGTAGTTCTCTTTCTGACTTTTTTGAAAATCCTAATTCTATCGGTAATTTATACATTGGTAGACAAGAGTCGGACATAATTAATGTTACATCACCTCCAGGTGCTAGTCCGGTTAATGCTTATGGAATACCAACAAGGACACCTGTTTACGGACCTGATAAAGTCTCAATGCTTTATGAAGGTGACCAAAACTTCCAATTTGGTTTGGCTGGAAAAGATTATAGTCAAAGACCTGTTTTTGACGGAGGGTTTGTTTGGATATCTGAATTAACAAAAGTTGAAGCAGGAAGAACTGTTGGACAAGATGGTAGAATTTATGACAATAATTTAACATTTTCACCACTAAGTTCATCTTATCAACAAGTCTTGTCAACAGGATATGAGTTTAGACCTGGTTCAATATTAGATGTTACACAAAGAATAATTGACTCTACACCTGCTCAGGGTAAGGATAGATTAGCTCATGTGGGTAATGCGATGAACCAAGTGTCGAAAGTTTTTTGGGACGGATATAAGGAATTAACAAAGGGTTCCAAAGTTAAAAAATATGTTGATGAGAATGGTTCTATTGTTGGAACTGAGTATGGTAGAATTTTCTCAAAGGATAGACCTTACTACACTTACGGAGATTTACAAGGAACTTACGCTAACAAAAGTGGGGCGGATACAAACGGTAATATAAGAAGGTATTCATATTCGGTATTAGATAGTGCGTATAACCTTAATATTGTTCCTTATAAAAATGGAGGAACATCAACTCAAGGAGGAAGTGTTAAAAAATACATGTTTTCGTTAGAGAACTTAGCTTGGAAATCAACACCTGAATTTAATAATTTACCTGATATTGAAAAGGGCCCAAACGGTGGTAGAATCATGTGGTTTCCACCATATGAATTAACTTTTGGAGATAGTTCTACAGCAAATTTTAATGCAACTAATTTTATCGGAAGACCTGAACCAATCTATACTTACAATAATACAACAAGAACTGGTGATATAAGTTTTAAAATAGTTGTTGACCATCCATCAGTATTAAATTTAATTGTTAATAGAGAATTAGAAAATCAAAATAGTGATTTAATAAATGGTGTGGTTAATTCATTTTTTGCTGGATGTAGAAAATATGACATATATGAATTAGCGAAAAACTTTGGAAGTTTAAGTTTAAACACTATCGAAGACATCTATCAACAAGTATTAGAAAGTGACCAAACATCTCAAGAAGATAAACTTGAGGCTTTAGAATCATTACCACAAGATGAAGGTAATCCTACTGATTCACAAAGAGTTAGCTTAAGTCAAAATTACAATGATTTTGGATTTTATTTTGAAGCATATCAAACTATTGATTCATCAACTGATTACGAAATTTTGTATGCTGATTATCTAAGTAAAGAAGGGTTTTATGCCGAACAACAACCCCAAGAACCTATAAGTAGTTTTTTTGACAAAGTTATAAAAGAAAATTATAATACAATACTATCATTAAGAGATGAGATTGTTGAAATTTTAATTGCTGGTGGTGAAGTAAGTTTAGAACTTGTTGGCACTTTGGATGTTGAAACAAATTCTAGTGAGTCTTCAACATATAATAATGATAGATTATCATCAATTAATATATTTTTTGAAGAATATGTTTTTCAAAGTACGTTAGCTAGCAAATACATTAACAACGGAAAGTTGAAAATTACATTAAGTAGTGAAATACAATCTTCCGCAATTATAAAATCAAGTGAACCTTTTGACTCGTTTGATTGTAACACAATTATTAATAACACTAACACTCCGTTCTCAATTCAAGCGATGGCTTGTAGAGGTATAAGAGTAAAAAATGTAATAGTTACACCACAACCACCTGATAGTGAAAATAGTGGTGCGGTTAACACAAACAGTAATGATGGTGACAGTAATTTAAGAAGAAGTACTGGACAATTTTTGTCAGATGTTTTTGGTAATAAGAAAAAGAAAAAAGAAAGTGTTGAGGCTAAAGCTAAAAATTTAAGTAAAACAATTCTATCAGAATTATTAAATGAGAAGAATTATTTTGAAATAATTAAACAAGAAGACCCATTTTTATATGATAGTTTTAAAACAAAAATTAAATTCTTTAACCCAGCATTCCACTCTATTACACCTGAAGGATTTAATTCAAGATTAACTTTTTTAAATCAATGTGTTAGACCTGGTAATACAATACCAACAAAAAATACTTCAGGTGATTTTGAAACTAAAGATTCTTTAAATACAAATTTTGGTTCACCACCTATTTTAGTGTTAAGAATTGGTGATTTTTATAATTGTAAAATCGTACCTGAAACTTTAGGTTTTACATACGAAGCATTAGATTTTAATCCTGAAGGTATTGGTGTTCAACCAATGATTGTTACTGCAAAATTAGGTTTTAAAATGATTGGTGGACATGGTTTAAAAGAACCGATTGAAAGATTACAAAACGCTCTTTCATTTAATTATTATGCTAATACTGAAATGTATGATGAAAGGTCAATTCCTACTGATACAACTAAATTAACAGCAGTTTTAAATGGTGATACCGGTTTAAGTTCAAATCTAAGAACTTTACAAAACTTAGCTAATCAAACTAATAACCAAAACTTGGCTAGTAATCAGGCGACAAATCAAAACCCAACCGATGGGGGTAATTTTATTGGAAATGTGTCTGAGTCAACAAACACAAATGGTGTGTTAACAGGAACTATACAATATAAGAATTTAGTTGACTCAACTGTTGATAACAGTCAAAATTACATGAATTTAGTTGAAAGTTTTATTACAAGTGTAACTAAAGAATATAATTATGGTGTTTTAACTCAGATATATAATGAAAGACTATTTAACAATGGAACTTTCAATTCCTTACAAGGACCTGTCTCAGACGTAAAAATTTTGGGTAAATTTAATAATTACTCAAATTATATTACAAGTGTAATGTCAGCATTAATTACTGAGATTGATAATGGTACAGATATATTAACTGTTTATTTGTTATCTAAGAATGTTCCGCAAAATGAAATTAGAATAGTTCAATCAAATTTTAAAGCAGCTTGTCAAAATAGAAAGAATACAATATTACAAGGTATTGGTAGTAAAATACAATCAATAACTAATCAACAGTCTGAGATATATCAAATTTTTAGAAGAATGGATTTAGTTTGTGATTCTACAGATGGTAAGTTAAATTCAAATGGTTCTATATTTGCATTAACTAATACTGGTGAACCTTACGGAACATCGGATACCTTAACGGATATTAGAACTGATTATACACAAATAGCTAATGATTTCAAAAGTTATTACTCTTTATTGTTATCTAATAATATAATTATTGAACCAGCGGTTTCAACATTGTATTTCACACCTTTCACTAGTTATAGTTCAACAGGTGGATTAAATTTATTCTTCACATTATTCTCAAACGATTTTACAGATAATCAATCTATTGAAAATTTAAAGAATTTTTTAACACAAAACTATACACCTGTAAATGAAAACACAAAAACAAAAGTTTTAACATATTTGAGTTCTATTTCACAATCAATTATTGATGAGAAAAACGCTCAAACAACATATGTAAATAATTTCTTTACAGGTCAAAGTTATTTGATTTATAAAAATTATAATCCACAAGTTGATGGTGTTAGTGTGAAAGGAAGGGATAGAGATTTTACATTTACTTCAGCAGGTTCAACATCAAATCAACAAACTAATGTTTCCAACATTTATAAAAATGTTAATATTGATAATAATCAATCAACATACAACGGAAAAAAATATTTTAACTAATGGCTAACGAATATTTAAATAGATACCAATTCTTTACGGCAAACGACCAACAAAATACTATTCCGTATATTAATATTCCTTTGAAAAATTCCGATAAAAAATACATTTATAAACTTGGAGTTTCTCGTTTAGATAAAATATCCCAACTGTATTATGACACGCCTTATTTTGGTTGGCTTATTTTACAATCAAACTCACAGTATGGTGGTTCAGAATTAAACATTCCTGACAATGCCGTTCTTAACATACCCTTCCCTTTAACATCTTCTTTATTAGATTATAAATCAGCTTTAGAGCGTTATTTCTATTATTATGGCGAACAATAATATTTTTATTGAAAAAGATGTAAATAATATCTTCATAGTTAATCCTAATAAAGTTACCAACCAATTTGGTAACGCTGAAGATAGGAATGTTCCTATGGAAGATTTGGTTTATTATGTCAATTTAGACTGTGACATTAAACCAAGAAGTAGATTAATTGGTGGAGTAAAAGGGAATGATAAAACAACTCAAACTACAACTCAAACTACAACTCAAATTGCTTACGGTAAAATTAATTTTTTAAAACCTAACGACCAAGATTATTTAACAACAAAATGGACTCAATTACAAACTGATGTAAATGACCCTAATACTATTAATGGTGAATTATTAGGGTTAAAAACCGTAACATATAAAGTTAATGCATCCTTTGTCCCAACGATAACGATAACTTTAGAAGATTCAAAAGGTAGAGCTTTAATGGAGAGTGGAGACAACTCTCTTTATTCGGCATTTTTTAATTTACCATACCCAACTTTTCATTTAACTATTAAAGGTTATTATGGTAAGGCAATTAGATACCCTATAATACTACAAAAATTTAATTCATCATTTAACTCAACTACTGGTAATTTTGAGTTGACGTTAAATTTTATTGCGTATCAATTCAATGTGTTAACCGATATTACAATGGCGTCTCTTTTTGCGGTGCCTCAGATGTATTTGAAAAGAACAACAACAAATATTCCTTTACAAGCGTCAAACGGTCAAACTGCGGCTAAAGAACAATTATCACCACAAACACAGACTACTAATGAATACATCCAACAGAAAGGGATGGATAAATTAAAGGAAGTTTATAAAAAATATAAAACAAGAAATTTAATTGACCAAAATGTTCCTGAATTAACAATACAAGAACTTATAACAAAATTAGATAATTTTATTAATTATAGTTTAGAACAATTTGGTCAAGTTTCATTATCAGCGTTAAATGATGTTAAAGAATATTCCGATATAATAACGGACTATAGAAAGGCAATTTACACTGGTAGGGGAACATCATGGTTTGACGTTTACTTATCAAGAACAAAATTTTTTATTAAAAATGGTGATGTAAATGAGAACCAACAGATAGAGCCTAATGAAATAAAGTTTTATACATTTTCAGATACTAAAGGTTCATCTGAAATTTTAACAGATAATGATACTGTTAATACTAGAAAAATTGATGGATTTAAGGAATTAGGGCCATTAATTGAAAGTTTTAATGAAAAATTATTAAACAACGCAACTTTTGGTAAAAACGGAAAATATCCAATAACTGTAAATATAAAATTAGAAAATGTTGCAATTACATTACCAAATTCACCTAATTACAAAAAAACTTATAAATTAAGAAATCCTACTGTTAATGATGTTACTGACGAAAACATAAAATCAATTGAAAACGAAATAGAGAGATTACACAGTATAAATGACCCATTGAGTAGTGCTGAATTAAAATATTATTATTTTGATTTTGATTCACCAAATCAATTTAATGACCTATTAAATAAAATACAAGATAGTTTACAAGACGCTTCACAAAAAATTGAAAAAGAGTTAACTGATGAATTATCTAAATTTATTGCATCTGCGACTGGTTTAGGATTTGTTCCGTCTTTAAAAAATATTATGGGGGTTATTTTAGCGTCAGCTGAAGCGTTTTTACTTTTAATGGATGATGTTCATGTTGCAGCATACCAAGTTAGAAATAATAAAAAGAAACAAACATCTGTTGGGAATGTTGACATTAAAGGACTCCCTGATTCACCAGTTTATCCATGGCCATTATATACCAGAGTAAAAGAGTGTAATAAATATGAGATTAAGTATCCTGGGGATAATGATGTAATTAATGATACAAGAGCATATGATTATGAAATATGGCCTGAAGTAGAATTTGTTGAAGAGTTTTTAAAGGGTTACATGCAAAGACAAACACCACCATCTCCAGTTAGTCCTTTAGAACCAACAAGTGAGGTTAAAAGAATAATGGTCTCAGCTTTTGATACGATACCTACAAATATACCATACTCAAATTTAGAAGAGGTTAGTTTCTTTTATGAATTTTATGAAAGATTAATATCATTAGTTGAATACAACGGATTTTTAAGAAAAAAATTAGCAGACTCTGAATATAGCCAACAACTTATTAATTATTTGTCAGATTCCGAAGGAACAAATATTGTTAATTCTATATTAACTTCTTCACCAAGTTTAGTTTCTAAATTTACAAATACACCATTTACGGATAATGGAACATTTCAGGTGTATTTAAAATCAATATCTAATAATGGTACTGGTTTATTTTGGAATAATAAAGAAGCTGGTATTTTTAATACAACGTATTTAAAAGAAAAAATAATAGACACACCAAGTGAGATTTTAATTTCAGATTTACCGTCTATTAAAATAACTTTAACAAAGACAGAGCCTGATATGACAAAATATATGTCAAGTTCTGTCCATGACTCCAAAAACATATTTGATTTATTACCGTATAGTAATGAAAATTGGAGAGTAAGCAATCTATCTAATGGTGAATCTGAATTTTCTTTTGAAAATTCTTATAACAAAACTAAAGAGTCGTTATTTTACAATACATATACAAAAAAAATTAGTAATTACCTAACTCCACTTGGATACGGAACAAATAATGAAAAAAATCTTATCAAACCTTTTACCAACTTTAAACCATTTTATAATACAATTACACCACCCATTGATTTAACTTCATTTTATAATGATAGAAAACCAAAAGATTATATTTTAACTGAAGGTAGAACAAAGTATTCGACAAATGAAGAAACTACCTCAATAATGAATACACCATATTTCATTAATGCTGTTCAACAAGGAATTAATAATTTAAGAAATAATACTCCTTATCCATTTAAAGCTGCCGCATATTTGTTTTTAAATAGTTTACCATTATCAACATTAAGAGAAAAATATTTATCTTTTGAAAATAATGAAAATGTTCATTTAAATTTTATTTCAGCATCTTTAAATAAATTTTCAGGAGTTCATTCATTACCAAAAATATGGGTATGTAAAATTGGTTCTATTTGGCATAGATATAAAAATTATATTTTAAATGATTCAGATATATTAACATCTATATGGACTAATTTTGATGTTTTAAATAATTATTACCCGACATCTAATCCTACTTTAGATTATCTTTATTATTTATCGGGACAAACAGTTGATGGTAATAACTATGAATACAAAATTAAATGTTCGGGTTCTACAGGAACATCTTCGGGTACTTTAAATGAAATAAATTTAGGATTTTACCCAAAAATTATTAATGATTTTTATTACTTGATTTACAATCAAAATTTATTTTTATCATCTGATACTATAACACAGATAACTGAAAAAATTAACACTCAAATTAAATTAGGAAATTTAATATTATTATCACCATCAGACTCGTCCTTTCAAACAGTTAAAACATGGTCAGTTCTAATAAAAAATCCGTTTTTTAAAAATTATTATGTTTTACCTTCTTTTGGATTGGGTAAAAACCAATTACAAAATTTATATTCAAACAATATATCTGCAATAAATACGGACGGGAATTTATTTAATGGGTCAGTTAGATTACTATGGGGAGCACCAAACTACGGTTATTTTAATAATACAAATATAGTTAAACCAACTGTAAGACAACATCTAAAAAAAGTTTATAATGATTTAATAGAACAAGAAAGTTTTGAACTAAGAACTGACAGTGACTATTCTTCGATTGAAGAAATTTTTGGAGTTTTTACAAAAACTGAGTTAGACTTATTTGAATCTGAATTTTTAAGATTTTCCGAAAAGAAAGAAGCCGAATTAAGTCCTATAAACTTTCAAAAGATTTTATTAAATATTACTTCAAACAATTACATTGTATCAGGTTCAAGTGAGAATGATTTAGTTGAGGGAATTCAAAAACTACAATTAAATTCTTTAAATACTCTTTTACCGCCATTAATGACTAATAATACATTATTCAAAAAAGGTAATACAACAGGATTTGATTTACCGACATTTAATTATTTTAGTAATAGTCCAAGTAATCCGAAAATAAATGTTGATTTAGGATACACTGGAAATTTACCACCAGGATTTACTGGTTCAACAATAACTTTACAACAATCACAAGAGCAAAATCCTAAATCGTGGGAGGAGTTACAATTACAAGTTGGGTTCTCAACAATTAATGGGGTTAGTTATACTGACGAAGGTTCTGCTTTAACTGATTTTTTTATTGATTTTAACATTCCTTTTAATGTTGAAAATATACAAAGGTTTACAACCATCATAAAAATGTATGCAAGTTATAAACATACCACAACAATTCAAAATGTTAGTGATTTATTTAAGGGTAAGATTTCAGATGTTTTATTAAATAATGATAATTTATACATCAAATTATTTGAGGGTGTAACTAGTTATGTTAAAAAAAATCTACCTCAAACTGATACAACACAAGTACAGGAAATTGATAGTGTTATACAAGGATTTCAAAGTAAGATTGAACTTTACGACATGTTTAAGGCGGTTAATGATAAATGGGTCTCGGCAAATGACTATAATGAAAAAACTTTATTTGAAGATTTTTTATTTTTAGATAGAGCAAACAGAGACATTGGTGGGGAAATATATTTAGATATTAATTCAATTACTAAGTTTTTAAAAAACACATCACCAAAAACAAATGTGTTTACAATATTAGATTCTATCTTTAAAACACATAATTTCATAACATTCTCAATGCCATCTTATATTAATTTTTATAACAATTACATTCCTTCTAAAAATTCGGAAAACAAACAGGAAGACCCTGATAGTTTTTCTAACAGTTTATTTGGGATTTTTAAAAGTGTTGATTATCAAAAAACCGCAGCTAAATTAGTAAGTATATATACTGAAAAACCTTCAACACAATTAAACAACAAAAGTAAAAATAACGGATATAAAGATGATGGATTAAATATCATGAATGATGGTGACACATTGAGAGAATGTGACACAAGTAAAGTTCAGGATTTTGCGAAGTCTAATAAAGTTGTTGGTTTTGCGGTTGATTTTAATTTACAAAACCAAAGTGTATTTGAAACCATTAACGTGAGTCAAGATTTAGGTAAAGCCACTTCAGAATCTTTAACTGCGGAATTTAATTTGGCAAACGGAACCGCTGGGACTAACTCATCAACTCAGAATGTTAGTTTGTATAACATATATAAAGACAGAAGTTATTCATGTTCTGTTGATGGTTTTGGTAATGCTATGATACAACCAACCATGTATTTTGTTTTAAGAAATGTTCCATTATTTGCGGGTTCATATTATATAACTGAAGTTACTCATACTATTAGCACAGAAAGTTTTAAAACTTCTTTTACGGGTACAAGACAAAATAAATATACTTTACCTAAAGTTGAGAATACGTTCCAAACATTAAAAACTGAATTATTAAAAACTTTAAATAAAAATTACAATAACAAAATTGCTAGTAACGCTTCATTATCACAAAATAAAAATAACATAAGTGCTCAAATAACTAATGGTATTAAAAATAATGATAAAGTTGCTAATGTTGGTACCTGTTCCTCGATGTTATTTGCGGATTATCAAACATATGTTTCATTAAATACTCCAATAATTGCACATAACCCTGATGATGTTATTGGTGGGGTTCTTGATTCAACAACAACAACAACTGAATTCTTTACAACTTATTTTATATTTAAAATTGCTTCATATGTTAAAGATGAATCAAATAATTCTTCGTTTAACGCAACCTCATTTAATTTTGCGGATATTACTTTAGATATACCATATAAGGGAGATTTATCTACTTTATTTTTACCAAACTTTGTTTGTGTTGCCCAAAGTGATAAAACAACAAAACCATATGCAGTTTTTAATAATATTTTTGATTGTATTACATTAGTTAAATTAAGATATACGGAATATTTTAAAGAAATATTTGATGATAGTATAACAATTAATCAAACTATTACTGATTTTAATCAAAAAAACGATATCCAAAAATTAGAGTTCAAAGAACAATTCGCAAAGATTTGGATAGAATATTTTCCTTACAATAAAGTAAAAGAATATCCTAGTATTTTTAAAGATTATAAAGAAAATAACCCAACTGAGTATAAAGAATTATTAGATAAAATCGAGTTTCAGCTTTAACATATATTTATAATAAAAAACTACTATGGACACAAAAAAAGTTTTAGATAATTATTTAGGTAAAAACACACGTATTACCGAAAAAGAAATTGGTAATGGATTTAAAGAAGTCTGCGATTTAGACACTGGAGATTGTTATTCAATTAGAATGAAAGATGGTTTAATTGAAAGAGTCGATAACACTTTAAGAACAAACAGAAAAATAAACGTTGAAACAATACAAGGTTTCAAGCAACTATTAAACGGTTAAAAAAATGTCAGGAATAGATAAAACAATTTTAGAGGAAATATCAAGATATAAGAATATAAATAATTATATCTTTGAACAAGATGCTACGGCTCCAGCACCTGAAGGTGATGTTCCTCCAGCACCTGACGCAGGAGCTTTACCTCCATCACCCGATGCTGGTATGGCGACAACACCACCGCCAACTGCAGAACCTATTGATGTAGCATCAGACCCTGATGTTGAAAAGGTAGGTGAAGAAGAAAATGAGTCTGAAGAACTTGAAATTACTGATTTGGTAAATTCTCAAAAAAATATTGAAACAAAACAAGAAGAGTATTTTAATAATCTTTTTAATCAGTTAAATGGTTTAGAAAGTAAATTGAAAGACATGGAAGGTATTTTTACAAAGTTAAACGACATTGAAGCTAAGATTGAAAAATACAGAGAAAAAACTCCACAAGAAAAACTTGAATTAAGAAGTTTAGACTCAGGACCGTTCAATCAAAAACTATCTGATTTCTTTGTAGATAAAGAACAAGAAATGGAAAAATCAGGAAAAAATGAATATATTTTAACTACTGATGAAGTTGAAAGTTTTACACCTTCAGAAATTAAAACGACATTTAACGATTTTGGAGACGAAACACAAAACAAACCTTTGAAATTCTAAATTTCGAATTTGACTATCACGGCTGACACACTTATACTTGAATATTAACTAATAAATTATACACACAAAATGGCGACAAATTCCCTAGACGCTGTACTCGCACAGTATGAAAAAGCGAAAAGTGGAGGTAACTCTGCAAACAAAATGTCTCAAGAAGACAGAATGAAAAAATATTTTGCAGCAATCTTGATGCAAAATGAGAACTCAGGACAGAAACGTCTTCGTATTCTACCTACACCTGACGGGTCATCACCCTTCAAAGAAGTATGGTATCACGAAGTACAAGTTGAGGGTAAATGGAATAAAATCTATGACCCAGGAAAGAACGACAACGAGCGTTCACCTTTGACTGAAATTCATGACGAATTAATGTCAACAGGAAAAGAATCTGATAAAGAACTTGCAAAGGCGTATAAGCCACGTAAATTCTATATCGTTAAAGTAGTTGACCGTGATAACGAAGCGGACGGAGTTAAGTTCTGGCGTTTTAAACACAATTACAAAAACGAAGGTATCCTTGACAAAATCATTCCGATTTGGAAAGCTAAAGGTGATATCACTGACCCTGTTAATGGTCGTGACCTTATCATAGAATTGACAAAGGCTAAGACACCAAAAGGTGCTACTTACACAGTTATTCAGACTGTTATGCATGACGACCCAACACCTGTTCACGCAGATGCTGAGACGGCTAAGGCTTGGACTGAAGACCCACTTACGTGGATGGATGTTTACTCTAAGAAACCTGTTGAGTATTTGGAAGCAATTGCTCGTGGAGAAACACCAAGATGGTCATCTGATTTAGGTAAATACGTTTATGGTGATAGTTCATCTGACGAAGGCACTATCGGTGGTTCATATGTTGACCCACAGGCTGAAGCAGAGCCAGATGGTGATTTACCATTCTAATTCATAAAAGGGTAGGTACAAGTATATACAAAGTGCCTACCCTTTGTTATTTTTAAACACAAACAAATTAAATCATAGACATTTATGGCAATAAAGAAAAAAGAATTCTCATTAGATGCAATCAAAGACAAATATTCCACCAAGACAAAATATAAAGAAACAGACTTTTATGAGGTCGGTGAAGCTTTCCATAATAGTTGCGGTTTACCTGGTCCTGCTTTGGGTAACATCAACATGTTCTTGGGTCACTCAAACTCTTCAAAAACGACCGCGCTTGTCAAAGCCGCTGTGTCTGTACAGAAGAAGGGGCATTTGCCTGTTTTTATTATCACCGAGAAAAAATGGAGTTGGGACCACGCAGTAGAACTTGGTCTTGAAGCTAAAATGGTTGATGGTGAATGGGATGGTCAGTTTATCTTTAATGATAACTTTGACTATATTGAACAAGTTACCGATTACATTAACGAACTATTAGACGAACAAGAAAAAGGTAATATTCCTTATTCTCTTTGTTTCCTTTGGGATTCAGTTGGTTCAGTTCCTTGTAAGATGACCTTTGACGGTAAGGGTGGAAAACAACATAACGCATCTGTATTGGCGGATAAGATTGGTATGGGTATTCAAGCTCGTATTACCAAATCTCGTAAAGAAGATTTCCCATATACAAACACGATGGTAGTAGTTAATCAACCTTGGGTTGAATTACCTGATAATCCATTTGGACAACCAACAATTAAAGCAAAAGGTGGTGAAGCTCTTTGGTTGGCATCAGCTCTTGTATTTTTGTTTGGTAATCAGAAAAACGCTGGTATTAACCACATTACAGCAACTAAAAATGGTAGAACGGTATCTTACGCTATCAGAACAAAAATATCTGTCCTAAAGAATCATATCAATGGATTAGGATATAAAGATGGTAAGATTATCGCAACTGCTCAAGGATATATTGCTGACGATAAAGACGCTCTTGAAACATACAAAAAAGAGTATTCACAATATTGGAATGCAATACTTACAGGGACCGGTGAAATAACTCTTGACGAGACTGAAGAAACTTTTACAAACGAACAATTTTAATTTTAGTTCGTGAAAAAAACACTACTTATTGACGGAAACAATCTGATGAAAATTGGGTTTCATGGTGTGAAGGATTACTTCCACAATGGAGAACACATTGGGGCTTTGTATCATTTTATGAATACACTTCGTAAATTTATTAACGAACAAAACTTTGACAAGGTAGTAGTATTTTGGGATGGTGAAGATTCCACGAGTTTACGTGGAATTCTTTACCCCAAATACAAACAAAACCGACGATTGGTTATGGAGGACGCTATCTTTATGTCCTACCTAAAACAAAAAAATCGTATCAAACAATATTTGGAAGAAGTCTATATAAGACAATTAGAGATTAGTGGAAGAGAGGCCGATGATTTAATTGCTTATTATTGTCAAGTATCTGAAAATGAAGATAAATTAATTTTTTCATCAGACAGAGACTTAACACAACTTATTTCCGAAAATGTATCCATATACTCACCATCAGTTAAAGCTACGTTTAAACACGGGGATAAGATTAAATTTGATGATTTTGAGTTCCCACACTATAACGTAAAAACATTAAAGATATTGACTGGTGATAAATCAGATAATATTGAAGGTATCTATCTTTTGGGTGAAAAAACTTTAGTTAAATTTTTTCCTGAGATACTTGAAAAAGAAGTTTCTTATAACGATATTTTAACAAGAGCTGAAGATTTGTTAAAAGAACAAAAAGACAATCAAACTCTAAAGAATCTTTTAACAGGTAAAACAAAATCAGGTATCTTTGAACAAGAATTTTTCCAAGTTAATGAACAGATTGTTGACTTATCTAATCCTTTATTGAGGGATGAAGACAAAGAAGAAATACAATCAATTGTTACTGAAAAATTAGATATTGAAGGTAGAAGTTACAAAAACTTAATTAAGTATATGGTTGAGGATGGGTTATTCAAATACCTACCAAAAGGTGACGACTCATGGACATACTTCATCCAACCGTTCATGAAGTTAACAAGAAAAGAAAAAACAAAAACAAACAAAAAATAACATAAATTATGAAAGAACAAGACATTACCAAACTGGAATTCTTGATGACGGTAAATAACAATTTTATCGTACAACGTTTTTTTAACGTTAAAGGGTATAACCCAAAGGCTCACAACTCGGCTGAGTTGATTGATTTGATGGATGGTTTTATTTCAGAGTTGAAAGAAAATTTCAAAATGAAAACTGTAAACTATATGTTGGACAATCAATATCAGATTAGTGAAGACCCTGAGGTATTGAACACATCATTCACTGATGGACCTGAGTCGTTTAACATCTATATCAAAAATGGTGATACGACAATGTGTCACTATACGTTTGATGCTAAACTTTATCCACCAAAGGTAAGATACACCGTAGACATACGCCCGTTCCTAAAAGGTATCCTTTTTGGTCTTACTGACGTGTTGTCATCTAGAAATTTAACACACGAATACATGGGTTATCAGCTGGCTCGTTGATATTTATTCTAAAAACAAACATAATATGGCTGACAAAAATTTTGACTATTTGGGAGAGACCTTCCAATTACAACTTCTTAATCAAATGATACTTGATAAGGATTTTTCACACTCAATTATTGAGGTGATGGAATCTACTTATTTTGAAAACAAATACTTTAGATTATTTGTTCAGATGGTAAAAGAATACTATTCAAAGTTTGAACACAGTCCTAGTTTTGAGACAATTCAACAAAAAGCTAAGAGTGAAATTAGTCAGGAGTTATTATTAAAGATAACTCTTGACACTATTTCTGATATACAGAATGTTACCGAAGAGGGTACTCAGTTTGTTCAGGAAAAGGCATTGAAGTTTTGTAAACAACAAGAACTTCAAAAAGTTATGGATAAAGCTAAGAAAATCATTGACCACGGTGAGTTTGAAAACTATGACACCTTGGAAGAAATGGTTAGAGGAGCTTTACAGGTTGGAAACGTGGATAGAGGAACGGGAGATGTGTTTCAAGACTTAGATGAGGTATTGGCGGATGATTATAGACATCCAATCCCTATGGGAATACCGGGTATTGACAATCTTTTGAAAGGTGGTTTGGCAAAAGGAGAAATTGGTGTTATATTAGCACCCACAGGTGTTGGTAAGTCAACACTGACAACAAAGATTGCTAATCACGCTTTTAATTTAGGGTTTAATGTATTACAAATCTTCTTTGAGGATAACTATAAGATTATTCAGAGAAAACATTTTACATGTTGGACGGGTATAGCACCTGACGAACTTGGTAATCATAAAGAAAAGGTGATGGCTAAAATCGCGGAGATTAAAGAAACAATGCCAAACAAGTTGATTATGAAAAAGTTACCTTCAGACACATTAACTATGAATCAGATTAAGAATCAGATTAGAAAGTTGATTGCCGATGGGACAAGGATTGATGTTGTTATTTTGGATTATATTGATTGTGTAACACCTGAAAAGATGATGGACGATGAGTGGAAATCTGAGGGTTCAGTGATGAGAGCGTTTGAATCTATGTGTCATGAATTGGATATTGCAGGTTGGACGGCAACACAGGGTAATAGAAGTTCTATTTCATCTGACGTAGTAACAACTGACCAAATGGGTGGTTCTATTAAGAAAGCTCAGGTAGGACACGTTATCATTACGGTGGCAAAATCATTACAACAAAAAGAATTAAATCTTGCAACTATTGCTATCACAAAGTCAAGAATTGGTAAAGACGGGGTAGTATTTGAAAACTGTAAATTTAATAACGAAATGTTAGAAATTGATACAGAAAGTACCACAACATTCTTAGGACTTGAAGAACAGAAGGAAGAAAGAAATAGAAGTAGAATTAAAGAAATTATGGAGAAAAGAAAACAAACAACAGTATAATTATTAAAACAATATGGAACAAAAAATGGAAAAAATTTTAACGGAAAATCCAAATCGTTTTGTGATATTCCCAATCAAGTACAACGATATTTGGGAATATTATAAGATGCATCAAGCTGCGTTTTGGACCGCAGAAGAAATAGATTTAAGCGGTGATTTACGTGATTGGGAAAACTTATCAGAGAATGAACAGTATTTTGTAAAAAATATTTTATCGTTTTTTGCTGCGTCGGATGGTATCGTAAATGAAAACTTAGCTGAGAATTTCTACAGAGAAGTACAATACCCTGAGGCAAAATTCTTTTATGGAATTCAGTTGGCTATGGAAAACATTCATAGTCTAATGTACTCACTTCTTATTGATACTTACGTGTCAAATGAAGATGAGAAAAACAAGTGTTTTACCGCTTTAGATAACCTACCAGCAGTTCAAAAGAAAGCTAAATGGGCTTTGGATTGGATTGAAAACGCATCGTTCCAAGAAAGATTGGTAGCGTTTGCAGCAGTTGAGGGTATCTTCTTTTCAGGTTCATTCTGTTCTATTTTTTGGTTGAAATCAAGAGGTATTATGCAAGGATTGTGTAATGCTAACGCATTGATTTTCAAGGATGAAAACTTACATTGTGACTTCGCAATTCATTTATTAAACAATCACGTTGAAAACAAACCAAGTGAAAAAAGAATTAAAGAAATTCTACTTTCAGCTCTTGAAATTGAAAAAGAATTTATCACTGAATCACTACCAGTTTCACTTATTGGTATGAATTCAAATTTAATGAAACAATATCTTGAGTTTGTTGTTGATGGATTATTGTTAAAGTTTGGATGTAAAAAACAATTTAATGTTGAGCAACCGTTCAAATTCATGGAACAAATCGCAGTTGAAACAAAAGGTAACTTCTTTGAGTCAAGAACTGTTGAATACCAAAAGGCTAAATTAAATGAAACTTTGTCCTTTACAGACGATTTCTAATTTATTACTTATATAGAACTATGATGTCACTTAAAATTAAAAAAAGAAGTGGAGATGATTCGTCATTTAATCCACAGAAAATTTATAACCGTATTAAAAGAGCTTCAAAGGGGTTGAGTGTCAACTCCGATGAAATCTTTATTAAGGTTATCACTTCAGTACCAACTGAAGGTATTATTACAACAAAAGAATTAGATAAGTTAATTTATGAAATTGCTGCGGCATTTACAGGTAGTCATCACGATTACTCAAGATTAGCTTCTTCAGTTGCTATTTCATCTTACCATAAGGAAACTGACCCAAGTTTTTCAAACACAATGCATTTGTTACATGGTGAAGGGATTATCAATGAAAAATTAATGGAGACTATTGAAAAATACGGTTCTTCTAAAATTGATGAGGTTATTAATCACGATAACGATTATAACTTTGATTACTTTGCTTGGAGGTCACTTGCTGAAATGTATCTTTTGAAGTTATCAGAAGGTAAAGTAGTTGAACGTCCACAACACATGTATATGAGAGTGGCTCTTTGGGTAACAAATACATTTGAGGAGGCGGTTGAATATTACCAAGCGTTATCAACACAAAGAATATCACCGGCAACACCAATTATGATAAATGCCGGAACTAAAGTTCCGCAACTTGCTTCTTGTGTTCTTCATTACAATGATTCGGATTCTCGTGAAGGTTTGTTAAACACCATGAGAGATATCTCAACCTACTCATCTGATGCTGCGGGTATCGGACTATCAATGTCTAACATTCGTAGTAAGGAGAGTCGTATTTCATCTTCAGGTGGACATGCTGGTGGACTATTAAAATATTTGAAGATTGTAAACGAGTCACTTCGTTTCTTTAACCAACAAGGACGTAGACCTGGTTCTGCGGCAATTTACTTGGAACCTTGGCATAAAGATATCTTTGACCTATTGGAAATTAAAAAGAACACAGGTGCTGAGGAATTGAGGGCTCGTGATTTGTTCACAGCACTTTGGATTCCTGATAACTTTATGAATGCGGTTAAGAATAACGACGATTGGTATTTGTTCTGTCCTAACGATATTATTAAATCGGGTATTAAACCATTACAAGAAAGTTACGGTGATGAATATGAAGAGAATTATAAATTAGCGGTAAGTATGGGTCTTGGTAAGAAAGTTAAGGCTCAAGAAATTTGGAATAAGATTATTGAATCACAAGTTGAAACAGGGGTTCCATACTTATGTTCTAAAGATAGTGCTAACAGAAAGACAAACCATCAGAACATTGGTGTAATCAAACAATCAAATCTTTGTAATGAAATTTATCAATACACTGACGAGAATATAACTGCAATCTGTACTCTTTCATCTATGGTATTAAAGAACTATGTAAAAGATGGTGAGTTTGATTTTCAGGGGTTATATGAAGAAACACGTAAGGTTGTAAGAGCGTTAAACAAAGTTGTTAACATCAACAACTACTCAACTGAAAAAGGACGTAAGGGTGGACTATACCAAAGAGCAATTGCTATTGGAACACAAGGACTTGCTGACGTATTTTATTTGATGGATTATATTTTCACATCTGATGAAGCTCGTAAATTGAATAAAGAGATTTTTGAAACAATTTATTTCGCAGCAATCACTGAAAGTAACAGATTGTGTATGGATGGTAAGTATGAACCGTATGCTTACTTTAAAGGGTCTCCAATGTCACAAGGAGTATTTCAATTTGATATGTGGGGATTAAACGAAGATGAGTTATCAAAAAGATGGCCTTGGGGGATTCTTAAACAGAATGTTAGTAAGTACGGAATTTGTAACTCATTATTCACAGCTCAAATGCCTGTGGCATCTTCAGCTAAGATTACAGGTTCATATGAAATGACAGAACCCGCTCACTCAGCAATCTTTAATAGACGTGTAGTTGGTGGGGAGATTATGATTGTTAACAAGTATTTGATTAGTGATTTTGAAAAGATTGGGATTTGGTCTGAGGACTTAAAGAATGAAATTATCATGAACGAAGGGTCAATTCAAAACATTAATTTCAATAACTACCTTGACCAAGAAGATAAGAGATATAACTTCAAAGTTAAAAGAACTGAACACTTAATTAAGAAATACAAAACAATTTGGGAGATTTCACAAAGAGAATTGATTGAGATGGCCGCTGACAGAGCACCATTTATTGACCAATCACAATCAATGAATATCTACATGTCAAACCCAACATTGTCAAAAATTTCATCTTCACATTTCTACGGATGGGAAAAAGGATTGAAAACACTTTGTTATTACGTTAGAACAAGAGCAATCTCAACGGGAGCTAAACACTTGGCTATGGACGTATCAAAAATTAACAAACCAAAACCAACACCTGAACCACCAAAGGTTGATTACAGTTATATGAATCTACCTGACAAACCTGAAAATAGTGAATTTGATTGTTTTGGGTGTTCTTCTTAAAAAAATCCGATGTGTTATCCCGAGCTAGGTCGGGATTTTTAATTTCATAGTATTTATGAAATATGGCTCAAGGTAAAACATACGGTATAACATTTCCATTTAGAGATTCTTTTGACGGTAAATATTTAGATTTAACTGACTTTGATGAAGATGAGGTTAAAACAGATTTAGTTCATTTACTATTAACAAGAAAGGGAAGCAGATATTTTTTACCAAATTTTGGGACAAGATTATATGAATATATTTTTGAACCACTTGATGGTCCAACATTTAATGAGATTGAAACTGAAATAAAAGATTCTGTGACAGCGTATATTCCTAATCTTCAAATTACATCAGTTAAAGTTGAACCAATTATATCACCTGATGGACAATCGGATTTATCGACAACTTTTCCTGGAACAGGTGAAATAACTTTACCTGATTTAGCAATTAATGAACACACTGCAAAAGTGACAATAAATTATAATATTACGAGTGGAGTATTTAATACTTCTGACTTTATAATTATTAATATATAACATGGCTCAACAAATATCATATACCACAAGGGATTTCCAAGCAATAAGATTAGAACTAATAAATTATGTTCAGACTTATTATCCTGATTTAATTCAAAATGTTAATGATGCTTCGGTATTTTCAGTATTCTTGGATTTAAACGCTGCGGTTACTGATAACTTAAATTTTAATATTGATAGAGCGTTACAAGAAACTGTTCTACAATACGCTCAAAAAGATATATCTGTTTATAACATTGCAAGAACATACGGTTTGAAGATACCGGGATTAAGACCTTCGATTGCTCTTTGTGATTTTTCTATAATAGTTCCTGTTGATGGTGACTCTGAAAATTTACAATATTGTGGGGTTTTACGTAGAGGTAGTCAAGTATTGGGAGCGGGTCAAACTTTTGAAAGTTTATATGACATTGATTTTTCTTCAGAATATAATTCAGAAGGTTTTCCAAATAGATTAAAAATTCCAAATTTTAATGCTAACGGAAGTTTAGTGAATTATACTATTTTAAAAAGAGAACCTGTGGTAAACGGTGTAACTAGAGTATTTAAAAAAGTTATATCACAAACAGACTCAAGACCATTTTTAGAAGTATTTTTACCTGAACAAAATGTCTTAGGTGTTACAAGTGTTCTTTTAAAGAACGGAAACAATTTTACAAATATTCCATCTGCTCAAGAATTTTTATCAACAGTTGATAGATGGTATGAAGTTCAAGCTTTAGCTGAGGATAGAATTTTTATACCTGACGTGACTAAAACATCAGATAATCCTGGTATTAAAGTTGGAAAATATTTACAAACAAATCAAAGATTTATTAGTGAATATACACCACAGGGGTTTCTTAAATTAACTTTTGGTGGTGGTAATCAATCTACCGATGAATTATTACGACAATATGCTTTAAATGGAATTACTTTAGATATCTCAAAATATCAAAATAATTTCTCTTTAGGTTCTACTTTAAAACCAACTACAACATTGTTTATTCAATATCGTGTTGGTGGTGGATTACAAAGTAATATAGGCGTAGGAGTTATGAATCAAATTGGAACAATTAATTTTTCTGTAAATGGACCTAACTCTCAACAGAATTTAAATACCATTAACTCTCTTCAGGTGAATAATGTTACTGCGGCAGTGGGAGGGGCGAATGCTCCAACAATCGAAGAAATTAGAAACTTAGTTGGATTTAACTTTGCTTCACAAAACAGAGCGGTAACTATTAATGATTACGAAGCAATTTTAAGAAAAATGCCTTCGATGTTCGGAGCTCCGGCAAAAGTTGCGATAACTGAAGAAGACAACAAAATCAAAATTAATATCTTATCTTACGACACCGAAGGTAATTTATCAAGTAATGTGTCAAATACATTACAAAGTAATATTGCTAATTACCTATCAAATTACAGAATGATAAATGATTACATTTTTGTAAATTCTGCTAATGTAATTGATTTGGCGTTTGATGTCTCAGTAGTATTAGATGCTAGTCAAAATCAGGGAACAGTTATTACAAACTTGGTTGAAAAGGTTCAAAACTATATGAGTCCATTAACAAGAGAAATGGGTTCAAATGTCTACATATCAGAAATAAGAAGATTAGTACAAGAAGAAGTTGGTGTGATAACTGTGACAGATATTAAAGTTTATAATAAAGTAGGGGGGCAATATTCATCATCTCAAACTTCACAAAGATATTCAAATAGTGATACTAAACAAATTGAACTTATTGATGATACAATATTTGCAGAACCGACACAAATTTATGATGTAAGATATCCTAATAAAGATATTCGAATCATAGTAAAGAACTTAACTGCTGTTAACTTTAGCTAACATCCTTTATTTTTATAAAAGTGTGTTTAAAATATTTATTTAAAAACACACATGCCGTCAACATATAGAATTAGAACAGAGTTAGGGGTAAACAAGACCATTCAGGTTAAGTTAGAACAAAATTACGACACTTTAGAGTTATTGTCTTTAACAATTTCGCCAAATAATTTATATACTCGTGCTTGTGCGAATTATGGTGTTGTTTGTGGTAGAGTTTTTTGTAATAATGGTTTTGGATTACCAAACGCAAGATTATCTATTTTCATACCTATTGATGAATTAGATATTACAAATCAAGATATTTCAGTTTTATATCCTTATCAGAGTATTAATGATATTAATGAGGATGGTTATAGATATAATTTATTACCTTATACACAATCTCATAGTGGACACGTTCCTGTTGGTACTTTCCCTGATAGGATTGACGCTCTAATTAACAAGACAGTAATTGAGGTTTATGATAAGTATTATCGATTCACAGTGAGTACAAACGACTCTGGTGACTTTATGATACTTGGAGTCCCGACAGGTCAACAGACGTTGTTTATGCAAGTCGACCTTTCTGATATTGGTGAGTTCTCAATGACACCACAAGACCTGATAAGAATGGGTCTTGCTACTGAATCACAAGTTGACGGAACAAGATTTAAATTTTCAGAAAATTATAATGAGTTACCTCAAATTATTAGTATTTCAAAAACAATACAAGTCTCACCATTTTACGGTGAACCTGAGATATGTGATTATTCAATCCAACAGGTTGATTTTGATTTAACCTCTGAAAAAAATGTAACGATATCACCTACTGCGGTTTTTATTGGTTCAATATTTTCAGCGAATGAAGGAACTAAAGTTACTAATACAAATAATAATGCTTGTAATGTTAAGAGGAACCTTGGTGAGATGTGTGATTTAATTCCTGGTTCAGGTCAAATATTAGCATTAAGACAGACAATTCGCTTAGATAATTTAGGTCTCCCAATTATCGAACAATTTACATTAGAGAATGATGGTAAAATTATAGACCAAGACGGTACTTGGGTAACTGAGGTACCGATGAATTTAGATTATGTTTATACTGATGAGGAAGGTAATAGAAGAATAAGTGATAATCCTAATATCGGTATTCCTACCAAATCAAAATATCGATTTAAAATTAAATGGGACCAATCACCACAATTATCAGAATCAACTAAACGAGGATATTTTTTAGTTCCAAACATTAAAGAATATGGTTGGATTAACCCTACAAATGACCCGAATTTACAAGACTTAGTTGATAGTATTTTCACCATTGAAATTCCTGCGGGGACAACAGAATCATTTATTTATAATTTGATAAATGAAAATGAAGCCACCGCATATGTTTTTAGACTTAATGAAACGGTTAACGTTAATAATTTAAAAATAACTTATCCTGACGGAACGGTCTATAATAGTCAAAATTTTAGTAACAATTTTATAGGTGGTTTTCCAAACTTTAATTTATTTTGGGAATCACCTGATTCCGAAACGGTAGCAACATTTATTTTTTACAAAATAAATTATACAAGATTTCAGTTAGAAGCGTCTTACGCTTTTAGTTTAGATTGGAATGATTACGCTAATGTCGATGATGCTTTGAGTTGTGAGGATACTTTTATGGAGTTGTATTTTAATAAGGTTTATACAATTAGTCAGATTATTGACAGGTACTCAACAGGATTAAGACCTAGTAAAACTGTTCAAATTAAAAATATTCAAGACCCAAGTTGTGACGGTAGTATAAATAAATTTCCAATTAATGATGTTTTTTTAAGAATTAATTTTAATTATATTTTTAATAATTTTTTACTTGATTTACTTAAATATATTTTAATTTCTTTAGTGCCGGCACTACATGTGTTAAGTTTTTTATGGTTAGTTTTAGCACCAATTATTGCGGTTATTCTATTAGTTGTTCAGTTAATAATTTTTATCATTTGTAATATAGTCAGAGGTATACAAAATATTTTTGGTAATTCTAATTTAGATTGTTCACCTCCTTCAGATTTCAGAAGTTTACTTCTTAATAATCCATTTAAAAATATAACATTATCTCTTTTACTTTATACCGAAGATGGTTGTGAAAGATGTAATTGTAAATCTGGTGAAATAACTGCTGATACTGATTTAATTGGTCAATTTACTCAGGTTCAAGAAGAGCAAGTTTCTATTTTAATGGATACTACGGGATTCCAAACTTATACCAACAATTCAAACGATGTAATTTATGTGTCCAATTTGATTGCTGGAAATGCTGGTGAAGATGGTTTAAAAAGAAGAACTCCCATAATTAAAGACAAATTAACATTAGTCACTGACCCTGATGCTGTAACTAGAACAATTGACATTGGATATTATTCACAATCTTTAACTTTTTCTGAAAGGTTAAATATGTTATCTTTTCCTGGTAGGTATTTTAAGGTTGGAGATAAACTAGACCCTTTGGGTATAAAAGTTTACATAGAACCAGAATTAAATACTAGTATTGGTTCATTTCCAATATTCGACAGTACAACCCAAACCGTTCAACAACAAATCGTTGTTGGTACATCAAAGTTTCATTGGGATAACGCGATGATAATCGCTTTGGACCCTGGAATTGATTTAACTGTTGGTGAAATCTTGAGTTTTCAAAACCCAAATCTTTCGAATGACCCAAACTATAAAAGAAACGAATCTTATCCTGCGTCTTCAGGTCTTACCCAATCACCTCCAGTTTTTAATGGTGAAAGTATTGTTGGTGGTCAAATTACTGTTAATTGGACCCGAACGTATAATTTTACGACTTTAGCTAATGGTTATCAAAATCCGGCAGGACCAATTAATGGAGCAGCAGGCGGAGGAGTTGCGGAACAAACAACTTATAATGTTTCAGCAATAACTGAAAACAATACTGTTACATCATTTGCTGCTGACATCGAATATTTTCAGGTGTTGAAAATTGGAAATTTAAACGATTTAAATCTAATTGCAGGTCTAAATGGTATAAATGGTGTATTAAATCAAAATCAATATTACCGTAGTCAAGGAAGTGATGATGATGGTGAAGTCAATTGTTTTTATCTGAGGTTTAATTATTATAATCCGACATTTGGTAGTGTTGGAGTTATATCAAATCCTGATAGTTATAAATACGCGATTTTAATGAGAGGTGTTGATGTCCATTCGCCAAGAGTTAAACAAAAAATATGGTTAGGTAGTTTATTTTCTAATCAAGTCGATGAATCAAATATTCCCAACGATGTTAATGAATCGGATGTTTATGTTGAAGGTTATTTCAAACTGAATATCCCATACCAACCAAATACTTCAACTATTTTAAACGAAGAACAACAACAAGTTCAATGTCGACACAATCAGCTTCAAACTAATAATAGTGTTGACCAATTCGGTGGACGTATTTTCTACCCGAGTTATATGTTTCAGTATTACGACACTTCGTATATACCATTTCAAAGTGACCTACATTTATATTACTCTGCTTACGACGCTAGAAATTTCCCAGGAAATATTTTAAATGTTGTTCCTGAATATGATGAACTCTACCTTACTACTGGTACTCAAACAACAACAGATTCGGGGTTTCTTAGAGTTGATTTTAGCAATTTTTTTACAGGTTCTCTTTCTATCTTAAAAAATTGTGGTCAAAGTGCTGCTGGTGGTAATAATAACGATTGTGATGATGATTTAGCACCTAATTTTCCACAAACACTCCAAAAAACATGGAATTTTTACGAGCAATTTGATAATTCCATATTTGGAGATTTTTTGGCGAATTATAGAATAGGACAAGTTGTTGAGGGAGGTTCTATGTATGCGTATAAGAACGGGAGAAATTTCTATGACAGTCCATGTCAAGGTGATACTGACGACCAAGATATGAAGATTCCGTCGAACATACCGACCATGAAATACCTTTCACCTTCATACCGAACAATAACATCACCTGGTACAACATATCCAACTGTAAACTTTAATAATAGACAAAGAATTGTTGTTAGGTCAAATAGAATGCCAACCTCAACAAACGAACAAATTTCAGGACCAAATAGTTTCCAATTACATCAGAATTCAAGATTTGCTGTCTACAGATTATCAGATACTGGTGGTGTACAGGAATTAGAAAACATAACACAATACCCAACAAATTCGGATAATGAATCGGCTTCCGCATTTGTTCCATTTACGAATGTTTTAGAATCTGTAAATAATTGTGAAAAAGCGGTTATGCTAAATTGTTATGGTACTGATGAAAATGGTAGTCCTATTATTAAAGACGACTGTCCGCAACTTATGGACCCTGACGGACCTAAAAAATTCTTTAACTATGGAACAGGATGTTATAATTTAATTTCGAGAGCTTTTGGTAGTTTACCAAAAGATTTGGAATTGATAAATGAATGGTCAAGTAGAAATAAAATTTCAAATGCAGTTTGTTTGGGGGTATTCTCACATAGTTTTTCCAACAATTGGATTAACGGAACTTTATTTGCCTATCCATTTGAAAATAAAAGATTTTTTGATTCTCAAAATCAACCTTATAGTATTTTTTGTAAAAGTTTAATTTATTTACATGAAACATCTCAGAATTTTTATTATAGAAGTTCTGCATGGGACGGGGATAGATTTTTAGGTAAACCATCGGTAGTTTATAATGAGAAACAAGTCGGTAACGAAAGGTATTTAGGAAGTCCGACAACTATTATGGATTTAGGGCCTAAAGATACCTTTATACAGGAATTAGTTAATACTGATGAATATGATGGGTATATTGTATCAAAAGTACCATCAACATCCTATAAAGATATTAGTGAAATATTTAATTTATTTGTTTTAAGTAGATTGGTAAATAATAGTTTTATTGAAAATTTATTAATTTCTCTTTTACCTGAAATTGTAATGGCGACGTTCTTTACAAATAAAAGATGGGGAGCGTTTAATGCTCTACCGGCATATGTTGATGGAGATTATTCACAGATGTTATCAATTAACTCTGAATTTGGAATAAGTGAATTTAACGTTTCAAATTACGCTCAACCATTAGACTCAGGATTTCAGTCGGTTTATTTTGGAGGGTCGGGAGCGTATCCTTTATTTGGAATATTCTTAACTGGTAACACACAAGATAGAGATTTTATCACACCGAGAAGAACTATATGGAATCCAAACGCCTCTATTAACCAAAACCCTGATTATAACTTTAGTCAAATACCAGTGAAAACTCAAACAGTGCCATTTTATCAGTGGAAATTAGATAACCAAAACTACTCTAGTATTGGACAGTATACAATTTTTGGTAATCAAAATAACAATTGGGTTACGGATTCACAAGTAACACCACCTAATTTCTTTTCTTATGGATATCAGAATATGGATAGACTTAATCCAGCTTCAAATTATTTTCAACCTGACGGTAATAACTCTAATTATTTTAGAGCAACATTAATTAATTTCTCAAGTGGTATACCGACAATTGCTCTTCCACAGACATTTAGTAATAATACAAGTTTTGTTGTTGGAGCTCCACAACACTTTTATTTTGGTTTGGTAAAAGGAGGAAGTGCTATTGATAAGTTTAGAATAAAATACGTTAATACAGAATTAATAATTGAATAAATCTAACGAAATAACTATAGTAAAAGGTTCTGCAAGATATGCGGGAGCACCCGATATTGATTCTAAAATATCAGTTGAATTAAACTCAACATTAAAGGAGATGACTGAATATGACAGAAATCTACTTGTTGATTTAGAAAATTTATTTGATAGAGAAAGACAAGAGTGTGATACTTTTGTCCCGACATGTAAGTTTACATTTATATTTGAAAATTCATATAGTGGACTTACAGGGCCTAAAACTGGCCCTTACGACCCGATTAACAGAAATCTTTATTATGTTAATCCTTTATACTATCGTCTTTTACAAAATGACCAACAAGACCCAAGTAATGAGATTGCGTGGGGAGGATTTCCACAATATTATGAGTTTGATTTTATAAGAACAGATTCTAATGTGGTTGGATATACCCAACCACTTGTAGGTCAAACTCCTCAGTATCATATCTTATTTGACGCTAAAGAACAATCATACTATAATTGGTTTTTTCATTTAAGCTATCCGTCTGAAAAATATTTTAATCAATCGATGGAATATCAGTTTGAAGATGGTGAAATATTTACATGGACTGTTTCTCAGGGAATTCCTTTTGTCATTTCAAATGATAAATTTAATGGTCAGCCTGTTATTATCTTTAAATGTGCAATGGACCACGGATTAAGTGTTGGAGAAAGTGTTGAACTTTCTTTAAATTGTGATGGTGTTAATATTTTTGATGTTTATAGGTTAGGCGATGGATATACTAATTCTGAAACAAATGTTTTTATGATTTTTAATATTGGTTTCTTATGTGATATCTTTTTTGATGGACAAAAAGGAACTTTAAAAAGAATTACAAATAAAGAAAATTTAAATGAAAGTAAATCAGAATATTATGTTAGAAGACATAAAATTATTACAAATTATACTGACGCTATCTTAACTAACACCGCTTTTGAAAATAACGCATTTAGAAAAACCACCAAATTTGAGACAAAGTCATTAACACCAAATTTAAGCGCTCGAACATCACTAAAAGAAGGAACACAAAGTTATAGTTTATCGTTTAAAAATACATTCTCAATAGATGGATTAAAAGATAATTTAAATAGACCTCTAACTGAATTATATGTTACATCTGTTAATCGAGGAAGATTTGGATTTTTTAATCCATTAAAAAAAGGATGGGGGTTTAATCTTGGTCCTGAATTAAATACATGGTGGGGTAATCCAAACAATGAAACAAATATAACTCAAACGAGTTTTAATAGACCTGGACCATTTATTACAGATTCATTCGGAAATCCTGCTGGAACATTAATAACATTTTATTATAATAATCCATTAGAAGTTGATGATTTAATTGATGGGGATTTATGTGAATGGAATGATACCACACAAGAAGAGCAAGTTTTAAGTTTACATTATCATAAAATAACATTTAATCCTAAAGTTTTTGATGTAAAACCAAATAGTTCTTTGGGCTATTATTATAATACACATTACAAGTTTCAGTTAAGAACATTTTCATCTTATATCGAAAATGTTGATAGAGATGTTTTGGTATATAATCTACCAAGTTATAGTTATTACTCGGCCTATAACCAAAAGTTTTTTTGGAGAGATATTTACACGTATGGATATATTGATGTTGATGGTGTAGGTGTAGACAATCCATTTTTAAATAATAAACACTATTTGTTTGAAGATTTTATTTTCAGATTGATACCTGAAGGAAGTAGTATCAATGAAAATTCAACATTAGTTAATGACCCATTAATCGACGATTGTGAATAAAATTAAATTAACAAATAAAGATATTAATAGAAATATTAATATCCCAATTAATATGAATTGGGATTTCTTGGATAGAGAAGATACTTTAATTAAGTATGAAGAAGAAGTTCTAAATAAAATTTTGGGATTTCCAAATGATTACGAGGTTAGAAGATTTGAAATGTTTCAAAATCCTAATAATGATATAACCTCATCATTAACATATAATTTTAATTTTAAATCAACAACTAATGATGATTGGGTTTTAAATTATTCTGATTCAGGTCGATTTACTCAGAGAGAACTTTATAATAACACAAAAATATACGACAAATCTTTTTTTAAATTAGATTTTTACGATACAACAAATCCTCAAACAAAAAAAAATTATTTAACAATAATTCTTAATAAAAGACCAAATAAAACAACATATACTTTTCCAAATCAAATCACTCCTGTTGAAATTGATTTACCATCATTTACTTTAAATTACAATAAAAATCAAGAGGGATTTTTTATTTATTGGTTTGATGACCCATCAATCTTAAACATTAGTACTTTGTATATGACAGCAAAGTTCTTCGATGCGTCAAACGGACAATTTACTTCTTTTACAACAAAAAAACAAACAACATCAACAACACCATATCGTTTAGGAACTGATTTTTTTAATAGAAGAGTTAGTTTTAATTATGTTGATAGCACATATAAAATAACACTTATGGACCAACCGGCAACACAAGAAAATGTTATCGAATGGTATGAGTATATAAACCCATCAATATAATGGAAATTTTTAAAGTTAAAATATCACCTGAAGTTTTAAAAGACGATATTGTTTATGAAACATATAGTGGTTATACATTTGGTGTTTACAGTGGATTAACAAATATTCTTAAAGGAGGTCCTGATGGTTCTTCTTTATTGACAGGTCTTACCATACCAATTTTATTAAAACAAAAATATCAAGATATTGGATACTATGATGGTTTTGATGGTAAGATAAAACAAGAAAATATGTCTGCAAATTTTTTGTTTTATTCTACAATAGAAAATCCATATACTTTTAAAATACTTAATACTTCAGATAATGAAAATGTTTATTTGTTTAACTCGACCTACCAAGTTGATTGGGGGGACGGAACAACACAAACAATTACCACATTTTATCCTGAGGAAATTACACATAACTATTCAGGACCTTTACCTGAACCGACAGGTTATACAATTACATTAACACAAACAAACTTATGGGGTGTAATTCAAGTCAAAAAGAATATTGTTGTTCCATACTCAGTCGCTCAAAATACTGACCAATATGGAACCGTAACATTTGCTAACACTAATGGAAGTTGGAGTGCAACTCCGTCATCATATAATTTTATTTTTACAGGAGATGCTTATAATCAGTTAGCATATCAAGTAAGTTCTTTCTATACTGAGGTTCCATTTTTCGTAACAGGATATACTACATCAAGATTAAATGATTTGGGAACTTATGGACCAAGTCAATTTGTTGTTGGACAAACAGTTCCATTACCACAAAGAGAATATGGTATGGTTGAATCCATGAGTAGTGCTTATACTGCGTATACTATAAACGGAACAACCTACCAAGATTATCCTGACGGAACAACAATTTTTGTATTACCATCTTCAGGTATGACTTCAGATATGTTTTCAGTTAGTGCAATTACTAAAAATGAAGCGTTAATGAATGTTATTGACCAACCTCAGTTATATAATTCAATTTTTGTTGAACGTGGTAAAAATTCAGGGGTTGAAAACTTTTTGAGATTAGGTGAAGTTTCTAATTTAAGCGATTTGTTAAATTATGGATATAACTATTTCATTATAAAACAGGGATAAGAAATTTAAATTTAACTATTTATAAAAATAAACTACTAAAGCAATAAGAACTTGGCAACTGGTAATTACGGAACTATAAGATTGGCAGACGTTAGTCCTGCTGATGTTGAAATAATATTAAATTATACACCATCAAGAGATGACACCCAAGGGTTTGTTTTGAAAAAATTAAACTCACTTGAGTTATTGCGTCCTTACTTTAGTAATTCAAGTGTTGGTGGGACTACTACGGAGATATTAGGAGGATTGTATAATCTTACATTACCATCAACTGAGTTTAACAATTTGGGGATTTACACTTTGATGTTACGTCCATCTCAAATCAGAACATCAATTACTGATTGTGGAGTTTTATCTGCGTTACCAAATGTGAGAGGTATTATTATTGACTTAAATAATGTTCCATCAGAGTATCTAAACAAGTTTGTTAATCAAGGATTAGTTGGATATAGGATTGAATACCTTAATAATGACGGTTCTAAAGTTACTAATTTTTTTAGAATAATAACTTCATCTTTTTATTGTGAGGCAATTTTAGCAAACACTAATAATACAAGTGATAAGGCGGTAAGATATAGATACACAGATAGTGAAACTAATCTAATGTTCTGCACAGTATCACCAAGTTCATCACCATCAAATAAACCAAACGTTACACCATTCATTGGTTCACCAGGACAAAATGTTATTATTACTAATACATTTTTTGACCCTACAGTAATTGAGGTTGAGATTGTAGAATATGACACATCAAGTTTAGCGATTGCTCTTTATGGTAATCAAACTAAATCTATTGAAGATGGTATATACACAATCTATGATAGTGATAATAACATTTATAAGCAATATAACTTGTACGAAATTAGAGACCAATTTAATGAACTTCTATATGAAGTTAGACAAGATAGAAATAATAATATTGATTTCACTAAAAACTTTGACAATATCATTGCTTAATGGCTAATTACACTTGTCCACCGCAAAGACCATCAGGTTCGGGAACATTTTCGAATAACTTAGTCGGTTTACAAATAACCGATGGTGGTGGACTAACGCAAGGTAATTTTACATTTACAAGTGTTATAACTGAAAAAACTAATAGGAACTTTTCGGTTGGGGTATTTTCAGAACCAATTTCATTAGAAACTCTTGGGTTTGAAGATACGGTACAAGCAAGGTCAATATTTGATAATAATTTTAAATTATATCCAAACTTTGACGAAACAGATGTTACAAATTTTGTTGGTTATGGTTCATTATCAAAAAGGTTTGAGTCTGCGGTTACAAATATTATAAATTATTTTCCGGCGTCTATTGATGTGTCAAAATATCGACCAAATTTTACAACAGGTGCTACGGCAACAGGTATAACATACAACGTTAATGAAAATGAAACAAAACTCATTATTCCGTTAGAAACAGTTAGAAATCCTTTTTCAGTAAATTATACAACAACTTCAACACAAACAATTAATAGTTTAGAATTTAGTGTTTCAAAGTATAGAGATATGTCTAAAACATTTTTAAGTTATGTTTTAGTTTTAAATTCAAATTATTATCCTCTTACATTTATGGACCCAAGTACTTCTATAAGTGCTGGTACATTAACAATTTATGTTCAGGGTAATCCTTTTTCGGGATTGTCGACGTATAGTGAATTCTTTTTAATTAGACCAAACGATACAATTGTCAATGAAGTTTTTAATTTAGAATTAGGTGAAGTTGAAGAAATTTTATTGAATAGAATGGTTACACCTATCTATACTTATGTAGCGACAGTCCCATCAATTTCTGATTCTGGATTAATTTATAACGCAACACAAACAGTTACTTTTCCATTAGACGGTCCTTGGAATTTAGATATTAGAACAAATGCATTTATTACTTATATTGAAAGTTTACAATCATTAGGTTTAGATTTTGATAACTACAGGACAAATATCATATCTAGATTTTATACAACAAATGCGTTTAAAGATTTTGATACATCAGACCAAAAGGTTGACAAGGTATTAAAAATATTTGGAAGAAGTTTTGATGAAACAAAAAAATATGCTGACGCTATTCAACATGTTACATCTGTAAATTACAATGTTGGTAATGATATTCATTCAGGACTTCTTACAAAATTTGCGGAAACTTTAGGGTGGAAAACAAACATATCACCAATAGCTGATTCGGCTTTTTTGGAATCGGTTTATGGAACTACTGAAAATGCGTTTCCGGCTTATTCGACAAGTGAAACTAAATTAGATTTAAATTACCAATATTATAGAAATTTAATATTAAATTCGGCATATTTGTTTAAATCCAAAGGAACTAGAAAGGCGATAGAATTTCTTTTAAATTTTATCGGAACACCACAAGCGTTACTTGAATTTAATGAAAATGTTTATTTGGTTGATTCCAAAATAAACATGGATAGATTTAATCAATTATATCGAAGTATTTCAGGTGGAACTTACGCTCCACAATTTCCGGCTTTAGACTCAACGAATGTTTATGGGTTCTTAGGTAATACATACACTGGTTATACTACACAACAAGTTGTTGAAGAAGTAACTACATCTAGAAACGACTACCCTGTGGATAATGAAGGATATCCAGCCAAACCAACATATAGTAATGATTACTTTTTTCAAAAAGGGGAAGGTTGGATACAATCAACACCACAACATAGAAGCCCACAAATTGTTTCTATAAATACAAATACATTTACTGGGCAAAATCTTAGTATACAAACAAGTTTAGAACCTTTTACTTATGGTGAAAAATATTTGGAAAGATTTAGAGATTTTCCATTTATGGAACTTGGGTTTTCAATTAAGAAAGAAAGTGATAACAAAAAAAGTTGGTATGACCAAACAAGTGATTTACGAAAAAACACGGATAACTTATTTGACGCTTATTATACTGTTAGTGATGATAGATATGTTTTAAATGTTAAGAATACTGATATATTTTTAAATCCTGCACAAGCGTTGGCTTATGATGTTTGGTATATGTCTAACACACAAAATTACCCAATACCATTTACAGGGTTATCTTCACCATATCCACAAATAGGTGGTACGGACTGGACGTTTATTAATCCTCAACCACAAATAGAAAACTTCTTTGAGTTTTACAAGACGTTTTGGATGAACATGATTAATGTTAGAAATAGACAAATTTCATCTGACGGTAAAACAAGTGGATATCCAACTTTACAATCTTTATTTTGGAAATACTTAACGATGTATCAAGATGTTGGAATTCAAAACAATAATTTCACATACCAAAATATGATAAACTATATTAATGGTTTAGGTTCATTTTGGATTAATTTGATAGAACAATTTGTCCCGGCTACTACAATATGGAACACAGGAACAAAATTTGAAAATTCTATTTTCCATAGACAAAAGTTTATTTATAGGATGCAAAAAGGATGTCAAATTGTTTTACAGGAAATTGTTGGACCAGTATCAACAGGAACTATTAGCACTAACAATTGTAATAGTGTAACATTCCCACTTCCAATACCGACAATAAATGATTTAGGTTCGGCACTTAGTAACGCTTCCGAAGATTTAGCAATTCAAGAAGGGTTTCAGGATGGTTATACAACGGTATCTGCTTTGTATGGTTTTGAATTTACAATAAGTAATTTTAATGGGACAAACTCATATACGTTTACTTACAACGATTCCGCTTATTATTACACCCCTAATTTATTACCTACTAACGCACAATGGACTAATATTATAAATCAAGGTATATTGTATTTTGCAAGTTCAGGACAACTAAATGACGCAGGAATTCAAATTATTCTTGATTCAAATGATAATGTTATTAACATAGTAACACTATCGTGTGAATTCAGTGATTGGGAAATATCTGATTTCTCGATATTAACACAAGTATCAATTCAAGGACCATAATGAGTTATAGTATTACACTTACAGGAGATTGTTCAAATAACAATAATGGAGCGGTAAATATACAATTTTTTACCCCACCACCAACTATTATTAGTTGGACTGATAATAAATTACCTACTCAGACATTTACGGGTAATAGTATTACGTATAGTGGATTAAGTGCTGACACATATTCTTTTTCATTTACATCTTCTACTGTTCCAGTAAATAATATTTACGGACCAATAAGTTTTATAGTTCTTTCATCAACTACCGCTAATATTACCACAGGGTATCAATCAAGTTGTTCTCCAAGTAATGGTTATTTAACTGTTGATGTTAACTTGGATATTTTTGATACTGAATTATATCCGACATCTGTTAATATTAATTTATATAAAGATTATCAATTTTACGAGACCATAATTGGTAGTGGTAGTCTAACGTCTTTCTTTAATTTAGGTGAAGGTATGTATTACGCATCTATTTCAGGAAATGGTTTTTGTAATTGTGAGACTGAATCAGTTGTTATACATCCAAATACGGAGTCTTTAGACTTTAATTTTTATGTTGTTAATAACCCTGCTTGTTCAGGTGTTGATGGTAAGATATATGTAACAGGTATAACTGGTACACCTCCATATACATACATTTGGTCTCAAAATATTGGATATACCGGAGCAACTACATTAGTTACAGGTGTAACTCAAGGAACGTATACTTTAACAATAATTGACGGGGCAGGTTGTGAATTGTCAAAAACTGCAGCAGTTGGTTCAGCACCATTTATTGGGTTGATTAGTTATGAAGTTACACAACCAACTTGTTTTACTTCTGATGGTGTTTTAGACATTTATTTGTCAGGTGGGACAGGACCTTATTTTTATTTATTAAGTAATGGTGATTCTGTTACCACGTATAGTTCTTCAGTTTCTTTCTCAGGGTTAAGTGCTGGTTTATATAGTCTGAGTGTTACCGATGTTGCTCTTTGTACTTTTACATCATTCTTTACGTTATCAACACCTAAAGTTTTCACATTTATTTCTGCGGATGTTATTAATTCACAATGTCAATATAACGGTGGTTCAATTGATATTACTCTTTTAGGTGGAACTCCACCATATTATTACACTTTAGATAATAATAGTGGAACAACTAATAATGTCTCAAGTTTAATTACAACAAATACTTTTTCAGATTTATCATCAGGAACCTATACTCTTACAATATCTGACTCAAGTAGTGCGTGTACTTACTCACAAAATTATAATGTTCTTAATGAAACCTCGTTTAATTTTTCATTAAGTGCTCGAAGTAATTATTGCACTTACAATAGTGGGGCAATTCAGGTTGATGTTACACCAAATACTACTGCAGATACATTCTATACTTATTCTATTTCAAGTGGGTTTAGTTCCGCTCCGACAACGGCAACAACATATGTATTTAACAATTTACCACCTGATACATATGATATAACAATTTCAGATTCTACAGGATGTACTCAAAATAGTTCAGTGGTGGTTGATTATCTTGCTCCTTATAATTTGGTTCTTTACGGTACTGATTGTGGGACAGGTAGTGGGGGAACAATAAGCGCGATGATTAATGAAACGGATGGTCCATTTGATTTGACATGGAGTGATAATGTTAATGGTCAGACAGGGGTTTATATTACAGGTTTAACTGCCGGGACTTATTCTTTGGCGGTTAGTGGAGTGAATAATTGTGAGACAACAAAATACTTTACAATTAGTTGTAATCCTCCGAGAACGGCTAGTTCAACTTACTCCTATTCAATGGGAACTAAATCTTACATACCATCTTCATTCTTGAATTTCTCAAATATGTTATCGAAAGGTTATTTGAGTTTAATCGACGGACATACAAGTTGTAAACTAAATTATGCTAGATTTTTCTGTGATGTTGAATTAAACAACATAACTTATTCTGGTTCATTTTACACTTCTAAAACACTTACAAGTGTTCCCACATTAAGTGCGTTTACAAATGGTATAGGTTATTTATTTGACACAATTCCTGATTTAAAATCATATGAGATTAACCTTGATACTAACACAATAAATGTTGAATCAGATGTTGTTGGTGGTGTTGAAGTTTATAAGGATGAAGTATTAACAATTACTGTAAGAATAGTTTATAAAATTTCATGTCTAACATAATCTAACAAAAACTATTTATGTTAGATGAGTTTAGTAACAATTAGCAATTTATCGGGTATTCCTCCTTACCAAGTTTCTGTCTGTGATATCTTTCAGTTTTCTTGTGTTACGGTAACAACAATTTACGATTATATTCCTCCGGCATATTCTTTTTATTTACCAAGTGGTTTTAATAATGCTCCGAAAGTATTAATTAAGATTGTCGATTCTACGGGGTGTATTTTTACAAGTGAGTATGAATGTTTAACACCAACTCCAACACCGAGTATTACTCCGTCAATTACACCTACGATTTCACTTACACCTTCTAATACTCCGACACCAAGTATTACTCCATCAGTTACTCCAACATTATCGATTACTCCGACAATTACTCCGACACCAAGTATTACTCCGTCGATTACACCTACTAATACTTTAACACCAACACCTACTGTGACACCTACTTTAACTCAAACTCCTGAAGTTGGAAGATATGCTTATTTATTTATTGAACCTTATTCTGGTTCGTCATCTATTGGAAGTTATATGAATTCTATAGGTTCATCATTCTATGGATTTACAAATGCTACAAGACCAAGTACTTCGGCATCTACGTTCCAAACGGATATGCAAAACTATGTTAATTTCTCGGGATGGTCAACAGGTTTATTCCCACAAGTAATAAGACAAACGATACCTCAAACAACGGGAGGACTTGATAGTTATGGTAATCCAAGAATTGCATACAATTTCTTAACAACACTTGTTCCTGAAAATTATACCCAAAGTAAGGCTTGGTATACTTGGATAATACCAACTAATCTTACAAATAACAAATACCAAATGGAAATTGATTTGGGGATTGTTAATCCGAATGTGTTTACGAGTTATAAAATGGAACCAACCATTTATCAAAATACGTTTACATATGTTGGTCCAACCATTGCAAATACAACATATAGGGTTTATACAACATACCCATCAACTTCGTTTGAGATAGATAATACTTACGACCTTTATTTTAGAGGAAGTAAGGTTGATATATAATTATAGTAAATGAGTTTCCCATATAAAAATCCAATATCGTCTATCCAACTAAATGGGACACAAAGTGTACCAAGAAACAATACGTATGGCACTACTTTCAGTGTTAACAATACGGGTGGTTACATGGAGGTTTTTAGTTTATCTGACCTTTATTATACAATACCAACAGGAACAACGGGAAGTATTGAATATTCGGGTAATACCATTCCTATTGAGTTTACAAAGGGAACGGGTGCCGCTTGGTCTCCTGATGTAATTACATTAGCTTCAGATAATATTTCATCAGGTAGAAGACGACTTGGTATGTTGGCTTATGTTTATGAGGTTGACCAAGTTTATCAATATCATATTAATAATTACGAGACGTTATTTAATGCTGCTACGGCTAGTACAGGATGTGCTCAGGTATCTGATTTTGGAACAACGATAAATAATAAAACTGCTGCGGGTCAGTCGTTTATTAATTCTTGGACTGCAAATACTATTGAAGATGTAAGTGGTACGACATATAGCACTGCGGTATGGAGAAAGTTTCCAGCACGTACTGTTAGAGCTTGGGGTTCATTTATTTCTACCGTTAGTCAATACGTAACAAGTACAACGACCGCATATTCAATGAGTGCCGCAACACAAACATCAGGAAATGGTGTTAGCGTTTCCGCAAATACAAGATTTATTGTTGCAAGTGCGGGGACATACAATTTACAATTTTCTTCTCAATTAGAGTCAACAGGTGGAGGCGCTGCTCAAACTATGAACATATGGTTGGCAATAAATGGTTTTAATGTTGATAATTCAAACACAGCTATTGTTGGAAATTCTAATAATGGAAGAAGTGTTGCGGCATGGAATTTTGTAGAACCATTAAACGCTGGTGATTACATGGAATTAAAGTTTTGGGTTAGTGATATCAGATTAGGATTTGCATATGATGTAGCACAATCTACTCCGACCAGACCGGCAATTCCATCAGTAATAGTAACGGTAACACAAGTGTAAAGATATATTTATAATATAACATGGCAACATCAAGACCCTTCGCATATAACACAGGTTCAACAATTACAGGAACAGAACAACTTGGAAGTATTGCTATTGGTACGCCAACAAGTGGTTTCACATCCACAGGTTTAAGATGGTGGAGTGGACCTGACGAAGATTTAGGTTATGTTATTGCCCATACAGTACCTTCAGGAACACAACCAAATCCTGTAGGAGTTCCGGCTTACATCGGTTTTTGGAGAACACCAAGTAAGACAGATAATAACTTTATTAGTTTATCACAGTATGTTTCAAGTTTTACAGGGACAGCGCAAACATTTGCAAGTACTTCAGCGGCTAAAACATGGTTAAACTCAGCTGGATATTGGACATCTTACTCATCTTCTATCGTTACCTCAGGACTCATATTAAACTATGATATTAGTAATACATCAAGTTATCCTGGAACAGGAACCACAATTACGGATTTAACAGGTAGTAGTAATGCGACACTATACAACTCTCCGACATACACATCATCAGGTGGAGGTTATCTAACCTTCAATGGTAGTAATCAATATATAGGAACTAATACCGCATTAGGTTCAAAATTAAACCCGGCTAACTCATCTACCGTTATCTCAATCTTTGTATGGGTTTATCCTATGGATAATGGTGTTATTGTACAGGAAATTGGACAAACAACACCAAATACAGGATGGCATGATTCACAGATAGAAATGGTTGGGGGAACACTTAGGTTTTCTGTATGGCAGAACCAACCTGGTTTTGCGTCAACTATATCTACACCTTTAAACAATTGGTATTATGTTGGATTTACATATAACGGAACAAATTTAATTGGTTATGTTAATGGAGTTTCTGCAGTAACTAGTGGGACCATATCAAGAGCCACACCAGGCGCTAATTTATATTATGCGATTGCACATGATGACGCAACAAATTTAGGTGACGGAACTTTTTCTAATATGAGATTTGGTGGAATGCAAATTTATAACACAGCATTGTCTAATGAAAATGTATTAACAAATTATAATGCTCAAAAATCAAGATTTGGATTATAAAATACAAAACGTATTATTATTTAAACTTATTAATTTATTTCTTTAATTTTTATTTAAAATTAATACTTTTTGTGTAAAACATTTACATGAAAATTTTTATACAAGTTGCTTCTTACAGAGACCCCCAACTAATCCCAACTATACAGTCAGCATTAGAAAATGCTAAACGACCTGAAAACTTAGTTTTCGGTATTGCTCGTCAGTATCATCCTGATGATAGTTTTGATAATTTGGACGAATACCGAAACGATGAAAGGTTTAGAATAATTGATATTCCTTATACAGAATCCAAAGGAGCTTGTTGGGCAAGAAATAAGATACAACAAGTATATCAAAAGGAGTCATATACTCTTCAAATTGACTCACATATGAGGTTTGCTCAAAATTGGGATGACGAGATGATTAAGATGATTAAACAACTTCAAAAGAAAGGATATAAGAAACCATTATTAACAGGTTATGTTTCATCCTTTGACCCTGACAATGACCCTAACCTACGTGTGAACGAACCTTGGAGAATGGCGTTTGATAGATTTATTCCTGAAGGTGCGGTTTTCTTTTTACCTGAGACAATTCCTGGTTGGCAAAATTTAACTGAACCTGTTACCGCAAGGTTCTACTCGGCTCACTTTTGTTTTACTCTTGGTAAATTTGCTAAAGAAGTTCAACACGACCCTGAGTTCTATTTTCATGGTGAAGAGATTTCAATTGCTGCAAGAGCTTACACTCATGGATATGATTTATTTCACCCACATAAAGTTTTGATTTGGCATGAATATACAAGAAAGGGAAGAACCAAACAATGGGATGACGATAAAGAATGGGTTGATAAGAATAATTTTGCTCACAAAAAAAATCGTTCTCTATTCGGTATGGATGATGAGGAAGATATGAAACACGGAAAGTATGGTTTTGGTAAAGTTAGAAGTTTAAGAGACTATGAAAAATATTCAGGACTTTTATTTTCAAAGAGAGCTGTTCAACAATACACATTAGATAAGGGTTATCCACCAAATCCAAATAACTTCAATTCAGAAGAAGAATGGTTAAAATCATTTACATCAGTATTCAAACATTGTATTGATATTGGGTTTACTCAAGTACCTGAAAAAGATTATGACTTTTGGGTTGTTGCATTCCATAATGAATTAGATGAAACCATTTACAGACAAGATGCTGATAAAGGTGAAGTTGATAGAATGTTAAGAGACCCTGATGGTTATTGTAAAGTTTGGAGAGAGTTCTTAACTGATTCAAAACCTAAATATTGGGTGGTTTGGCCTCACTCGGAATCTAAAGGATGGTGTGATAGAATAACAGGAAATTTATAAGATATGAAATTTACATTTACTACTTTTTGTTTTGGTGAAAGATATTATAACCAAGTTAATAGATTTATTGGTGATATCGTAGAATCAGATTATAAAACAAATTTGGTTGTCATTACCGATGACCCAAGTAAGATTAATAATCAAGAATTTGTTCACGCCTTCAACATTAATGATTTTAATCCAAATTATTTGGAGTATGCTAAAAACTACTATGACTTTGATTTTTCAGTTAAAAGATATTCGTTAAGAGCAGCTTTAAGTATTGGTTTTACTAAAATCATATTAGTTGATTGTGATATGAGAGTTAACCCATCTTTCTTTAATGAAGAAAAGATTTTGGGGGCGTTTGATGAGAATTGTTTATCAGGGCCAGTTACCTATAATTTTCACGAACAAGTTCATACTAATAGTGAATTAGGTAGACGATTACTTGAGTATGAGAAATACTTTAATCATGAGGTTGATAAAGATAAGTTGGAGGTTATGCCTGAAGATTGTATTCAATACTTGAGTATTGATGAAGATAAGTTTAATGGTTTTTTAGATACTTGGGACAAGTGTATTGAATATAAAAAAGAAAAAGGTTTGAGAAACATACCCGCTGGTAACATAGATGAGATGTGTTTTTCAGCATTATTTAATGGAATTGAAATAAAAAATAACGCTTATAAAGCATCAAATATAATATACGCAGAACATGACAAATGGTACTAAAATAATTTCGGCAATTTATGAATTAAAATATGTTGAAGGGATTAATAGTGAGAGATATAAAAATTTTCCATTATTGGTCGCGACGATTAAAAATATAATTTATCCTGAATATCGTTACGTAATTTATACTGACCAAAATTCATATGATAAATTTAATTTAAAGTATGAATTTAATTTTCCAAATGTTGAATTCAAGTTTAAAGAATTAAATACATCTGAAACTTGTGAATTAATTGATAGAATTAGAACTCAAGAATTATCAGGTGGAATTAACTATGATAGAATTTATTGTGTAAACAATTATTTGGAAGTTGTTTTAAATAAACTTAAATTCTTAATTGATGAGTCACATGATTGTGATAATATCTTTTGGATTGATGCCGGATTGATTGGAACATCTTGTCACGATGGGTGGAGAGATTACATGGCTCCGTTAATTAATTCAAAAAACTTTTTGGATAAGGTGGTTGATAAGATAAACCAACATGGGTTTATTCATTTAAAAGGTAATTCAATTGTTATGAATTATGAAACAGTTGCTAAGTTTAATGACCTATTTGGTGTTGAATTAAAGGTTGTTCCTGGATGTCTATTTGGTGGAACATCAGAAAAAGTTAGACATATTTTAGACGAATATTTAGACATTTTTAATCAATACTTAACTACACATAACCAACTTATTAGTGAACAAGAGGTTCTTACTGCTATTACAGGTAAACATTCTGATAAATGTTATGCTTTTGAGTTTGGAGATTGGTTAGACTTACAAAGAGCATTTTTAGACATTTTAGACATTTATGATGAAACAAAATATGTAAGGGAGAAATGTTATGTTTAGTCTTAATATTGTTTGTACTTCTATTGGAAGGGAAACCCTACCAAGATTGATTGAGTCATTCAAAGACCAATTAGATACAACTGATATTTTTACAATAATATCTGATATTAATCACGAATTTGTTTCAGAAGTATTATCAAGATATGAGTTTAAATTCAAAGTTAATCACATATTAAATCAAGGCGAACAAAAGTGGAAATACGGACATCCATTAATTAATGAAAACATTAATTCATTAGAAGGTGATTTTATAATGTTTGCCGATGATGATGATAGATACACTGAAGAAGCATTTAAAGTAATCAAAGAAACTATTAAAGATAAAAACAAATTATACATATTCAAACACAATTGGTTAGGTGATATTAATTGGAGATTAAAAGATTTTACAAGAGGTAATGTAGGTAAATGTATGGGAGTGATTCCAAATACACATAATTTACCGATGTTCCAAGAAGATGTTTTTGGAGATGTTATTTTTTATGAAGAGATAGGTAAAGTGTTTGAAAGTGAATTTGTTGATTACATAATCTATAAAGTTAGACATACGGAATGAGTAATATTACATTAGTTACAGGATTGTGGAATATTGGAAGGGAAAATCTTGAAGAAGGTTGGTCTCGTTCTTTTTCACATTATTTAGAAAAATTTGAACAACTATTAAAAGTTGAAGAAAACTTAATAATTTTTGGTGAAAAGGAATTGGAGGAATTTGTTTGGGAAAGAAGAGACCAAAGTAATACCCAATTTATTTTAAGAGATAAGAGTTGGTTTGTTGAAAATGACTTTTACAATAAAATACAAGAAATTAGAAATAATCCTGAATGGTATAATCAATCAGGGTGGTTAAAAGAATCAACACAAGGTAGATTGGAAATATACAATCCACTTGTTATGTCAAAAATGTTTATATTAAATGATGCAAGGATTTTTGATAAGTTTAATTCAGAGTTTTTATTTTGGATTGACGCTGGACTTACAAATACTGTTCATCCTGGATATTTTACACATGATAAGGTTTTAAATAATTTAAGTAAGTATATTGATAAGTTTACATTTGTTTGTTTTCCATACGATGCAAGTAATGAGATACATGGATTTTCATACCCAAAGATTAATCAGTGGGCTGAAGATGATGTAAAGAAAGTTGCTCGTGGTGGGTTCTTTGGTGGGCCGAAAGAAACCATATCACAGATGAATGGTGAATACTATAACCTATTGAATGATACACTATCAAGTGGGTACATGGGAACGGAAGAGTCAATATTTTCAATAATGGTTTATAAGTTAAGTGAATACATAAATTATTTTGAAATTGAATATAATGGTTTATTTGGGAAATTCTTTGAGGATTTAAAAGATGATGTTTTAGTTAAAAAGACAGAGTTTGTTAAAATTCAAAATGATTTAGATATAGATAAAGTTGCGTTGTATGTAATAACATTCAATTCACCAAAACAATTTGAAACATTAATTAAATCTATGATTGAATATGATAGGGATTTCTTGGACAAACCAAAGAAATTTTTATTGGATAACTCTACAGATTTATCAACAACTGAAGAATACTTAAGACTTTGTAAAGAATATGACTTTGAACATATTAAAAAAGATAACATAGGCATTACAGGTGGAAGACAATGGACTGCTGAACACTTTGATGAAACAGGGTTGGACTATATGTTATTCTTTGAAGATGATATGTTTTTTTATTCAAAAAAAAATGAAGTATGTAGAAATGGGTTCAACAGATATGTGAGTAATCTATATCAAAAAAGTTTAGAGATAGTTAACAAAGAAAACTTTGATTTTTTAAAATTAAATTTTTCAGAGTTTTATGGTGATAATAGTACTCAGTGGAGTTGGTATAATGTTCCACAAAATTTCAGAGAACAACATTGGCCAAAAAACCCAAGATTACCTCAACATGGTTTAGACCCGAACGCTCCAAAAACAAAATTTAACGAGATAAAAACACATAAGGGTTTACCATATGCTTCAGGTGAAATTTATTTGTGTAACTGGCCTATAATCCTTTCAAAAAGTGGGAGTTATAAATGTTATTTGGAGACAAAATATCAACACCCATATGAGCAAACTTTAATGTCTCACAACTTCCAAAACACAATTAAAGGTAAGTTAAAACCAGGTATTTTATTACTCACTCCTACCGAACATGATAGATTTGAACATTATGATAGTAATTTAAGAAAAGAATGTTGATTTTTTGATATTTATTTAAAAAACTATTAATGGAATTTTTTATTAACAAAGGTGCAACACTGCCTGTTCTTAAAATGCAAGTGGTTAAAGATGGTATTGCTGACATAACAGAGTTTATGTCACTGATAGAAACCTCGTTGATTTATTTTTCCATGATAGATGTTAAAACGGGAGGTTACAAGATTCTGAATAAGAAAGGAGGGTTTGTTGAAAAGACATTTATTGACCCAAACGCTGAGACAGAATACTATGTTTATTATAAATTCACTTCAAGCGATACAAGTAGAGAGGGACTTTATGAAGGAGAGTTTGTTTTTATCACTGATACAGGAACTTATATTTTACCAATCAGAGAAAAACTTACGATAAAAATTGGTAATAGTTACGTATCTATTTAATATGGAATGGTTTATTAAGAAAAATTCAACGTTACCAGTTTTCCAAGTTGAGATATCAAAAGACGGAAGAAGTGATTTTGGTTTAGATGAAAATATTTCGGGTAATACAATTTTAATTTCGGTATATGACGAAATTAATAAGAAATATGTTGTAGCGTCTAAAGAATGTTATATTACAACAAGTGCGTCTACTGTTAATCCTTTAGATATTACTTATTATGTAAACTATCAATTCACAAGTAGAGAAACAAAAAATGAAGGTAAGTTTTTAGTTCAGTTTTTAAAACAATCATCTCAGGGTATTGTTATTATACCATTACCTCAAAAAATTTATGTAAGTGTTCTTAGTAGTTTTAGTTTAAACTCTTACTCTTATCCAACTAATAATCCTTACATTATTGATAGACCTTGTTGTAACGCACCTGCTCTACCTGCAACACCTACTCCGACTCCAAGTATTACTCCAAGTGTTACACCAACAATGTCTTTAACACCTACGAGAACCCCAACTCTCACCCCAACAACGACAACAACCCCAACATTTACTCCGACACCATCTATAACAAAACCTTTGTACTACGCTTATGTATTCGCAGAACCACAAGATTCTTCGGCAAGTGGTTCGTTGTATGGATTAGGAAGTTATATGTATTACTTGGCGGATGGTGTTACAGTTGATACTAATGTTAATTGGTACGGATGGGGTAATTCGGGAGCTCTTCCATTACCGACAAGTCCAAACTACAGTTATATGATGAACAAATACTCATCATACTCAGGATTTACGGGTGGAACAGGAAACTTTGTTAAACCTACAGACTTAAAAGGTGTGTTAAACCAATTCTCAAATACTATTAACGATAGTTTCGGATGTTTAATTAACCAATACACATTTGAGACAATTGAGGTTAATAATAGTGATATTAACACTAGCTTACAGTACATGTATACGATTTGGATACCACTTGCTGGTGTGGGGGGAAGTTTAAATAACATGACAGTAAATGTTGGTTATCAATCACAACCTTGTGACTTTGATATTTTAGCAACTCCTGACCCTAAAATTTCGGTTGGGAATATTACAATAACTTCAGGTGGAGCGATACCTGCGGGGACTTATAGAGTATTATACTTGTCTAACGATGGATTGTTACCTCCAAAACTTCCTGATAAAAATAATTATTATTTCAAAGGGGTGTATAAAACCTAAAAAAAAGATAATTATTAGTAAGTAAAAAAATGGCAATACCGTATCAAAATCCAATAAGTGCGTCCCAAATTACAGGACCTTTCAGTGTAGCGAGAACAAGCCCATACGGAACCAATTTTAATGTTTTAAATGTTGGTGGATGGCAAGAGGCGGCATACCTTACTAATTTAGGTTTAATATTTAGTGGGCAAGGACAACAACAATTAAGTGTTAATAATATACCTATTAATATTAACATTGGTAACGGTACATTTTCTCCAACATATTTAACTTTAAATTCTGACAATTTCTCTTCGGGTAGAAGAAGATTGGGTATGATTGTTTGGGTTAATGAAACTGAAACAGCATATCAATATCAAATAGACAATTACAATGATTTATGGGATGCGGCGGTAAGTGCTAATTCTGTAACTCAATTATCTTACGAAACTATTGTAAAGAACAATACACCTGAAGGTCAGGCATTTATTAATGCTTGGACAGGTTCAACTATTGAAGGTGTTAGTGGCGTAACAAGAGCAAATGCTCGTTGGAGAGTTTTTGCACAAGGTACTGAATTAACGGGTGGTACTTATTTTTCAGGTACAAGTACATTAGAATTATATAATAGTGATGGAACTGTTATTTCTGTAACAGGTATTACGGCATCTGGTTCTAATGGTAGTTCTGGAACATCAGGTTCAAGTGGTTCATCAGGTAGTTCAGGTTCAAGTGGGTCTTCGGGAACTTCAGGTAGTAATGGTTCGTCAGGTAGTAGTGGAACAAGCGGAACAAGTGGAACATCGGGTAGTACAGGAACTAGTGGTTCATCAGGAAGTGTAGGTACAAGTGGTAGTTCGGGATTAAGTGGTGTTGACGGTACAAATGGTACTAGTGGTTCATCTGGAAGTGTAGGTACATCAGGAACTTCAGGGTCATCAGGAAGTTCAGGTACAGGTGGAACATCAGGAACTTCAGGTACATCAGGAAGTACTGGAACTTCAGGTTCAAGTGGTAGTGTTGGGACTAGTGGTACATCAGGTTCAAGTGGTTCTTCAGGAAGTGTTGGTACGTCTGGTTCATCTGGAAGTGCAGGTACATCAGGAACTTCAGGGTCATCAGGAAGTTCAGGTACAAGCGGAACATCAGGAACTGGAGGAACTTCAGGTTCAAGTGGTAGTGTTGGGACTAGTGGTACATCAGGAACAAGTGGTTCTTCAGGTACATCAGGTAGTTCAGGTTCAAGTGGTTCATCGGGAAGTTCAGGTTCAAGTGGTTCATCGGGTACATCAGGTAGTACTGGTACTAGTGGTAGTAGTGGAACAAGCGGAACGTCGGGTTCATCAGGTTCTGCGGGAAGTAGTGGTTCATCAGGTAGTGTTGGAACATCTGGTTCAAGTGGTAGTTCAGGTAGTTCTGGTTCATCAGGTACATCTGGCTCAAGTGGTAGCTCTGGTTCAACAGGTTCGTCAGGTAGTAGTGGTATAACTGGGTCTTCAGGTACGAGTGGTAGTTCTGGCACATCAGGTTCATCTGGTAGTTCAGGTTCTTCAGGTTCATCTGGTAGTTCAGGTTCTTCAGGTAGTACTGGTTCATCAGGAACTAGCGGAACATCAGGAACATCAGGTACAAGTGGTAGTTCAGGTTCTACAGGAACATCGGGTTCTACAGGAACATCGGGTTCTACAGGAACATCGGGTTCATCAGGTAGTAGTGGCTCAAGTGGAAGTTCAGGATTGACAGGTTCATCAGGAACATCGGGTTCATCAGGGACATCGGGTTCATCAGGTAGTTCTGGTTCAAGTGGTAGTAGCGGAAGTACAGGGTCTTCGGGCACAAGTGGTAGTTCTGGTACATCAGGTTCATCAGGAAGTTCAGGTTCATCAGGTTCTAGCGGTAGTGTTGGAACTTCGGGAACAAGTGGTTCAAGTGGAAGTTCAGGTTCTTCAGGAAGTGTAGGAACATCAGGTACAAGTGGTAGTTCAGGTTCGTCTGGCTCAAGTGGAAATACAGGTTCAAGTGGAACGAGTGGTTCATCAGGTACATCTGGCTCAAGTGGTAGTTCAGGTTCGTCTGGCTCAAGTGGTTCAAGTGGAAGTTCAGGTTCTTCAGGAAGTGTAGGAACATCAGGTACAAGTGGTAGTTCAGGTTCTTCAGGTAGTTCAGGTGTTAATGGTTCTTCAGGGACTAGTGGTAGTTCGGGAACATCTGGTTCTTCAGGAAGTTCGGGTTCATCAGGTTCTAGTGGTAGTTCAGGAACATCTGGCTCAAGCGGGTCTTCTGGTTCAAGTGGAAGTACTGGTTCTTCAGGAAGTGCAGGTACATCGGGTAGTGTAGGAACTAGCGGTAGTTCTGGTTCATCTGGTTCTTCAGGTAGTACTGGCTCAAGTGGTACTTCAGGTTCATCAGGTAGTGTAGGTACTAGTGGTTCATCAGGTAGTGTAGGTACTAGTGGTTCATCAGGTAGCACTGGTTCAAGTGGTAGTAGCGGAAGTACAGGGTCTTCTGGTACAAGTGGGAGCTCAGGAACATCTGGTACTAGCGGTAGTTCTGGGTCATCTGGTTCAGTTGGTACAAGCGGTTCATCAGGTAGTGTTGGAACATCTGGTTCATCAGGTTCTGTTGGTACTTCAGGAACATCGGGTTCATCAGGTAGTACTGGTTCAAGTGGAAGTTCAGGAAGTAGTGGTAGTGTAGGAACAAGTGGTTCTTCAGGGACATCTGGCTCAACAGGTACTTCAGGAACATCAGGTTCAAGTGGGTCTTCAGGTAGTTCGGGTTCATCAGGAAGTTCAGGTACAAGCGGAACATCAGGTTCAGTAGGAACAAGTGGTTCATCGGGAAGTTCAGGGTCAACAGGAACTTCAGGTTCAAGTGGGTCTTCAGGTAGTTCAGGAAGTAGCGGAACATCTGGTTCTAGTGGAAGTGTTGGAACTTCTGGCACATCAGGAACAAGTGGTTCATCGGGAAGTTCTGGTTCTGCCGGTACAAGTGGAAGTGTAGGAACAAGTGGTACTTCAGGTTCATCTGGCTCAAGTGGAAGTTCAGGTTCAACAGGTAGTTCAGGTACTAGCGGAACATCTGGAACAAGTGGTTCATCAGGTTCTAGCGGTAGCGCTGGAAGCTCAGGAACGTCAGGTTCTAGCGGTAGCACAGGTTCAAGTGGTTCTACTGGCACGTCAGGTTCTTCAGGAACAAGTGGTTCTGTAGGTACAAGCGGAACATCTGGTTCCTCAGGAAGTGTAGGTACTTCAGGTACTAGTGGAAGCTCAGGAAGTGTAGGAACATCTGGTTCAAGTGGTACTACTGGTACCTCAGGAACATCAGGTAGTTCAGGTTCATCTGGTAGTGTTGGTACATCAGGAACTTCGGGTACTAGCGGAACATCAGGTTCTAGCGGTTCGTCAGGAAATAGTGGAAGTTCAGGTACAAGTGGAACATCGGGTTCAACTGGGTCTTCAGGCTCAAGTGGTAGTTCGGGAAGTGTTGGTACATCAGGAAGTAGTGGTTCTTCAGGTTCTAGTGGTAGTACTGGAAGCTCAGGAAGTACAGGTACATCGGGTTCAAGTGGAACTTCAGGTTCTTCAGGTACTAGCGGAACATCGGGAACTAGTGGAAGTTCAGGAAGTGTAGGTACTTCAGGTACATCAGGAAGTTCTGGTTCAGTAGGAACATCGGGTACTAGTGGTAGTTCTGGTTCAGTAGGAACATCGGGAACTAGTGGTAGTTCTGGTTCGTCTGGTTCAGTTGGTACTAGCGGTTCTTCAGGAAGTGTTGGAACTAGTGGAACATCAGGTAGTTCAGGTTCAAGTGGTTCTAGCGGAGTATCAGGTTCATCGGGTTCTAGTGGTATTAGTGGAAGTTCAGGTACTTCAGGTACTAGTGGAACTTCAGGTTCAAGTGGTTCTACTGGTACGTCAGGTTCTAGCGGAAGTGCTGGAAGCTCAGGAAATAGTGGGACATCAGGTTCTTCAGGTAGTGTTGGAACATCTGGTACTAGCGGTTCGTCAGGTAGTGTAGGGACTAGCGGAACATCTGGTTCAAGTGGTAGTTCAGGAAATAGTGGAACATCAGGAACTAGTGGCTCATCGGGTAGTGTAGGAACATCAGGAACAAGTGGTACGTCAGGTAGTTCTGGTTCAAGTGGTAGTTCAGGAAGTGTAGGTACTTCAGGTACTAGTGGTAGTTCAGGAAGTGTAGGAACATCTGGTTCAAGTGGCTCTACTGGTACGTCAGGTTCTAGCGGAAGTGCTGGAAGCTCAGGAAATAGTGGAACATCTGGAACAAGTGGCAGTTCAGGTTCTTCTGGTTCAAGTGGTAGTACTGGTACGTCAGGTAGTTCGGGAAGTACAGGAACATCTGGCTCTTCAGGAAGTGTTGGTACATCAGGAACTAGTGGAACTAGTGGAACTTCAGGTAGTTCTGGTTCAGTAGGAACTTCAGGTACTAGTGGTAGCGTAGGAACATCGGGTACATCAGGTAGTTCTGGTTCATCGGGAAGCAGTGGTTCTTCAGGTTCTAGCGGTAGTGCTGGAAGTTCAGGAACTAGTGGGTCTACAGGTTCAAGTGGAAGTAGTGGTTCTTCAGGAAGTGTTGGAACAAGTGGTTCTAGCGGAAGTACTGGTACATCAGGTAGTTCAGGAAGTGTTGGTACAAGTGGTTCTTCAGGAAGTACTGGAACATCAGGAACAAGTGGTAGTTCAGGTTCTGTGGGTACATCAGGTACTAGCGGTACGAGCGGAAGTTCTGGTTCAAGTGGAACTTCTGGTTCTTCGGGAAGTACTGGTACATCTGGTTCATCGGGTAGTGTAGGTACTTCAGGAACAAGTGGTTCATCTGGAAGTACGGGTACATCAGGTAGTGCTGGTTCTTCTGGCTCAAGTGGTAGTTCAGGTTCTTCAGGAAGTTCTGGAAGCGTTGGTACATCTGGAACTAGTGGTTCTTCAGGAAGTACAGGCACAAGTGGTACATCAGGTAGTTCAGGGTCAAGTGGAACTGGAGGTTCGTCAGGTTCAAGTGGAAGCACCGGAACCTCAGGAACATCAGGAAGTGTTGGAACATCAGGAACGTCTGGTTCTTCAGGAAGTGTTGGTACGAGTGGAACATCGGGTTCATCAGGTAGTGTTGGAACATCTGGTTCTTCAGGTTCATCAGGAACAAGTGGAACATCAGGTAGTTCTGGCTCTGTAGGTACTAGTGGTACATCAGGGTCTTCAGGAAGTGTGGGAACAAGTGGGACTAGCGGTACATCAGGAACTTCTGGTTCATCAGGAAGTGTGGGAACTAGCGGTAGTTCGGGTAGTGTAGGTACTTCAGGAACTAGCGGTACATCAGGTTCTAGTGGAAGCGTTGGTACATCAGGTACGAGCGGTTCTTCAGGAAGTTATGGTTCAAGTGGTAGTTCAGGAAGCACAGGTACAAGTGGAACATCTGGTTCTTCAGGTACGACAGGTAGTTCGGGGAGTAGTGGTAGTTCAGGTTCTTCGGGTAGTGTTGGTACTTCAGGAAGTAGTGGTTCAAGTGGAACATCAGGGTATAGCGGAAGTAGTGGTAGTTCTGGCTCATCAGGAAGTGCTGGTACTTCAGGGGTTAACGGAAGTTCTGGAACATCAGGAAGTAGTGGTTCATCTGGGTCTTCAGGTTCTAGCGGTTCATCAGGAACGTCTGGCTCAAGCGGAAGTACTGGTTCATCTGGTTCATCTGGTTCATCTGGAAGTACGGGAACATCAGGGTCTAGCGGTTCAACAGGTACAAGTGGTACATCGGGTAGTGTAGGTACATCAGGTTCATCGGGAAGTTCTGGCTCATCAGGTTCTAGTGGAAGTGTTGGTACTTCTGGAACAAGTGGTTCTTCGGGAAGTACTGGTTCATCAGGTAGTTCAGGAACATCAGGAAGTACAGGTACATCAGGAACAAGTGGTAGTTCAGGTTCTGTGGGTACATCAGGTACCAGCGGTACGAGTGGAAGTTCTGGTTCTTCGGGAAGTAGTGGAACATCAGGAAGTTCTGGAAGCGTTGGTACATCAGGTACGAGCGGTTCTTCAGGAAGTTCTGGTTCATCAGGGATATCTGGTTCAAGTGGTAGTTCAGGAAGCACAGGTACAAGTGGAACATCAGGTTCTTCAGGTAGTGTAGGAACTTCTGGTTCTTCAGGTAGTTCTGGTTCAGTAGGAACTTCAGGTACTAGTGGTACATCAGGAACATCGGGTTCATCGGGTAGCTCTGGCTCAACAGGCTCGTCAGGTAGTAGTGGAACTTCTGGTTCATCAGGTTCAAGTGGTAGTGCTGGCTCATCTGGTAGTTCTGGAAGTACAGGAACATCAGGCACTAGCGGTAGTACTGGTTCAAGTGGTAGTAGTGGTACATCAGGAAGTTCAGGTTCTTCGGGTTCTGTAGGTACATCAGGGACTGCGGGTACATCAGGAAGTACAGGTTCTAGTGGTAGTAGTGGTTCATCAGGTAGTGTGGGTACTTCAGGAACTAGTGGTTCGTCAGGTTCTAGCGGAAGCGCTGGAAGCTCAGGGACATCAGGTTCTTCAGGTACAAGTGGTACTTCGGGTTCTAGTGGTAGTACTGGAAGTTCAGGAACATCTGGCTCGTCAGGAAGTGTTGGTACATCAGGTTCTTCAGGAAGTACTGGAACTAGTGGCTCAAGTGGTAGTTCAGGAACCTCAGGTTCTTCTGGCTCAACAGGTTCAAGTGGTTCTTCAGGAAGTGCTGGTTCTAGTGGTAGTACAGGTTCATCAGGAACATCAGGGTCAAGTGGTTCGGTAGGTACTTCGGGGACTAGTGGAAGTTCAGGTAGTGTAGGAACATCTGGTTCAAGTGGGTCTTCAGGCTCTAGCGGAAGTGTTGGAACATCAGGTTCTAGCGGTTCTTCAGGAAGTTCTGGGTCATCAGGGTCTAGTGGAAGTGTTGGTACATCAGGTTCTTCGGGAAGTACTGGTACGTCAGGTTCAAGTGGTTCTACAGGAAGCTCTGGCTCAAGTGGTTCTACAGGAACTAGTGGAACTTCAGGTTCTTCAGGTAGTACAGGAACATCTGGTACGTCAGGTTCAAGCGGTAGTGTAGGTACATCAGGAACTAGTGGTAGTTCTGGTTCAGTTGGTACAAGTGGTACATCTGGCTCAAGTGGTAGTGTTGGTACATCTGGAACTTCGGGGTCATCTGGAAGTGTTGGTACAAGCGGTTCTTCAGGAACTAGTGGGTCAAGTGGAAGTAGTGGTTCATCAGGTTCTACAGGAACTTCTGGTTCATCAGGAACAAGTGGTTCTTCAGGTAGTACAGGAACATCAGGTAGTGCTGGTTCTTCTGGCTCAAGTGGTAGTTCAGGTTCAAGTGGAAGTACTGGAACATCAGGTTCCTCAGGTTCAAGTGGTAGTACAGGTTCTTCAGGAAGTTCTGGAACGAGTGGTAGTTCAGGAACTAGTGGGTCTTCTGGTAATTCTGGTTCTTCAGGAACTAGCGGAACATCTGGAACAAGTGGTTCATCAGGTTCTAGCGGTAGCGCTGGAAGCTCAGGAACGTCAGGTTCTGTAGGTACGAGCGGAACATCAGGTTCTAGCGGTAGTACTGGTTCAAGTGGTTCGTCAGGTACTAGCGGAACTTCAGGTTCAAGTGGTTCATCTGGAAGTTCAGGGTCATCAGGAACATCTGGTTCTTCAGGTAGTACAGGTTCAAGTGGAACTAGTGGTTCTTCAGGAACATCTGGTACTAGCGGTAGTTCAGGAAGTTCTGGTTCATCGGGTAGTACAGGTACTTCAGGAAGCTCAGGCTCAAGCGGAACAAGTGGTTCTTCAGGGTCTAGCGGTTCATCGGGTTCTAGTGGAAGTTCAGGGTCATCTGGTAGTACAGGTTCAAGAGGGACTAGCGGAACATCTGGAACAAGTGGTAGTTCAGGAACATCTGGTTCAAACGGTACATCAGGAAGTTCTGGTTCATCGGGTAGTAGTGGGAGTTCAGGTTCTGGTGGTACTTCAGGTTCATCAGGATTAAGTGGGGTTGATGGTACAAACGGTACTAGTGGTAGTTCAGGGACTAGTGGAACATCTGGTTCAAGTGGTTCAAGTGGTTCTTCAGGGTCTAGTGGTAGTGTAGGAACAAGCGGAACTTCTGGTTCTTCAGGAAGTAGTGGAAGTGCTGGGTCATCTGGTTCAAGTGGTTCGTCGGGTACATCAGGTGCTAATGGAAGCTCTGGTAGTTCAGGTTCAAGTGGTAGTTCAGGGACAAGTGGTTCGTCAGGTTCTAGCGGAAGTGCTGGAAGCTCAGGAAGTTCTGGTTCTGTTGGGACATCAGGTTCGTCAGGTACTTCAGGTTCAAGCGGTTCTTCAGGTAGTAGTGGCTCAAGTGGTAGTTCAGGAAGTTCTGGTTCTGCGGGTACTTCAGGTTCAAGTGGAAGTGCTGGAACTAGTGGTTCATCTGGTAGTTCAGGGTCTGCTGGTAGTTCAGGGTCAAGTGGAGTAACTGGTTCTTCAGGTACTAGCGGGTCTTCAGGAAGTTCTGGTAGTTCAGGTTCTAGTGGAAGTGTTGGAACTAGCGGTTCATCAGGTACAAGTGGTTCATCCGGCTCAAGTGGAAGTTCTGGTTCATCAGGAAGTTCTGGTTCAACAGGTTCATCAGGAAGTTCTGGTTCAACAGGTTCATCAGGAACAAGTGGTACGTCAGGTAGTAGCGGTTCTAGTGGTAGTACAGGGACTAGTGGTTCGTCAGGAAGTTCTGGCTCAGCTGGTACAAGCGGAAGTTCAGGTTCTACAGGTAGTAGTGGGTCTAGCGGAAGTGCGGGTTCTTCAGGAAGTGTAGGGACTAGTGGAACATCTGGTTCTAGTGGTAGTTCTGGTTCTAGTGGAAGTACGGGTAGTTCAGGTACTAGCGGTAGTAGTGGTTCATCAGGAAGTTCTGGTTCCACAGGTTCTTCGGGAAGTAGTGGAACATCAGGTTCTGTAGGTTCATCAGGTACTAGTGGTTCTTCAGGTTCTAGTGGAAGTGCTGGAAGTTCAGGTTCAACTGGTACATCTGGTTCTTCAGGTTCAGTAGGAACAAGTGGAACTTCTGGTTCAAGTGGTAGTTCAGGTTCTTCAGGTTCAGTAGGAACAAGTGGAACTTCTGGTTCAAGTGGTAGTTCAGGTTCTTCTGGAACTAGTGGAAGTGTTGGTACAAGTGGTTCATCTGGAACATCAGGTTCTAGTGGTAGTTCAGGAAGTTCTGGTTCATCAGGAAGTTCGGGTTCCACAGGTTCTTCGGGAACATCAGGAAGTACTGGAAGTTCAGGGTCTAGTGGAAGTACTGGTAGTTCAGGGACTAGTGGTTCGTCAGGGTCTAGCGGAAGTTCAGGTACATCAGGTACTTCTGGTTCAAGTGGGTCTTCAGGTTCTAGTGGAAGTGTTGGAACATCAGGTACGAGCGGTTCGTCAGGTTCTAGTGGTAGCACTGGAAGCTCAGGAAGTGCGGGTACATCAGGTAGTTCAGGTTCTGTAGGTACAAGTGGTAGTTCTGGAAGCTCAGGAAGTTCTGGTTCATCAGGTTCTGCGGGAAGTGCTGGTACATCAGGAACATCAGGTTCATCGGGAAGTAGTGGTAGTTCAGGGTCATCTGGTTCAGCAGGTACATCAGGTGCTAATGGAAGTTCTGGTACTTCAGGAACATCTGGTTCTTCAGGTTCAAGTGGAAGTAGTGGTTCATCAGGAAGTGTGGGTACATCTGGTTCATCTGGTACATCTGGTACATCAGGAACATCTGGTTCAAGTGGCTCAGCAGGTTCTAGCGGAAGTGCTGGAAGCTCAGGAAGTAGCGGTTCATCTGGTACATCAGGAGCTAATGGAAGTAGTGGAACATCTGGTTCTTCAGGTTCAAGTGGTAGTAGTGGTAGTTCAGGTTCAGCTGGTTCTTCTGGAACATCAGGTTCTAGCGGAAGCTCAGGAAGTACTGGTTCATCTGGTTCTTCTGGTACTTCAGGAAGTAGTGGAAGTTCTGGAACATCAGGTTCAAGCGGTTCATCAGGTAGTTCAGGAAGTGTTGGAACAAGTGGAAGTTCTGGAACTTCAGGTTCAAGTGGTTCGTCAGGTTCTAGTGGTAGTGCTGGAAGCTCTGGTACGTCAGGTACTAGTGGTTCATCAGGAACTTCAGGTTCAAGTGGTTCGTCAGGTTCTAGTGGTAGTACTGGAAGCTCAGGAAGTACTGGTACAAGTGGAAGTTCTGGTTCATCAGGTAGTTCAGGAAGTGTTGGTACAAGTGGAAGTTCAGGTTCTGCCGGAACGTCTGGTTCATCAGGAAGTTCGGGTTCAAGCGGTAGTAGTGGAAGTTCAGGTTCTACTGGTTCAAGAGGAACATCAGGAACATCAGGTAGTAGTGGTACAAGTGGAACATCAGGTACTTCTGGTTCATCAGGTTCTAGCGGAAGTGCTGGTTCATCAGGTACATCGGGAGCTAACGGAAGTTCAGGTACAAGTGGTACTTCAGGAAGTAGTGGAAGTTCAGGGTCTAGCGGTAGTGCTGGAAGTTCAGGTTCTACTGGTACAAGTGGCTCTTCAGGAAGTTCTGGTACAAGTGGCTCTTCAGGAAGTTCTGGTTCATCGGGTAGTAGTGGAAGTGCGGGGTCATCTGGTTCATCAGGTACATCAGGTGCTAATGGAAGTTATGGTACTTCAGGTACTAGTGGAAGTTCAGGGTCTAGCGGTAGTGCTGGAAGTTCTGGTTCTGTAGGTACAAGTGGCTCATCAGGTTCTAGCGGAAGCGCTGGAAGTTCAGGAAGTACTGGCTCAAGTGGTAGTTCTGGTTCGTCAGGAACAAGTGGTGCTAATGGTAGTTCAGGAACGTCTGGTTCAAGTGGCTCATCTGGTTCTTCAGGAAGTAGTGGTAGTTCTGGTTCTGTTGGAACATCAGGTTCTAGCGGTTCATCAGGAAGTTCTGGTTCTTCAGGAAGTACAGGTTCAAGTGGAACATCAGGTACTTCTGGTTCGTCAGGTTCTAGCGGTTCATCAGGAAGTAGTGGTAGTGCAGGTTCTTCAGGAACATCAGGGGCTAACGGTTCTTCAGGTACAAGTGGTTCGTCAGGTTCTAGCGGTAGTACTGGAAGCTCAGGAAGTAGTGGTACATCGGGTGCTAATGGAAGCAGCGGAACATCAGGAAGTTCAGGGTCTAGTGGTTCTTCAGGAACTGCTGGCTCAAGTGGATTATCAGGAAACGACTCTTCTAACTCAGGTAGATGGAGATATAATGGAACAGGTACTACACCTGCAGCAACATTCTTTCAGACAGATAGTACAACAATATCTTCAATTACTAATGTCTATATAAACATTGATGATATAAATTCCACATCTTATGCTTCGTGGTTTTCTGGAATAGATACCATACAGGCTCTTGGTAATACTGTTTATTTACAAATCACACAAGTAGGTTCTAACAATATTATTGGTATATGGGATGTTGCAGGAATTACAGTAACCGGTAGTGTTTATAGATGGATATTCAAAGGTAATATTGTTGCAAATGGAACTTTATCCAGTACAGAATATACAATATCATGGGTATTTAATGGTCTTAATGGTTCATCTGGTACGAGCGGAAGTTCTGGAACATCAGGTTCAAGCGGAAGTTCGGGCAGTTCAGGTTCGTCAGGTAATACTGGAAGTTCAGGAACATCAGGTTCATCAGGAACTAGCGGTTCATCAGGTAGTGCTGGCTCAAGTGGAAGTTCAGGTAATACAGGTTCTTCGGGTACAAGTGGTAGTTCAGGGTCTTCAGGTAGTGTAGGTACATCTGGAACGAGTGGAACATCGGGTACTAGTGGAAGTTCAGGTTCATCAGGAAGTGCTGGTACGAGTGGAAGTTCAGGAACATCGGGTTCAAGTGGTAGTTCAGGTTCGTCAGGTAATACTGGAAGTTCAGGTTCTTCAGGAACATCAGGGTCCAGTGGTAGTTCAGGAAGTACAGGTTCTTCAGGTTCAAGTGGAACATCAGGAAGTTCAGGGTCTAGTGGTTCTTCAGGTTCTAGTGGTAGTGCTGGAAGTTCTGGTACATCAGGTGCTAATGGTAGTTCAGGAACATCTGGCTCAAGCGGTTCATCTGGCTCAAGTGGAAGTAGTGGTAGTTCTGGTTCAGTTGGAACATCAGGTTCTAGTGGAAGTAGTGGTAGTTCAGGGTCTTCAGGAAGTACTGGTTCAAGAGGAACAAGCGGTTCTTCAGGAACATCGGGAAGCTCAGGTTCAAGTGGTTCATCAGGTACTTCAGGTTCTAACGGAAGTTCAGGAACATCAGGAAGTGCTGGTTCAAGTGGTAGTTCAGGTTCATCAGGTTCAAGTGGAACATCAGGTTCTAATGGTAGCTCTGGTACATCAGGTAGTTCTGGTTCAAGTGGTAGTAGTGGTTCTAGCGGTAGTGCTGGTACTTCAGGTTCAGTAGGGACAAGTGGCTCTTCAGGAAGTGCGGGTAGTTCAGGGTCAAGTGGAAATACAGGCTCTTCGGGTACTAGCGGTTCATCAGGAACATCAGGTTCTTCTGGCTCAAGTGGCTCGTCAGGGTCTGGTGGAAGCTCAGGTACATCGGGTAGTAGTGGAACATCAGGGTCTTCAGGCTCAAGTGGAAGTTCAGGTAGTACAGGTTCATCGGGTTCATCTGGTATTACAGGTTCTTCAGGAACTAGTGGTAGTTCAGGTACATCAGGAAGTTCGGGTTCATCAGGTAGTAGTGGAAGCACTGGCTCAAGTGGTACTGGAGGTTCTTCAGGAACATCAGGTTCTTCTGGTTCAAGTGGAAGCTCAGGTTCTTCGGGTAATAGCGGTTCATCGGGAACTTCTGGGTCAAGTGGAACATCAGGTTCTTCTGGCTCTTCAGGTAGTTCTGGGTCTAGCGGAAGTGCTGGCTCAAGTGGTAGTTCAGGTTCATCGGGTATTACTGGAAGTAGTGGAACAAGTGGTTCTTCTGGCTCAAGCGGAAGTTCAGGAACATCGGGTTCTTCGGGTACTTCAGGGTCAAGTGGTTCTTCAGGAAGTAGCGGAAGTTCGGGTAATACAGGTTCTTCTGGAACTAGCGGTTCATCAGGTAGTGCTGGTTCAAGCGGAAGTTCGGGTAATACAGGTTCTTCTGGAACTAGCGGTTCATCAGGTAGTGCTGGTTCAAGCGGAAGTTCGGGTAATACAGGTTCTTCGGGTACAAGTGGTAGTTCTGGAACATCGGGGTCAACAGGTTCTTCAGGAAGTTCTGGGATTACTGGTTCCTCAGGTACTTCTGGTTCAGGTTCTGCTGGTTCATCAGGTTCTAGCGGAAGTGGGTCATCAGGAACAAGTGGATTAGATGGTATAAGTGGAACATCTGGCTCAAGTGGTATTACTGGTTCATCAGGTACTTCAGGTTCTGGCTCATCAGGAAGTTCAGGGTCTAGTGGAAGTACGGGTTCGTCAGGAACATCAGGTTCGTCAGGAACATCAGGAAGTTCAGGTTCTAGTGGTAGTTCTGGTTCAAGTGGGAGTACTGGTTCAAGAGGAACTTCTGGAAGTCAAGGTAACAAAGGAGGTCTTCAGTATATCTATGGTAATGGAGCCGGTACAGCACCTTCTTCAGGTCAATTTAGTTATAATGGTGCAGGTTCTTCAGTTTATGATTTGAAATTTAATGTAACAACCGCGGATTCTGCAAATATTAGTGATTATTTTTTCAATTTAGTTGGAAAAAGTGGGATTGTATATTTGATTTTCAATTTAAATGGTTCAAACAAAATTGATATTTATAGCTTTAATAACGTTTCGGTAAGTGGTAGTGATTATCTTTTTACAGGAGCTTTAGATACAAATGCTGGAGATACAACACTTACAACTAGTGATTTATGTGCAATTACCATAATTGTTAATGGAGCATCAGGTGCTAATGGTAGTTCAGGAACTTCAGGTTCAAGTGGTAGTAGTGGAAGTACTGGTTCAAGAGGAACATCGGGTTCTTCAGGTTCAAGCGGAAGTTCTGGTTCATCAGGGACTAGCGGTTCATCAGGAACTTCAGGTTCTAGTGGAAGTTCAGGTTCTAGTGGAAGTTCTGGTTCAAGTGGTTCTTCAGGAACTTCAGGTTCAAGTGGAAGTACAGGTTCAAGAGGAACATCTGGAAGCTCAGGAACTAGTGGTACTTCAGGTTCATCGGGTTCTTCGGGTACTTCAGGTTCAAATGGTTCATCTGGTACAAGTGGTAGTTCAGGTTCATCGGGTAGTTCAGGTTCATCAGGGACTAGCGGTTCATCAGGAAGTTCTGGAATTACTGGCTCTTCAGGAACATCAGGTTCAGGTTCATCAGGAACTAGTGGAGCTGCGGGCGGAACATTCACATTAGGAATTGTTTACACAACCGCAAACAATTTTAACTTTATATAATATTTATAATAAACTAAATTAAACTAATATAATAATATGCCAGCGAATACAGCTCCAATCTTTACACTATTACCTGAGATTATGTGGGATAATACTATCACAACTGCTAATAATACTGGTGATTTAACTTCAGGTACAGTTTATCCTGTATTTACCGCAGGTACCAATGGTAGTTATGTGCAAAAAATAAGATTTAGACATACAGGTGCCAATTCGGCGGCAACTGTTGCTCGTGTTTGGATTAATAATGGTTCTGCGACTACTAGTGCAATTAATAACACTTTATTTGATGAAATAACAATTGCTGCAAACGCCACATTTACAACGAATGCCGCCTCAACCAACTATGAATTACCACTTATGTTTGGTTTACCTCCTAATTATAGACTTTATGTAACAATCGGTGCGGCTGCTGCAGGTGGTATTGATGCAACGGTTATAGGAGGAGACTACTAATGTTAATATACCAATTAATACAATTTGACTATGGTTCGCCAGTATCTATGGGATATATGGAAATAGATTGGATGGCAGGACAATGTTTAAGATTAACCGATTTAGACGGTAATACTTTAGATTTGACAATAAATTTCGGATACCGAGTTGTTGATTCAAACCCTCCAAGACCATCATGGGCTTAAAAAATTATGATTGACTATTACAATTTAGCTGACAATCAATATAAAAATCAAGTATATACCGGGTCTATAGGTACTAATACTACTTTCATGGTTTATTATTGGATTAAACCAAGAGGTGTTACTATGGTACATATTACTGCTATTGGTGCTGGAGGTGGTGGAGGTGGTGGTAATTCTTCTGCGAGTACTGCGGCTTCAGGTGGTTCTGGTGGTGGTTCAGGAGCTATTACAAGATTAACAATCCCCGCTATTTTTTTACCCGACCAACTTAGAATAATTGTTGCCGCTGGTGGTTCTGGAGGAACTACAGGTGGAGGTAATACTGCAGCTAATACTTTTGTTGAAGTTGCTAGAGGTTCTGCGGTTGCGGCTACCTATGTGTTACAAGCTAACGGTGGTGGTGGAGGTAACGTAGGTGCTGCGGGAGCAGCTTCTGCGGGTGGTGGAGCCGGAGCTATAGGTGTTCAAACTAATGCAGTATATCAGGCTTTAGGTACGTTTTCAGTTATTGCAGGTCAAGCGGGTGCTGCAGGTGCAAATGGTGCCGTAGGGGGTACAATAACAATTAACGGTAATGCTACAACAGTATCAGGAGGTGCCGCTGGAGGTGGGAAAAGTGCAGCTAATACCTCATTTGGTGGTGGTAATATCAATCCTATTGGGCAAATACCTACAGGTAATGGAGGAAGCGCGGGTGGAACTAATAATGGTGATACAGGAACTTATACGTTTAATGGATTTTATAGTGCAGGAGGTGCTGGTGGAGGTGCTTTTGCAACAGGTACTGCGGGCAGAGGAGGTGATGGTGGACCTGGCAGCGGTGGAGGTGGTGGTGGTTCAGGAGTAACTGGAGGTAATGGAGGTAATGGTGGACCCGGTATGGTAATAATAACATGTTGGTAATAAGTATAAAATATGAGTTTTGTATATGATTTAGCGGACACAAGTTATAAGACCGCAGTGTTTTATCAGTCAGGTAGTTGGATAAAACCACAAGGTATAACCATGATATCTATCACGGCTATTGGTGCTGGTGGTGGAGGTAGTGGAGGGGCTACTAATACATCTGCTAACGCAAGGTCAGGAGGTGGTGGAGGTGGTTCAGGTAGTATTACAAGATTGACTATTCCTGAAATGTTTATAACTGATTCATTAATTATAAATATTGGTACGGGTGGTAACGGAGGTGCTGCTGGTTTAGGAAATGGAGGTAGTGGAGGGTCAACAATTGTTGACATGCCTGTTCCGGGTAATGGTGACATATATACAAGAGTAATAGTTGCTACTGGAGGGTCAGGAGCAGTTGGTGCTACAGGAGGAGTGGCCGCAGGTGCAACTGACGTAGCCGCGGCATTATATTCGACATTAGGTATTTGGATGGCTATTGGAGGACAAGGAGGTGGTAACGGATTAACTGCCGCAGGTACTTCGGTAACATATGGAGCGACTATTGGACTACCAATTACCTCAGGTGCGGGAGGTGGTGGTATGGCCGCGGCAGGTACCACACCAACAAATGGTGGAGAAATTACAGGCGCAGGGTTTGTGTCTACAAACCCTGGTGGTATTTCAGGAGCTACAGGGAATAGAGGGGTTTATTCATTAACACCTTTTTATTCTACAGGAGGAAGTGGAGGTGGAGGTGGAGGGACAACTCCAGTTTCAGGTGGTGCAGGAGGTGATGGAAATATTGGATGTGGTGGTGGCGGTGGTGGAGGTGGTACTTCACCCACAGGTGTTGGTGGCATTGGAGGAAAAGGTGGAGACGGTTTAGTAATAATACAATGTTGGTAATATAATAATATGGATTTTCAATATAATTTAACAAACAACTCTCATAAGGTTTTCATTTACAACAGTGATGGTACTCACACATGTCAATTACCTAAAGGTGTGTCTATGGTATATGTTATTACAATAAGTGCTGGTGGAGGTGGTGGTGGAGGATTTACATCCGCCAGTGGAGCCGCTGGAGGAGGAGGTGGTGGAGGTACAGGAGCAGTCAACCGTATCATCATTCCAAAAATATTTTTGACAGATAGTTTAACAGTTGTAGTTGGTGCCGGAGGTGCCGGAGGTGCTGCAAATACTATTGGTTCTAACGGAGGGGCAACATCTGTAGGATTAAATGTGACAACTGGTGGAGGTGCTCAATCATTTTTATTAAGTATTACTGCTGGTGGTGGAGGAGGAAACCCCGGAACTGTGGGGGCTGGTGGTACGGGAGGTGCTGCTGGAGCTACGTCATCGGTAAACAATATGGCTATGACAGCTTTAGGTGAGTTTGTATTAAGAGCTGGTATTGCGGGTGGTGATGGTAATGCGACTGGAGCTCCATTGGCTGGTATATACGGGTCAGGTATTGTTCCTTTATCCGCTGGTAGAGGTGGTGCGGGTCGTACAGCAGGTAACGTTCCAGCCGCTGGTGGTTCTATTTCAGGTAGAGGATTTGTACAAGATGTTCCAGGAGGTACTTCAGGTGGTGGTACAGGTGTTGATGGTATGTTTATGCGGAAACCTTTTGTATCACTCGGTGGTACAGGTGGTGGTTCATCAACAGGTGTGGGTGGTAACGGTGGTAATGGAGGACCTGGTAGCGGTGGAGGCGGTGGTGGTGCTGGAACAACAGGAGGAACAGGAGGACGTGGTGGTAATGGCTTAGTAATTATAACTTGTTGGTAATTATATAATATGACATACGTTGAAATATCAAATATAAACGGAACACCACCTTTTCAAATTTACTTATGTGATTTTGCGGGTAATAATTGTTCTTTGGTTCAAACTGAATACGACCCCGTTTATTGGCCAGTTATTGTTTATCTTCCATCGTCTTTGATTGGGTCAAGTCAGGTGATGTGTAAAGTTATTGATGGAAATTCTTGTGAGACTTTTAATATTTTAGTTTGTCCAAGTCCTACACCAACACCGACACCTACCCCAACACCCACTCCTTAATATATTTCATTTTTAATATTCATAAAAATAAATTTCTTGTTATTTATATGTAATGGCACTTGGATTTCAAAATTGTTGTGATGTAGAAGATTATTTTTATGTAACTGGTATACCTGGTTCGGTTTCTGAATTTGAAATATATTATATTCAAACTGTTGAAGGTGAAAAACTATGTGGTACATATGTTGAATTACCTACATTAGATTATCAACCAATTACCTATGATTTAATAGGTATGACAGCACAGACAAGTTGTACAAATTGTATTTTATTAAATCCTTGTCCAACAGGAATTACTATAGATTTCGGAACTCAAAGTACTGGAATTTTCACACCTGTTAATGAGTGTAATGTTAAAACTATCTTTCCTTTTGATGTTGAATGTAGAACTGTGGTACCTGTAATTGGTGAAGGTAACGTAAACGGTTCGGTAAGTTTATTTGTTACAGGTGGTACTCCACCTTATAATTTTTATAGTGCGGGAACACAAACTCAAATAGGTGTGGGTATTTTACCGACTAATAATGAGTATTTGTTATATGAAAATGTCCCGGCAGGTGATTACTCAATTTTAGTTCATGACTTTTGGGGAGATAATGTTCAGGTTGTTACTTGTAATATACCTCTTGTTCCTGACCCGTTATATGTTGAATGTCAACCTAACTCACCTGAGTTTGGTTTACCATCAAGTGGTTCTTTAGATTTGTTAATAACAGGAGGGACTGAACCATATTCGATTTATTTGAGTGGTAATCCTGTTAGTTTACCTATATTTAATCTAACGGCAGGAACATATACATTAGTTATTGAGGATAATGGTGTTGAAGATTATTTTCAAACTGAAACAATTACTTGTACTTTATTAAATCCTGAGGATTTAGTTTATCCTGATAAGTTATGTATGAACTTCCAATACTGTGGGGTTAACTTCTATTTAGATTTTGTAAGTGCGTCAACACTTAATTCAAGACCTGTATATAACTTATCGACACCAAGTGAAATAAGTGTTACAGGAATGACAATATATTATGATGAATATTGGTTAAGTTCAATTGAAACTCATAACTCTCCATTACCTATCCCAACAGATTGTGAACAATCAAATGTGGTATCGTTTAAAATTGGAAATACATTTTCAGACCAACCTAATGGTTCTAACTGGATTGGTGGTGGTACATTTGCAAATACTAATCCAATAGTTGTTACTTCAGGACAATGTTCGCAGATAACACCAACAGTTATTACTAATGCTCAAGGAGGGTGTGGTTTAACAGATAATATTGGTAGTGTTATATTATTACCAAATCCATCGTCAGGTCAACCATATACATATTATGTTGATGGTATTGAGTATAACACTCCTGTAGTTAGTAATTTAGGTAATGGTGGACATACTGCTCAAGTCTTAGATGTTAACGGTAATTTGAGTAATGTTGTATCATTTACAATTAATAATTCTCCGTTATCACAAACCTATTGGGATTATTGCTCATATGTAAATACATTTACAAATACAATAAATGGAGGGATAAAAAAGGATAATTTTAAAGCGAGATTTCTAAATACAACCTCAAATTGTTCAATTAAAGCTAAACTAAGAATTATTTATGAATATGCGGAATGGTCGCCCAATAATGAAAATACAACTCAAAATATCAGTCCATATACAGGTACACAATTACTTGTATATCTAAATAATGTTGTACAACAAACAGCAACTTTTCAGTTAATAAGTTCACAAAATACTACTTTTATAATTCCAAGTTGTTCACCTACAAATACGTTTCAACCGTTTACAAAAACTGTTCAGGTATACGAAACTACAAATTTTGTAAATTTTATAACATTAAATTCACTTGTTGAGGTGAAAGGTGTTGGATTTGCTTGGGTTTGGAATACTACAACACCTCTTCTTGATTACCCACAATGCTTCCCCGCAGTGTCAGGAACCTCAACCGTGCAAATTTTTAATGCTACACTATCGTTTCCCCCAAATTGTCAGTGTATTTTACCGCCACAAGATGTAACAATTGGTGTTTCGCAAATTAATGTGAATCGAAGAAATACAACGTTAGTTGGTAATGTTATATTAAATACACCGGCAAATATACCAGCAAATATGAATTGTACAGTATAAAAACTATTAAAAGATAATTATAATAAATGGGATACGTAATAAAAGAAAATCAAGGGTTACTGATAACAAGACTAACCGATGTCGGTAGAAGAAAAATATCAGAAGGAAACTTTAATATAAGTTATTTCCAAATCGGAGATAGTGAAGTTAATTATAGTGCAATACCTGATTATAATATTTCAAATTTTCAAATTTTAGAACCATCATTTAACGCACATAATAATGTGGGAGTTCCTCAATCAAATAAAAATGATGTAAAATATCCATATTATTTACAAGGAACTACAGGAATCACTTATGGTCTTCCATTTATGGCATCTGCTGATGATTCTGTTTACAATACTGCGGCACCTAGTGGATTTTTTAGTGCTAGTACCGCAACCACATGTTACGCACCATATCATACATCAGCATATACTTATAATTCACAATATACTGTAAATTTAGCTTCATCATCATTTAATGGTAATTCATCGATTATGACTTTAACGTCTAATCCATGTTCTGACTCAGCATCGGGAACTACAATATCTGCGGGAACACTTGTTACCATTTATATGAGTGGTGGTTCATCATGTGGTTGTATTAGGTCATGTTATCCGGTATTGACATATCAAGTGACGGCATGGAATTCAGGAACATTACAATTGACAGTCGATAGACTTTTACCAGATTTAAATGGGTTAGGATATACAGGAACTGCTAGATTATTCTTTTATCCTTCAGGAATGACTGGATACGATTTACCAACTCCTATGAACTATTGGAGTGATAGTGTTATTAATTATGAATCAGTTTGTACTCCTGAAGATGGTTTAGTTAAGATTTGGAATATGAATATTCCTTGGAGTGAGAATCCTGCAGGTTTATTAACAACACAAGATAAGAGTTTTGAAAATTTTGGTTCAGTTGATTATATTAGCACAAAAGAATATTACGGTTATATGTCATCAAGTGGACAAACAGATACTTCAGGAACTTCTTACTATAATTCTTTTTATGAAGAAATTATTGTTACACCTGAAGAACAAAAGGCTATTGCAATTGTTCACTATACTAATAACACCATAATTAATTTTTATGGTGAAAAATTTGCTTGTGAAGCGTATGACAATACTGACCCTGGTGCAACAGGACAAGCGAGAAACTTCTCAATAAATCTACCTTGGTTGATGTGGCATAAAAACCCAACATCATGTTGTAGTGGTGAAACATTTTACATTGACCCAGCAGGATTCGATAATTACGATTTATTAACACCTTATTACATACAATCAACTAAAAATGTTGATATGAATAATCCAGGTATTAGATATTATCATTTATATGATACTCATGCTAATCCCGTTACAGGTAAACCAAATAGAGTAGGTAAAGTTTTCCCTGATGATAAAGTTATTATTTTTGATGATGATGAAATCATCGCGGCTATGTCATATATCTCAAATAGAAATTTCACATTGCCAGCACCAAAATTAGGTTTAATTGTTCCAGGTTCTTGTGGTGATACTTCTACTGACGGATTATTAGATAATGACCAACAAGTTTGTTGGGTAACTTACGGATTTGAAGGTGATTGGCAGGGGATGCATTGTAACTATTATCAAAAAATTATTGGACCAACATCAGGTTGTAATTTAACAGAACAAAACATAACAGTTAGTTTTGGTAATGAGTTTAAATGTATGACAACAGGAACTACAAGTGGGTTTGGGGCTAACGGATTTTTTATTTTAGCTCAAACTGGTACAACATCACAATTAAGACCTGACCCTGAAGAATGGGTAAAAATTGATTATACATCTGATTTATCAAATTATATATTACCTAACTCTTACATCAATCCTGTAGGGTTAAGTGCTTTAACATTCACAATAACACCATCAGCATATACGGGAGGTGACTCTTATTTACTTAACGAACAAATTATCATCCCAAGTAATTCTGAATCTGATTTAGGTTTGTTAGGATTTGGTGATGAGTATTCATTCTATGGTAATGTTAATACTGATATTCAGGCAACAATCTATGAAATGAGATATTTGATTAATTTACCTAATAATCAATTTGTTAGTTCTACAAATCCAACATGGACTAGTGGAACCCCAGCTTACATGTCTGAAATTGGATTATATGATACAAATAAAAATTTATTAGTGTTAGCTAAATTCCAATCACCACAATTAAGACAAGGTATTCAACAGGCAGTAGTTAAGTTAGATTTCTAAATTATTTACTATTAAGTTAATTACTTTAATATTAAATCTAATAAGTAATGTTAGATATGGCAAAAAGTATTAAAAATTCTCCTAAAATTTTGGGATTGGATGTTTCCACTAAAACTATTGGTGTGGCATTGTTTGATTTATCTTCAAGAGATTTATTGGAGTTAACTCATGTTTCACCGCAACCAAAACCGACACCTGAAACAAAGATTGAGGAGATGTTATTAAAATCTGCAACATTCAGAAAAAAGTTGGAAGAATATAAAGGCGTTGGTGTTGTTAGATGTGTGATTGAAGAACCTTTATTAAATAGTAATAATGCTTACACCATCGGAACCTTATTAAGATATAATACATTAATTACTAAAGAAGTTTATGATGTATTAGGTATCGTTCCTGAATACGTATCAACTTATAACTCAAGAAAAGAAGCTTGGCCTGAATTAGTTAAGAAAAACGAAAAAGGTAAGTTTGTTTTATTTGGTGGTTATCCTAAAGATTGTGATAAGAAGATGATTATATGGGAACTTGTCGCAAAAAGAGAACCACAAATTAATTGGTTATACACAAGAAATAATACATTAAAGAAAGAGAATTTTGATATGACAGATGCTTATACGGTTGTATTAAGTTATCTAAATTCAAAAAATTAATAAGATTTTTATTTAAAATTTAAGGTGTCATTTGACACCTTTTTTGTTATGTACACAATACTGATATATTGTTGTCTAAACTATTTTCAACATAGATTCTATCATATTTACTATCGTAAGCAACACCTCTTGGTAAATTACCAACTGGAATTGTTTTAATAACGGTATTAGTTAATACATCTATAACACTAACATTATCTGTTGTAGCATTACTTACATACAGTGTGTTACTGTTAGTGTCAAATGCCATATCTATTGGATTTGTACCAACAGTTATTGTTGTTCCTGTTGTGTTAGTTATTGGGTTAATTGTTATGACTTTATCAGTACCATTTAAAAGTGTGTATACAGTATTATTTATTGGTACATATAAACAGTATCTAGGTAAAGAACCTGAAGGCATGTTAATTGTTGATGCGGTTATTCCTTTTATAGTATCTATTGTTACCACAGTACTGCTTATTGAGTTTGGTACATATACTTGTAAATTATTTTCATTAAATGCTGGTTGAATTGGTCTAGTTCCTGTTGTATAAGTATTTACAATAGTACTTACCGGTATTGAACTTACTGTTCCTCCATCATATTCAGCAACATATAATACTTCGTTTATAGTATCATACGTTAATCCAAAAGGTCTTAATCCTGTTGGAATTGTAGAAATTACCGATAGGGTAAGAGGATTTATAACTGATATGGTATTCGCTGAGAAATTACTAACGTATAATAATTTACTATCGTTACTTAATACCCCACCTCTAGGTTGAATACCAACTGGGATTGTTGATACAATAGAATAATCATTAATATCAATTACTGAAACATTATTACTTGTTTCGTTAATTACATACATATATTCGTTTACACTATCAAATACTATAAAGAATGGGCCTGTTCCCACTGATATTGTTTGTATTATGTTTGGACATGATTGTGTTGGTGTTGGTGTTGGACTGAATGTTGGTGTTGGTGTTGAGGTTGGAACTGGTGAACAGAACTTGCAATCAAATAAATTACCACTTTCAATAGACTCTAAAATATTTGTAGGAGAACCTAAAATATCTGAGACATAAGTAACACACGATGATTTACCATCAATTATAACACTAAATGTTGCACCTGTTGAAAATGGTATATCTCCTGAAACCACATAAGTTGTTCTACCATTACAGTCTTGTAAAAACTTGGAATATAAACTTGTAAATTTAGATGAGAAAGTATCATATGATACTGTACCACTAACTATAACACCTTTAATTGCGTTTGTTGGTGTAACACTTGGAGTTGGACTTGGACCAGGATATGAATAACTTACCCCACTAAAAATAAGTGATTTACCATTACACAGAGGTGTAGGTGTTGGAGTTGTTGTAGGTGTTGTTGTTGGTGTTAATGTCGGTGTTGGAGTTGGAGTTGCTCCTGATGTAATATTACAATCAAATACTGCGGTGAAATCAAATGTATCACAAGCATCTGTTAATGTTGGTGTTGGTGTTGGACATGATGTGTTAAAATATGTTTCGTCTAAATCAGGACAAACAGTATTACTACCTGTCGGTCCAAATAATTGACATTCACCGTTTACACAACTTGATAAACACCATCTTGTTTCTCCTGTGTTATAATATATGTAATACGGATTAGTGTTATCTGGTTTGTAGAATACGTTTCGTTGACCAAAAACACCATAGTTGTAATAAGTTCCGTCGTAATTTGTATAAGCACTTAAATTTGTAAACACACAATAACTTGACTGAGGACATGCAGTATAAACTGGACTTGGAGTAACAGTAGGTGTTGGTGTCGTTGATAAAGTTGGTGTTGGTGTATTACAAAATGTTGGTAGAGGTGTTTTTGTAACAGTAGGTGTTGGGGTTTTTGTCGGTGTAATTGATAGTGTTGGGGTTGGAGAACTTGTTACGGTAGGTGTTGGAGTCTTTGTTGGCGTGATACTTGGAGTTGGTGTAACAGTTCTTGTTGGGGTATGTGTTGGAGTTATACTTGGTGTTGGAGTATTAGTTGGGGTTTTTGTTACTGTAGGTGTATTAGTCGGGGTTTTTGTTACTGTAGGTGTATTAGTTGGTGTTTTTGTTGGTGTAACAGTTTTTGTTGGAGTATTTGTTGGTGTTTTTGTTGGAGTTTTTGTTGGAGTTGCACTTGGTGTGACAGTTTTTGTTGGAGTGTTTGTCGGCGTTTTTGTAGGGGTGGCACTCGGAGCGGGTGTAGATGTCGGAGTAGGTGTAGGACCTGGTACACAAGGATAGACCGTGGTACATGCAGAACAAGTTAAATAACTTGTTGTATTTGCTGAAATTAAATTATATTCTGTTCTACCACTAACAAATCCTGAAGTTAAATACTGTGAACAACCTGTATACTTATCTGTTATTAAATAATAAGATGTGTTAGCAGAGAAGGTTCCCCCAGAATAATTCGACTGAATTTGGAATGTAGTACCACTACAACAACCTGAAAATGAATACCAATTTAATGCCAATTTTTTAAATACTTGTTGTTCCCGTTATTATACAACCAACTGAATCAGTTACCCTTAAATCATATCCATTCAATTCTTGGATAGGAGTTGGGACACTAAAACTATACGGTAAATCACCACTATCTATACTAGATATAAAATAACAAGGTGTACCACCTGAAAGACATAAATAAATGTCAAATGGTGTTGAACCTGTAATACTACTAACCGTAATCGTTGTTGGCATATGATATAAATATAAAAGGGATTAAAACTTTGTGAAGTTTGACAACAATAAGTTTTTATCTTATTATTAAGGTAATGGATGAAGATGAAATTTTACTTGAAATTATTAGGGACTTATTTGGTAAAGAGAAACATTATTATGCTTCCAAAGGTCAGATTTCAATAAATTGTCCGTATTGTGATGAGGGTAGAAACAAGGGAAACCTTGAAATTAACATCAACGAACACGTATATAAATGTTGGTCATGTTCGGATTCAAATGGAACACACGGAGTTTTAGGTAAGTTAATTGATATTTTTGGAACCAAAAACCAAAAGAAAACTTACGACATATTCAAACCCGAAGAACATAAGTCAAAACATGTTGAACTAAAAAAGTTAAAACTTCCCAAAGAATTTATTTCAATTAAGGACGCTAACCCCCTTCACATTCCGCACAGAGAAGTTTTAAAGTACATTAAGACTCGTGGTATTACTGATGAAATGATTGAAAAGTTTAATATTGGTTTTGCTACCGATGGTGACTACGGAGGGAGGATTATTATACCTTCATATGGTATGGACAATGAGATTAACTACTTCATATCAAGGGCTTGGTTTAATACGAAGAATAAGTATAAAAATCCTGAATACCCAAAGGAGACAATTATATTTAACGAGAAGTTAATTGATTGGAATAAACCAATTTATCTGTGTGAAGGTGCGATTGACGGATTCTTTACACCCAACCCAGTTGTTCTACTAGGAAAAATATTACACGATTTATTATTTGAAACAATATATACCAAAGCTAAGTCAGATATTATCATATGTTTGGATGCCGATGCTTGGAAAGATGCTCAAAAACTTTATAACCAATTAAATGGTGGGAAGTTAAGAGGGAGAGTAAAGATTCTAAAACTACCAAAAGACTCTGATATTGCAGATTTGAAAGGTATGATAGATGATTATTATTATGAAATGAGTTATTAAAATATGGATTTATATAAAATAAGAGAAGAAATTATAGAAATAATTTCACAAAAACAAAAAGAACTTCAATTAACTTTTGAAGAAGAAAGTCATACGTATACAATGGCTGATAAAGATGGTAACTTACGAAGTGATTGGCCCTCAGTATCTAAAATACTAAAATTGTTTTATCCTGAGTTCCCAACTGATGAAGCGGCTCAAAAGAAATCTAAAGGTGACCCAGTTCTCAAACAACAATTAATTGAAGAATGGGCAGCTGCCGGTGATTACTCAACCAATATGGGTAGTAGAGTCCATTACATTTTAGAACAAGCTTCACATAAAATGTTTGGAATAGATAAAGAGATTAGAAAACCTGAATTTGAATGTGATATCACCCAAATACTGAAAGGTGATAGTATGGTTACTGCAGGTAAAAAGTTTCTTAAATTAATGGAAGGAAGAGAAACAGTTTTGTTGGATACCGAAATTGTTTTGGGTTCAAATGAATTACAATACGTGGGGCAACCCGATAAGGTGTGGTTGGTGATAAATAAGAAGAAAGATGGGTTTGGTATTTTAGTTACTGACTATAAAACAAACAAACCTAAAAACTTTGAAAGTAACAACTTTACAAAACCTATGTTTAAACCATTCCAAAATCTACCAAATACCGCTCTTGGACACTACTATGTTCAACTACCTTTATATGGTAAGTTAATCCTAAAAATGTTGGAAGGAACAAAATACGAAAACATGAAATTATATGGATGTATTGTCGTATTATTGCAAGAGGATTCAGAGTTCAAAGAGTTCAGAGTACCACAAGATGTGATAGATACTGTGATGACTATGAATGTAAAGGACTATCTGAATTGACAACAAACAAAAAAAATACTATATTTGAACTATGATAAAACTAACATTTAACACAACAGACAAAACAGTAAGCGTTGATTTAGGTCAACTTCATTTTGAGGATTACTTAAACGTATCAACAGTACAAATTAGAGAAGGTTACTACGAAGTAATGATTAAGTCTGATGAGAAATCTAAACCAGTACTTAGAGTACCGATTAGTAATACAATAATGTTTATACAAGAATAATATGAATTTAGAAAAACCAAAAATTAATTTAAGAGACATGGACTTCATTGTCTGTGACAAATGTGAACATAACGAGTTCAAAGAAATTACTTACCTAAAACGAGTACCAAAGTTATTAACTGGCTCACCCGATGATACAGTCGTACCTTTCCCAACATACGCTTGTTTGGCTTGTGGTAATGTGAATGAAGAATTAAACCCATTTCACACTGAATCTCCGAAATTAGAACTATGATAAAAAAGTTAGTTCATTTTTCTGATTTACACGTTAGGTTGTTTAAAGACCACCAACTGTATAAGTCAATTTTAGAAGAAGCGTTTAAACAATGGAAAGATATTGCTCCTGATAGAATTGTGTTTACAGGGGATTTAGTTCACTCTAAAAACCAAATGACACCTGAACTTGTTGAGTTCATCGCTTGGGTATTGACGGAGTGTTCAAAGATTGCTAAGACGGTATTAATACCTGGTAACCACGACTTCCTTGAAAACAATATGGAACGATTGGATGCTCTAACACCTGTGGTTGATTCACTTAAAAATGAAATGGTGGTTTACTACAAGAATAGAGGTGTGTATCAGGATGAAAATATTGATTGGTGTGTGTATTCACTTATGGACCATAACATCCCACCTACGATTGAAAAGTCTGATAGAGTTAAGATTGGATTATTTCACGGACCAGTTCAAGGACTTACCACCAACTTAGGATTTAAGTTTGAAGATGGGTTTGAAACATCAAAGTTTGATGGGTGTGACTTGGTACTATGTGGTGATATTCACAAGAGACAAATCTTTGATATACCAAATGGTAAGAAGGCTTATATGATTGGTTCAACCGTTGGACAGAACTATGGTGAAACGGTAACCAAACACGGATATGGAATTTATGATGTGGAAAAAGATGAGTATACGACAGTAGATTTATTCAACCCAAAACCTTTCATATCATTTAGAATAAACTCATATGAAGATATTGAAAATGGAACAGAAAAATTCGTTAACTATTGAGTTAACCAAACAAGACGTTGAAGACTTCAATTCATTCTGTACGATTAATGAAATAACCGACCCTAATGGTTTTGTTAAATTATGTTTTAGAAAGGGTTATTATATTGAAAAATATGGGTTATTAAATCAGGGTAATCTTCCTGAGGTTATTGACAGAGAATTTGAGAAGGAAGTTATTGTTGAAGATAACTCAAAAATTGAAGAACTACAAAATGAAATTTACATTCTTAAAGGTAAATTGGAAGATAAAAAGGAAGTAGAATGTGGTAAACTACAGGAAACCCTTTTTGAACTAAACAGACAATTAAGCGATAAAAATAACACAATAAAAGAATTAACAAGAAAGGTAAATGAGCTTGAAGATATGACAAAAACTTCTTATGCTTTCTACCTACAGAATTCAAACTTAAAAAATAGAATATGACACAGTTAGTATTATTTATGATTTTAGCCTACGGGTTCTCAACAATTATGGTTTACGGAACCATATTTAAAGGGATAAGAGATTTCATCAAAGCTTATGGAAACTCTGATTTAATGTTATCAAACACATTCAACTTTATTTCAGGTATTATATCCTGTATGATGTGTTGTTCCACTTGGGTAGGTTTCTTTTTGGGAACATTTTTATTCTCACCGACTTATCAGTTCTTCGGAACAAGTCCATACATTTCATGGTTCTTTGATGGTTTATTTGCATCAGGGGCAGTATGGGCAATCAACGCTTTCATTGAATGGTTTGAAGTAAACCGACCAGCTAAAATAGATTAATTTAAAACCCAAATAATATATGCCAACGTCAAGATTAAGACCAAACCACAAGCAGAAGGTTGCTGCGTGGAAATTAAAAAACGCTCATGCTGAAAGACGCTACCAAAGAACAATGTCAGATTTGTTTGAAAAAATGAAACAAACCGTTTCTGAAAAACCAGAAGGTGAAGAAGCAAATGGACCTGTTCAGCAAGACAATTAATTTCACAAAAGTTAGAATGATAAAAGATTTAGATTTTTCAAAACTTGAAAATCCTTACGTACAAGTAGTATGGGAAGACACACCCGAAAATTTTACACAAGAAAAGTTAAAAAGTGTGAAAGCGTACTTTCAAAAAAAGTATTCAACTACAAGCGTAAATGTTATTACCAAGTTAAAGAAAACAGAAGAGGTACAAGACAATGTTGATGTAACTATCAACATTATGGACGAGAACTATCAACACGATTTGATTAAGTCCATCCTTCAATCTAAATCTCAAGAAAACCTTTACGAAGATATACTGAAGATTGACTCGGCGGTGAACAATAAGATGATTGCCGAACAAGACGAGATTGCTTCATTTAAGAAGTGGTATATTAAGAAGATTGAGTTTTCTAACTTTCTATCTTATGGTGAAAACCAACATATAAACTTCGAAAAGTTGGGTGGGATTACCGTAATTGAATCGGACCCACCTAACTTTGGAGGTAAGACTGTGTTGTCGGTGGATTTGTTGATGTTCTTGTTTTTCAATACGACAACAAAAACAAACAAAGCTGAGGAGATATTCAACAGATATTCTGATAAAGATAAAGTATCTGTTAGAGGGGAGATTGTTATTGATGGTGAAGATTACATTATTGTTCGTGAACTTGAACGTAAGAAATCTAAATCAGGTGAATGGAATGTTAAGACAGAGTTAGACTTCTTTAAGAAGTTTCCTGATGGTTCATTGGTTAAATTCACGGGTGAACAACGACGTGAAACTGAAAAGTTTATTAAGACATCCATTGGAAGTTATGAAGACTTCCTGATGACTATATTGACCACTGGTACTAACCTTGAAGACTTGTTAGATGCAAAACCAACGGCTCGTGGACAAGTTCTATCAAGATTTTTAGGTTTAGATTTCCTTAAAAGAAAGGAAGAGACTGGTAAAGAAATCTATTCGGAGTTCTCCAAGTCAATGATTTCAAACATATACAATACTGAAACATTGAAGAATGAGAACGAAGAACTATTGGTTAAAAACCAAGAGTTTGATAAGAATATTGTAGAAAGTGAAGTTAAGATTGAAGATGTTAAAGGTAGGATTGTTAAAGGACAAGAGTATCGTGATAACCTTTTGAAATCAAAGGTTGTTGTTGATAGAGAAATTTCATTACTTAACCCTGAAAACACAAAGAAAGAAGTTGAAACCTTTGAATATCAAATCAAACAGAATGTTCAGTTAAGAGATGGTGTTAAGATTGTTGAACCTTCAAAGTTTTATTATGAGAATGAACATGATAAGGTTAAGGAGGAGTATCAGAAAACCTACAAACAAAAGGTTGAGTTAGATACTAATATATCATCAATTCAAAAGTTAAAAAGTTCGGTAAGTGGTGGTATCAAGTGTGAACACTGTGGTATTGAACTTATGAACGCAGCAATTACACAATCAAGAATTGCTGAACTTGACGGACTTATCGGGCAAAAAACCAAGATTGAGGGTTTAATACAAGAATTATCGGACAAAGAACAAGGTTTTGTTAAACTTAAAAAAGACTTTGATGAGTACGAAAGAAACAAACTTGTCTATGAAAAATACCAAGCAACAATTGAAAACTTTGAGTTAAAGAAAGAAAGTTTGTTAGATAAGTTGAAAAGATATGATGATGTACAAGATGTTATTAAATCTAACGAACAGATTGAAAGTCAAATCATTAAGGCTAACTTACGATTGGAAGATTTAAAACGAGAGGAACAACTTGTTCAACAGGAAGTTTCAAGTTCACGTTTTAAAATTACCAACAATCTTGAAAAGATTAATACTAACAACAACTTAATCATTAAGATTTCTGAGGAACAACAAAAGGAAGTTAAGTATAAAGTTTATTTGGAATTGTTTGGTAAGAACGGTATATCAAAAAGAATTATGAAGAACATGATGCCTTTGATTAACTCTGAACTTCAACGACTATTACAGGACTCATGTTACTTCAGATTGGAAATTCGTATTAGTGAAAAGAATGAGGTTGAATTTTGTATGATAGACAATAATACTCAAATTGAAAAGTTAATGACTTCAGGTTCGGGATATGAGAAGACAATTGCTTCACTGGCGTTAAGAGCGGTGATGGCTAAAGTATGTTCTTTACCTAAACCAAACATTACGGTATTTGATGAAGTCTTCGGTAAGATATCTAACGACAACTTGGAAATGGTTTATGAGTTCTTTATTAAGATTAAAGAATACTTTGAAAACATACTTGTTATTACTCACAACCCTATGATTTCAAACTGGGCCGATAACATCATCAAGATTACGAAAACTGACAATATTTCTAAAGTTTCACATTAAGTTTGGTAAATTAAAAAATTGTATTATCTTTGTAAGACTATGATTATGAATTATATATTATTTGCATTCGGGGAATATAAAGAAAACCCACAGGCCTTAAACCTTTTAACTGAAACGGTATCACAAATATCAAAAGGTGAGATAAAATTCCAACATGGAGACAGTGGTGTCATAATAACATTTGGCACGAAGTTGGATTGGGAAGATATAGACGACTATATGAAGAAAAATATTGTTAAATTAACAGCAATGTATTTTGTTTTCCCTATTGAATCTGACATGATATATTCTATGGACGAAGATATTAAAAAACATTTGTTTGAAAACACTGACATTTTGACAGAAAATGAAGAATTAAATCAGACTAGATACGTAAGTGATAATACAGGAGTTCCTGAATTTTTTAGGGGTATCCATATTCACAAGGGTAGTCCTTTTGATGATATTCTTAAAATCCTTAATGAAGAAGTTATTCAAGATGTACCAGTTATGACACTTAATGATTTATTGGATAAGATAAAAGAAAAAGGTATAGATAGTTTGTCAGAAATTCAATTAAAACAATTAGAAATTTACTCAAAACAAATAATATGATGGAAAAAAACCAAGTTATCCCGATTAATCAAGACGAAGTACAAATCTACCTTAAAGAACTCAGACGTATTAAGGTAATGACTCCTGAAAGAGAAAGGGAACTGTCGGCTAAGATGCAAACCCCCGAAACGACTGATAGTGAAAAGGCACGTATCTGTAAAGAATTGTTAGAGGGTAACCTACGATTTGTTATCACTGTTGCTAAACAGTATCAGGGACAAGGTGTTGATTTCAGTGATTTAGTTGCTGAAGGGAATATCGGACTTATGAAGGCGATTAATAGTTTTGATTGGACAAAGAACCTTCGTTTCATATCGTATGCGGTGTGGTGGATTAGACAATCCATTCTACAGTCTTTGAATGAACACTCAAGAACAATCCGTATCCCTGTTAACGTTATCCAAGACCTATATAAAGAGAAGAAACGTACAGACAAGACGGGTGAAAGAATTGACGATAGATTTGCTAATCTCCCATCAACAATTAACCTACAAACTCAGATTAATGAAGATGGTGATACGTTGATTGATTTAATTGTTAATAAGAATAGTGATATGCCTGATGAGGCATTTAATAATGGTGACCAACTTAAAGACGGATTGTTTGGTATTATGAATATACTAGATGAACGTGAAAGACAGATTATTGAAGACTATTATGGTATCTCAGGTACCCCAAGAACACTTGAAGATATTGGTTCAGATTTCAGTTTAACTAAGGAAAGAGTAAGACAAATTAAGGAAAAAGCTCTTCGTAAGTTACGAAATGAAAGTGTTACCTTGTTCGATTATATGTAATCAACTATTTATTGTTATAAATTTAATTTTAAATTAGATAAAAAAACATTATGGAAAAATTACAGAAATACTTTATCCCCGCGATTTTGGTAATCGTATTATTATCCTTCTTTAAAGGATGTGGAACCTCAACCCAAGTTAAAACAACTGAAAAACAGGTTGAGTTATTAACTAAGAAAGTTGACTCTTTAAGTACTATCGTAGTATCTCAGGATAAACTAATTACTATCATTAAAGAAACTCCAAGTTGGAAGACTTTAGAAATTGAAGAATTGTCGGATAAGAACCATATGCCCATAAACCATTACAAGAATGAGTTGGGACAATGAAAAATTGGTTTAGTAGAAATTTAACAAACATAATTTCTTTAGCCTTTGTTATTCCAATATTACTCGTAGCGTTTGTGTCAATATCACACGTTACGAGTTTTTATGGTTTATCCAATCCTTTTACTTGGGCTATATACCTTTCAGTGGGTATTGAAATTGCTGCATTATCTGCCTTAGCAGCTGTGTCAGTTAACATGGGTCGTTTTGTTTACTTCCCATTTATCATCGTAACATTCATTCAGATGTTGGGTAATATTTTCTTTTCGTTTACATATATCGATGAGACATCACAAACATTCCAAGATTGGATTGCAATGGTTGGTGGGTTGTTTGAAAACATGGGGATTGAAATGACTGATTTAAACAGTCATAAGACAGTTTTAGCTTTCTTAACTGGAGGGTTACTTCCAGTCATATCTCTAACATTTGCTCACATGTTGGTAAAGTTTACCGAAAAGAATAAAGAAGTGGTTGAAGATGATAAAACAGATTTAACTGAAGGTGACATTCAAAAAATAATTGAATTACAGGTTAAAGAAAAGGAAAAAGAAAAGTGGACACCTTCTAATGAAGATTTAGAAAAATTAGAGGAAATATTAAAAAATAACTATCCTGTAGAACAAAAACCTAAAAGTAAACCATATCAACCATCTGAAGAAGATTTACGTAAGATTGAAGAAGTTTTAAATGGTTATACTGAAATTGTTAAAGAAAATATTGATGAAAACGATGAGGTGATAACTGAGGACGTTGTTGAGGAACCTGTGGAAGAAGTTAAACCGATTACGGAAGAAAATCAGTATGACAATACTGTATATATGGGATTACTTAATAAAGAAGAAGATATACAACCTGAAGAGGTTGAAAAAAAAAATGATACACTTACCGAAACGGGTGAAGATTACAAGGTTTTAAACTACAAAAAAAGAGATGCTTGAAATTAAAAAATATGGTAAGTTTTCTAATTTTGAAAAAAATAAAAAGAAAAAACAAATAATTCTTTGTAACAGTTTTAGACCACAAGGAGAATATCTAAACTCTTTGAAATACCGTTTTAACGGTAACTACAAGAAAATTCCTAATTATTTAATAACCAAATCAGGGGTTGTGTTAAATTTTATATCAGACGATTCTTATGGTGATTTTTTTTCAGAAAGTGAAGTAAATAAACATTCAATCGTGATTTGTTTAGAAAATTTAGGGTGGTTACAAAAAACACCGTTAGGTTTATCTCATTCTAATTGGATTGGTGATATTTATAGTAAAGATATTTTTGAAAAAAAATGGAGAAGTAAAATTTTTTGGGAACCATATACTAAAGAACAAATAAATTCACTGATAGAACTTTCAAAAAAACTCTTAAAGAAATTTTCAATAGACAACAAATTTATTGGACACAATACGAGAGTAGACGGTGTTAAATTATTTAATGGAATTGTCTGTAGAAGTAATTTTAGTGATAAATTTTTGGATTTAAACCCATCATTTGAATATGAATATTTTAAAAAAGAGATAGAAAATTATGAGAGATAACCAAGACATAAAAGACCAACTTAAAAAAGTTAGACAAATTCTTGAATCAAAAAATCAAATAGTTCAAGGACACATAAAGGAAATTAAGAAGTCGTATTTGATAACTGAAGAGGAAATTGAGGACAATAATATATCTACAAGATATAATGTCCCTAAATCTGTTGAGGACGATATTCAGGGGGATACGGACGAACCAAATAAAGCTGAACAGGCATATAGAATATCTGGTGGTATATTAGTTATTCATGCTGAAACCATGAAAGATACCGAACTAACTACTGATGATAAAATGGCTTTTCAGGAGACTATGGATGAGTTTGTTAGTGAAGTTTCTGATTTAGTTAATTTCAATCAATTAAATGTTTATAAAGATAATGTTGATTGGAGTGGTAAAATTGTCGATTTTGATATTGATTTTTATTTTACTATCGGAGAAAATAATGGTTTATATATAACTTGTGATATGGTTAAAGTTGATGAAAATTTCACAGCGTCAATGGATAAATTACAAACATTTTACGAAAAGTTCAAATCTAAATGGGCTAAAGTAATTGCTAGTAGAAAAAAAACAAAACCAATGGGAGTATGAGTCAAAAAGTAATTATAATATTAGTTAGTATTTTAATTTTATTAGTTGGTTATAATACTATTATAACCACAAAGATTAAAACCGATGTTAAAAAATATCAAACATCAATTGACAGTATACAAACAAAAATTGATTCTGTTAGTTTAATAAACAAAGAATTGGATTTAAAACTTGATTCATTAGATACGAATATCAATCATATTACCAAAGAAATCGATTTGGTTGATAATAACATAAATGTAATAAAAAAGAAAACAAATGAAAAAATTGTTGTTGTTGACCATTATGACAATGCTGAGCTTAATGGGTTTTTCTCAGGTAGGTACGGTAACTAAAGATACAACTAAGGTTGTTATAAGTTCAGAAATTGCAAGACAAATTGCTAAAGATTTAATTAGATTAGATGGTTGTATTCAAGAAAATACCGAATTGTATACTAAGATATCAAAGATAGAAGATAGAGAAAAACAAAAAGACCAAAAGATTGAAATTTTACAAGAAAAAGATAAAAACAATCAAGTTATAATTGGTGAAAAAGATAAACAAATTGGTTTGTATGTTAATATGACTAACGATTTGAAAGATGAAATTAAAACCAATAATGATAAAACTAAATGGTGGAAAGTCGGAACCTATACCGGTGGAGGATTAACACTTCTATTATTAATACTCGCATTTTAAAATGGCTTTTAATCAATCTGAAAAAAACGAAATAGAAAAAATTGTCAAAAAAGAAATTAAATCTTTTTTAGATTCAAATACTATTAAACAATTTGAAGAAAAAATGATAGAATTATTATTAAAGGATATTAAAAAGGGTAAATCTGAGAAAGAGATAAAAAATATAATTTCTAAGTCAATGATGGATTTCTACGAATATTTATGGTTTAATAAATCAACTTGGATGGATAAAATTAAAAGGTAATATGGACATAAAAGATACGTTATTAAAATCTCTACAGAGTAAAATGCCAAGAGATACCGACTCTTTAAAAGATATGAATAGTTTTGCAACCAAGTTAAAAACTGAAAGTGAGGAGTTTGATGAGGCGACTGGTTCAGGTAGTACTGGTGGATATGTTGGTCCTTTATCTGAAGAAGAATATTGTGATGTTTGTGATAAAACTAAATCTGAATGTAGTTGTGATGAAATTAAAAAAGTTGAAGCAACTGAAGCAACAGGTTCTAGTTCGTCTGGTTCATATGAAGGTCCATCATTTTTAGCTAAATCACAAAAGAAAAAAGATTGGAGAGGAGCAGCAAAACCATTATATAAAGGTGGAAAGTTTGTGAAAATTAAAAAGAAATGTCAAAAGTTTCCATATTGTAATCAAGGGGATATTAACGCTCTTAAATTGACTGAACTTGATGTCTTTGAAAGTATTGTTAAAAAATTGGCATTGGAATATAAAATAGACGAAAATCTAATTAAAAAATTAATCAAAGAAGATATTCTGAAAAACATGAATATCTGAATATTTATATAGTAAAATACAATGTTTGAATTTGATAAAATAATTAAGGGTATCATTAGTGAAAGTTTATCTGAAAGAGCTGATGAACTTGCTGGACAGATTTTTAACAAAATTGAATCAAACGAAGACGTTGATAAGTACGATTTAGAAGTAGGTACTGATTATGGTTTTGATGACGATGATGAGGATTACACGTTTATAAGAAGAGGTAAAATATCACCAGACGGACCATTCCATTTTAAAAGAAATAAACGAGGTGACGATGTTGCCTTTGGAGAAAAAAAAATAGCAAACATGAAAAAAAGAATTAAAGATGCAAGAAGTGAAACAACTGAAAGACTACATGGTGGTCAAAAAAAATTAGATGTTGCAGAACCTAAAGGTAAACTGACTAAAGCGGATTTTTTAAAATTACAAAAAATGGAAGAAGAAGTAGAAGAAGGAAACGCTTTTACTGGAGCTTTATCGAAGGCGAAAAAAGAAGGTAAAAAATCTTTTAAAGTTGATGGTAAAGAATTTGAAGTGACTGAAGATTTAGGTGGTATGAGATTAGGTATGGGACACGATGACTTTGAAGATATGAATTTATCTGATGATGAAAACCCAAGAGTCCAATATTTGAAGAAAAAGTATATGAGAAATTATCCTGAAGAGATTGACCAAGAAGTTGATTTTGTTTCAGGTGATGAAGAACCGGTTAATTATAGAATTAAGATGGGTGATGGTGATTTTCTTGATTTGGGTGAATCAGAATTGATTGATATGATTGAAGAACTTGTTACTGAAGAAAAGGTTAAGGATAATTTAAAGAAGACAGGTAAACCAGCTGGATTAGTTCAATATGATAGAGTTTCTAAAAAAGATAAAGAACAGAACTCAAAGGCTAATAAAGAATCATTTAAAAAGATGGCTGACTATGTTAAAGCAGGGTCTAAAGATACATTTAAATCTAATCCAGTAACGTTCCCAAAAGGTAATGGTGAACTTGCTAAAATGGATAAAAAGGCATATACAGCATCTGAGTATGTTGATGAGTATATAGATGCATTTGCGTATCCAGGACAAACTAACATAGTGTTTGATGAGATTAAACCTGATGATAAAAAAATTGAGATGTATCTTAAAGGTAATAGACTAACAGGTAATGCTCAGGTTGATGACGAAGGTAATCCATTAGGTAATGTTGTTCCAAGTAAGTTAGGTGAGAAGATGTATAAGAACTACGAGGATAATTTATATGGTGCGGAACAATCAGAAGCTTCTTATAAGAGACAATCACAACCTGTTGATGTTGCCGGTGAAGTAACTCAAAAGGGTAAATTAAAAAGTAAAAAAAGTTCATCGGCGGCTAAGGCTCAAAAAGTTTTAGATAATGTTAGTGAATCAATATTTAATGAAAAAAGTTCACTTCTTAATGAAGAGATGGAAAACATGAAAAAGTTAATTGGTTATCAGTATAAAAAATAATTAGTTACTTTAAAATATTTTAATCTATAATTCTCCATATGACTATGGAGAATTTTTTTTCATATATATCCAAACCTATAGACCCTGAAGAATTTGAATTTTGGGTTGAATCAAACAATATTTGTTTTTTAAAACTGGAGCTATACGAAACTTTTGTAAAATCATTGGTTAATTTAGTTTCCCAAACATACTTGGGAGAATCTGAATTTAATGAAACCAATATTAATGTTACTGAACAGGACATTAATAATCATTTTGATTGGTGTTGGGATAAGACCGTTGACAACTTTAAAAAAGAGAAAATTTTTTTTGAAAGTGATGGTGAACATAAAAAGTTTATCAGGGAGTTTATTTTTGAAACCTTTTATCTACAAAAAAATAAAGATGTAAAATCATCGTTGGATAAGTTCTTTAATGAAATATTTGATATTGAAACTTCAATGACGAAATCTGATTTGGATTTATTAACCACAATTTATAAATTGATGGAAAAAAATGTAAAAGTAAATTTACAATAATAAATAAACCACTATTCTTGATAGTGTAATAAACAATTTTTATCTTTAACAAAATGGAAACAGTTGAAAAAATTAAAGAATTAACTGAACTACTTTCAGTAGATGCTACTAAGTTCTACCAAGGTAATAAGAGTGCTGGTACAAGAGCGAGAAAAACTGCTCAAGAATTAAAAGCTCTTCTTCAGACATTCAGAGGCGAAATTTTAGAAGGAAGAAAACAGAATGATTAATCTAAATAATTTATTTTTATTTATTTTTATTTTTAGTGTTTTAAATGTTTTTAAAATTTCAATCATTTTTACAAAATCGCTACTACAAACTCCACCCCAAAAGATGGAGTTGAGTAGTGGGATTAATTTATTATTCCATTTAACATTAACTTACATAATAACTTATATAATTGCAATCTGATGAGTTTATATACTGAAATCAAACCTTTATTTGATTATCTTAATCAAATACGAAAACTTGAAAATTATATCGTTTTTGATATGATTTTTCCAAAGACATGGAAGATGCCTAAAAAATTCATTATTGAAGACAAATTTTTAAATAATGGTTCTGATGATGACTCACTTCTTTTGTCGTTTATTTCAGAGTACGATGAATCGGAAATAAATAAAACCCAACAAAATATTTTAGGTATTGTTAATTATAATTTAGAGAGAGAAGCTAAAGAAAAATTATTAGAAAGTAAGATAAGTGAATTAAAAAACATATTTGAAAAAGAAAGTTTAGATAACTTAAAAATTCTAAAATTTCAATTAAATTCTGAAAAACCTGTAAAAAATGCCATCACAAAATCAAATACAGAAAGAGTTGGAAGCCCTGAAATCGTTGAGGACTAAGAACGAACTTGATTTAAATAAAGAAAAAGAAAAGTTGGCTGAAATTTTTAAGGATATTAAAAAGAAAGATTTATTTCCTGAAAAGAAAAAATATACATTATGGCAGAGAATAAAGAAAGTAATGAATTTTTAGGTAAATTAGCAATGATTGCTGACGCCTCACAGTCTTTAATTGAGGGTAAAGTATCTGTGGTTATTGAAGTTTACCAACAGGAGTTTGACATTATTAAACAAAACTTTTCCCAAAATACCGCTGAAGATAGATTTAAGGTTGAAATCTCAGATGTTGATTTTATATTTATTTTGGATAAGTAGTAAAGCTTGTATATAGTTGTTTTCGAGTAAAACCTTTTTCTTCTAAGATTTCATAAAGATATTTTCTGTGTATTGTTGAAATATCTTTTACTATAATTAAATTCTTTCTTGGGTTATTGTTAAAAAGAATATCTAAAAATCTGTCACAGTCCTCTTCATTTTTTAAACTAAATAATTTATAATCATCATCATTTTGAACTATAAATTTATTTTTTAATTTTGATATCATTAATATTTTATCATGGTTTAAGTAAGTTTTTAAAAATTCTGAAAATGTGATTCTTTTATTTTTTCCTATATCAAAAATAAGTTCTTCTAAATTATATCTTTCTATTTTGAGTAGATATTGATTTTCGGATATCTTGGGATTAATTACTTTATTTCTACCAAACTCGTCAGTGTAATGGATAGTCTCCCCAATATAATCACTGGTGACAATCCCTATGTTAAACTTACAATCATGTCCACTTTCAAATTGTTTATTAAAAATTATATCACTTGACTTTTTTAATAAATCTTTGTAATAATTTTCAGCTAAAGTTTGTCTAACAAAAGATTTGAGTTTTTTCTTTTTTTTGTTATTCTTAAACAATATGATATGAAATTTTTGTTCCATATTAATAAATTAATAAAATTTTAAAAAATAAAAACAGTTGGAAAATTTTTATCAGATTTTAGATGTACCAGAAACTGCAAGTCAGGACGAAATAAAAAAAGCTTATAGGAAGAAAGCTGTGGAATCACACCCTGATAAGGGTGGTAATGAGGAAGTATTTAAAAAGATTTCAGAAGCTTATGATGTTCTAGGTAACGAGGATAAGAGAAGAAATTATGATAATAATAAGAATAATCCTTTTGGTGGTTTTGATGCTGACCCATTTAACATGTTTCATGATTTCTTTAATAATATAAAACAAAATAAACCAAGAAAAGCTCCTGATAAAGTTGTTGAATTAAATATTGGAACTTTAGATTCTTATATTGGGAAGAATATCGATATTAATTTCAGTAGAAAAATTAATTGTAACACCTGTAATGGTAAAGGTGGTGATAGGGTCACATGTTCGAAATGTAATGGCTCAGGTAGAATAACCCAAAGAATTGGTAATTCGTTTTTCAGTAATATAGTACAGATGCCATGTGATGCTTGTTCAGGTCAAGGATTCAGTTTAAATAACGTTTGTTTTTCTTGTGCTGGTGAAGGTAAAAATAATGAGATGAAGTCAATTAATATTAATTTACCTCATGGTATTACTGATGGTCAGATGATAAAGGCGAAACAAATGGGAGATTATCATGAAGGAAGTTTTGGGGATATAATTTTTAAAATTAAGGTAAATCCTCAAGACGGTTTTGATAAGGTAAACAATGACTTAGTATACAATTATCAAATGTCATTGGAAGATTTTAATAAAGATATGATTGACGTACCACACCCATCAGGTAACCTAAATATAAAATTACCTGAAGAGGTAGATACAACAAAACCCCTACGTGTTAAAGGTAAGGGTTTTAGAAGTGAGGGTATTGGAGATTTTTATGTTAACATGTATGTTAAACATAAGAGAAGTTAGACTTATTCGTCTATTTCTGTAAGATACATCCAAGCGTAATCGTTATACTCTATAGCTATGAATATATAACCTTGAGTTTCAGATGGACCCATATGGAAGTTACAGTTACCACCTTCTGAATCTAACATTCTGTAAGTAATATATGAATCTTTGTCACTTAGTTTAGTGACTACACGATATACTTGGGTTTGTTTACTAAAGATGGTTACTTTGTCGTCCTCAAGTTTAATTAGAATGTCTACTGATGTTGGTGAACCGTTCCATACGATTTCGTTATTTGTGTCTCTATAACCTGTGTAGAGTTCTACGGCTTTAGCGAAACCTATTTCTTGAGAAAATGATAATAGTGTTGAGAACACTAAAAAGAGTGATAAGATAAATTTTTTCATTGTGTTTTATATTTTTTGTAAAGATAATATATTCTATGGATTTATGAAATAAATATTGTTATTTTTTATTGTATGAAAAAAATATTGTTCATTGTACCCCACCTATCAACTGGGGGATTACCGCAAGTTACGACAAACAAAATCCAACTTCTTAAGGATGACTACATTATTAAGTGTGTGGAGTACGGATGTTATTCATGGGATTTTGTTGTTCAGAAGAACCGAATTAAGAATTTAATCGGTGAGGAGAATCTTATTACATTATGGGATGACAAGAATGTTTTGATTAATCTTATTGATGAATTCCAACCTGATATTATATCTATGGAGGAATTCCCTGAGTTTTTTATGGGACATGAAATTACAAGACAGATTTATAGAAAAAATCGTCTGTACAAGATATTTGAAACAACACATGATTCAAGTTTCAAACCAACATCTAAAATTTGGTTCCCTGATAAGTTTATTTTTGTTAGTGTGTTTAATGCTATTCAGTATTCTATGTTTGATATTCCTTACGAGGTGATTGAGTACCCCATTGAAAATAGAGAGAAGAGAAAGGAATTGTTCCAAGATAAACTTGGGTTAGATAAGGGATGGAAACATGTTGTTAATGTTGGATTGTTTACTGAAAGGAAAAACCAAAAGTATATTTTTGAAATTGCTCGTAAGTTAGAAAATAGTAAAATTAAGTTTCATTTTATTGGTAATCAGGCGGATAACTTTAAGAGTTACTGGGAACCATTGATGAAAAACAAACCTGAGAACTGTATTGTTTGGGGTGAAAAAGATAATGTAAATGAATTTTTGGAAGCGTCTGATTTATTCATGTTCCCATCAAAAGGTGATAGAAATAATAAGGAGTTAAACCCGATTGCTATTAAGGAAGCCATTGAATATGGTATTCCGATGATGATGTATAATCTTGATGTGTATTGTGGGAAATATGATAAACTACCTCAGGTTAAATTTTTGAATGGGGATATTGATAATGATGTGAATAATATGATGGATATTTTAAATATAGGTGGGGTTGATTCTCTGTTTAATTTTGGTTTTAATGGGGAAACTAATCAGATTACCATAAATTATAATGGTAATGAAAAGTTGAACTTTAATATTAGTATTAGGGATATGACATCAAAGGCTCCAATGTATTGGTTTAATTTACCTTTGGAGTATCCAATATTTTATTGGACAATACCCATTCCAATTCATATTAAGAAATTCAAAGACAACCCTAATTTCAGAGGGTTTTTGGTTGAGTTTTATGATGTGGAAACAAACGAATTAGTTTTTGGACAGGAGTTGATTGTTAATAGTAATTTTTACCCGAGAATTCCTGAATTTAAATTTAAACCTTTGGACTGTAACTATATTAATTACTACGAGTTCTTTGTTGATAGATGTTTTGACGATTTGAGATTAGAAAATCTTGACACTGTAATTGACATCGGTGCTAATGTCGGATTGTTTGCTAAGTATATGTATTCTGTAAATGCTAAGAAGGTTATTTTAGTTGAGGCAAATCCATACCTAAGAGAGAGTATTGAATACCATTTAGATAATGATTTGGAAACATCAACTATCTATATGAACCCAGTCTATAAAGAACATACCAAAATTGACTTTAGATTTTCAAAAGAAAATTCAACAATTGGTTCAAATGTTTTTGACGGTAATGTTGGTGAATACGGTCAACTTAATAATTTAATCAGTTGTGATACAATTACTATTGATGACATTTATAAGGATAATAACTACGGTAGAATATCATTATTTAAATGTGATATTGAAGGTGGTGAGTATCCTATTTTTGAATCAATTACTGATGAACAGATTGGACTGGTTGATAGGTTCATGGTTGAGTTCCATGAAAACACCAACGGACAAATTAATATTATACTTGAAAAACTTGAAAAGAATAATTTTGAGTATGACATTATTGTTTATGAGATGGGTAAAAAAATTAGAGCGGATAGAAATGCTAAACATGGTGTAATTTTTGCCAAACCTAAGAATGTTAAATTAAGGAAACCTGGTACTTTATCATCATCAGTTTATGATGTTACAAAAAGTTTTGAAGAACGATTAGCGGAATATACTGGAGCACCTTACGCAGTTACAATAGATAATCAAAGTAACGCTTTATTCTTATCGTTGTATTACGAGAAAATAACTGGTAAAACAATTAAAATACCAAGTAGAACATATCCATCAGTTCCTTGTGAAATTATACATGCTGGTGGTAAGGTTGAATTTGAAGATGTTTATGGGTCAACATTAAAAGGACCTTATCAGTTATCACCGACAAATGTGTGGGATTCAGCCTTAAGATTTACTACCGACATGTATATACCAGGAACACATATGTGTCTATCATTTACAGGTCCATACAAACACCTAAAACTTGGTAAGGGTGGTGCAATCTTAACTGACGACTTTGAAGCTTATAAGTGGTTTAAGAGAGCTAGATATTCAGGTAGAAATGAAGTTTCGTATCATGATGATAATTTTGATATGTTAGGATGGAATTTTTATATGATGCCTGAAATTGCGTCAAGAGGATTGTTACTTATGAACCAATTTTATAATATGGACGGGACACCTAAACATAATGAGGATTTGGAATTACCATACCCTGACTTATCAAAATTTGATGTTTATAAATGATAGTTGGATTCAATGAATATAAACACAAGTATCAATTTAATGTTACAGGTGTAATTCATGTTGGGGCTCATGTTGGTCAAGAATATAATCAATATATTGAAACATTTGGTTTAATCTCTACATATTGGTTTGAACCAATACCACATGTTTATAAAGAACTATCAAAAAATTTAGATGGGAAACCTAACACATTTTATTATAATGTTGCGATAGGTGAAAAAATTGGTATACATAAAATGTATCTTGATGATGGTAACGGACAACAAAGTTCATCGTTATTAAAACCAAAAGAACATCAAAATTTTTATCCCCATATCAAATTTAGTGAAGAAAACACTATTAATATTACCTTGAATACATTAGATTTTTATGGTATAGATAGTTGTAATGTTTTAGTTTTAGATACTCAGGGGTATGAGTTAAATGCTCTTAAGGGTTCAATTAATACCTTAAAGAATATTGATTATATATTCACAGAATTTAATGTTATTGAAATGTATGATGGTTGTCCATCAATTGAACAACTTGATGAGTTTTTACAACCTTTTGGTTTTTACAGACAAGAAACATGGAATGTTGATGGAGTATGGGGTGATGCATTTTACTTAAAAAAAATATGATTAAAAAAGCTTTTATCGGTAATGGGGGACATTTGAGAGAGGTAATCGCTCATACAAATTATGATGTTATTAGATTTGTTGAAGACGAGTATTTCAAGGGGGAATATAATACATTCCCACTATCACAATTCAATTCAAAAGAATACACGATTATGATTGCAATTGCTGATAGTCAAGTTAGGTCAAGAATTCAAAAATCATTACCTGAAGACACTAAATATTTTTCATTCATTGACCCATCTGCAATTTTAATGGATAGAAATATTGTAATCGGTGATGGTTCATTTATTGGTGCTAATTGTGTTATAACTACTAATGTGAAGATTGGTAATCATTCTATTTTAAATAGAAATGTAAATATTGGACATGACGTGGTAATAGGTGATTGTTTTAGTGCTATGGCTGGTTCTGTGGTATCAGGGAACGTCTCAATTGGTAATAATTGTTATATGGGTAACAATTCATCAATACGTGAAAAAACAACCATTTGTGATGATGTGGTAATTGGAATGAATGGAAGTGTTGTTAAGAATATTGATAAACCTGGAACTTATGTTGGAGTTCCTGTTAATAAAATTAAATAATGGAAAAATTACTTTCGGTTATAGTATCGGCATATAATTTTGAAAAATACCTTGAAGAGTGTATAGATTCAATTTATAACCAAAAAATTACCTACGGATATGAGGTAATTGTTAGAGATGATTGTTCAAAAGATAATACTAAAGATGTTTTAGTTAAATTAAAAGAAAAATACCCTGATTTAAGAGTATTAAATGGGGATGTTAATTTGGGAGCATTAGAAAATATAAGAACTTTATTAAACTCTTGCACGACAAAATATATTGCGTATATTGATGGTGATGATTATTTTGACAATTATACAATTTTAAATGAAGAGGTTGAATTTTTAGAGAATAGCCCAAATTATAGTATGGTATGTACAGGAACAAGATATTTGTACCCTGACGGGACAAAAATACCAACAGTACCTGAGTTATTTATTAGTTCATTCCTTGATGATGTTACAACAGATGATTTACTCACAATCAATCATGCTTCTTTCTCAAGGGTGTTTAGAAACATACCAAATTTAATAAAAAATTATTTTAAAAATTTACCTTATGTTGATTGGCCACTTAACTACGAAATTAGTAAACATGGTTTAATTAAATGTATTCATAAATGTGGAGGCATTTATAGAATATCTAATGACGGTATGTTTTCAAATGTATCTGAAGAGGAAAAAAACAAACAAAATTTAATTGTTATCAATGAACTTAAACGACAAAGTATTAAAGATAAGTTTAAAACAATAACCATAGTTGATTGTTTTATACACAATCAAAATGTTTTAAATAAATTAGAATTATGTATTAATAATTTAAAAAAATATAATCACACAATACTTTTAGTATCTAATACAATTGTTCCTGAACATATAATAAAAAATGTTGATTATCATCTATATAATTCTAATAATATTCTTTTTGAGGGTGAGTATACTAATTCAGAACCAGTTATTTTTTGGAAAAATCTTGATGGATTAACAGTACATGAAGTTATAAATACAATACAGAAACATGGATTACCCGTTATGGTTAATTTATTTAATTCATTAGACTTATGTAAATCACTTGGGTTTACACACTTCCAAAGAATTGAAGTTGATGATTTGTATAGTGAGAAAGGTTATGAATATATAATAACTGTTCCTTTAATTTGTTCTGAAAAAAATAAAAAGGGAATGTTTTATTTTAATGAGGGTAGAGATGTCTCGTTCCATTATTTTTATAGTGAGATAGATTATTTCCTACAGATAATTAATAGGGTTAGTTGTGAAGAAGATTATAAAAATTATTTAGTAAATCACGGATATGGTACTGATTTTATAAATGTTGAAAAATATCTATATGATAACATAAACAGAAATGATTATGGTTTATTAATAAGGAAAAATGGTGAGGAGGAAATGAATTTTGATTTCCAGGGGACTTTATGGAATACAGAAACTACAGGTAGTAATATATCGTCTAAATTTAGAGGATGTTCAACAAAACTTTATAATATACCGGGACAAGAGTCTACGATGTTGTTGTCTTACAACCACAACAATTTTAAATCTGAAAGAAAGATAGTTGTTAATTTTTTAGATGGTAATACTGAAACTTATTATCATAGTTTGGAAAATTATGGTCATTGGTCTTTTAATATTTTAAATAATGTTGAAAAAATATTAGTTTATGATAACCAAAACGATGAATTTTTGTATGAAATTATAAACCAAAATGTTCTTGATTATATTATTTTTTCATGATTGGATTAACAATAACAACTTGTAAAAGAATTGATTTGTTTGAAAAAACAATACTAACATTTGTGAACGAATGTGAAGATTGTAATTTAATTGATATAATAATTCATTATGATGATTCTTCATCTTTGGAAGATAGAGATAAGATGTTTTCATTATTGAATAGATTATTTCCCGATACTCTAATAGTCTCTAAAAGATTTAATCCAAATTCGTTTAACACTAATAGAAGACATTTAGAGATAATGAAAAAATGGAAAGAAGATATTAAATTTTTTAATATTGATTATGTTTTTCATTTAGAAGATGATTGGTTATTTGAAAACAAATTTAGTATCCAAGAAGGTGTTGAATTGTTAAAAAATAATAATGAAATTGCTATGGTTGGATTTTCATGGAAAAAAAAGATATTCCCTAAAGAATTATTTGAACCAAGAATTATTGGTAATTTTTGGGAGTGGTATTATTCTGAAAAACATTACTTGAATGAACCTTTGTTTAATGATACGGTTGAAGAAACTTTACACGAAGTTAAGGGTTTATGGATTAAATATATTAACTGGCCTTACTTTGGATTTAGACCGGCAATTCATGATGTGAATAAATTAAATGAGATTGAAACGTTTAATAATAATATGGATTCTTTTGAATTAGAATTTGCAATAAGATTTGCAAAAAAATTCAAATCTTTTTTACATTTAGAAAGAATTTGTTATCATATTGGAGATGATAATTCATCATATAATTTAAATAACTCTTTAAGATAATGGATTATAACTTTTTATGGGTTCCAAAAACTACTTATCACAGGTCAGCACAAAGTCAATTTGTTGTTGATGTCTTTCCAAAGGTATTAAAAAACTTTGAATTAATAATTGAAATTGGTACATTCACAGGTGCCTTTACTTTATGGTTGTCTGAGAATAAATCTGATAATTGTAAAATAATTTCTTATGATATTAATCCTGATTATTGTGAAGTTAATAATCTTAAACATACTGAATTAAGAATTGGCGACTGTTTTGATATTGATGTCATAAAAGATATTTGTGATTTAATTAAAAATTCAGGTAGAACACTTTTTTTATGTGACGGGGGGGATAAAGAACTTGAGTTTAGATTGTATTCAAAGTATCTAAAAACAAACGATGTTATTATGCTTCATGATTATTCACATAGTGAAGAGGAATATAATATTATTAAAGAAAAAATAAATTGGCCAACAAATTCAGAATCACACTATAAAAATATTGAAAGATACTTACCTGAACTTAATTTAACTACATTTATGTATGATGATTTTAAACAAGTTTTATGGGGTTCGTTTATAAAAAATTGATATGAATTATAAGATTAAATTAGTTCATTTACAGACAACACAGAATGAACATAGAGAAAAACTATCACGAAAATCTATACAACAAGTAATACCTTACGGTATTGAATATGTTTTACATCAGAACGAGTTATATACTTCCTTACCTCCAGTTCATACAAGTGTTAGACCACATAATGTTAGAATCGGTAAGTATGAAGATATTAATGACCCTGAATATGGGAACGCATTAACTCCGGCTCACTACGGATGTTTTGAGGCGTTTAAAATTGGTATCCTATCAGAATTTGATAATGATTTGGACTTCTTAATTGTTTGTGAAGGTGATTGTATAATAGAAGTTCCGATAGAAGAATTTATTGATAAAGTTAATCATGTCTGTGGTATTGTTAATCAGGAAGATATTTCTTATTTTTCGTTTGGTGATACTAAAACTTTAGATTATGGGTGGCATCAATCTGACGTTGTTAGAGAAATACCGAACCAAGATTTATTGTTTATTACTAATAAAATAATTGGTTTACAGTGTATTATGTTTTCAAAAAAATCACGTAAAACAATTATGAGCCAGTTGAGAACACATAGATGGGATTGTGCTGATACATTTTTTAATATAATATGTGCAGAACAGAGATTAACTATGGGTGTTTTAAAGAAAAGAATAACAACTCAGGTAGATGGGGAATCATTCATAGATAAAGAATATAAAGTTTTTACAAAATAATATGGCACACGAACAACAGAAGAATTTTTTTAAAAGAGTTAAAGAAAAATACCCAAAATATTTCACAGATGTAAAAGTTTTAGATATCGGTTCTTTGGATATAAATGGGTCAGTAAGAGATTTATTTGATTACCCATTTTATTACGTTGGATTAGATTTGGCACCTGGAAAAAATGTTGATGTAATTTGTCCTGGACATTTATATGATTGTGGATTTCAGTTTGATGTTGTTTCATCGGGTGAATGTTTTGAACATGATATGTATTACGCAAGAACTATACAGAATATGGTTAAACTTCTTAAGTCTGGTGGTTTAATGGTTTTTACTTGTGCGTCAACAGGGAGACATGAACATGGTACATTAAGAACTACTCCTGATAACGCACCTTTCTTGGGTGATATTAGTGAAAAGTGGGCAAATTACTATAAGAATTTAACTGAAGATGATATTAGGTCAGTTATTGATGTTAATGATATTTTTAATAACTTTGGATTTGAATATGAACCAGTAACTTGTGATTTATATTTTTGGGGGATTAAAAAATGATTGATGTTGATGTTATTTGTCTTACTAATACAACTTCCGATGAATTATATTGGATGACAAGACGAACATTAACAACTATACACGATTCTGAAAAAGAGTATAAATTTCATGTTCACTTAATTGAGACTAATTCCCAAAGTAATTATGATTTTTCAGATATTGTTGAAAATTATGTAAAACCAAATGAAAAATTTAATTACAATAGATTTTTAAATCATTCTTATCCTTATGTAAAACATAAATGGGTTTTAATTACTAACAATGATGTAAGATATGAAAGAGGTTGGTTTTCAAAGATAATCGAGGTTTACAACAAAAGACCTGATGTTGAATCTTTTTCACCTAAATGTCCGATACTTTATTCAAAATATTTTTTTAATGATTTTTTAGGTGGTGATTTAGATTTTCATGAAAGTGTTGGGACTAGTGTTCACTTAATGGGTTGGTCATTAGTTATGAAAAAAAGAGTTTTTGACATTGTTTATCCGTGGGATGAAAACTTTGATATGTACTACCAAGATAATGATTATGCTGAAATTTTATTAAAAAATAATATTAAACACGGTTTGGTTAGGGACTCAATTGCAACTCATTTAGAATCACAAACTATAAAATATAAATTTAATTCAAATACAATTGATAATCTTAGAGTGAAAAATTATTTTTACAATAAATGGGGAAAAGAAATTTAATATGAAAATTACACAAGTAACACCAGGAATAATTACGATACCACCAAACGGTTGGGGGGCGGTTGAAAAGGTAATATGGGAATATTACAACAACATTAAAGAATTAGGTCACGAATGTGATATAAAGTATCTTAACGATATTGATATTAATAATAGTGATATTGTTCATATTCATATGGCTAATTTGGCAATTGATGCCGCTAATAAAGGAATACCATATATTTTTTCATTACATGACCACCACGTTGTTTATTATGGTAAAGATTCATCTAACTACCAACAAAATTTAGATGCAATTAAAAGGTCTGTGGTATCATTTACACATGCTGAGTTTTTAGTTGATTACTTTGATGAAACAGACAAGTTATTCTACCTATCACATGGTGTTAATACAGAGTTCTTTAAGAATGACAAACCGAAAAGAACGGAACACAAATTATTGTGTTTAGCAAACAATGGTATTGGTGGTGATTCAACACATGACAGGAAAGGATTTAGATATGCAATTGAGGCGGCAATTAAATTAGATTTACCCATTACAGTTGCCGGTCCTGAAAACAATAGAATATTCTTTGAACATCATAATGACTTATTGAATTATGATAAGTTAACATTAATGTTTTCAAATCCAAACGAAGAACAGATATTAGAACTATATAAAAGTCATTCTATATTCTTACACCCTTCTATGTTAGAAGCGGGACATCCGAACCTAACATTACTTGAGGCGGTGTCTTGTAACATGCCGGTTGTTGGTACTTACTTAGGTTCACAAACGATAGAAGGGATGGTAGTGGTTGAAAGAGATGTAAATCAAATTGTTACTGGTATTAAACAAGTTATTGATAATTATGATTTATATCTAAGTAACACTGAATTAGATAGACAAAAATACGATTGGAGTGTTATTACCAAAAGAATGGTTAGAATCTATGAGGACCTTATTAATAGTAGAAAAAATTTGAATAGTCTTGAAACTAAACAAAGATTTGATAAAGTATTTGAAAATACTGAAATAAAACCAAAAGATATGGTTGAAAAAATTGAAGTGATTAATCACTACATCAACGGAGCGTTAGTTGAAATTAAAGGTAATACTGATAAGAAATATTTAGTTGAGTTTTGGAATCAGAATAGTGACTGCGAATATCGTGAGGAGATTGGGTGTAATATGTGGGTTAGATTGAATAAAAAGTATTTTGATGAGTATACTTTAAAAATTTACTCTGAAGGTAATTTAATTAGTGAAAAGAAATATGATGCTGAAAATAAACGAGTATACATTGCATTAGATTCAAAATCATTGGGTGATACATTTGCTTGGGTACCATATGCCGAAGAATTCAGAAAGAAACACAACTGTAAGGTTATATGTTCAACGTTCTTTAACGATTTGTTTGTAAAACAATATCCTGAGATACAATTTGTTTCACCTGGTAGTACGGTTCATAATCTATATGCAATGTATGAGATAGGTTGGTTCTACGATGGAGATAATGTTAAAATGGATAGACACCCAAGTGATTTCAAATTAGGTCCATTACAAAAAACCGCAACAGACATTTTAGGTTTGGAATATAAAGAAGTTAAACCTTTAATCAAAAATCCAAACAAGATAAAGAAAAAACGAGTTGGACTGGGTATTCACTCAACGGCTCAATCAAAGTATTGGAATAATCCAAAGGGTTGGCGAGATATTACTGATTATCTAATATCTCTTGGGTATGAGGTGATTATCTATTCAAAAGAGGAAGATGGGTATATGGGTAATTTTTATCCAAAAGGCGCTAAACAAAACCCTCCTGGTTCAATCTACAAACTTATAGAAGAGTTATCAACTTGTGAATTCTTTATAGGTATATCAAGTGGTATTTCATGGGTTACTTGGGCATTGGATATCCCAACAGTTTTGATTTCAGGATTTACTGAAGAGTTTAACGAACCTTATGATAATGTATATAAGGTAAGTGCTCCTGAAAATACTTGCAGAGGATGTGCTAATAAATTTAGATTAGACCCAGGTGATTGGAATTGGTGTCCAATAAATAAGGGGAATGATAAGATGTTTGAATGTTCTAAAAAGATAACATCTGAGATGGTAAAAGATAAAATTATTGAATTACTTGGTAAGTAATTCAATAATATCTTTAACTAAAGTTATTGACCCATAAATGGATAACCCAAGAATTACAGACCCTAAAATTAATTGAGGTATAAATTTTTTACGAGTTTCTTGACATTTGGTGCATTTTTTTTCTTCAGATTTTTTTAAATTTTCCATGTTTTCCATTATTTATAATTATGAGACTTTTAAATTGTATCAAAAACATAATAAAGGAAGAAAGGATTGGAAAGCTTTTTGGTGACATTAAAGTTAAAGTATCTATTGAAACTTCATCACATGGTAATACCCAAAGGTTTAGACATGGTAAAGATGAAGTAATTACTAATGATGAAATATTAAGTGTGTTAAACTTAGGTCTACCTGAAATATTAGATGGTATTAAAGAAGGTGAGTTAGGACAAGACTCATCAATAGTAGTTTCACAAAAAGATTATCCGTTTTTAAATGTTGTTACCAATTTAGAAGAACAGGATTGTTATAATTTCCAAATCAATATTGTTACTACCATCCGTAAGAAAAGATTTTACACAACTGGTAAAAACGATTTCCAAATTTACGTATAAATAAAAACCCCCAAAACATCCGATGTAATGAGGGTTTCTATCTTTTTCACCTAACGGTTGAGGCTTTTGCCTTTGAACACACCGGGGTTCAATTCCGACTTAATGATTTGGTTGGGTTATTAAGTTGACCCCATTCGTTTAACTTGAATACAAATATAAATAGAATATCCTGAATAAAAAAATATATTTTAAACTTTTTTTGATATATCTTTGTCGTATGAAACAGGAAATACTACCACTTAACTTACGTCACGTCGCTCAAATTGTGAGACGGAATATGATTACAAAAGTTGTACCATGTGGTAAAGAGTATTCCCGTAAAAGACTTAAGAAGGTTGATATCTACCAAGATTAGAATTATATTTTACGAAAAAAGTTATGCTAAGTTATATTGGTGGTAAGAGTAAGATAGGTAAGTGGATTGTCCCATTTTACCCAACAGATATGGAAACCTATGTTGAAACGTTTGGTGGTATGTTTTGGTGTTTCTTCAACATGGATTTAAAACAATATCCTAATTTGAAAAAAGTAGTTTATAATGACTTCAATCCTTTGAATTATAATTTGTTTATGTGTCTTCAGGACCCTGAGGCTCTTTTGTCTGTGATTAATAACATTCCATGTCAACAACAAGGTGTGGAGGTGACACCACCTGTTTATAAAGAACAATTTAATGAGTTTCAAAAGGAAATTTTCTCACATGGTTTAACAATCAACTATCCTGATTATAATGTTGCTGCGAAGTATGCTTATGTTCTAACACAAGTTTTCAGTGGTTCAAAACCTGAGACATCAAGTTTTATTGATTTGAAAGGTAAGTATAAGTCAAAATATCTTACCTTTAGAGATAAATTATCTAAACCTGATTGGGTGGAACATTTCAATAGAATATCGGAGTTTAGATTAGGTGATTTTGAAGATGTTATTAAAGAGTTTGATAGCCCGACAACATACTTTTATGTTGACCCACCGTATTGGAAGACCGAGAACTATTACTCAAACCACGATTTTGATAGGGAAGACCATGAAAGATTGGCAGATTGTTTGAAAGGTATTGAAGGTAAATTTAGTTTATCTTACTACGATTTTCAGTTGTTGAATGAGTGGTTCCCAAAGGAGGAATACAAATGGGAGAAAAAAGAATTTGCTAAAGCTGCTGCTGCGAAGAAAGGAAAGGCACAAAATATGGGTGAAGAACTATTAATTATGAATTATTGATATATTTATATAAAAACTTTAGAAATGAAATTTACTAATATCTTAACAAACATTATTTTAGAAGATTCAAGATTTAACCTTCTATATGATAAATTAGTTGACAAGGGTGGTAGAAAACCTGAACCAGGTAAAATCCCTTTTGATACATTAAAGACTATTATCTTTGCTGACCCTACAACAAGAGCTCCGCAAAGTTTACTTCAAAATATTGAAACCTTAACACCTGAACAAATGGAAATTGTTAAGGTTGGTAAGTATACTAACTGGATATTAAAGAACTTCTTAAAACCAACATTTAGTGATGATTTTCGTGTTGAAGTTGGTTCACCTGAATATAAACAAGCGGTTAAAAGATATCGTGACTTATACCTTGAGGATTTATACAAGGTTACTGAAGATTTAAATAAGTTTGAAAGATTTAAAGGTCAACTAGAAGCTGACAAAAGAGATATTAATAAATTGACTATTGATTCGTTATTTGATGCAGTTAAGGACTTTAAGTTAGAAAAAACAAAAGGAACAAAACAGGAAAAAGAAGAAGCTAAATCAACTTACCAATATCCTGGTTCAACTATTGCGTTTAAAGGGCCAAACTGGACTGTGGTTAAGATTGAAGACCAAAGTGAACTTGGTAAAAACGCAGCTTGTTTCTTTGGTGGATATCATGAGCCGGACATGGGTGAAACAAGATGGTGTACATCATCACCTGGTTTATCTTACTTCAACACTTATATTAAACAAGGACCATTATATGTAATTCTACCTAATGACAGTTCTGATTTGGGTAAAAAGTCAGGTCTTCCTGTTGAAAGATATCAATGGCATTTTCAGTCTAATCAGTTTATGGACAGACAGGATAGAAATGTTAATATTGTTGAAATGTTACAAGGTAAGTTATCAGAACTTAAAGAATTCTTCAAACCTGAATTTGCTAAAGGATTGGCTAAAGAAAATGGTAAGAGAGTTGATATTGTTTATCCTGAATCTTCGGCTGGTAAGTTCGTTGGATTGTATGGATTTAAAGAATTATTTGATAACCTACCAGATGACTTGGAGCAATTAATCATCCAAACTTCAAAAAACATTAAAGAAACAATTGCTCTTGAAGTTCCTGAAAGTATTGGAAGATTTGATAAGTTACAAACACTTTTATTAGGTGGTATGGTTAAATCTGTTCCTAATAGTATCTGTAATTTGACTAGTTTACTATTACTTGCTTTACCAAACAACCCTCAGTTAACGACTATCCCAACTTGTGTTAAAGATTTACCTATGTTAGGTTTCTTGAATGTAAGTGGAAGTAATGTTAAACTTCCTGAAGAACTTAAAGATGTTTTACATGAGGAAGGTGATGGTTATTATTATGTAGTTTAATAAATAAGTTATATCTTTGTTTCCTAATCTTAGAGCCTATGAAAAATGTGGATGCGGAAATTTACTTAAATCAATTGATTGCGTTCTTTGAAAAGAACCCCAACGATTTGATTGACTTAATTGGGGAACTTAAGAAAACCAAATTCTACAAAAGAATTAAAGAAAAAGTTTACGAGAATGTTGAAAATGGTTTGGAACTCATCCTTACCCAGCAACAACTTATTGATATTGTTGTTGATATGTATGATGAGACAAACAAAACTGTCAAACCATTAGAAATAAAAACACCTGTTATCAAAACAAATTACGGAATTATTTGGCTTAACTAAGAAACTGTTGTATATTTGTAGTCATAAATAAATAAACACTATGAACATACAAGATTTAAGAACAACAGTCCCAGCACTTTTCCAAACAGAAAAACTTTCAAAATTGTCTGACCGCTACACCATGGTTCCTACCATTGATGTTGTGGACAAGTTCATCCAAAACGGATGGCAAGTGAGCGGAGCAAAACAAGTAGGTAAGGGTTCATTTGGTAAACACCAAGTCCGTCTTCGTAACGCAGAACTTCCACAAGTAGGAGATTCATTGTTAGAGGCGGTAATAACCAACTCACACAACGGAACTTCAACTCTTCAGGTAGGTGCGGGACTCTACCGCCTCATCTGCTCAAATGGTTTGACTGTCCCTGTATCAACCTTTGGTGACATGAAACAAACTCACTTGAACTTGAGTATGAGTGATGTTGAAATGATTACAGAACAATTCGTAATCAACACACCTAAAATCCAAAAGTCAGTAACCCGTATGATGGAAGTTACCATGGATACTGAAAGAAAGATTGACTTTGTATCTAAGGCGGTTGGTATCCGTTGGAAGAACACCGAGGATATCTCAACTCTAACTTTAGAGACAATCATTGACCCACTTCGTGATGGTGATAGTGATGACAACCTTTGGAGTACCTTCAACGTGGTACAAGAGAAGTTAATCCGTGGAGGGTTCATCAAACAACAAGGACGTAACTCTCGTTCAGTAAAGGGTATCAATTCTTTGAATATGGACAACATGATTAACACAAGACTTTGGGAACTAGCTGAAACATTTTGCTAATGGACAACCTATTCAGACTCATCAACGAAAAACATTATGTCGGTCACTATCTCCCCTACAATTCGGTGGGGGATATTGCCGATAGTATCCTTGTAGAACCATTTGGTTTGAAAGATAAATATCACGCAAGAGAGTCCTTTGATGGTAAGCACTATGTTTTTACTTTTGATAAATCAGTTAATAACGATAAAGAGGAGTTTGAAAAAAACTATGGTAATCCTCTTTGTGATGTGACTGTTTTTAGAAGTACTTTTGTTGTTGAGGAGAATGAGGATAAGATTTGCTTAAAAGTATTCTATTGTGGGAAACACAGAAAGGCTGGTGAAGTATTTTTTCGTAAAAGTACCAAACTAAACTACATTTCATTTAATAAGAAAACCAATATTTTTACGGTTGGTAAAAATACTGAATACCATAAAAAAAGAGGTAAGGGTAAGGGAAGTGTTCTTAGAAGAAACTCATTCCCCACATCGTTAACTACGGATGCTTATCATTCATTTATGAATGGGTTAGACGATACCAAAACATATAATTTGGAAATTACCGAAGGTATTAATGTATTTTTATCTAAAATTGGTGCTGAAAAAGTTTTAAACTACATTGGGTTACCGATGTCTTTATTTGGATGTTTGTTGGACAAACAAGGTGTTAAGAAACCTGACAATTGGAGAGCGTATTATGATGTATATCCAAAACCAACTAAAAAAGACTATAAGAAATACGGATTTAAGATGGTTGATGCTTACATGAAATTAAACAATGTAAGTTCAGAGAAAATTAAAAAAGTATTACATAAAATCCAAAACCCTTGTTTCAAAAGTATTAAAATGTTGATGGATATCTTTGGTAGAGATTTTATTTTACAAAGACCTGAAGAAGAATTGTGTATTATTTTTAGTACTAAAAGTGATGAGTCAGCATTTGAACCTGCAAGACATTACTTTGAAAATTTCGGTAAAAGGGATATGAGTAATTGTTATCAGATTTACTTATTATCTAAAACCGACCCTAATTTATATGCTAACACTTTTTACGACCACGTAAGATTTTTTGATATCATCTCAAAAAATGAACCGGTTAAATGGATGTCTAAAACTTTAAAAGAATTTAATGCTGAACATACTATTTGGTCGGACAAAGTTGACTTTTATACTACAGGGAGATATTCAAGACAATACTCTAATGAATTTATTGAACGAGTATCAAAACCAATCATAACAAGTGATAGAATTACATTTAATCCTGTTATTTTACAAAGTAGTGAGGATTATGTTAATGAGTCAGTACACCAGTCTAACTGTGTAAGAACTTATCAAAATAGACCTTCATCATTAATTATATCACTTCGTAAGGAAGATGGTGAGAGAGCATCAATTGAATACAGACCTTCAATCGGTATGAATGAAAATCAACCAGTTATATTCAAACGAGTTCAGACACTTGGAAGATTTAATGGTCAATTAGATGACACTTGGGGTAATGCAATTTTTATATTGGATAATAGATTAAAAAGTATCTCTAATGAAGTGTGGGGTAATCCTGTTGCTGAGTTTGTTACTGGTGGTGGAAGAAAAGAGTATAACTTCATTTTTGATAAAAATGGACAACTTAACTGGGAACATTTAACAAATTCAATTGACATCGGGGACGATTTACCTTACATTGACTTTGAATGGTAAACGAAAAAAAGATATTTCTATTTGAGGATAGATTGTTGGATAAAGAAGGACTTTTGTCAATTCTTCAGTTATCTGATGGACACAATCTTTCACCTTCTGATTTCTTAAAAAGAGATAACATAGAAAAAGTTTTTATTAACTCAATCATGTATAGTGATGGTGAGGTTTATTCCGACTTAATATGTAAACTACCCAATGGTAGTTTCATTTATTTATCTAAAGAAGACGGTGTTGAGTATAAAGTAAAATTATATTATAACGCTGACAAGTTGAGTGAGGTTAAGTTCTTTTTATCTCAACTTTTGAAACAAAAAAAGGAAAGTAAAAATATTTAAAAGTATGGAACAATTAACAAGTAGTCAGATACAAGAAAAGATTAACAACGGGGAAGATTTTATATTAAAGATGCATGCCACATGGTGTGGTCCCTGTAAACAATTAACTGAAGAACTAAAGAAAATTACAACTGATGTGTCAATCTATGAGTTTGACGTTGAGAGTGATATTAATTTCTCAAAGAGTTTGGGGGTTAGAAATGTACCTGTATTAAAATTTTATAAAGAAGGTGTTGATACTCATACAATGGTTGGTTTAAAACCTGCTCAGACTGTATCATCACTAATCCTTGAACACATTAATAACTAATGAGTAAGTTATTGGTAGCGTATACGATGAAAGGGTGCCATTGGTGTACAGAGTTTAAAAAACAACTTAAAGAAAACAAGATTAAGTTTAAGGAACGAGACATTGAAAAATACGAAGAGGAGTATAACCTTTTTGTAGAAGTGACTGGTAACGATTTTGTTCCGGCATTTATGATTGTTGATACTATAACAGAAGATGCTAAGTTGTTCGCACCCGACAGAGATTTTCAGGATATCAACGAAGCTGTTGGAATTATCAAAAATATTTTGTAGTTGTGTAATTTTTTCTTATCTTTGTGGTATGGGAAAAATTAACACAATTAAAAAGAAAGATATCATACCATTTCATAATGAATTAAACACAGTTGTTGAAGAATATTGTGATAGAGCTTGGGAGTCTAATGAAGGTGGGAAGAGAAGAAAAATTATGGGAGACCTTGGAGAAGAGATATCTCAAAGAATATTTGAATATTGTATTAATATTTTAAATATTAAAAACACGAGAGTTTATAAAGGGTGTGAGAAAAAAATTATGTGTAAAATAGATAATAACGCATATTTTCAGGCTCAAGTTGATAAGCACATTGAAATTAAAAATAATTTAAGAATTATTTGCGAAGCTAAAACTTATTTGGATAAAACTTATGTCGAAAGAGCTAGTAGTGATTTTAGTATAATTAGAAAATATAATACGATAGGTGATAAGAAAATTTTTAGTTATATTATTTCCTTACAAGACTGTGTTAAAAAAGAAACATTATCTTTTTTTATGAGAGATGGTCATATTGATAATGTATTTATTCTTATGGATTTAAAACGAAATGGAACTAAACCAATATGGAATCCTAATTTTAGAAAAACAATTAATCTTGATAAACTTTATAATTGTATTTATATTATAACAAATAACTTATTAGATGGAATCTAAATTAATATTAGGAGAATGTATTGAGGAAATGAAAAAATTAGAAAAAGAATCTATTGATATGATTCTTTGTGATTTACCATATGGTACAACACAGTGTAGTTGGGATAGTGTAATTCCGTTTAAAGATTTGTGGGAACAATATGAAAGAATTATAAAACCAAATGGTGCAATTGTTTTAACTGCTGCTCAACCTTTTACCTCTAATTTGGTTATGTCTAACACCAAATTATTTAGATATTCTTTAGTTTGGGAAAAATCTAAATCCACAGGGTATTTGAATAGTAAGAAAATGCCAATGAGAGCCCATGAGGATGTGTTAGTTTTTTATAAAAAATTACCAACTTATAACCCTCAAAAGGTACAAGGGACCCCTTATGATAAAGGTATTGCTCATAGACCAACAGAAGTTTATCGAGAACAAAAAGGTGAGATACATGTTAAAAATGAAAACGGATTAAGATATCCTAGGTCGGTACAATACTTTAAAACCGCAGAATCTGAAGGTAAAGTATATCACCCAACACAAAAACCAATTTCAATGTTCGAATGGTTGATTAAAACATATTCAAATGAGGGTGATGTGATATTAGATAATTGTTTAGGCGCTGGTACAACGGCAATTGCTGCAATAAGAACTAATCGAAAATATATTGGTATTGAGATTAGTGAAGAATATTACAATATATCACTTGAAAGATTAAATAATGAAACAAAAGACATCAACAAAGCTGTTGGAATTATCAAAAATATTTTGTAGTTTTGTTCCATGAAGGAACTAACATTTAAAAAGAAAGGGGTAGTTCATACCCCTTTGACATTTTGGCAAGTTGACCCAACATCGAAGATTGCTATCTACCAAGGTGGAAGAGGGGCTCGTCCTGATTTGGATTTTATTGTAAAACATAAGGAAGAAGGTAAGAGATTACGTACACCGTCACATACACATTGGATTGTTGATTTGATTGCCAAGAAACAATGTGCTCCGAATGTTATTAAAGGGTTTATTGATGACCTGATAAAAATCTATGATGAAACTGAACCATTTAATTGTGAGACATCAAGAGATACCTACCAATTACAGTATGTTAATAAACTCACATCAAAGTATCTTGCGTTACAAGGATGTGGTTATTATTCCGTTGAAGTTTTAATTTCTTTTGTTGAGTTGTTCTCCAAGTGTGAAAAACAAACACCAGGAGCGTTCATGTTTAGAAACCTATTGGTGATGGTTAAGGGGTATATTGACGGTGATAGAGACTTCTATCAAATCGTAGGTTACTCTAAACGTGTTTAAATAACGTTCAGGAACAATTTAGACGGTAGTTGATAGTCATCTGATACCTTACCTTCAAAGTTGTCGTTTAATATTGACAGAAGAAGTTCTGAACTATAGTAACTATCTGATTTTACTTTGGTGAACTTCAGGTTACCTTCATTACTTTCAAATTCCAATCTAAGGTTTCTGAACTTAAAGTATGGTTGTGATTTCTCCGAGATTTTATAAAGGTAAGAATAAAGATTACCTAAATAGTTTTTAGAATATCCGTGAGGGAATGTTGATTGTATTGTTATTGATGATAGTTTGTTTGCTGTGAAAGTTTCAGGATATTCAAAGATGAATTTGGTGTCTTCAAAGTTTGTGTCTTTGGTATCGTAATCTATGATGTCTAACGTTTTAAGGTTAAGTCCTGTTAGGTCTGAATAGTTGTCTTTGTGTTCTTCTATGAACTTATCTGTAAGGTTGTTAAGAACAAAAACATTTGGGTTCTTTGTATAACCTTTGATGATGAATAGACTATTACAATCAACGACGGATAGTTTAGTTTTGTAGGTGTTATTTTCACTTACTTCTTGACACAAAAAATCTGCAAACTTATTAACAAATTCTTGATTTAAAATACAACTCTCTTTTTCCATGTTCAATTTTAGAACTAAAATTTTAAAGGTTAAAGTGTAAACTATTTTTTATCTTATTAGAAATAACTATTAAACTCAATATTGAGACATTTTGTAACGTCGCTGAAATCGGGGTAGTCAGGGGTTCTTCCAGAACTCAACCAACTTAAGTCACCACTTTCAAATAAACTTTTAAGTAGGTTGATATAACCTCCGTAATAATTTAAATTTTCATATGGGTTATTTACGTTACTTTCAAACCAAAGTTTAATATTATAATGTGCAGTTTTTGTAACTTCATATCTTACGCCATATCTTTCTGTTGATGTACTTTTATTGTAATCGTATTTTTTGTATTTATAATCTTCAGCTTTTTTATTATCAATAACCTCACCGACTAATTGTCCTATAAGTGAGTCATACAATTCGTTAACGTAAACCGACCCATAACAATTTGAGTATAATGAATATAATTCACTTCTTATATCTAATCCTAAGTTCATTATAAAGTATTCAACGCAATCATTATCTTGTAAAAGTTTAGTGATTATCTCTTCATTTAATTTTAAATTCGACTCATCACCTTGTTCTTTTGCTAAATCTTCTATTAATCCAGGAGTTTCATAACTGATAGATAAATTACCAATTTTAAGTAAATCTTCTTTGATGTATCCTCTAATTTCTTCTTGGTATTTTGGCTCTAGTTCTTCATAAATATCTTTGAACTCATCACCTGTTACGTCATCATAAAGATAACCATCATAATCCCCATTTAATATTTCGGCGATTCTGTCTTCACTAATATCGTTTCTACCACTACTAAAGAATTGTGCCAGTTCACCGGAATCTTGTAAATCAACATAATATTTCCCATCAATCTCAGTTATATCTGAAAATTCCATTTCCATCATCTTATAGATGTAATTTGGGTCTTTTTGTATAAATTGATAAATTATTTTATTTTGATAATCAGACCAATCATTATTAAAAGGGTCAATGTAATGTGATAAATTATATTTAATTATTAACTCAAAAAATTTATCAAAACTACCTATGGTGTTTTCAATATCCTCCTCAGTAACATCTCCGTTTTGGAATAGAGTAATAAGTTTTACTAACTTATTTTGGAAACCTGTTAATACGGGTTTTTCCTCTTCTTCGTTTAATTTTTTGAAAATTTTAAATTCCATAATTATAAATATAAAAAAAGAGGAAAAATTCCCCTTTTAGTTTTCTTATGTTGCGGGAAAGATTATTTTCCACATCCGCAACCACCACCGTTGTTGTTCTTCATCGTTTTTAATTTATTAGAGGTTTATTACTTTTTCTTGTTTTTGTTGTAGTACTTATCAATAGTACTCTGAACTGCGTTTTTAATACTCTCAGTTCTTAACTTTTTCACCTGTTCAGGTGAAGCATTTTGTTTTTTACATCCACATCCCATATTGTTGGTATTTTATTATAAATATTTACCACATGTGATTTAATAGTAAATAATATAGTTATTTTAATATTTATTAATATAATTTTTATCATGAGAGTTAATATAGATATATCACAAATACAAAAGGTTGTTCAGATGTTGGTTGAGGAAGAAGGACAAGAGAGTGTTGTTATAACACCTGAGCAATATATTGACTTATTAAAGTTTACTGACTATAACGGTAAATTGGTTCAAAATATGAAACAATTCAGAGGTAAAAGGATTGTTATTGATGGTAATTTAAGTCTGAGAGGAACGGATGCCAACAATATCACAAATATCACAGTTAATGGTGGTTTAGATTTAACATATACCAAAATTAATTCTATTGAGGGGATTGAAGCCAAATCTATTTCAACATATGGTACACCATATGAACAAATTCAAATCAAAAAACAAAGACAGATTGAATTTGAAAAACAAAACGTTTTACGACAAGAGGATGAGTGGAATTTAGAAACTGCAACTAGTGAGATTGCGATTTTGGCAAATGTTTTATTTGAATTTTTGACTTCATCTTCTGGTGATTATGAGGCTAAAGAACCTAATCATGATGCAAGGTTACAGGAACTTTATACTGCAAAAGAAAGAATGGAGGAAATTGAGAAAGAAACAGAAGATAATGAAAATCTGATGGATTTAGAAGCGGTTGAAGAAGAAATTGAAGAACTTGAAAAAAGAATTGACTTATATAATTTGGTTTATGATTACAAATATTATAGTATGAGAACTTTTTATTTGTTAACTGACGAATTAGAAGAATCAAAAGAAAGATGGGCGGTTGGTGATAATTATAGAACCCACATGTCGGCATATGAAAGAATTGATGAATTGATTGATGATATCGGAATAAAAGGTTTTAATTCAAGTTTTGTTGAAGATTATATTGATATTGAAGAACTTAAGGAAACTTTTAGAGACGATGAAGAAAATAATGTTAGAGAAAACCTTGAAGACTTTTTTGACGAGGAAGATTTTGAATATTCAGACCCAGCAGTTCAAGAAAGAATTGATGAAATTGAATTGTTTTTGGAAGATTCTGAAATAGACCAAGAAAAAGAAGATGAATTAAATGAAGAACTTGATGAGTTAAGAGATAGTGATAAAACTGTCCCTGAAAATTTAATTGAGGAAAAGGTTGAAGATTTAATTAATGATTTGGTTGATGACCCTGCGAACGTAATTGAAGAATATGGTTTGAATATTGAAAACTTTATAGATATAAAAGGTTTTAAAGAAGGGTTAGTTGAAACTGACGGTATTGGTCACACACTGAACTCTTACGATGGTGATTACGATACTATTGAATTTAATGATGAAACATATTACATTTTACAAATAGAAGGGTAAAATGGAAACAAAACCAAAAAGAAGAAAATTAAAAAAAGACAATCATTTTAAGTTATCAACAGATTGGTTGTTAACAGAACCAGTTGACTACGAACATAAGTATTATATGTTGATGGACTTCTTAAATTTCTGTGACGATAAAATTGAAAAGTTTGAGTTGTATCCGTTATTCAGTGAAATGTCGTTACACTTAGCAAATCTACAAACGATATCTTCAGAGTTCAAATACATCATTGTTAACAAAAAATTTGAAGTCATTGACGATGAAATATTAATCAATGAACTTAAATTTACACCAATCCCAAAGTTAGGTGATGATGAGTTAGAAGAACTAAATAAAATTCTAAAATATGCTGGACCGAAGTTTTTTGAATACTTTAATGTCATCAAAGCTCTTTGGACATTAACATACGACTCGGTTTCAATCAAACATACCAACGAGAATAAAAATCAGAGTTTAGAAACAGGATATTTTTTTACACTTAAGGGTAACAACAAAAGGATTTGGAAGTATGTGGCAGGTGATGTTAACACGGTTAAACACGACAGTAAATTTGCGGTTCAGTTGATATTTGATGGTGAAAGTAAAAAGGTTATCAAAACAATATTAAATGAATTAACCCAAGATATAAGTCTACCTATATTTGAATTAATGTCATCCAACGACTTACCATTTGAGAATACACTCCTACCAATCTTTAAAAGAAAGGTATTAAGTTACATAGTTCAGAAAAAAACAATTGTTAATCTAAAAAAAAATTAATACTTTTGTAATATGGGGTTCAACAAAAAGATTGTAGGAGAATTACAAATACATGAAATAGAAATGAACCCCGAAAATATTAAGTATTATCTTAACGCTGATGCTATATTATTTTCATCTAAAGAAATTGAAATTAAATTTAAAGAATATGAGAAACAATATAGACCTGAATGAAGTTCTGTTAAGAAAACTTGAAAAACCAGTTCATATCAATTACATTTGTGATTATATCCTACGAGTTGGAATCGACGAAACAAGAAAACGAATTGAAAAACTTGTAAGTGAGGGTATACTTGAAGAAAGTAAATATGGAAAAGAATATTATGTCAGAGCAAAAAGAAATGGTTAATCACCCATCACATTATGGTGGTGAAGATAATCCATATGAAGCAATCAAAGTCATTGATGAGTGGAATTTAGGATTTTGTCTTGGGAATACAGTTAAATATATCTCAAGAGCGGGTAAAAAAAATAAAGAAAAAGAATTGGAAGATTTAGAAAAAGCTCTGTGGTATCTACAATATTATGTAAATCAAAAAAAATATGAAAAGTAAAATTACTGTTATTGGTATATCATCTGATAACATTGAAAATGTATTTAATGGTTGGGAATATACTTACATAGTTAAAGATTTATTAGCGAATTTTGAAGTTGACCTAAAGTTAATTTCAGATAAATTAGATTTGTTTTGTGACAATTGTTTAATAATTTATTCATGTGATGAAAGAAATATTCCTGATAATTTACTTGAATATTTTACTGAGTATAAAAATAGAAATCTTGATTTTAATCTTTTTCACATATCAAACGAACAACTAAGACATGATACAAGTTATTATAAATTGGCTAAAAATGTTTTTAGAAATTATTTTGACCCGTCAATAACTTTAAATAATGTTTTAACTTTACCTTTAGGTTATAAAAATGGGTTTTTTAATCCGAGTTTAACATTTAAAAAAATTGAAGATAAAAAATTTGATAGTTGTTTTGTTGGACAATTAAAACACGATAGAATTAATGTTGTTCACGAAATTAGTAATTTAGATAAAAAATTTATACACATTACACAACAATGGGATTGTCCAACATCTCTCCCTTCGGAAGCAGTTTTTAAGATTTATCAAGATACTCTTTTAATTCCGTGTCCAATTGGTAATGTTAATCAAGACTCGTTCAGAATTTGTGAGATTTTGGAATCCGGCTCAATACCTTTAATTAAAATTTATTTCCAAGAAGATTATTTTAAACATATTTTTGGAGAACACCCAATACCAACTGTTAGAGATTGGAATGAAATACCTAAAATATTAAAAGATATTAAAAATAATAGTAACGAAAAAATTTTAGAAATTAATGAGTGGTATAAAAAATTCAAAGAAGAACTAAGAACTAAAATTTTTAATATATTAAATAAATGATAGAAAATTATATTAACAAAGTCCTTAATGGTGATACCATTGACGTGATGAGCGAAATGCCCGAAGGATGGGTTGACCTAGTTGTTACATCGCCTCCATATAATGTGGGTATCCAATACGACACACATAACGATGAGATTGTTATGGATGAATATTGGGAGTGGTCTGAAAAATGGTTGACAGAAGTATACCGTCTACTTAAAGACGATGGAAGAATTGCTATTAACATACCATATGAGGTGAATGTACAAGCCCGTGGTGGTAGAGTATTCTTCGCTTCAGAAATATATCAGGTGATGAAAAAAGTTGGGTTTAAGTTCTACGGTATTGTTGACCTTGAAGAAGACTCACCACATAGAAGTAAGACAACTGCTTGGGGTTCTTGGATGAGTCCATCATCTCCTTACATTTACAACCCAAAAGAATGTGTCATCTTGGCTTATAAAAAAGTTCACATCAAGAAAGTTAAGGGTGAACCACAATGGAAAGGTGAACCTTATCTAACTGAAGAGGGGAAGAACAAAGTTGCTTATTCTGAACAAGATAAGAAAGAGTTTATGGAATTGGTGTTTGGACAATGGAAATACTTTGCCGATACCCGTTCATTAACAAAGGCGACGTTCTCCATGGATATTCCCGAAAAGGCAATCAAGATATTGTCATACAGAAATGATGTGGTATTAGACCCCTTTAATGGTTCAGGTACCAGTTGTGTGGCAGCAGTTGTTCATGACAGACGATGGGTTGGTATTGAATTAAGTGAAAACTATTGTGAAATTGCTAAACAACGAATACAAAGTTTTGTTGACCAAAAGAGCCAACAGAAGTTACAATTTGAAAACGGAGTCCAATAAACTCCGTTTTTTTATTTATTTGTATATTTATAATTAAATGTTATTATGAAAAATTCGGAAGTTGTTAAATTTTTACTAGAAACACAAACTCAGTTTAGAATACTACACTGGCAAACAAAATCATTCTCAAGACATGAGGCTTATGGGCGTATTTATGATTCACTTGATGATTTGATTGATAAGTTTGTTGAAGTTTGTATGGGTAAACACGGAAGACCTAGTTTTACAGGCGGTTATACATTAGCGGGTAGAGATATTGAAGAACTTGAGTTAACTGAGTTTATTAATTTAGTATGTGAATACTTGGTGGGATTGTCTGAAAGCTACGACCCAAAGATGGACTCAGATTTATTAAACATTAGAGACGAAATGTTAGCGGAAATTAACCAGTTGAAATACTTGTTAACTTTAAAATAGAGGTATATTACTTTTTTACTTTAAAAGGTTCATCGTAATGATGAACTTTTTTTTTGTTATAATATTTATTATTAATGAAAAAGATAATTTCTGAAGGTGGTATTAGAAACATAAAAGAACTTTCTAATAGATACAGCAAAGCGAAGATATACTTTCACCAAGATTTAGATGGTGTTGCAACTGCATTAGCAATGAAAAAGTATTTGGAAGACAATGGAATTAAAGTTGTTGATGTTGAAGTAATCCAATACGGAGATAAAGAATTTGCGGTTAAGAAGGCGGATGCTGAAGGTGAAATTATGCCAGTTCTTGTTGACTTTGCTCACGGAAAACCAATGTTCGTAGTTCACACCGACCACCACGATAGACAAGCCGGAGCTGACGAAACTAAATCAACTCAGTTCAGAGGAGCTCGTTCTAATGTTGAAACACTTTCACAGATTGTTCCGGCATCTGAAATTTTTACACCGGAAGATGTTGCGACAATATCTATGGTTGATAGTGCTGATTATGCTTCTAAAAACATTACACCTGAAATGGTAATGAATTATGTATACGGAACGTCAAAAGAAAAAAGTGCTAAAGAAAATAGAATGTTATTAGGTTTGGTTACTAACAAGTTATTGTTGGCGTTTAAGAACAAACCCGGATTTTTAGAGACATTAGTGTTAGATTGTAAACCTTCAATCCTTTCAATCTTTAATAAGATAAAAGAGTTGATGAAGACAAATAGATATGCTGACATATCTTCATTAGAAAAAAACAAAGAAGATTATGTTCAGACAATGAAAGGACATAAGAATGTTCAGGTTAAAGATAATATCATTGTTCAATACGGTGGTGGAAGTATGATGAAACCTGGCTCATATGATAGATATACCCCATTTAGAAACAACCCTGAGGCAGACTTTCTTGTAATTGCTTGGCCACTTGGTTTATTACAGGCATCGTGTAACCCTTTTAAAAAAGAAAGAGAACTTAAAGGTGTTAACTTGGGAGAAATTGCTCAAGAAGTATTGGGACATTGGGAATCACAATTAAAAGAAAAACAAGTTCCACTATCAACAATTAAATGGGTTTCTGAAACTGCTGCAAAAGAAGAATCAGTTGGATTTACCTTTAAGGATTTTGCTGCAATATACGGAGACAAGTACTTGGATGAGAAAGATGGTGTTAAAACACTTATGGATATTAAATCTTTGATGGAAAAGAAATCAACTGAACTGACTGAAGAAGAATGGAGTGTTTTAGATGGTGTTACTGTCCCTGTATGGGAAGTTATTCAAGCAAATTCAGGTGGACACAAGTGTATTACAAATGTATCTGGTTTAAACTATATTGGAAGAAGTAAAAGACCACCACAAGGTAAGTACAAGTACGACTCTGAAAAAGATGATTCACCTTATATTAAATTCTTAAAGATGTTACAGAATAAATTTGTAAATGTCTTACAAGAAAAGATTAATCAAAAATGAGAATAGTTGAAGAAATTAGTAAGATAAAAAAATTAATGTTTGAAAATCAAACTAATTTTAATTTTGGATATCAAGGGGACATTGGAGAGAAACCAGGGTTACATATCTACATATCTGATGACGAAAAAATTGGACATTCTAATTTACTTAATTTTTATGATTCTTGGGATTTTGATATGGATGTAGAAAGATTTTATAATAATCCACAATATTGTGTTGATGGTTGTGATGACGGATTCTTCAACCAAAAAAATACAGTATATCTACATGACTTAAAAGTTTCCCCAAAATATCAAGGTAATGGGTATAGTAAGTTACTAATGAATAAATCACATGAAATTGCTAAAAATCTAGGATTTGATTATGTTAGTTTGATTACATCTAGAAATAATGAACCCGCTCAAAATTTGTATAAAAAATTAGGTTATAAATTACACCAAACTGATGATAATAAAGATTTTTATTATTATAATTTAAACAAATGAAACAAAGTGATGGAATAATTGTGAAAGAAAGGTTAAACTTTAATTAAGAACTTACAAACATCACCCTCTTCAATATTTTCATCTTTACAACGACCACCTTCTATTTCTAAAACATAGGTTCCTGAACCTTCATAACTTTGACAAAGTTCAAATTCACAGGGTTCACAGTTGTGGTGTATTTTTGTTATTTTATGGTTTTTATCTATAAAGATGATATCCAAAGGAATAATACAGTTCAACATCCAAAAACTGTGTTCACCTTTACCCATAAAAAATAACATACCATCAAATCCAATAAACTCCCGACCCATCATTCCTCTTTTAGTTTCAGATTTGGTTTTACAAACTTTGACTTTAAATATTTCTTTATTTATTGTTACAAACATAGTTATATATAAATAGTATTATGAAACAAAGTGCTGGAATTATTGTGAAAGTAAATGATAAATGTCTGGTTTGTAAGAGGGCTTCAGATGTTAATGAACCTGCAAAGTGGGCAATACCTATGGGTGGTATAGAGGAAGGAGAAGACCCTAAAGATGCTGCGTATAGAGAGTTCTATGAAGAGATGGGTGTTTCAGTTGATGGTGTTATTAAACCTTTAGTTAGGATTAATCGTTATAATAAGTTAGGAAATATAAAAAGTATTTTACATGTTTTTATTTTTAAAACTGATACTGAAATCATTCCTGATTTAGAGAATGCTGTAGATGGTTTTGAACATACTGAATGTGATTATATGACTTTAGATGAGATTAAAGGACTTACTATGTCATCGGGTATTAAGGAAGTTTTAACTGATGTGTTAAATTTTTAATTTTTTTGATA